TTGAGTAATCCGCAGCCAAGTCTCTAATATATTAGAGAAAGGTTCAACGACTATCCTTTAGCTTTGAAATAAGCAACAGGAGTAGGGCTCAAGTGAGTGGGTGAAAATCCCTTAAATCGAAATAGGAAGCTCCTTAATGAATAATTCATTAAGGATGAAGATATAGTCTAGTATCTTATCGAAAGATAAGGAAGTTCATAAGAGAACTGTATTGTTTAACGAACAATATGAATATATCGGATCAAGTATCATTAAAGGTATTATTTTCTCAAGAAGCTAATCTTGAGGCAGAAAGAATTATGAAATCAAAAGGTCATATTCTTAATATCTATGGACAAAATATGAGAAAGACAACAAATGAAGGTGCTCATACTTTATTTATGCTAACGAAGTTTAATAAATAAATAATAAAAATATATGTGATTTATTCACATATATTTTTTTCGTATTTTTAACATTAATAGATATATATTATTTTAGTAATATGAATAAAATAATATAAATTATAAGGGGGGTTTTCATAATGAAAATAACATTTGATTATACCATGAAGGAAGCCAATTCTATTAACGGTTTAATAACAGAGGCAAATAATGTTGCTAAACTGTTATCTGAAACAAAAGGCGATGTTATTGTTATACCGTTTGAAAACAGGCTTGCAACATTGAAAGTTGTCAAAGGTGAAAAAGCTGTGCTAGATATTAATGAAGATTTCTTTATTGATTCTTTGTCGTATTTAACACATGTTTATAACCGAATTGTACCACTTGTTTTAGCTTATAAAAATCTTATACAAGATATATTCCCTGTTGCAAAAGATTATGTAAACAAATGGTTTCCAAAGAAAGATAAATAAATTTTTATATATTTTTATTTAATTTTACCTAAAAAAATAAAGGTGTAATAATCCACCTTTATTTTTTGTGTGTTCCTTGCTTAACACTATTATACTAAATTTTTATTTTCATGAACCCGTTTCCTACTATAAAAAGAAATGGGGGTGATTAAAGAATTGATAATACAATTTATATAAATATAAAACATATTTATCATAGATATTGATAATATTTTTAACTCAAATAATTTATATCTTCTATCAGTAAAATAACATATAGAAGGGAGGGATGCCTATATACACATAACGATGTATATGGGATAACCTCTAATTATTTGCGAGTTTAAAAATATTATCTTTATATAACTTTATTTAGAATTCGCCTACAAACTCCCCATAGACACTTGTGTATATAGGCAATCTATGATGGATGGGGACACTATCGGTTTAGAATATGATGAAGAATAATATGCTACCTATTTGTTACAATGAATTTAGATAGTGTGAAAAAATACCTACTATTTTACAATTAAATATGTTCCGATATAAATAGTAGTAATGGTGAATTTATTTTTATAAAATAAAAATAAAGCTCTGTGTAAATAATCCACAGAGCTTTATTTTTTTATTTTTTTTCAATAACATCGGGTATAATTTCTGGTTTTAAATTTTTAATTTCTTTCTGTTCAGACTTAGTACTTTTATTACTTTGTATAGGAACATTTTGAATTACTACTGGTTTTGATTTAGGGATTTCTTCCTTTATATCATTGTCTTTATCAAAATTACGAGCTGTTAATTTAATTTCAGTACCATCTTTAAGTACTTCAACAACATTAACACCTTTACTAATCATAGCAAAGATAGTGGAAGTTTGTTCTGTATAAGGACTTAAGATTGGTCCATACACTCCACCCTTTGCCATAATAGGAGCTGTGCTAAGGATTTTAATATTTTTAGTTTTAATCATTTGTTAAACCCTCCAATTTTATTTAATAATTAGTATCCGGAATAAAATTTTCTTTAATATGCTTTAATTTTTCTTCCATATCCTGTTCTTCATCAAACTCAGGAATTCCGTCAACAAGTTTTTTAATTTCAGTACTTTCATCATCATCTATCAAGCCGGTATCATCCAAGATAGCATCACGAATATCATCATCGCCACTACTTTGGGCTACAGCTTCCATTAAAAACAGTTCTTGATTACTTTTACGAATATTTTTTTTAAGGTTAGATAACAATATAATTACCCCCAATCTTTTTATTAAAATGTTTAAATGAAAATTAGTTATTAGAAACAAATTTATTATAATAATATCGGAGAATAAATAATAACATAGGTATTTTAATATATGAATTAAAAGTATATTCCATATAATCATATTCTTCTAATTTTTCTAAATTTATATTATAAACTGAATCAATATGTTTATTAAAATAATCTACTAATAAATTTTCAATAATAAAATCATCACTAAGTTTAACATCAGTCATTATACTATTTAAAACTTCTTCCTCAATATAATTATCACCACTATTAGTAAATGAAATAGAATTAACATTATCCATATAATAAAGAAATATAGAATTATAATTTTGAATTATTGCATTGATATATTTAATACTTGTAGGTAAATTCTTTTTACCTCTTTCTAATAATCTATAAATTGATTTCTCATATTCAATCACAAATGATAAACTATCATCTTCATTAACCAAACAAATTGTATTAAAATTATATTTTTCATTAAATAAGATATTATTATTAATAAAATGATTTAAATATTTATCATAGAATTTATTACCAAATTCATTATTAAATATAAAGCAATTATATTTTTTATTGAAAAAAAATATTTTATACTTATCAGCTATATATCTATAAATTTCATTTAGTTTAAGTATTTTATAATAATCATCTTCTCGAATTAAACACTTTTCTTGTGTACCAATATTTCTTAATACACAATTATATATTTCATTAATTTGATTTTCTAAATCCGTAACTAATTCTCCATAAGCTGATTTTAAAGTAAAAGAAATTTTATAATAATTATTACTCTTTATAGTATCATATTTAACTTCTGTTACCATAAATAAATAATTTTTATCTAAATATGAAATAGTAAAAAAATCATTTGGTAAAGGTTTAAGTGTATTAGGAAGAATAATAAGTTCACTATCAAAATTAGTTGTTAAACCCTCTTCTTCTTCACTTAATTCCAACATAATAGATTCTAAACCATATACAGGAAAGTCGTTTATCTTTTTAAACTTTAGTGGAGAATTTTCCCCTAATAAATCTTCAATATTTTCAAATCCACTATCAGTAATACTATTAATATTATCAATATTATAATATGTAACAAATGTAGGATTTTTATCTAAAAATCTAGAATATTGAGAATTCATTCTTTCTTCATACTTAAAAATATTTTCATTAATAAAAGTTTTATCATCTATTAAATATCCCAAGATTTACTCAACTCCTCTCATATATTTTAAATTAATATAATGTTAAAAAATATAAAGAAAATGATTTTTTCGTATTTTTATTATATTTATTTATATATTATTTAAATATATTTAATAAAATAATCTTACTAATAAGGGTAAATAAAAATACTTATTAGATAGAAAGGATGAAAAAAATTAATGGAAACTTTAAATGATGTTTTATTACAGAATAGATGTGATTATTATAATGTATGCCTGGAACATGATTGTCCTTGTGCATTAGATAGTAAGGAATTCGATCCCGTATTATATAATAAATTACAAGAAGATTATTATAATGATTTAAAATCTCTTGGTTTTATTAATAGTATTGATAGTAGTATTATAGATGAAGATTATTGTGATGATGAAAATGATGATAGAGAAGAAGATAATTATATTGATTTTTATATAAGTAATAATGAAATAAAGGTAGGTGATTCTGTAGGATTTTATCCATATGATAGTTATGATATGATAGAAGGTAAAGTAATAGGAATAGTTGATAAAATTTTATTTATTGTTTGTTATAATGGGAGATTATATAAGGTTGATGAACTCGATATTCTTAAATAAAAGAATGAGTATATTCTTTTATTTTTTTAGGAACATAGAAAAAAATAAATCAGTATAAAAATTTACTGATTTATTTTTAATAAATATAAAATTTAAATATAAAGTTTTTCTTTATACTCATTTAACATATAAATAGCATTATCCCTCTTATCAGTATAAAGTTCTAACAATTCTTGAGGTGACAATAAATCCCAATTATCTGTGTCAATAATAAATCTACCATTTTTGTGAAGACTTTGCAATTCTTCTGAAGTAAGAATTAATTTTAGTTTCATATGATGAAATAACAGTCCTTCTTTCTCAGCTTTCGCAAATAAAGGTTGGAACATTTTTAAAATTTTTTGTTCCTGAGTCATAAATAAATCACTCCAAATTATTTTTTATAGGATTTTTGAATTCTTATTTTAAATGTTTCAAGCTGATTTTCAATATTCCTTTTCCTGCACTCTAACAACTTAACTTCTTCCATAGGATCCCTCAGTATCCAATTAGGTGGACCCCAAATAAATCGTCCTTCTATATGACATTTTCTTAATTCATCAGGAGTGAACCATGAACCCTCACGTTCCAAATAAAACCATAACCCTTTTTCATCAGCCTCTTTAAACATAGGCTCTAATGATTCTAAAATAGCATTAATATTTATTGAATTAAACATTTTATCACCCCTAAAATTTTATTCTTATTGTATTAATAATATATATTTAATTTTTTAACCTGGTCAATCAAAGATTTTGAAATTTCTTTTTTCTTATGTTACATTATTTTATAACCTCCATTTATAAATCAACCATTATTCGTTTATCAGAAGGATTATCAATTGAATCTCTAACATTACTAATTAATTCTTCAATTTTTATTTTCTTAGATTCCAATCTTTTAATCAATTTTTCAGGATGTTCAAGTCTCCAATTTCTAGATTTAATAAGTTTTCTTTTCATTAAAGACTTAAATTCAGGCACATTATACCAACAACCACTATTCATACCAAGGAACCATAATCCATTTTCTTCGGCATCTTTAATCATTTGATTTAATATTTCTTGATTTTTATCATTTATCATATTAAACACTCCTAAAATTTATTATTCATTACTTTAATAATATATATATATATTTAATTTTTTATATAATTTTCAATTTTATTTATCTCTAATTGTATTATTTCTTTTTTTTCATATAAAGAGTTAAGAATATCGTTATGACCACGTAACTCCCATTTTGTTTTACACATAATATATTCAATATTGTTATAATAATCTATTATTCCATTAGGTGTGAACCAAATTTTTAAAAATTCATCATAAAGTAATAACTTTTCATTCCTAGCTTTATTAATTAAAGATTCCAATGTTTTAAGATAATTAATTATTTCATTTTTACTAGAAATAGAAAAAGATTCATTCCTAGATAAAATATTTGTATAATCAAACAATCCCTCATTAACTAGTTTATCCAAATAATCCGACTGAATAAATTCTATATCTAAAGGTTTAAAATTTAAAAAACTTACATCTACGTTACCGTATTTATAAATACGGTAGTTATATTCCATTTTACAAGCAGCCCTATAAATTTTAATTAGTTTAGTTATATCAATATTCTTTTGACATAATTCAAAATACCAGTCCATTAATAATATTGCTTTATCATTATAAAAAGAATTAAAAAGCATGTATAAAAGACCCCCATTATTTTTTTAATAAACTAATATATTCTTAACTTTATTCCAAATAAATACGAAATGTTCTAAAGCGAACTTATCGGCATATAATTCACTAACATCAAAATTATGTGCTATACGTATAGGGTCATATTTATCAAGTTCTGATAATTTAAACATGATACATAAAGTATTTTTAATTATATTATCAAAATAAAAACTAGTGCTAATATCTTGATTATATTTATATAGTTCATTTAATTGAGCAATGTGACCATACTCATGTAATAAAAGCAAGAGAAAATTTGTTTCTGGGCTTAATTCTAATCCAGTATTATATTTTAAAAAATTACCAAATCTTTCATTAGTTGATTTATAAAATTCAGGATATTGTTTATAAAAGCTTTCACAATCCTCATGTCTAATATTTATTTCAGCAATAAATCTTTTTTTGTTTTTGTCCGAATAATTTTCATTAAATTCAACAAAAGCAAATTGATCTAAAAGGTCTTCTGGTACTGACTTATATTCCGATTCAATTAATTTAATCTTAACCTTACCATGTTTAAATTTAAATTCCTTTTTACAAAATTGAATACAATTTTCATAGAATGACATATGCTATAACCACCTTTTAATATTTTTTAATATAAAAATAACACCCTGGATACTCAACATAATGTATTTCAGTACCTGGTGTGGAGTCGTTATTAAGTGTATAACTAACACCATAATTACTACAACTTAATATATTTACAGCTATATATTCATCTTTTTACTAAATTTTTCATTATAAAATATTTCTTTACGACCCAATACTGCTTCAACTAAATCCATAAATCTAGTTAATGGTGTATAATTTGGTTTCATTTAAAGTCACCCCAATTTAAAACTATATTTTTTATCACCTTAATAATATTATCAATTTTATTTTTTATTAAACCTTGTAACACTTCAAGTGTTGTTCGCACATCCCATTCATTGATATTAATTCTAGAACTTTGGTATAATATTTTAAATTCACTAGGACTAAGCCATTCATAACTTACAGTGTTATAAAATAAAAAACCTCCTGTCTTTTCCATATCTTCAACTAATTTATTTAAAGAATCTATTATTTCATAATTGAATATATGAGATTTATCAAAACCCTTGGATTTCATTTAAATTTAACCTCCTTTTTAATTAAATTAATCTCATTCTTTTTTACACCATAATCTTTTCCTAAGCTATTATAATACAAATTTATCTTATTGACAAAAGGATTTAATTCTTCGAATAGGTTTTTATAAAACCATGGTTTTTTATCTTTATCTGAAAATATATTAATAACGACATTTCCTATTACACCTGATTGAATATAAAATTTTAATACATTAATAAACCCACACCCACATACTGCTGTATATATTTTATTACTTTTTTCTTTATCAAATACATTATAATATAAACCTAAAACATCAAATACACCTTCAGCTATATTCACAGTAATAGTTTTAGGTGAGAGTAAATCAATAGTATTAGGAATCGAATAAAACTTTCTAGTATTATCTAGATTTTTATATATGCTGTATTTAAAGTACCTTTTATATTTTCCACTGGTATCTCTAAATACAATGTGTTCATTCTTAGCTGATAAGAATCCTACATATTTATTATGTAATAAACTGGCTTGTTCTTTATTAGTTGTTATGGTTTTAATATTATTATGTCTAAGAAATTCTCCAAAATTGAATACTACTTTTAATTTAATAAATTCCTCTTCAGTAATATTTATACCAAGTCTATTCTCAATATATTCTTTCTTCTCTTTCACTAATTCTTTTAATACTGATAGTGGTATTTTAAAATCAAAAATATTATTTTTTATACCCAATGTCTTATTAATTTTTCCTATAGTTTCTTTATTATAAGATAATAATTTACTATTAATCTGTAAATCATTAATCCTAAATGTTCTCAATATAGATGGAGTCATAACACCTGATATATCACATAAGAAACAATGGAAAATAATGGGTGTATTTGTGTTCAATTCAATTTTTATAAAGAAGTGAGCACTTGTGCTATTCTTTATACTATCACCACAAAAAGGACAACGAATCACTATTTGTGATTCGTTGACACTTTTCGAAGAATGCACACTAAGTAATTTATTTCTTATTTTTAATTTAAAAGAATAATTATCCATATAAAAAACCTCTTATAGTTGATTTAAGAAACTTAAGAATTCATCAGACACAACATCTTGGTTGATTTCAAGTTTTTCACCAAGTTTATCTAGATGATCATAATCAACAATAGTAAATGTTGAATTTAAAATAGTTGATAATAAATTTAAAATCAAATTAGATTTCTTTATTTCTTCAAGAGTTGAATATTTGTCTTGTATCAATGATTGATACAATGGTGTTTCTTCTAATTTATTTAAAAATTTTGTGTTTTGAATAGTACGAGTATTTAAACGACCCTCAATATTTCCACTTATAATTTGCGGAAGATACAAACCACCCTGAATTTGTAATCTTCTCTTCAGCAATATAACAAGAATTATATATTGCTTTCTTGTTAACAAATTTAAATCTCTATATCCACCAAAATATTTGGCATAGAAATAATGAACCAATTGTTTTTGAAATTTATTTTTCTTATGAAATTTCTTATAGAAAGTAATTTCATCTTTAGTAATCTTAACACCAATTTTTTTCTTAATTTTTTTAATTGTGCTTTTGATATTTACTTCAGATAATATTATCAATGATTCATCTATTTTATTAGAGTTCATTTCAAACTTATCTAAACCACTTAAACCATCTTCACCACTTTTATCCGCACTTAATTCAACGAGATTAACTTTATAGTTTTTCTTAATAACAAAATAAAGTTGTTTCTCTAATATAAAAGAATTAAAATTAACAATGTTTTTATTAAAAACATATTTAAACATAGTTTCAGTTATGATATTCTTTTTCAATAAACTGTTAAGATAAATTAATGGATCAACACCAAATATTTCTTGTTGTTCCCACATTGGTTTATTGGAGGATAAATTCTTATTTATTTTAGCTGATACTGTCACCATTAATTTATTATAAATATTAATACCGTTACCATACAATTCAAATAAACCTTTATAAAAAGTATAAATGTAATCAACATCTTTCTTAATGTTATTCACATTAATATATTGAAATACTACTGGAATCATTATTTTAATAGACATCGAAATCATCATCATTATCTTGGCATGTTCATTCGTTATCTCTAATGACTCACTATACTTCTTTTTATCATTACTAGTCAAATCAATATAATAATTATCTTCAACCATTTTGATAATCTTTTCTTTCATACTATCAGTAAATAATATACCATATAAAAGTTTAATAAAAGTTTTAGGTTTTTTAACAGGTTTAGTTTTATCATCAATAAAATATTTGAGTTTAAAGTATGACATTAATAATTCATTATTAGTATCATAAAATTTAATAAAATAATTCAAATAATGAATTATACCTTTTTCATTCTTAATTATACCATTTTCATTTTTTTTATTGGTATTATTAAGTTGATTAACATATGATTCTTTCTTAATAATAAAAACATTCAATGTACTGGCACTATCTTTTTTAAATATTTTATCAAATGGGATTATTATTAATTTCCCATCACACTTGATGATATTATCTTCTTCTTCGGGCTCCCATTCATCTACTCTTATTAAGTCGGTAACACAATCCATTATTAATATCCCACCCCCTAAAAAATACTCTCCGCTTCTGATATGTATTCTCTATTTCTATATTAATATAATATATAATTCATTTTATCTTATAATATATAGTTTAGGATGGGATATCTATATTTTAGATTTTGTTACATTGGATTTCTTAGCCTTAATTTTACTTATAGGTTTAATTTTATTAATAGCTGATTTTTTTACTCCTGATATTTTATCAATAACATTTTTAATCTTACTTTCATTTTTTTTCTTTTCTATAGTTTCTTTCTTACGTTTAATTTCATTATTAGCATTCTTTATCTCAATCTTGATTTGATTAATATCACGAATAGACTTATTCAAATCACCTTTATTTAATTTTTTAGAATGAGAATTAAGATAAGATTTTGATAAATATTTATTTCTATTTATTAATATATGAAAACCAATAAAATATATTGATTTTTCAAAACTTATAATTTCTCCTGGATTTCTTATTACAGGATTATTTTTAATAACATCATTACCAAATTTATTACTAAGAAAATCAATTAATAAATCAAACTGATTAAAAGCATATGCAAAAGTAAAAGTAAAACTTGGTGAATTTGAAAAGAATCTAACAAAATAATGGTCTATTGTTACCTCTCTTTTAAAATCTTCATCTTCCATAGTAAATGATACTACTACATCATATGAGTTATTTCTTTCAGATTCACTATGTAAAATAAAATGAAGAAGATAATCGTCTTTATCTCTATAAATAGTTGGTTCATTAATTTTTTTATTCTTTATTAATGAATAGTATCTTCTATTAAGGTCATCCTTAATAAGTTGTCTATTCGGAATTGCATTACTACCTTTACCCATGGGATTGTCGATAAAATCTTTTAATGTCTGTAGTATGAACAAAAGATAATACCCCCTAAGTTAGTAATTTATAAAATCTTATCTAGGAATGGTTGCTATTAACAACCATTCCTTTAATACTTATATTTCTAATGTTCCCTGTTAGTAATCATAATAGATATATATTGGTTACTGGATAGCAATAAAGATATTATAGATGTTGCAGCTTTTAAAATTTCAACATCCGTTTGACAAGAATTAATAATATCTTTAGATAAACACTCATTAACCAAATCCCAACAAATCTTTCCACTAATACATGACTCAATTAATAAGTCAATTGAAAAATTAGCTTTACCCTTAAATTTATTATCCATCACTTTACTGAATACTTCAACAAAAGCTTTTCTTAATAATTTTAAAAACCTTTTTTCAGTATCATTAAAATCAGTACACTCATTTAATAATTCATCTATTACAATCGGTATAATTAAATTACCACCAATATTATATCCATATTTAAATGCTGATTCACATGCTTTTACAGCATCTTCAACCAAATCATAATTAGCAGTTTTTTCTAATGAAGAGTTACCACCAACATTTATTACTCCCATTTTACAAGAAAGTTTAGATACTCTTTGTTTTAAGTCATAAATTTGACTATTAACAATATTTAAATTTTGATTAGTTTCTTCAACTTCTTTAAGTTTAGCAAGAGCATCATTTAAATATATATCATATGTGGTTTGTTTTAAAGAATTAAAACCTTTAATAACAGTTGCTTTACTTCCAATTGAAATTTTATCAACTTGCCCAATAAAATATTTGAAATAATCATCTTCTTTATTTTCTAAATCAAATAAAGTATTTTCACCAATTAACATACCACCAGTCAACATACAAAAATCATTATAAAATAATTGTTGTAAATTATTAAATAATCCAACCCTTGTATAAACAGTTCTACTAGTTCCAGTTGATCTAAATTCTATATTTGCTGTTTGAGAAATAAATTTTAATAACATTTGGTCATAATGTGGAGCTATTACAACAACCCTTCTATCAGTTTTAATACCTAAATCAATTACTTTAGATATAATTTTATCAAAATGTGTTTTTTCAAGTTTATGATCAAACATAACGATTAAGGGATTTTCAATTTCACATATTCCATTTTCATTTTCAGCATATATACTATCTAAATAAGTTATATTAGCTTTATAACCTTCAATAATCTCACATGAAGTTATATTTGTTTTTGAAGGAGAAAATTCAATACTTGGATTTTTTGTTTCTTTATATATTGTATGGATTATATCTGACAGGGTATTATCACCATTAGTTGAAATCATTGCCAATTGATAGATCTCTTGATAATCATTATCCTTGGTAATTTTAACCGAAGATTGTAATATTTTATCTGTAATCATTTTAACACAAACAGATAAAATGTTAATAAAATCCCTAGGTCTTATTTTTTTTAATTCTGTATCTGAATCTAAAAGATTCAATATTGAATTGGCAGCAACTATTGATGATGAACTACCATCACCAACTTTAATTACAACTTGTGATGCTATATTGATTAATAATTGTTTAATATTATTATCAATATTATTATCAGAATTGATATTTTTTAATATTTGCCAACCATCTTTAGTAATATGCATTTCTCCGAATTTCTCGATTATTGTATTAGACCCATATGGTCCTAAACTTTTTTGTACAGCAGATGAAACTTTATCAAAAATCATATGAATACGTTGTTTAAAATCATCTTCACTAATAATATTCCAATTATTTGTTTCCTCAAAAGTAACCATAACTTTTCCTACCTCCATTTTTATTCTTTTAGTCTTTAGAAATATGTTGTTTGTGTAGTTGTTTTTAATATTTTAGGGTCTATTTAAAATTATAAGGTGAAAATGTTGCAAATTTAAATATTTTTTCCATTATAGAATCCTCTACATTAAATCTAGGTATAAGTATATTCTTTTCATCTAAAGTAAAATTATAACCGTAGTTCGCTACAATTATATTAGTATATTCAGATTTATTTAATTCTAATATAATACCTACATCTAAAATATTTCTAAGGATATAAGTAGTAACTCCTGATAATTTACTGATAACATTAAATAAATTTCCAGTAATATAATTAATTTTTTCCATATCCTTAAATTGAGTTTGTATATCTATATGAACTCTTTTATCATATTTATCTGTATGAATATAAATTTTTTCAGTAAACTTTTGTTTTAACATTACATGAATACTAGAACTTATTATCAAAGGTTCAGACAATATATACATATCATCATATTTATAAAATATATCATTTAACGATTTTTTATAATCAAATTCTTTTTTAGATAGTTGATGAAATATATTTACTTTTCTACGCTGAATACAAAATTTAAGTAAATCAATCATATTTAATTTATCTATTAATGAAAAGTTAATAAAATTATCATACACATTTCTATATGTAGTTCTCATTTGATGTAAAATAAAAGGATAAGGGTTTTTAATAACTTCATCATAACAAATAAAAATTATTTCTGGTCTTTTAACAAACTCGGTACTCATTTTAATCATCCTTTTTATCTTAAAATATAAAAAAAGAATATAATGAAAAAATCATTATATTCTTTTAATAATTTTACATAAATTGATCAATACTTTCTAAGTTTTCTATATTACTAATGTCATTAGTTTCATTATTTGGTGGTGTAGAATTACTGTTAGAAAAGACATTGCTTTGTTTTCCATAAGTGCGTCCTTCAATCCCATGTTTCTTTCCAATACCTTCAAGATATTTCATAGAAGCATCTCTATATCCTTTATCTGCATACCTAATGGAATGTGCAGCTCCATTTGATATAGAGTCTCTACTACTTTTTAACAATTTCATAAAAGTAAGTAATTCAGAATGAAGACCAGAAGTAATCTCAAAGGTTCCTTCCTCTTCATTATAATCATCAACCCTATAAGACCTGTTAAATTCATAACAGATACTCATCTCAGGTTTTTTTGTTTCTTCATTTAGATTTTTATATATACCAACATATGGTCTATTACTACCAATTTTGTTATTTCCTGTTGCAATAACAAATAAAGAACTTGCACCAACAGGAACACCAATAGATTTAATTTTATTGTCTTTAAGGGCAGGAAGAAGTATTTCTACAAAATCATTAATAAGAATTGTTACTTTTTCAGCTGTAAGTGCTGTTGAAACAGTTGTTTCATAATCAAATACTTTAGACTCAGTCTGTTTATTTTTATCTAAAGCTGGATTTATTTTAATAGAAATGAATTCATTCCAGAATCCAAATGACAAAGCAGATGGATCAAATCCCTCTTTATTTCTAAATTGAATACTTCTAGTATTAACATTAACAACATTTTTTGAATTATTTTGGGAATTGTTAGTAAACATGTTTTAACCTCCAATAATTTTATTTATAATAAAGTTCATTATGTTTTTAATTATTAATTTATGATAAAATGTTTAAGCCAGTTACTTTCTTTAGGGTTTCTTAATAAATTATTAATAATTGAATATATTGTATATTTCCTACCATTTTTATTAACTCTTTCAAAAGTAAAAATATCTTCATTAGAAAAATCCGGAGTTTTACCAAAAAATCTATATATTTCTTTTAAAAATCTTTTTGCTTTCTTTTTTAATAATAAAAATTCTTTACGTGAACAACTAGAACCTAATGTACTTTTTTTTCTATTACCCTGTAAAACAATAGTTTTAGCCAATTTATATATAAATTGGCTCAGTCTTTTTTTCATATTATTAAAAACATCAACTAAACCATTTGAAAATTTTATTAATACTTCTTTGAGACTATTAGTAACCTCATTTAATACTTTTGAATCAATATTTAATTTCATATTATTATCCTCCTATATACGAAGTATATTACTATAGTATTCATCTTCAGTTGTTTTAATAGTTGCAATACCCAAACTATCTAATACCCCATGGAACGTAGATAAGTTATTATTAATAATAGTATTATAATCAATAAACGGTATAATCCAATTTGGTATTTTAGGTACATTTCTAGGTAAACCTATAACTTTAACTCCTTTCTCTTTTATTTTCTTATCACTATTATTATATATATTTTCAATAATTCTTTCATATATTTCAGGTTCAGATTGTTTTATTCTTTCAATAGAATCTTCATCCATATTAACTTTAATGATGTCAATATGTTCAGGTAATTCTATTGCATTATCAGGATAGGTATAATTCCATGCTATTACAGCTCGAACACCCATTTCTCTTAATGGATCTTTGTATGCTCCTAATTCTTTTACTAATTTAGGAATTAAGAAATCTTTTTGTCCTGATTCTAATGATACTCTAATCATATTTTCTAATTTTTCTAATTCTTTTAAAATATTTGAAATATTAATTTCTTCCGTTGATAATAATTGTTCTTTAATAAGATTTTTAAAGAATTTTTCTGTTGCTTCTTTAGTTGATGATTTAACAAAATCTAAACCCTTAATATCAACTTTTTCAGGATATATCTCATCACCTTCTCTTAATCTAACACTACTTATATACCTTTTCTTTTTTTGTGTTAGAATAATTCTAGAGAATAAAAATTCATTTTTCATATTTATTTTATGTCTATATCTTTTAGGTATATTGGCATCTTTTGTATACTTCTTTAAAACGTTAGTAATCATATTAGTTATTATATAAGCTAATATATTAATAGATATAAATTTTAATTCAGTTTTATCCCTATTTATTAACTTATCATTAACATTAATAATATCATGTCTAATAAATTTAACCCATTTATCAATAGTCATTATTGTAGAGTCTGTATCTGAACCAACTACAGTTTTTCTTTCATCATATTTCAATCGTTTTATTCTATTATATGGAGAAAAATTAAAGAAAACAAACTCTTTATATAATTTCCATAGTAATTCTAAATCATCTTTTACATTTTTAGGTATTTCATTGGGATTTTTAAATGTATCAATACTTTCTATAATATAAGATAACATATTTCTTATTTTTCTTAATTTTGAAAATTTAAGTAAGTTATTCTTATAATAAATTCTATTAATATCTTTTTGACTTAAAGTTGATAAATAATTTAAAATAAAATAATTGTATTCTTCTTTATAGTTAAAGAATTTTTTCTTTAAATATTTCATTAATTGTTTTAAACTAATATTTTCTAAAAAGTTATCATTAAAATTTCTTTTTTCTTTAATAACATTAGATAAGAAAAACATACATTCTTCTAAATTATTAAATGGAGCGTTATTTTCTAAAAAAGTTTCAAAACCCATCTCAGCTGTACTAATTAAAGATTGGCCGGAACTTGTGATCGCACTTGCAATATATAGATTATAAAAATTTGATGTAGAGGTTCCACTTGCTCCATAAAACGAATTTGCTGCCGTTTTCTCATTTCCTTGTAATCTATCAAAAGTACCATATTCATAATCATCTTTTTTATACTTTTTTAATTGATTTTTATATTCTTTCCTTAAAGACATAAAGTTTTCTAACATAACAGCCGCTGGATTTAATGACTCATCCTGATTTTTAAAAAATACACCAAAACCAGAAACTATAGGTTTAGTTTTTTTAACCCAATCATAAACTGATATTAAATCAACATTAATAGATTTATGAATATAGTTATTATGAAGAATAGCTTTAGGATTGATTATATTTTTATCTATTATTTTATCTAAAACTTTCGATATTTGTTTATCTGTTAATTCAGGATACATTCGTTTAAATATTTCTATATTATTATCTTTCCAATCTTTTATAAATAAACTTTTATCTATTTTAGATATATTAATAACCTCCTTATCATAAATTTTAATAAAGAATTAATATTTTGTTATTTGAATTCTTATTTTTTATTTTAATTGAAAAATTGCCTATAGAACAATTAATTAAAAAATTGACATTGAAAGGTTGTGTTGTTTGTGTTATTTAATAAAAATGGAAAATCTGATAGTTTTAATGAAGATTTAACTTCAGATTCGTTGTCTTTAATTGTTGAAAATATGTTAAAAGAAGAATTGAGTAAAGAAGAATTAGAGGCTTTTTTAGAAGATTCATCTGAAGTTAATTCAGCTATGCGGGATGATATATTACTTGAAAGAACTATTGTTAGAATGGATAAGTATGCGAAATTAAATAGAAATCAAAAAATAGCAGTATTCACTATTGCTAAAGAAAGAAAAGATCCTAAATTCAAAAAACTATTAACTATTTGGAGAATTGAAAGATTCTTAGAAGCTGAACTTATGAAGAAATATGGTAATGAAGGTATGCGTCGGGCTAAAGCTGGTTTAAATAAAGCCAGAACCTCAACCTCTAAAGTCGTTAAAAATATTGCTACTAAAGTTCATACACAATTTAATAGTGGGCTTAAATAATTAAAATAATACTAGATGAATATTCATCTAGTATTATTTTTTTATGTTCCGTTGATAAAAATATATATTATTAATAGAGAAAAAACAAATAAATAATTTATACTAAAGAAAGGTGTGACTGTATTTGGAAAATAACATAAAAGAAATTATTGATTTATTAAGTAAAAGGGTATTTATTATTTCTGATATTATGGAAAGTAGGGAAACATTCAATGAGAATCTTGAAAACATTTATGACTATTTAAAACAAGGTTTCGAAATTAAAGAATTAAGAACTTGTCCAACCTATTTTAGATTTAAAGAAACAACTGAAATTCATGCTTTACAATTAAGACATTTCCTTACCAATTTAATGTTTTGGGAACCATTGATGAGACTTGATGTTTCAGATAAATTAGATGAAACTTATATAATTGATTGTACTAAAATGTCAACTAAGTTAATTAAGAATTATATAGATAATAAAATTGTTATACCATATAAAAGGATAGTTAATAATAAGAAAATGAATAAAGTTATTCATGATATGATTTATAATTTATCAAGAATATCAACAGATTTCAATATTATACTTGGTATGAGTATTAATATTGAAACCTTTATTGATGTTGCTAAAAGAAATCCAAGATTTAATGAAATTATTAGAACACAGTTGGATGAAAATATGCAACCAACTGAGATTGAAGAATATCTAGATAAATTAATGCATGAACAAATAGAGATACTAAAAAATGATGAAAAAGATAATTTATTAAAACCAATACTTAAAGCAGGTGCAGGTATAAAAAGTAAACAATTAGCAGAGTTCTCAATTTCAGGCGGGTTAAAACCGAATCTCAGTGGTACTACAATACCTATCCCAATTAATACTAATTATGTAGTCGGTGGACTAAGAAATATATCTAATTATTATATAGATTCCCTAAATTACATTGGGGCTTAGTATAGTAATATACTTCGAACAACTTCTTTAATTGTCGGGGAAGCTCTAAGAGCCTAAAACTACCAAGCTATAATAGTGATATTATGGTGGCTTAATCTAATCAATTAAGATACGGTAACAAGGTTTTAGGATTGAGTAATCCGCAGCTAAGATTCTTTACCTTAATAAAAAAATTAGAATAAAAAATATTGGGTTGAAATTGGAGGTGAAGTAATGAATGATAAATATTATGCTCGAAAAATGTTAATAATAATTAGACTTAAACCTACAATTTATAGAACTATTTATATTAATAATAATCCTACTAGGTATGAAGTTAGTAATTACGGTGATATTAGAAATAGTAAAACTAATTTGATTATGAGACCTACTACTGATAATAAAGGATATATGAGGATTTGTTTAACTATTAATGGTAAAAAGATTACAAAAAAAATTCATAGATTAGTAGCAGAATGTTTTATTCATAAAAAATATAGTTTTCAAAATCAAGTTAATCATAAAAATAGGATTAGAAATGATAATTATGTATGTAATTTAGAATGGGTTACAGCTAAACAAAATCAGGAACATTCATATTTAGTTGGAGGACCAAGAAAAGTTAAAAAAGGTGAAAAGATGTTTAACGCTAAACACTATGAAATAGATATAATAAAAGTATGTGAACTTTTAGAAAGAAAATTTAAATCAAAAGTAATTAATGAAATAACTGGTGTAAATAAACATGTTATAAATAAAATAAAAGAAGGTAAACTCTGGAAACATATTTCAAAAGACTTTAATATACCTAGTCCTCGACAAAAAGAAATATATAGCTATAAATTAAAAGAAAGAATAAAAGAATTACTAATATTAAAACATACTTCAACCCAAATAATTAATATTTTAGATTTAGAATATAGTCAACCATATTATTCTTTAATCTTCAATATTAAGAATAAAATGAAAAAAGGTAAAGAATAAAGTTCAACGACTATCCTTTAGCTTTGAAATAAGCATTAGGAGTAGGGCTCAAGTGAGTGGGTGAAAATCCCTTAAATCGAAATAGGAAGCATCTTTAATAATAAAGATGATGATATAGTCTGGTATCCTAAGGAAAGCTTAGGGAAGTTCATAGGAGAACTGTATAGACTAACAATCTATATGAACTTTACGAGGTGGAAGAAAATCTTTAATTATGAGTAAACTTGAGATGGGGAATTCTGGACATTTCGCAAGAATGGTCATGTTACTTGTTTCAAGTATTAATTTATCAAAAACTGTTGATTCATGTAATAGTGTACATCCAATAAAAATTGAACTATCTTCTAAAGAACATTTGATAAGAATGAGAGGTAGATATTACAGGACTATGTATTCTAGGAATTATCAATTGTTACGAGGAGATGAATATAATTTAATTAATGAAACTATTTTTGTTAAATCGCCTGCTACATGTGCATGTAAAGATGGTATATGTAAAATGTGTTATGGTGATTTATCTTATATAAATAAAGATATTACTATAGGTGCATTTGCTGGTACAAAAATTACTGAACCCGTATCACAAAATATTCTATCATCTAAACACTTATTAACAACTAAATCACAAAAAATAGAATTCAATGAAGAATTCTATAAGTTTTTTAATATAAGTGGTAATGAAATCATTATTAATTCAAATGAAGATAATGATGATTTAGATTTAGATGATTATACCTTACTTATAATTAAAAGTAATATTAAAACAATAGCAGATTATGATGATAATGATATGGAATTTAATGAATATGTAAATCTATTCCATGTATATAATAAGAAAACTGATGAAATGATAGAAATAAAAGAAACTGAAGAAAAAGATTTATATATATCTCCTGAATTAAGAAAATTATTTAAGAAAAAAAGTAAGAAAGAAGTTTATGAGATTGATTTTAAAACTCTTGATGATGATAATAGAATATTCGTTATAGAAGTACTTAATAATGAATTAACTAGACCTCTGTATGATATTATAAGGTTAATTGATAGAGTTGATTATAGAATCATACATTGGAACTGTGTAACAATTGATCAAATGTGTCAAAAGATGTTAGACTTAATAATAGAGTCTGAAATTAATTCAGATTCAGTTCATGGTGAATTAATACTAACACCATTACTAAGAGATAAAGACAATATATTAGAAAGACCTAAATTCAACAGATATTTTAATAATGATGATGGATATCAAATATTAACAGTTAAAGCTGCTTTAGAGAAACATCCATCAGTATTAGTTGGCTTATCATTCCAAGCACTTGATAGACAATTAACAAACCCATTAACATTTAGAAAGAAAGAAAGTTCATTTATTGATCCTTTCTTTAAAGAAAGACCATAAAAAATAAAAGGAGTTGTTTTGTAATGGAAAACCTTAAGATAAAATTAAAATATAAAATAGGAGAACCTGATAATAATTTATTAATTAGTAAAGAAATTTGGAATAAATCTTTAGATAAACTTAAAGAATTAATAGAAAGAAATTCCTTATTAGTTACTTTAGGTAAAGAAGAACCATTATTTACGGATTTTTTCAAAGCTATTGGTAGAATAAAAGAGATAAATGATGAATATGCTATTATTGAATTAATTAAAGATGTCAATAGTACTAAAAATACTATTGACATTATCGGAATTGATAATTTGAGATTGAATTTTAATGCTTGGTGTAAATATGATAAAATAGATAATTTAAAGGTTGTTACTAGACTTACCTTAGGAACTTTTTATATAGATTATTGTTCAACACCAAGTCATACTAAAAATAAAAGAGGAGCTGTATAATATGAAAAAACCACATCTTTCTGTACAATATAAAAAAGAGTTAGAGTTAGGTTGTGTTTTACCAAATCAATTTGATATTATATCAAAAGTTGGTAATTATGATGATGTAAAAGTTATTAATACTATTAAATTTCAGGAAGGTTCTGTTGAAGAATTTGGAATTAATGGTATTACTGAAGAGAGTTTATTATCAGTATTACTAATAAGATTTGAAGAGCTTCTTCAAAAGAGTCCTCTTTCTTGTGAAAAATATAAACTATCATTAGAATTAGTAAATACACTATTACAATTATTAACAAAAACCGATGAAAATTATCTAATTCAAAATAACATAAGTAAAACAACTCTAAATCTTTTACTTGAAAAAAGAAAAGAAATTAAAGAAGAAATATTAACTAGAAAAATAACTCCAAAGCAGAGATTCATTAATCTTATTGATGAAGCTATTAAAAGGAATATTAATCGTATTATGATTATTATACAGCAAATAGATAATTATGATTGTGAGCCAATTCATAATTATTATGGAAGTATGAATAATAATTGTTTTTCTGATAAATTAAGATATAAGCTGATTGGTATTGAGACAGATGGGTTTAATACTTTAAAAAATGATATTATAGAAAATTTTGACGATGAATTAGTTCATAAAATATTTAGTAAAACACTAATCTCTAGATTTTGTTATAGTAATTATATTGATAATGAATTCAATGAAAACATTTGTAAGTTATTAAATTTTAGACCATATAAACTCTATAATTCACCTAAAAAATGTTTATTAGATTATATTAAATACTCTGTTAGTATTCTTAGGAAATATATTGGTTATATTATAGAGGATTATAAAAAAGAAGTACGTCTTATAATGATTGATAATTTTTATGTACAAGACATAGAATTTATAAAAAGTCGTTTTAATGATGAATTAAATAATAAAAAAGAAACTCATTCTATTATTGGATTTTATTCAAGTGATGATATTGATGAATTTAATAATATGATAGAAATAATGAAAAAAAGTAGATTTTATTAAAATAATTATGTATTAATAAATCATAGTTTTAGTAGTATATAATTTATACTATAAACTATGATTTATTTTTTATAAAGAATTTAAATATATATTATATTGGTATAAGTTTTTATTATATATAATAAAATATTTAAATTTTAGGGGGTATAAAAATGGTAGGTAGAGGAACTGTGGGAGCTTTAAATAATTTAGTAAATGAATTTTGTGAAGTGTCTGAAGACAAGTATAAAATAGTTAAGTTAAAAGAAAATATTAAATTCACTAGCAATTTTAAAGGAACAATTGAAGATTTAAAAAATGGTTTATTATATTTATTTGAAAAAAGCCATTCTGGTGATTGTCTTTGTCTATTGAATGATAGTCATTTAGTACTTGTTGATAGAAGAGATGTTTTAGATATAGTTTGTTAGATATATAATTTTATTGGGAGATGGAGGATGTAACTAAATGAATGAGTTAAAAAAATTAGAATTACCAATTCATAATTATAGGGATGAAATTTTATCAGCTGTTAAAGAAAATCCTGTTGTGATTATTACAGCTGAAACGGGTGCAGGTAAATCAACTCAAGTACCCCAATTCCTTATGGAAGAGGGATATAGGGTAGTTGTAACACAACCTAGAAGAATTAGTTGTACAACTTTAGCTTCAAGGGTAAGTGATGAGATTGGTTGTGAACTTGGAACTATAGTTGGATATCGTACAGCATATGATAGAAAATGTAATGATGATACTGAAATATTATTTTGTACGGATGGTCTTCAACTTGTTCGTGAAATAAATAATAATGGCTTAACAGATGTTCTTATAATAGATGAAGTCCATGAATGGAATATTAATATTGAAACTTTAGTAGCATGGACTCATAAACAAATAGAAGAAGGATGGTCTATAAAAGTTATTTTAATGAGTGCTACACTTGAATCTAATGAATTGGCATTATTTTATGGTGAAGATACACCTATTATAAAAGTACCTGGGAGACTTTTTAATGTAACAAGTCAAGAAGATTCACACTATAGATTAATTTATAATATTGAAAACCTTGTTAAAGAAGGTCGTAATGTTCTCGTATTCTTACCAGGTAAAAAAGAAATCGAAGAAACTTGTGATGAGTTAAAATATTCTCAAGCAATAGTTTTACCCCTTCATGCTGAACTTGATTTAACTGAACAAGAAAAATGTTTTTTAACTTATGAACAACCTAAAGTTGTAGTTGCTACGAATGTTGCTCAGACTTCTATAACAATTCCAGATATTGATGCAGTTGTTGATTCTGGAGTAGAAAGAAGGGTTGAGCTCGTCGATAATATAGAAGGTTTATATTTAAAAGATATTAGTCAAGCGGACTGTTTACAACGTAAAGGTAGAGCTGGAAGAGTAAAAGAAGGTATTTATATACTTTGCTCGGATGTATCATTTAAAGAACGTCCAGTTTTCTCTATATCTGAGATAAATAGATCTAGATTAGATCAATTATTTTTACGCCTTGCTGTTGTAGGCATTGATGCAACAAAACTAGAATTTTTCCATCAACCAAATATAGAAGATCTACTTGAAGCTAAAAGAACTCTCCATGTTTTAGGTGCCATGTTAGATGATAAAGTAACCACTATCGGTAGACTCATGGGAAAATTACCAGTATCAGTTCATATAGCTAGAATGATTGTTGAAGCCGATAAACTTGGAGTTGTTGATGATGTAATAACAATTGCATCTATATTGGAAACATACACTGGAACTCTTCGTGATAGAAATGGTAGATGGTTATCTTTTACATCAGAACGTAAAAGTGATTTATTAGTAGAACTCGATCTATGGAATTTAGCACAAGGTAAATTAGCAAAAGACCTTCATGAATTCGGTATATTTAAAAAATCTTATTATAAAGCAAGAGAAATTCGTAATAAACTATATAAATCACTAAATGGATTAGTACAATTTGGCTCTAACGGTAAACGTGAATCTATTATGCAATCATGTGTTGCTGGTATGATAGATCATGTATATTTTAATAGTTTCATCGGATACCAAAATAGTAAAGATACCATTGGGCGTAATATATCGAAAGATAGTGTTACTAATATTTATGGTGGGAGTAAATTAATTGTAGGTCTACCAAAAGATATTCAATTTATTGGAAGATGGGGTAATAAATGTATTATAAATTTAGTTTCAATGTGTACGGAGATTGATGCAGAGCAATTAATTAAAGTAGCCCCACAGTTTATCCAAATTAAAGAGGGTATCAATCCTTTTTATAGTGTTGAACAAGATTCATGTTATTCAACAAAAAGAATTTTGTTTAATGATCAATTAATTAAAGAAGAAATTGTTAAAAGTCCAGAACATGAAAAAGCAAGTGAACTTTTTATAAATTGGCTCGCTTGTAACATGGTTATATAAAAATAAAGGAGTGTGATAATAATATGAATTTATCCTCTATAATAGTATACAATCAACAAATACAACTGAATGCCCGAAAATTTAATATTCAGGCAGGTGAAGACATTTTTCCAATAATGTCTAAATCTCAATGGAAAGAACACTTAACTAATCTATTAAATGGTGCAAGAAATTTATCAGAAATTATAGATTTAAGTATTCTTCAGATTCCTCAATTAGATTCAGAATTAATTGAGATAATAAAAGAATTTAATCCTGATTTTATTACAGTTGACAATAATATTCTACATATAGAATATGGTAAAGAAGATGATAAATACTATTGTCGAACTAATGTTGACGAAAATTTTGCACGTAATACTATATTAGATAATATAGTATTACCTGGAGGTCGTATTGTTGAAATTTATTGTAATAATATTTCAGCCAATAATTTTATAAATTTAGTAGAAAAAATCGAGGGTGAACGAATAAAAAGACGTTTATCTCAGATTTCAACTAAATATGAAAAATGGACATCTAAATTAGACAATGTGTTGGAATGGATACCAGAAATTGGTTCCAAAGTTGAAATTACACGTAAGGATAATGGAAAGGGTGAACCAATCAACGGTTTTATAACATTGAAAATGGAACACAATGGGTGGACAAAATTTATTACAGAAGATGATAGATATAAAGTGATTGTTGATACCCAAAGTATTATTGAACAAATAATGAAATTATTTGTTGACGAGATTTTTACAATAAATAGAGAAGACCCATGGTACAAAAATGAAGGAAGCTTTTTTTCAAATTGGCGATTAACTGAATTGGGTCAACGATTGCTAGATAAATTTAATGAACTTGCTAATGTTGACTATATTGAAAACTTATCTATTAATAATATAATAGATAGGATTAATAATATTAAAGGTCTTATATCATCTACTAAAAATGAAATTGAATTTGGTGGAAAGGATAAAGCAATAAAAAATCTTAATAATTCTATAGAATTATTAAGAGATTCTTTTAATGCAAGTAAATGTTATAAAAAATAAAAAAAGGGGCTGTTTTATAATGTTATCCCATCAAGTTGCATCAGTTTTTATCATTAATGATAAAAATGAAATTCTATTAATTAATCACAAAAAACTTATTGTTTGGCTTCCACCAGGCGGTCATGTTGAACATGAAAAAAATGAATTAATTCATCATGCTGCAATTAGAGAAGTGATGGAAGAGACTGGTGTTCATTTTAAGTTTATAAGTGGTGGGAAAGGTGATATGAATAAAGTATTAGGTTCATTACCTTTACCCTCATTTATTCAACTAGAAGATTTAGGCGATCATTATCATGAAGACTTTATTTATGTTGGACTATTTGTTTCAAATGATATACCTAAAGAAGCTACAGAAATTAAATGGTTTAACAAAGAAAGTATTAATTCAATTAATACTTTTGAACATGTTAAAAGACATCTTCAAATAATTTGTAATAGATATTTTATTTAATAAAAATAAAGGAGAGAAAATCTCCTTTATTTTTTTCGTATGTTTGTACTATTCATTTATATATTATATTAACATAATAGGATATAATACACACTAAAAATATATATTAAATATATCTTATTAAAAAATAAAAAGAGGGGGAATTTTTTGTATGAGTAGAAAGTTATTGGTTAGTATTATTATCTGTTGTTTATTATGTATTTGTGGAGGTGCTTTTGCTAATCAACCAATAATTAAGATTGATCTTATTACTAGGGACTTTTCATCAACCCCCCTAGTAAATGAAAATGGTACTTTATTAGCTCCAGCTAAACCTATTGCTGAAGCATTTAGGGGGACTGTTAAAGGTACTGTTAATACTTGCTATGTGTATATAAATCGTGGTAATAAATGTGTTGTTTTGAATCCTACTAATATAGGGGAATATTATCTTCAAGAGGGTAAGTATGTTAAAAGTAAAGATACCTCAATTGCAGGACAAGTAATAAATGGAAATTTATATATACCTATAAGAGCTTATGTTGAAGCTCTTGAAGGTAGAGTTCTATGGGATGGAACTAAAAATACTGTAATGGTTTATACTGATTCTGCTGATGTTAACTATTTTTTAAGTAAGCAAAAATTAGAACCATCCTCTAATCAAAATTCAGAATCTTCTAATGTAAGTGTATCAGAAAATTCACTAGATAGAAATGGTAATGAAATCCAAATAGGAGATATTGTTTCATCTGGTGGATTTTATGGAAATGTGCAGCAAATAAATGGTAGTAGAATATTAGTTTATTGGGATAGTAAATCAGAATTCATTCCCGATAAAGATATTACTTTCTGGGCATCCATAAATGGAATTAGATATAAATCCAGTAATTGGGTTGATTCTAGTGGTGTATTAATAGAAAGATAAATTTTTATTAATAAAAGAACTTTTAATTAAGTTCTTTTATTTTTTTAGTATTATTATATATTTTAAATATATATTATTTCATTGAATAAAATATTATTCCCACAATAAGGGGAAATAAATATACTTATTGTATATATCTAAGATGATATATTTAGGAGGTGTAATGAATTTTATCTCATCATTCTCAATTTCGTTAATTTGTTTCTGTGTTCCATATATGTTTTTTAAACTTATATTTTAAGGGGGTATTAAAATGAGTTCAATGAATACTCATCAATATGTAATTATAACTTTACCAAGTTCTATTTATGATTCTAGTAGGGAAGTGGCATCTTTATCATTAAAGAATTATATTTTTCAGTTTTGTCAAAAGCATGGAATTACTCCAGCTAAATTTCCTGTAGATATTTATAGCACATATAACAAATGTCCAGAATATTACTGTGATGGTAGTAACCCATTTGAAATTATTGATGCTAATTTCGATGGAATAAAGTTAATTTCCAAAAAGGAAAAAGTTGAATTAGCTGTAGCCATTGAAACAAATTTACCATGTGAGAATATTGTTAGACTTTTTGAACTAAAAATTATTCAAGGGTTTTCAGTTCATGTTTTCGGCTCAATATTCCGTCATGATAACATATCGGGTTTATTAGCAAAGTTGTTCAAGATAATCAATGAAAAAAAGAAATAAAATTTTGTTCTTTGCCATTATCCAACACTAATAAAAAAGTGTTGGATACATGAAAAGAATTATAACGCTTGCAAGTGCGAAAATACTTGCATCGTCATTGTAATTAAAAAATATTACTTTGACGTAAAAAGGAGGAAAAATGAAAAATAATAGTTTTAAGAAATTAACAGAGCAAGAAAAGAAAGCAATGTTACTTGCTGTTATTGCCAAAAGAACTGAAGGTAAGTTAAGTAAAAGTCAGTTGGAATATATGGTTAGAGATATTCCAACAGATGTGCAATATAGCATTAAAGTAATAACTGATGCTAAAGAATTTGCAAAGGCTATTACTTTACCTGACTATGAAATGAAACATTCATGGGCAGGAGAAACAAAATGTAATGCTGAAACTAATATTTTATTAATTTCAGGTATAAAATTTGGTAGAACAAAACATTATCAATACCTTGATAATGGTAGTTTAACTAGTGAAGAAAAATGGAACTCTTTACCAGATTTTGATGTGAATGAAATTCATGCAGTTGCAGTTAGTATTCGGTCTTTTAGTGATTATAACAATGAACACTACAACAATACTGATAATTTCATTTATATTTATATACCTTCTAACATGGCCTTTATTGTGTCAAAAGAAGTTCAATATATTCTTGATAATTTCTCTATTTAGTTTTCATCGGTTTGGTGTTATCCGTTAAACACTAAATAAAAATTTTAATAAAATGAGGTGATGATGTGATTAAAAGAATGACATGTGATGACTGTGGTAATACATTTTCAACTAATACAGAAAATGTAAATGACCAAGGTATGGTTCTTGATGTTCAGTGTAAATGTGGTAGTTGGGAAGTTAATATAGCCAAAGATGAAAAAGTTGAACAAATACTTCCTAAACATTTAAGGAAATAATCAGATTTAATTAATAAGAGAACTTTTTAATAAGGTTCTCTTATTTTTTTTATACTAGGAGGTGTACTATATGAATATTATTAAGGCTAAACATACTTCAATTATTATTCCTAATTATAATTTAGGTGATAATTTAACATTGGAACATAGTTTATCAGTTTGGAATGATAGTTATTATAGATATGATAATAAAGGCTTTTATTATAATAAAAGCACTAAAGAATTATTATTACCAAGAGGTTTAGATTTAGGTTATTTAGAAAAAGTTTTTAATTTAAATATAGATATTGATTTTAAACCTGATCCATATGAAACAGTTTCATACAGATTAAAGGTAGAACCAAGAAATGATATACAAAGAAAATCTATTTGTTTTTTAATTGGAGAAGATGATTTTTCATATACTAAAAAATATTCTCAGTTAGCTTTAAATTTAGGTACTGGGGATGGAAAAACGTATACTGTTATAGCATCACTTTCATTTATAAGAACAAAAGCTATTATATTTACTCATGTTAATGAGTTAAAGAAACAATGGATAAAAGAGATTAAAAAATTTACTGATGTAATAGACTCTCAAATATGTAATATTAGTGGTGGAGCTACTATAAAAAAAATATTAAAATCCGATAAGCTACCTTATAAAATTTATCTTGTTAATCATAGAACCATTAATAATTATGGTGAAACACATGGTTGGGATAAAGTGACTGAATTATTTCAAAAGATTAAAGTTGGGGTTAAAGTTTATGATGAAGCCCATTTTGAATTTGATAATATAATAAAAACTGATTTACATACTAATACTAAAAAAACTATTTATTTAACAGCTAATTTTGAGAGATCTGATTTTAAAGAAAATAAATTATTTAATTTATGTTTTAAGAATATTGCTAAGTATGGTGTTGAAACAAGACATGAAAAAAGAAAGCATATTGTATATTTAGGTTTATTATTCAATAGTAAACCTGATATAGTTAACCAAGCTTCTATAAAGAAAAGACATGGATTTGATAAAAATACTTATATTGATTATCAAATAAAAAAAGGAAAGATATTTGATGTATTATTTTATATAATGTATTATTTTCATGATAAAGAAGGTAAGATGCTAGTATTATCTTCTAAAATAGAATCTACTGAAGTAATAGCAAAATATTTAAAAGAAGAATTTCCTGAAAAAACTGTAGGTGTTTTTAATTCTACTATAAGTGAAAGTGATAAAATTAAAGCATTACAATGTGATATAATAAGTTCAACTCCTAAAAGTTTAGGAACTGGGTTAGATATACCTGATTTAAGATTTATTATTATGACAGAACCATATAGTTCATCTATAACAGCTAACCAAACATCTGGTAGATTAAGAGAATTATCTCCAGAAATATATACTTTTTTTATTGAGTTGGTTGATACTGGATTTAATAAAGTTCATAGTATGTATAAATCTAGAATGAAAATATTTAAACAAAAATGTGCTAAATTGGTTCAATTAAAATACACTGAATAAAATAAATATATATTATTAAGTAGAATAAAAAATAAAGGGGTAGATAAATGTGATTAATATTAAGAAAATTGAAGTATTAATGTATGAGATGACAATTACAGCAGATGACATGTGTGAACTTTGGGAGATTATGAATACAATAAATAGAGGGGATTCAATAGGTACTGGTGTTATTAAGAGTGCTGAAAAATTTTTTAATAAACTTGAGGATATTAGACCCGGTGGTGGCTTTGAACAAAGAAAATATGTAAAGTAATAATTATATATGTCATAATATTTAATAAAAAATAGGAGGTTTATTATAAATGAAACAATATCTTGTAACCTGCGGTATAATACCACAATCAGGTGAATGTAAATTTGGAGAAAAATGTACTCCTAAAATGTGCCCAAATTTTATACACAATTTATCAGATAAACAAAAAATTATTGAGATTATTAAACATCATGTTATATTTAGTGATGATGAACTATTTGAGGAACACCGATTTGTTGGTAAAGCTGCAAATGGTAAGTATTTTTATTTATGGGGAGAAAAATATCTTACTGATGGTTTAATACCAGTAATAAATCTTGGAAATACAGATAGTGGTATTATGTATTTTAATACTAAGGATGATGTTATCGAAGCATTTAATATTGTCCTTGAAATAATTGAATTTTCACAAAAAGAACTTCTTGGTAAAATATGTTTTAATAAACATTCGATTAGTCATAAAGCTGTAATAATAAATAGTAGTATTTGTTATTTAGATGAAGAAACAAATGAAATAAAGGTAATAGATAATAAGTTAAATTCTTTACTCTTTTGTACCATTAATAATTTATATTATGAAAATTATTTAAATCTATTTATGAAACTTAAATATGATGACTTGTTACCATAAATATATAAAATAATAAGTGATGATTATATAATCATCACTTATTATTTTTTTAGTATTTTTAACATAATACTTTATATATTATAAATACATATATAGAAAAGATTTAGTTGTATTGGAGGTGAGATTAGTTGAAAGCAAAAATAGAAACAAAAATAGGTTTAAATAAAGATGAATATATTAAATTCTTATCATTAACTGAAATAAGTTCAGGTGAATGGATAGCACTAACTAATAACAATAGGGAATTAAGTATTACAGTAATTGATGGGAAAGAATTAACTGTTACTGTAAAAGAATCTAAAGAAATATTATTTAAAATAATATTTCGTGGATGTGTAAATAGAATAGTTCTTATTAGAAATCTATTACAATTACATGGATATAAAATTGCTTAAATTTAAAAGTACAGTGATTTTTTCACTGTACTTTATTTTTTTGTTAAATAATGAATATTGGACTCTGTTCTAAATGTGAAATATCTCGATATTTCTCAATCATTTCTTTTCTATCAGATTCAGCGTTAGACCATTCATCTATTTTTAAAGATATTGTACCATAAGCTGTTTGAATTTCATTATAATGCTTTAATGTATTATATAAGAATCTTTTAATATCAATTAATGCTAATTCATAAAAACTTTCCCATTGTGTTGATGGTATTGTGGCCAGATTTGTAGTATGGGCTAACCCAATTTCAACATCAATTTCACCATACATTGTTGCAAAATTATATAATACTAAAATATTAGGTTCTTGAAATTTAAATGTCATCGGTGGGGCAGCAACCGACATTAAATCAGCACTAGCTTGACCTAACATTAATGATTCATATGTTGAAATTTCTCCATCAAATATTGGAGATGTATATCCATTAGAAAAAGATTTATTTTTAGGATTTACATTCTTTATCATTATAACTTTTTTATCACCAAAAATATCAGGTAATTTATAAGATGATTCACTGTAATTAGAATTTAAACAAGTTAGAGTTCTTATATCTAAATTTAATTTCATTGTGTAAGGAAAGAATACACTATAAGATGTTAAAGACTTTAATTTAATAACATTAAACAATGTTTCATCAGGTTTTTCAAAAGGAAGAGCTAATCCATATATACCTAAATCCATTTTTATAGAAGTTAATAAATCACTAACATTTATCATTTTTTATCACCACTCTTATTTTTTTATAGTCTTGACATAAAATGAGTAATATCTCTTTTTATTTTATCCTCAATTTTTACAATAAAAGTAGAACCATTTTCTTTTAAAATCACATTTTTAAAATCAGATGTAACTTCCATACTTTCACTTACAACTTCATATATATTAGAGACCAATTTAATATTCTTTGATTCAGTTTTGATAAAATCAACAATTTGTGATTCTTGAACTGTAGTTAATAGATTTTCTTGTATAGTGTTACCACTAAGTTCAATATTTTTAATAATTTTTTTAATTGGAACTGAATCATCTCTATACGCTTTATCATGACTAGGAAGTATAACCCAATCATATGTAACAACATGACCTCTACTATTAATTAACCCACCATTAGCTGTTTTAACAACTTTAGCTAATGCTCTTAGACTAAAAGCAGGTTCCATTCCCTGTAAGATAGATTTAGTCATATCTTTACCAAAATGGTCATTATCTAATGTCTCAATTCTTCCTCTTAATAAATTACCAGATAAATTAAATGATAAAATTTTATGAGATGTTAATTTAGGATCAATTACTAATATACGTTTTGGATCATCTGATGTTGGATGACCTGCCTCACCACACCATGAGTTCTTTAATATTAATTCACTAATATGAGGAGCATTTAATGATTCCATCATAGGTTTATCAACATATAATCTCCCGTTTCTATTTTTTATATTAAACTCTTGTAATACTGTATCAAACTGTAAATAAAATAAATTATCTCTATTGATTGTTTTTAAATTTATTGGTTTAACTGGTTCTGAAACAGACTCCCTTATAAGATAAGCGACAACTTCTTGTTTTTGCATAATTATATAATCAACTCCTTTAAGTTATTTTATAGGTATTTTTAAATTATTGTTTTTGGTTGTTCATATAATTCTTATAAATAAAGTCTTTATTTGTAACACAAACAAATATTTAAATGAATATTTATAAAGGAGTGAATTAATTTATGAATATAAACATAGATAGAGTTTTATCTAATGTAAAAGTTAATACTATTAAAAAAGAGTTTACTATTTTAAAAGAAAACTATTCGGCTGTAAATTCAATTAATTTTTTAAAGTTTGTACGTTCCCAACCTATTGATACTATTTTTGAGAATTCTCAATATATATTTTCAGAATTAAGAGAAGGATATAAATTTTACAATAGAATTTTAAAATCCTTTGATTTATCATTAGAACAACTACAAGTTCAACAAAATAAATTAAATGATTTTATAACTAAATGTAAAAATGAAAAATACAATAATAAAAATCATCTTATTTCACTTAATGAATCTATTGAGTTTATTAAATCGGAAATACAATATAAAAATAGTTTTGAATATTTAAAAGAATCCATTATTTATGATATTCATTGTAATTATCTTCAGCCAGTATTGGAAAATAATATTAATGACATAATGGATGAAATTATATTAGATATAAATTATGAGCCTGAACTTTTGTCTGATTATCAAGCTCTTATTCAAAATATAGAAAAAAATTATATATTAGTAACAGGAAAGAACTTTCCTTTAATTCTAACCAAAAACACTGTTCTTATTTTATCTATGGGTGGAATTATAGCTGGAACACTTCTTATATTAGTTTTATCAATACCTTTGCTGATAGTTAATTCAATTATAGAAAAAAAATTAGATACTAAATATATTGAATCATATAAATATTGTATAAGGAAAGAAATATCAAGATTGAAATTATCTAAAGAAGAGGATGTTAATAGAAAGAAAAATACTGATAAATATATTGACCAATTGGAATTGGCATATAAAAAATTAGATGAGTTTAAAGGTAGTAATATTATTAAAGAAAATACTGGTTCAGTAACAACTATAAATGAGGATGAAAATGATTTAACAACCACCATTTTAACTCAATTTATTGATACTTTAGTATTTGATGAAGAAGAAGATGACGAAACTGAAGACATGCAAATTGAATTAGAAAATTTTAATATTTTAATTAGAAATATAAGAAAATTACAATCATTAAAAGAAAGAGAATATTTACAAGAAAGTTTAATTAATGATGCTAGTAGAAAGGTTGCTCATGCAGTTCGTTCTACAGGCAAATCTATAAGTAATGCTGGTACTAATGTTAAAAAATCAACTAATAATGTTGTAGATGCTTTTAATGATACAATTGATAAATATAGAAAAATGCAAGCAAATGAAAGAAGAAATAGAATTATTGAAGGTGGTTCTCAATTTACTTTAATGAAAATAATTAAATATGGTATTGCAGTTGGGGGAATTTGGGCTGTTTCACCAGCTTTAGCAGCTATAGGTTTATTGGCTTCAATTGCTCTTGATATTAGAGCTGATGATAAAGCAAGAAAAAAAATTCTTGATGACTTAGAAGATGAATTAAAAATAGTTGAAGCTAAAATAGAAGATTCTAGAAATGATGAACAAAAAGAAAAAAAATATCAATTAATGAGAATTAAAGGTAAATTAGAAAAAGATATTGCTCGAATTAAATACAGGTTAAATGATTAGGAGGTGTTATTAATATGGATTTTTTTGATGTGTTATTAGAAGCTAAAAAATCTAAATCAACAAAAACACCATCTAAAAAAACTATTAAAGTAGATAGTCCTTCAAATAAAACTACTGATTACTCAGATGATGTTAAAATTGATAACAAAGACGATAGTAAAGATGATGACAGTAATAATAAAGATAATGATGTAACTGACTATACAGATGATGAAAATAATAAAGATGATAATACAACAGATTACACATCAGAAGATGTACAAAAAGATCCAACTGATAATCCTGATGATAGCACAGATACAACAGATGAAAATACTGATGATAATATAGATGGTACTAATGATTATACTGATGAAAATATGGATGACAATACAGATGATTCATCTGATGATACTGATAATTCAGACTCAACTGATGAAAGTTCAGATGATGATAATAATGAAAAAATTAAAAATAATAGTTTATTAAAAGATTATTTAGATCTTTATTATTTAACAAAAAATACTATTACTAAATTATCAAATTTAGATAAGAGCGATATAATACTAAATAAAGTTTCAACACAAGTTATTTCAAATTTAAATAAAATTCAAAATCAAATATTTAGTTTTATTTTATATAAGTTTTCAAAAAATAATTATATAAATAACCTATATCAATATAACTATTTTATTGAAGCCTTTAGAATTAATATTGAAATGGTAAAAAAAATAAGCTTTTTTGTGACCAATAAACAAAACAAATATATAAAAAATCAATGAGAGGAAGTGCCAAAGAATGTACGAATACTTAGATGACAATCAAAACCCGACGAGGGTAATTGGCTCGTTTACTATGGATAGAAATACAGATTTTAAAGACAATTTTAAAGCTCTTGTTGAAAACTTCAAAGGACATTACAGTATTGACCCCATTGATGATTTACTTAAAATTTTAAAAGTTGATACCTTAAGAGAAGATTATAAAGACCAACTACTTGGTGATGTTGATACAGGACAGATTGATGATATGTATTATTCATTACATCCTCAAAAACTAAGTCAATTGTTTGAAAACACATGCCTAGAACTTATTAAAGAATCTTCGGACATCGGACAATTATCTCCGATTGTTGGTATTTCATTACCGGTACTTAAAAAAAATTATTTGGAATGTCATTCTAAAGATATTGTTATGACAGAAATCCCCACCAAACCAATTATTAAAATTGCGTTTGAAAGAAAATTTTTAAAAGATAAACCTGGTAATAAGTATTATATTCCTGAAATTTTTTATGATGGTTCTTATGCGGATGTAGTTGCAAAAACTAAAGGTGCCGCTATTGTAAATACATGGTTTCCGGCAGATGAAGGAGTAACATTACCCTTCCAAGATTTACCGATTATGAGATTGTCAGGTGGTTCTCTTGAAACAAGAGACAGTCTTGCTTATGATTTCTGTATTGAAGCTGTTAAAATGACTGTTGATGGTGAGGATAAAATCATTGATGGTTTAAATGTTCAGGCTGATTTTGGTTCCAACAACTCTTTTAACTATCGTGTTAAAACTGTAAATGCAGCTGGTCAATCTGTAGAAGATATAATTACAGGTCAGGTGGATACCTATTCAGGTTCCGTATCTGTTGCGTGTACAAGTGGTAAAATAACTAAAGTGAGATTTGGTGGACACTTAAGTAATGAAAATAACGTTGAAACCGTTGAACTGGATAAAGAAAGAGTGACCAAAGAATGGAAAATTCCTGATGGTCAAAGAATTAACACCGGTTTGACCATTGAGAAAATTAAAGATAACCGTGCTTTATTTAATACAAATCTAACTGCTGATATTATTACTGATATGAGTACGGTTTTGACTCATTTCGAAGACAGTAATATTCTACAGTTTTTAGATGACAGTTTTGGTAAATGGAAAGATAAAAAAGACCTACCTTTTGGTTATACTGGTGGTTTTGTCGAAACCTCTAGTTTTAACTGTTTCCCAACTTCAAGTGTTCACATTCCAATTTCACAATGGATTAATACTGAACTTAAGTTTTATTTGACTCGTCTTATTGATGAACTCAAAACAAAACTCAAAATCACCGATATGATGTTTGTTATTTATGGTAATCCAAGTAATATTACTTTGATTCAAGATAATGTTAAATGGGTTATAGATGAGGATACGAAAATCGGTGGAATTCAACTTGAATACAAATTTGGTGTACTTACCGGTAATAAGAGTAGAGTTCACGTTGTAAGTTCATTGAAAGTTCCAAGGGAGAAAGGGCTACGTATTGTAGCATTTCCTCTGACTCAAGAAACAATTACATTCAAGCATTACAAATATAGTATGAACATTGAAAATGTTTACAGAAATCCAAATACTCCGCTGATTCCCAACATTATGGGAACCTCCAGATATTTAACAACTGAAGTTCTTCCAGTTCAAGGTGGAATGACTTTGCTAAATAATGATTTCGGTATTAGTAAATACTCTTCTTAATACAAATATATAAAGATTATAGGTTAATAACCTATAATCTTTATTATTTATTTCAAAGAACACTTTAGTAATATAAAACAATTGAAAGGATGGTTATAAAATGTCAGATTCTATACTAAAAATAGTTGAAAATTGTTTTAAAGAAATAAAAGAAAAAGTAAATATTTTATCTAATTTAAATATAATTGAACGTAATATAAATAGATTATTTGATTTAAATTTTAAAGTTAGTATTGTAGAAAATAATATTAATGAATTTTTTGGTATGAGTGTCTTTCCATCAACAAATCTTATTGATAATGTTATTTTAGCAACATTTAAAAGAGATGTTAGAACACAATTAGATATTATAATGAAAATGTGGGGAGAAGAAAGAGATTGGTTTTTAGAAATAGATAGTATATTATTATATGATAAAAATTTAAATGTTAATCCATCGGAAATTGTAGCTGTATTATTACATGAAATAGGCCATGTTATTCATTCTAATGAAGCACCACAAAGATTTGTTAGACTAGTTAAATATTCATTGATGAATATTAATTTTCATATTAGAGAATTATGTAAAAATGATACAATAAGAAAATTATTTTCATTAGCACTAATTGAATCATGTATAACTAAAAACTTTAATATAATTCAATCTAATACAGAAGTTATTGCAGATAAACATGTAATAAAATTTGGTTATGGTGATTCTTTAAATAATTTTATTGATAAATTAATTACATCACAAAATAATAGATTAGTTGAAAGAACAGATAAAGATAAAGACATAGATGTGAAAATTATTATTAAATGGACAATAGATAATATTAGTGAATTAGAATTTAGGAAAAATAAATTAAGAAGTACAATACAAGCTGAAATGCTAGGCACATCAAGTATGTATATTAAATCATATCTTAAAAAACTAGCTGTTATATTTTTTGGTGAACAAGGTGCTGATAGTTATAAACAGATCTTATCTGAACAATATTTTGTTGAAATGTGTAATTTAAGTAAAACAAAAGTTATTAAAGAATTCTTTGATAAGTTTGGTAAAATTAAAAAGATTCAACAAAGTGATATTGATATTCTCTTTATTGAATTTGATAAAATGCAAAATAATAATGATAAAATTTACCTTATTGAATTAATTCATGATAAATTAGATACTATTAGTATGGCTTTAGAATGTATTAATAATAATGAAAAAGATAGAGTTCAACAAAGTGAAACTACTCTTAAAGGATTTAAAACTCAATTAGAAAAGTTAAGATTACAAACTTTGAGTATTCATCTTAAAGAAAAAGAATATGGTTTATTTATTAAATACCCAAAAGGATATGAGGGTTAAATAAAAAATAATAAAGTTTATATTTTTTACATGGAGGTGTACAATAATTTTATGAATATAATTAGTCAGATTCAACATAGAAGGGATACTACAGCTAATTGGGAATTAAATAATCCTATATTAAATGAAGGTGAATTAGGAATAGAATTTAGAACTAATGGATCTACAGGTGTTAAAATAGGTGATGGGACTAGTACATGGAATGATTTAGTATATATTAGTGCTGATGGTATTACAGTAGAAACACAGGAAGCTATTGATGATATAGCTGGTGAAGGGAGAACTATTGAAACAGTTAAAGGATTAAGTGATATAGTTAGTAATCATTTGGATGATATTGCAAAAGTATTTAAATTGGCTACAGAGCTAGGAATGGTGGATAATGACGAAACAAAAGCTGTTGCAAACTATGAAATTATTAATACTTTCCTAAATGGTGGAGAAAATAGAGTAATATTTTTAAATGGTGGTAAATTTTGGATTAGTGAAAAGTTAAGGTTAACTCTACCCCATACATCTATATTAGGAAACAATAGGGGTAAAAATCTTGATGTATCTTGTATTGCTGGAAATTTTGCTGATACTGTAATTGAAGTGGCTATTATCTCGGGGGATAATGGCTCGTATATTCAAAACATAGCTATAGACGGTAATGATGTAGCAACAATGGGATTAGATACTGGAAACAATAATTTCCATGATAATTTGTTTGACGGAATTTATATTGATAATATCAATGGTGTTGGTTTTCATGTAGGTGAAAATAATTATTCATCCATTTATTACAGAATATTTACTGGAAGTGAATGCTCGGTAGGTTTACAATTAGAAAGTGAAGCAAATCAACAAAGTAGTTTTCGAGATTGTAAATTTCTTGGAATTACTTATGGTGGTATTATTGGAACTGATGATAATGTAAAAGAAGAATTAAGATGTATTGATTTTTCAGGTTGTTTATTTAATTCTCCTGGTACCCCGTTGAAATTTAACAAGTGTAGTTACGGGATAGAATTTCAAAGAACATGGGTGGAAAAATCTACTTCTGGTATATTATCAGACTATTTGATAATTTTAGGTTCCATAGATACCAAGGCATCTGGCATAACATTTACTGACACACATTTCCAAAGTAATGCATTAACTAATTATACATTTCATTGGAAAAACGCAGATGCAATTAATTTTATGGGTAATGTAAAAATTAATAATAGTGTAAATGGGTTTATAGATGCAACTGGAGCAATTACAGTAAATTCAAACAGTATTTTTTTGGCAACTGGGGCACCAAATCCTACAACAGTAGTTAATGGATTAAAAATTTCACAATTGTTTAAGCTATACTTGGGTGATTCTGTTGTTACAGACCCTCAGTTTAAAACGTCTGTGTATATTGATTTAGATGCACAAACAGCTGCTTCACCAAACGGAGTTCTTATAAGATCAAGACGTAAGAGTGAAACACAGGACAGAGTTTCACTAAAAGAATCAGGGTTATATTTTGGTGACGGATCTATTGCTGCTGATACTAGATTTGCAAGAAAAAGTGCAGGTGTGGGGGGTATGGGAACAGGTCAACATTTTCAACTTGATGGTACTTGGGATGGTGGTCATTTTCTGATGGGTAATTATCATATGTGGATTGACGGGACCGGAAAACCAAGACTTAAAAATGGTGCTCCGACGAGTGATACAGACGGAGTTATATTTAGTGCAATAGTATAAATTAGGAGGTGTGAAACTTAATGGGACTGATTCAAAGAGTTGAATTTGAAAATGGGCTTATAGCAGAAAATTGCTACCATAAAGTTGGAAGTGTAAGTCACGGTGATAATACCGGACTGATTGAATTATTATTATACAAAGATCAGCCTGCCAAAAATGATGGTAAACCAGTAATTGATAAAAAGTATTATGTGTTTATACCTTCAGTTGAGGACAATGCACCTAATGCTAAGAAGCAGGCATATTTGTATTTGAAAAGCTTACCAGAATTTACAAATGTTATTGATGCATAATAAATATATGATATACAACAATATATATGTTGACAAACCAAATATATAAATTAATAATATTAAAACTTATCTTTATAATAAAGATAAGTTTTAATATATTTTAACATCTCAATAAATCATATATATATATTAAGGAGGTTTTATCATGTGAAGAAACCATATATTTATGATTTAGAAACTAAGAATTTATCTTTTATACAAACGGCTAAAGATTTACATATACTTGGTATTAAGAATAATGTATTTTTTTTAAAGCTATATGATAAATCTTTAAAGAAAGTTGATCCCCATTCACCATTTTTAACAGATGATCAAATTATTAAAATTATTAATGAGTGTATGATTAACCCTTGGTATTATTTAAGAGAGGTTGCAAGGATTCCAGATCAGGGTGGTCGTGGTATAAGTTACCAGTTAAATAGAGGTAATTTAGCATCTACTTGGTGTTATTTAAATGGTATAGACGACTATTTAGTATTACCAAGACAAATAGGTAAAACACAAAGTAAACTATGTATAATAAATTGGACATTTTTACTAGGTACTACTAATTCACAATTTATGTTTTTGAGTTTAGATCAAACGGCCGCTAATGAAAATCTTGATAGGTTAAAAAAACAAAGAGATTTATTACCTCCTTATTTACAATTTAAACTAGTAACTTCAGATGAAGGTAAAATTATTAAAGAAATTGATAATGTTAAAACTCTAGTTAACCCAGTTAATAATAATAAAATTGTAACTAAACCTTCTGCTAAATCAACTGAAGCTGCTGAGAAAATAGGTAGGGGTAATTTTTTAGCCCCAACATATAGTAATATATGTTAAAAACTTCTTTAATTGTCGGGGAAGCTCTTAGAGCCTAAAACTACTAAATTAATATAGTAATATATTAATGGCTTGGACTAATCAACCAAGGTATAGTAATAAGGTTTTAGGATTGGGTGATCCGCAGCTAAGATTCCTGTATACAGGAATAAAGTTCAACGACTATCCCATGGATCTAAAATGATCATTAGGAGTAGGGCTCAAGTGAGTGGGTGAAAATCCCTTAAATCGAAATAGGAGACTCCTTATTATTTAATAATAAGGATGAAGATATAGTCTAGTATCCTAAGGAAATCTTAGGGAAGTTCATAAGAGAACTGCATAGATTAACGACCTATGTGAATATATCGAATACTCAACCAATTCAGATGTATGACGAAGTAGAATTTACGAGTTATATTAAAACTATTATTGAAGCTGCTGCCATGGCGTTTAAAACGGCTTCAGACAATGCTAAGAGAAATAATGCCCCTTATTCAAGGTCCCTACTCTCAACTCCTGGTGATCTCGATACTAAAGCTGGACAAGATGCCATGGAAATAATTAGTAAGACATATAGATGGACTGAAAAATTTTATGATATGAAGATAGATGATGTTAAAGAAATTATAAAAAATAATTCAGAAAATAGGATAGTTTATATTGAATATGAGTATAAACAATTAGGAAAAGATGAAGAGTGGTTTAATGATTCATGTGCAATAATAGGTAATAACCCATTAAAAATTAAGAGAGAAATATTATTACAAAGAATGAGAGGTTCTTCTAATTCCCCATTTGAACCAGAAGATTTAGAACTTATTAGGGAAAAACAGGGTAAAATAATTGAAGAAATCTTTATTAATAAATTATTTAGATTAGATGTTTATAAACCATTAGTAAGAGATAGGATATATTTTATATGTGTTGACGTTTCTAAAGGTTATGGTCAAGATAATTCAGCCGTAGTAATATTAGACCCATATGAATTAAAACCTGTGGCAGAATTTGAATCGCCATATATAGGTGTAACTCAACTAAAGAATTTTTTATATACACTTGTTAAAAAATATTTACCTAGAAGTATTTTATGTATTGAAAGAAATGAAAATGGTGAATCTATATTAGATGGATTGAGATATACTGATATAATGCATAATTTATATTTTGATAAAGATAAAGATCCAATTGCCTCTCAATTAGATGATAGGATGGATAGTCAGGGATTTTTAAAACAAGAAGCTTTAAAACGTAAATTATATGGAGTATGGACTGGAACTAAATCAAGACAAGTGATGTTTAGTTTGTTAGAAACACATATTGCAGAGTATAAAGATAATTTTATTTGTGCTAATATTATTAATGATTTATTTAAATTAGTTATGAAAAAGAATGGTAAGATTGAAGCTGAGTCTGGATTCCATGATGATTCTATTATGGCTTATTTAATAGGATTGTATGTATATTATCATGGTAATAATCTACACTATTTTGGTTTTGTTAAGGGTCAGTTACCTGATGAGGAAGAAAGAAATAAAGGATTACAAACATATGATGAGATAATGGAAGAAATGCCTGATGAAGAAAGACAATATTTCAATGAAAGTTTTGGTTCTAAATCTATAGATGATTATCAACAACATGTAATAGAAGAACTTAAAAGAGTACAAAAAGAACAAAATAGTTTAATTAATATGAGTGGAATGATGAAACCCTCAACATATGCAGAAGAATATGATAATGATGAGAATGAAATATCATTAGATTTCTTTGATGAATTAAATAATTAATAATATAATGTGTTATTTAACACATTATATTATTTTTTACTAATTTAGTAACATTGTTTTAATTATGAATAAAAAAGGAGTGTGATTAAATTGAATTATGATGATGATGAATATATTAGAACTAGTGATTTAGATATAGAGATGTTATTAGCAGAATTACCATTTAATTTAACAAAAGAAAATATAATTGAACAAATAAATGATCCACTTTCCATTCAGGTTGATTATATAACTACATTAAAAGATAAGTGTGAAATTGTTAAACAACAGTTTAGTGATAATTCAGAAGTTATTAAAGAGATTGATATAAAATTGAGATCAGTTTTTGACCTTGTAATAAGAGAAATGAATTATAAATTTAGTTTACATGCAAGTTTAGAACAAACTGATGAAGACATTATTAAAATGGGTGAGTCTTTATATACCTATTTAATATTAAGATATAAGAAAAATATTAGTAGGTTTATATTTAGATTTATATTAAAAAATAAGAAAGAACTTATTGAAAAATTTGATACAACTAAGAAAAAAGATATTACTTCATTGGCATTAAAGAAACAATTTAAAAATAAAGATGATGTTATTTTAATAACATCATTACCTAATATTATAAAACATATTATGAATTTAGATATAGAACCTATTGAATTTTTGGATTATATATCTAAAGGTGAACATTATGATGCTAGTATTATTAAAGATTATATTCTATCAGGACAGATAATAGGTAATTTTATACCAAGATATTTTTATCTAATGATAGATGAATATGAACATATTATGGATGAAATTCAAACAGATATAAAATTAAAGTTGATAAATAAAATAAAAAACAATGAAGGGAAGAGGATGAAAAATGAATAACCCATTGAGAAGGATTGATAATGAACCGTTAACATTAGATGGTGGTTTTGAAAGTACTAAACTTTTAGAAGTTAATAAAGACAAAGACATTCTAAATATACTAGGAATTAAATCTAAGTTAAATAACTTTACTCAAATGAGAAATAAAATTGTTAATCAAAAAATATCGGTTATTAATAATAGTGAGGTAATTGATATTTTAAATGAGCGTACTAAAAATTTAACTGTTTTTCAAATCAAACGGTTAACTAATGAACAAGTTGAAGAGATTTATACTATCAATGGTGAGAAAGTTATTTTATCTATTGAAATGGATAATGAAGAAAAAAAGATTAGTTTCATGAGAGAATACTTAATATTTAATAAAGAAAGTTCAGAAGCATTAAGACAAATTGATAAATCTATAGAAACTTTTGAAAAAGAATTAAAAAAAGATGAGGATGAATTAAATAAGGTTATTAATGAATATGGAGATGTTCAAACACTTATTAAAAATCATCTTATTGATAATATTAATAAGTCTACGGATGAAAATATAAAAAATCGTAATATTAAAATTCTTGATAATTTTAATGATGCCTCCACATTAAATATAATTTATGAACATTATAAAAATCAAAAAGTTCTAAATACTTTACATGATTATAAAATAAGAGCTGAAGGTATTTATAAGAATTATGTTAAGACATGTAAACAATTAAGTATTAAATCGGACATAACTATTTTTGAGAATTTAGAAATGAAATTCCTACCTCAAAAATATCATAAATATCCGAATCTATTTTTATTTGCAATTATTAGGTATTTTGCATATAAGAAAGATGACTGTAATAAATATTCTGATGGTATTTTTTTATCTCAGTTTATAGTGAATGTACAAAATCTATTTTGTGATAAATTTAAAGATAGTGAAGAAAAACAATTATTTATTAATTCAATTATGAAAGTGTTAGATTTATTTTACTAATAAAAACATTAGGATAAGGTTGTGAATTTTTAATTCACTTCCTTATCCTAATTTTATTTTTTAAGGTGGGTGATATTTTAATGATTGAAAAATTCTTAAGTGATGATGGAACAAATATAATATTTAATGGAGAACAATTAATAGCGTATATACCTGAATTTTATTTTAAAAATGGTAAATTAGGTGAACATTTAGGTTCATCATTAAGAGTTTTTGGTTTATTTAATGTTAGGATGAATAATGGGGGTAGACTATCAAAACTTGAAACATTTAATTTACCTTCTATGATTTTTTTATTTCCATCGACAATAGAATACAAAACACTAAAATTAGTAGATGAACAAGAAGAAGAATGTTATATGGTGTTAAATTTTTTTAAAGGCGGAAAAATAACACCTAACAATATGTCACAAGATGCAACTAATGTAGAATTATTTTTAGACCTTATATGTGGTGGTAAATTACCAGAAACAATTCCTTATAATCAAATAATTCAAATATGGCAAAAAAATTTAACTTTAAATAATATTAATTTAAATGTAACATCAACTGTATTAGAAGTTATTTTAAGTGAAATTTATCGTAATAAGAAAAAACCCGAAGAAACATTTGCTAAATTATGGGGACGCAACCCAAATATATCTCAATATGAATATAAACGTGCTAATATTAGAGAAATTTGTGCTAGAAATTCTACTTTTGCTGCTTTAACGTATGAAGATATGGATGCTATGATAACATCATCTCTTAATATTAAGAATTATAATAGAGAGGAAACTGAATCCCCTATAGAAAAAATAATAAAGATGTAATAATCAATGAGAACAATTAAATAAAAAAATTCACAAGGAGGTTGAATACTTTGCCTGCAATCGGACAAATCATTCCTAAATATACACATCCTCATACAGAAACATTTATTAATGATAATACTGTATTTGAGGAAATTGTTTCCGAACCAGAAAGTGGTATACGTTTTATTAACGTATTCGCTTCAGCAAAAGGACGAGATGGTGTTGTTTTAAAGAAAAAAACATACACTGATTATATTGAAGAGTATGGTAAACCAAACTATAAATTATTTGGCCAACCTGGTTATATGCCGTATGCTTCTTTAAGAACATTTCAAGCAGAGTGTAATTGTATGCGGATTATGCCGGAGGATGCCGCTTATGCGAATGTCGTAATTTTAGCTAAAGTTAAAGTTGATACATCTGTAGTTAATAGTCCAAAATTACTAATTAGGCATCAAGCAGTATCTCTTGTAGGTCTTACTGATGCAGCGGAGTTATCTGTTAAGGTGGAGCTATTAAAAGACACTGATCCGGATGAAGATGATTGGTTAACATATCCTTTATTTGGTGTATATGTACTTGGTAGAGGTATTTATGGTAACACTTTAAGAATAAGAATGAGTGCATCCCCACAAGCAGACATTGATAATGGGTATAAAAATTATCGTTTTGAAATTCTTGATAGTGATGGTGGTTTGGTACGTAAAGAACTATTTACTGGTAGCTTATTTACTGATGCCTTAGTTGGTTCAAATACTTTATTTATTGAAGAATTAATTAATGATTCTGAAACTGGAAGTAATAAAATTGGATTTTATGTATCTGATAACTCTCTTAGTGAAATTCTTGACATGTATAATACTAGTGTTGCACCAGATGCTAATTTAACATTACAAACTTTTGATATTATTACAGCTCGCAGTATGACTGCAACTACTTTATCTGATATAGTAATTTCAAAAACTGTCGATGATGTTTCTTTAGATGATGTATCAGGTATTTTACTTTCTGGTGGAACAGATGGTTCTTTTTCGATTGATGCTGATGCTGGAACCAGAGAAACAGCTATTGATGATGCTTATATTAAGGCATTTACAGAAAATAAAGTTCTTTTAAGTAAAAGAAGAACTCCAGCAGATTTAATACTTGATGCTAATTATTCAGATGATGTTAAAAGAGCTCTTATTAGTTTTATTACTAAAAGATATGACGCATATGGTTTTATTGATGGTGGTATACTTGAAACTCCAACTGACGCTATATCATGGGCTGAGTCAATGGCATCTTTATCAGATAGAGTATTTTCTAAAGAGTGTAATCACTATTATATAAAAGATCCATTTTCAGGTAAATCTATTCCCATGACAATAACATATTTTTATGCTAGTCAATTACCACTCCATTTTAAAACTAATGGTAATAATATTCCATTCCAAGGTGAAAAATATGCTAAATTAACCGGTTTTGTTAAAAACTCTTTAAAACCAGTTATTGATGCTGATGATGATGATATAAAAGAAGAAATATATAATCTTAAAGTAAACTATTTCGAATGTATTGCAGAAAATACTTTTATCAGAGGAGTTCAAGGTACATCTCAAAATGTTTGGTCTGATTTATCAGAAGAACATAATATGCATGTTTTGTTAGAATTAAAAAGAAAAGTTGAAGCTTTAGTAGCTTCAAAATCATATAATTTTGCTGAAAAAGAAGATAGAGTTGAATTTACGGAAATAGCTGAACGAATTTTTTCACCATATCGTGGTAAAAAAGTAAGAGAAATTGAAATATATTTTGATATGAATCCTTTTGAAGAAGAAAGAAGTATACTGCATTGCTATATGGCTGTTATTTATAAAACAATAGCTAAAAGAGGTATTATTGAAATTGATATCAACAAGAGGGTTTAAAAAGTTAATAAATTATAATAAAGGAGTGAGAATATAGATGCCAGATATTAATACACTACAAACTAATATTAAAAATAATACTAAAGATATGACATTGTATTCCTTATTTTTAGGTGGATTAAATGTAACCTCTAAAGCACTAGCACAATATGACCCATTAAAAACTGGATATGCGAGAATATTTTTTATAAAAATGCCTCCTTTTATGAAAACCATTTTACCTGAAAAAACTAAACAATTTAAACATTTACTCGAATATGGATTCGTAGGGATAGATGGTTTGCAAAACATTTCAATGGAGTTTGAACAAGTTACGGGTGGTTATGCCGGAAGACAATTTGAAATACCGACAGTCGCTAAGGATGAAACTAATAGTCTTACTGTTAAAGTATATGAACAAGCAGGTTCACCTGTTAGAGAATATACTGATATGTGGATTTCTGGTATTGCAGACCCATATACTGGGCTTGGACATTACCATGGTGCATTGGAAATAGCGAGTGCAGGATTAACATATTCTCAAGTAAATCATTCTGGGGAAGCAATTTATGTTGAAACTGACCCAACCGGTCGTAGTAATGGTATTGAGTATTCATGTCTATTATCTAATTTGGTACCTAAAACTACAAAAATGGATCATTTTAATCAAGAGGCTGGTAGTCATCCAATTGTCCAGACTGATATTGAATTTACTGCAACCAGATATCAATCTCCTCAAATTAATGAAATTGCAAAAGCATTAGTTGCTAAATTTAAAATCCTTAGGGATTATTTAAGTTTTAATTCTCAATATACTATTACAGATGTAGCTAACATGACAGTACCTAATATTAGTGATTGGGGTACTTCTGGTACAACTTAAAAAATATTTATGTCTATACTGAATATTCAGTATAGACATAAATTTATTGTTCAGTTGTTGCTTCATCAGGATTCTCTAATTTAAATTTTTCATACTCTAATTTAGAATCCTCTATCACTTCATCAAACATTCTCCAAGGTAACATAGGTAACATTTCTCTTGATGCCTTATTCATAACAATATCTTTAATTTTATTATCTTTATCAGTTGGAGTAAGATTTTCACCTGTTGTTGTTTTTAACATAAATGCTAAAACTTGATCGGCGTTTGAAATTAAATCACTCATATTCATAGTATTTAATGCTTTTGGTAAATTTAAACTATATATAAAAGTTTCAATTATTTCTTGGGGTATTTCAGTACTAGAAAATTTCATTACTTTTTTATAAAATTCAGTTATATTAGGGTTAAAATCAAGTTGATCACTTACAACTCTACCAATAAATTTAGCATTAGCCATAACTAAAGTTTTGGCATACGATATATTCACATAGGTCGTTAATCTATGCAGTTCTCTTATGAACTTCCTTATCTTTTGATAAGATACTAGACTATATCTTCATCCTTATTATTTCTAATAAGGAGCTCTCCACTTCGATTTAAGGGATTCTCACCCACTCACTTGAGCCCTACTCCTGTTGATCATTTCAGATCCAATGGGATAGTCGTTGAACCTTTCTCATAGTAATACTATGAGACTTGGCTGCGGATCATCTAATCTTAAACATTATTACCTTACTCAGGTTAATTACTCCTGACCACTTATACCATCGCTAATATAGTTTGGTAGTTTAAGATTTAAAGGCTTCCCCGACAATTAAAAGAGAATTGGTATTATAGATTGCTCTATAACCTGACTAATAAATCAGCTTCATTAATATAATTCATTATTACTGATGGAACTCCACTTCCATTAATATATGATGTTTTCAACATTTCCATTAAATCTGTATTTAATTGTATGTCCTGACCTGCTAATACATCAAATTCTATACCCTTGTCTCCTGTTCTACCTACAGGAACAAAAATACCTTTAGCATGACCAATTTTAGATACCATCGTATTATAATTCAGTAAATCCATAAAATTTATATCTCTTTCTTTCATAGTTCTAGCAACATCTTGTAGTTTATTAATAATATTTGCATCTATACCAGAATTTTTAATATAATTAATTCTAGTATCATTAGATTTACTAATAATAGAAACCATTTTAAATATTAATAATGCCAGATAAAGCTTAGCATAAAATAATGATTTCATTAATATGCTAGTACCTTCACCTTCTTCATTCTCATTGACAGTAAATTCAGTTATATAATCAACTGGTATAAATTGAAATTTTATTTTCTTCTTATACATTTCGTTATAAGATAGGCAGTTCATTATTAATTCTTTAAATTTAATATTTTCTTCTAAATATTTCTTATTAAATGCTTTAACAATCTTTTCAGTTAATTTAGTTAAAAACATATTTTCAAGTTCAGGTGTATTGAGATTCACTGTATTAACTCTTATTGTATTTATAAAAGGAGATTTAGTAATAGGTGATGATTCATGTATATAATAATAACCTATAACATGTTCCATTATTTTAACTGGTATCATTTTTTTAGGACTAATTAATTTTATATAACAATCAGTTATATTATCAAAATTATTATTTTTATCTTTTTCTGTAGATATAGTTCCATCATTAAAAAATGAAGATATTGAATTAGTTCTATTTTTAGTCTTAGCGTTATTTTTAATGGCTTCTTCAACATTTTTCTTAAATTTTTCATCAGTAATAAGTTCCGATACATCTACACCTTCTAAAATAGGTATATGTACAACATCATTTTCAATCTCAATGTCTTTAACTAAACTATTTATTTCATTTTTTAAAGATGATGGATTACTTTTAATATTACCTTCATTTTTTAATTCAGTTATAAAATTGTCATCAATAGATTCAGTAATAGAAAATGTTGTTAATTCTTTATTTTTCTTATCATAAAAATTTTCAAATAGTTTTGAATATGGTACAGTATATGCATAGTACTTACCATATTGTAGAGTTTTCGGTATAATATGATTCTTTAATTTATTTGCTAATTTAAATTTCTTTTCTAAATTTTCAACTAAAGAAATATAACTTTGTTTATCCTCTTCACTACAGTTAGAACTTTTAAATTGTAAATTTCTAGATATAGATTGAGTTACATCATCAGCTGTTACAATAGCATCCCTAGTTGCATTAACAGCTTCCTCCAATTCAAATAAATGACTACAGATTAAATCAAGGTCTTCATATAAAAGATTTTGATTTCTATATCTTTCATTAAAAAATTGAAATACAGCATTATCTTCTGCTGAAAATATATCTTCAATTTTTTTTATATTTGAAAATTGTTGATTGTCATAATCATTAAATAATTTTACTAAAAATGTTGAAACATCTTCACCAGTAAAATCAGTTAATTTTTTTATTTCATGATAAATAACATCATCAACTTGGTCTGATAATTTCTTTAATTCTTTTTCTCTTTTAGTATCATTAGAAAAAGTATTAAAAGATATTTTATCTATTAAATCCGTAAATAAAGAATTCAATTTTACTAAGGGCTTTTCAATTTTTTTTACAACTTTTTTTTTATCATCTTTTTCATTACTCACTTATTCACACCCCTTATTATTTTTTAATAAAAATACTAGGATATATTATATCCTAGTATTTAATACATGTATACTTATGAAATAAGTTAAAATAATTAGTTTCTGATACTATTAAACTTTCAAATAAATTACTATTAATAATATCTTTAAAGTAAATATTATTTTTTATACTTTTTAACATTAATGGTATTAGTTTAGAAGTTAATCGTATTTTATAGTTATTCTCCGAAAAAGTAATAATATTCTTACTATTTAATTTTTTTATTATATCATCTGATAATATTATTTTATTAGTATTATTAAATTCATTTATTTTATTTAGAGCTATTTTATATAGAATAACTAATTCTTTTGTTAATGAATTGATATTAGTTAAAGTTCCTATTTGAAAAACATTATCACCTTTTTCATCTGTTAATAATATTTTGTCTTTTGAAATTGTTAAATATTTTATATGCTTTTTATTTTCTTGAATAACTTTAAATATATCCTTGGAATTTATACAAAATATTTGTTTTTCTTCAATCATACTAAAGACTTGAACATCCATTTTACCAAAATGTTCTCCATAGCTCAAATGTTTATCATCGTTAATAAATAATATAGTACCATCAGAAAATATAAAATATTCTGTAGATACCTTTTTAGCTAATTGGTTAAATTCATTTATTTTATTTACTTCAATTTTATACATAAAATACTCCTTTATACTACAAGTTTATTAATATAATAACTATTAACATCATTAATATCAATAATTAATTTACTCTTAGGTTTAATATTTAATTCCTCTTTTATAATAGAGTCTATTTCTTCTAACTTAGGAAGATTGAAAAATGCATGACCTAAACTATTCAAATCACCAGTTAACATATTATCTACAAATATTTTTCCTATATCTTCTTTCTTACCCTTATCATCAATATCTTCAATATAATTAGGTAACTCTTTATTAGTTTCTATAATTAATTTACCTATCATAGAATTTGGTTCAATATTAAAACAAATAATAATACTTGGATACATAGCAGAAAAATCCATATCAATAATATTATCAAATATAAATTTACTTTTTTTACCTAAAATTTCAATACCAACATGTGAGTTTAATAATGGATTAGCAACTAGTGCTCCTGCAAATTTTTCATCTTCTTCTTCCTCATTATTTTTAACTGATTCTACACCATATTGAATATTATTGTTATTACCTATTATTAAACCTTGTTTATAAAATTCTATATATGCACGATTTTTTAAGAACGTATTATTCACATAGGTCGTTAGTCTATGCAGTTCTCTTATGAACTTCCTTATCTTTCAATAAGATACCAGACTATATCATTAACCTAATAATTTCTTATTGGGCTACTTCCTATTTCGATTTAAGGGATTTTCACCCACTCACTTGAGCCCTACTCCTAATGATCATTTCAGACCCAATGGGATAGTCGTTGAACCTTTTACCTTTTTTCGTATTCTGTCAATAACATTTCTGACGGCGTCATTATTTTTTAAAAATAATTTTTCTTTGATTTCTTTATTACTAAATCCCATTTTAATTAAAGAAATTATTTCTTCCTTTAATTCAATAGGATATTTTAGAGTAAAGTTAAAATCTTTTTTGGGTGGGAACTCATATTTTTTTGTTACATGTCTCCAAAATTTTTTATAATATAACTCTGTAATATATGACTGGCTTAAATCATATTTCAATGAAAGTTCTTTTGTAGTTTTCCCTTTCACTAAATCATTACAGATTGATATGATTAATTTTTTAGGATATTTATTAAAATGACTCCGTTCCCCAATACAGGTTAAACCAATATCCCTAGCATGTATAGAATTATCTTTATGAGTTGACCATTCCAAATTATTAGAATAATTATTTTTTACATTACCGTCTTTATGATTAACTACTGGAAGATTATCGGGATTGGGAATAAACGCTTTTGCGACTAATCTGCTAATTTGTCTTCTATATTGAATACCATTTATATATAAATTAACATATTCCCGTTTATTTTTAAATTCATTATTTTTTAATATTCTTCCAGAAACAGAATTTCTAACTCTACCAAGATCGCTAATTAAATATTTAGTTTTAATATTATTAATTATAATCGGTCTAAAAAATTCAACATTAACTTTCATATTTTTCACCCTTTCTTTTTATTAGCGTCTAAAGAGTTTAAAAGGAATTTTGGCTGCGGATTACTCAATCCTAAAACCTTATTACTATACCTTAGTTAATTAGACTAAGCCATTAATATATCACTATATTAACTTAGTAGTTTTAGGCTCTAAGAGCTTCCCCGACAATTAAAGAAGTTTTCTATATATGTTACCACATATAGGGTCTAATAATTAAACCGTTTGTCTGAATACTTTTTTATAAGTTGTTGCATTGGTATAAGAACGTTGATAAACATTATCAATATCGTTAACCTTCCTTTCAATACCTAATTGAAGTAAAACATCTTTAATATTATACATAACAAATTTCTTATAATTTCTGTATGGTAAAGTTTTAATATTACCATCTTCAGCATAATCTAATTTTTTATCACTAATCTCTTTTTCTGCAACATAAGTAAGAGCATTGGAACGTAGTTCTGATCCTCCTTTTCGTAAACTCGCATACACTATCATTTGGTCTAAGAAAACAGTATAAGAAGATATTTTAAAATAGTCTCCTTTATTTGCTACTTTAAAGTTTCTCATATCCTTTACAAACATTAGTTCTTTTATGTTAAAATCAGGATGACACATTACCTCTTTTGGGTCTAAATCTAACTCTTTCATCCTAGCTATCATATACGGTACATCAAATCCGATATTCCATATCATTAGAAAATCTCGTTTAAGAGTATTTATTAATTTAAATGTATCTATTAGTAATTCACTTTCATCCTCATACATATAAATATTGTAATTTAGTTTCCCATATGATTCATCAAATGTATTATGAAGTTCTTCAATAAAATTATCTATATCTTTTTTAAATTCTTCTATTTGAGGATTATTTTCATTTTCTAAAAGAAAAGTAAAACAAGTATTAGTTGTTTCATCTATTAAAGTAATTGCATTGATAGGGCATTCACCATCTTTAGGGAATCCAACTACTTCTATTGAATCAACCTCAATATCAAGATATGTTTTAGTTATAGGTTTAGGTTTATCATTATGATAATTTAATAACCATTGTATTCTATACCAATTTTCAATATTATAATCTGAACCAAATACATATCTATATTTATGTAAATTATTAATAGCATATCTATTTCTGGTTTCTATCTTTTGTTTAATATAAGTTAAATATTCTTCACCAGCTTGTTTAGCTATATAAAAAGGTAAGTCTTTATATTTGGCTCGGTGACATTCAGTTTCGTTTAAAGGACTAAATGATTTATTATGTTGAAAGTTTTTAAATTCTTCTTTTGTAAAATAAATTTCCATTTCAGGCTCATCTATAGTTAATATATGTTTCTCTCCAGTAGTTAAATCTTTATAAATAATGTCAAGACTGTCTTTATACTTTCTTTCCTTATTAGGATAATGATAAATTGTTTCTAAAAACATTATGTTATTACTTTTTATTTTTCCGAGAAAATTCATTCAATTCACCACCAATTCAAATATTTTTTATTTAAAAATTTGTTACTAAAATAATTGAAAGCTATCATTTTGGTACTGGCTATATTATATGAATTAATTAACAAAACACAATAATAAGGGGGTTGATATTATGAATAAAAAATTATTTACTGTAGATATTAAAATACCTTTAAAAGATAATGAATTATTAGAAGGAATTCGTTCTTTAACTACACCAATATATCAAAAGAATGAAAAAAATAATTCATTTACTTTATCTTCAATAAGTAATAATAAAAAAAAAGAAAAGAAAAAAAAGAATAAATTTGATAATATAGAATTAATGGCTGGTGGTGAAATAAAAAATATAGCAGATGACAATATTGAAAGAAATGAAGATACAAATCTAATAGACATAGATGAATTACTTAGGGATGAGGATGATGATATAGGGAATTTGATTATTAATGAGCAAGGAAAAAATTATAAAAAATTAAAAGAGAAAGAAGATTATAAGAAAGAATTTGCTGAAGAGTTAATTCTATTATATAGATTATTAGATGAAACTAATGTATTTGGTAAAGAACTAGAAAAAAAATATAAAAGTTTAGATGGGACTAAAGTTAGAGGTATTAATAAATTTGTTTTTGATTTAGGTTTATTAGTATTAAATTCTAAGCAAAGTAAATTAAATATACTAAAAGAAATTTCATCAGTGAAAAAATCTATTATTGATTTGAAGATTAAGGCTGATGGTAAAAAAGATGCTGCTTTAAATACAATGACATCAGAACATTTAGCTTCTTCATATCTTAAAGCTGTTGTTAATCATGGTCGTTCTGATTTCATAAAAGAAATGAATAATAAAGATACTTATAGTGGAATAATAGAATCAATAAATTCAGATTCAGATGATAATAATATTGAAGGTTATAATGAAAAAGAATTTAGCAATTATAATGAGTACATTGCTTCAAGATTAGAAAAGGAAAATAATCCTTTTAGAAGTAGTGATGGTAGTAAATATATTGAGTATGAGAATTTAGAAGTAAAGCTTCATATAAAAAAATGTGTTGATACTGGTGAATGGGAATTTGTTGCATTAGATAAAGATAAACAACAAATATTTGATTATCCGGTACCAACTAAAAGAGATGTTGGTAAAATGAAATTTAGTCCTGATGGAACATATGCAACAGATTCAAGAGGAAGAAGTTATAGAGTAACAGAATATTTTTCTAGTATGAGTGATGAATAAAAAAATAATAGATATGGGAATTCCCATATCTATTATTTTTATTAATTAATAACAAGTTGATACTATTTTTAGAGCCTTTTCTAACCCTTTAATCATTCCCTGTAATTCTAAATCTTCAGGGTTCTCTTTTAGTTTAATATCTAATTCTTTTTTTCATCTGTAATCTTTTCAATTACATTATCATATGCGATATCGGCAAACATTGACAAAAATACCACCTCCTATTTTTTAATAATTTCTTTCATTGTACATTCTAAACAAAGAATACCCAAACCTAATATATTAAACACAGGGATTGTTCTTTTATCACATTTTACACAATTATCAACCCCCATATATTGATGAAGTAACATACTTTTATCATAAAATAAAATAGGGAATAAATTAATTTTAGCTTCAGATAAAAATTTTTTAATACAATCTTCACAAAGAATATATTCTTGATTAGTATTATCTCGTATATGGTAAAATGATTCGGATATGCAATTACATTTAATTGCTCCCTTTTTAACAGGTTTATCTTCAATAAAAGCTTCCAATAATTGTTCAGAGTTTTTCTTTACATATTCTCTAATATTAGTATTATTCATATTATTAAAAAACTTTACATGAAGGCTTTCATTTGTTCTAAACGGAAGGTATGCTGATTTAATTTCATGATTATCATCTTCCTCATTTTTAATATAAAATTCTTCTATTCTCCATTTAAATATAGCAAGAATAACTTGTATCCATGAAAGCAATCCTGTATTTCTAAAATCATACCATTTAGTTAACTCATAGGTTTCTGAACCAATTTGTATATCAAAATCTAACTTCTCAGGAATATTTAGATATTCTTGATTTAAGAATTTAGTAACTTTTTCATAACCTCTAGTGTTACTTTCTTCACTAAATCCCCTATACTTAACTCTTTGTGGATATACTTTTGTTATTTCTTTGTCATCATTAATATTATCAACAATAGCCCAACCAAATACATGAAGATTCATATTCACATACCATAACATACCACTATCTCTAAATTCCTGCCACGCATCTTGAACTAACTTATCCATTATTTTAAAACCTCCCATTTTTCTTTTGTATTAAAATTTATATTAATCGTATTATCAATATTAATATTTGGATATTAAACTATCAATTAGGATTGATAGTTTAATATCCAAATTCAGAACTTTTTATCATTTTAAGTAAAGATCTTTTAATATTATTCACCAATACATTTTTATCTATTTATATGATAAGGAAACTATTCACCGAATGCACCAAAAGTTAATATACTAGTAATAATAAAAGAAATTGCAAATAAAAATAAACCTGTAAAAATTTCAATTAATATTTTAAATACAATCAAATAATCATTATTTATCCATATTTCTTTTAATATAGGTATGGTTAAAAATATATTGAATAATGATATTATGCCAATAAACATAATAAGAAATAATGAATCTTTTACCATTTTATTATGTCATCTCCTAATGAGAACATTTTATTGTTTTAAGTAAAGTTCTTTTAATATTATCAATTACTACATTTTTATCCAATATAATCAGTCTTATCTATAATAGTTTTAAAATTTATTGGATAACAATAAAGTTTCATTATTGATTTTATTTTTATTTCTTTAATTTTATTTGTTGTACCTGTTATAAAATCATCTTGCAATAAAAAACGGTGTCTATAATCAAATAACTTAATTCTAATTGGTAAAAATAAAATATTATCTTTATTATAATAAATAAGTTCCCAACCAAAAGTTTTTAATACTGTATTGATATATTTCAATACTCCTGTATAAATAAACCCATACCAACAATTTTCCTCTTTATTAACATATTTCGAAGTCTTTTTAGTTAATATGACTTCAATTATATTTTTATTCTTTTTATATTCTAACTCATAGTTAAAAATATTTTTATTTACTATTTGTAACATATTACTTTCTATGAAGTCATTCCAAAGAATATTAATTGTTAGATTATCATATTTTGTTCTTTCATGCACTTTACATATATATTCCGGTGATTTAAATTCATTAAACATTATTAACATATGATTATACCATAATTCTTTATACTCTTTAAGTAACTTATTTTCACATGTTTCTGTTTTTAATAAAAATTCCATTAATAAACACCCCAATATATTATTTATTCTAAAGTTTTTACAAAATCAATTAATTTATTGATATATTCATCTCTTATACAAAGCATTAATTGAACAGTTTCATCATTTTTAAGCCAAATAAATCCTTTTTTACCTATTCTTTTAGATAACTCATCATAATATTCTTGACATTTATTAATCGTTTCCATTTGTATATCTTTCATGTCATCTATTTTCTCATCTATAATAGGTTCATGAAAATATAAGGTATCATTTTCCTTACAATATCCACATATACAACCCCAAGGTTTTTCTGTTAAATTCATTATTGACAACTTATATTTTACAGGTAAATCTAAGTTAGGTCCTATTCCCCACAAATATTATCAACATCATGATCATGAAATCTTTCATGAACTAAAACGGTGTTTTCATTTGTTGGAACTAGCTCATATTTCATTTAATTCATCCCCTATATTATTCATATTTTAATTACCATAATCTATTTTTAAAAGTTTACCATTTTTATATCCCCAATTATTTACCCCACAATCATCTAACATAAAATCTTTCATTTTATCATCTTTATATCTTTCTTCTATCATTTCAACAAATGGTAACCAAGAATCATGGGGGTTATATCCATCTATAACAACAAAATCGACTTTTTCCATAATTAAAAACAATCCAAATCTATTACAATGATAAACTTTTGCTAAGTCTTTATGACTGCCGGAAAAAATCTTTTCATTTAAATTATGAATTATTCCCCTTATAAAAAGATTATAATGTTTTATATTGGGTATTTTAATAACAAAATTCTTAAAAATAAAAACTATTCTAGTGTTTCCTCTTTTATCAATATTAAAAAACATTTTTTGCCTCCTTATTTATTAGGACAATCATTTTTTAGTTATAAATATCGGTTTTGTTAAGTTACTTTATATAATTTTTTTGATAGAGTCGTACATTTCTAATTTCATTCTCGTTATTTCATCCACATTATCATGTTCATGATAATATAATGTGTTATTCTCTTCACAATAACCACATATACAACCCCATGGCTTTTCAGTTAATGGTATGGTTAAAGTAATGAATTGTTTCATATCTCCAGGAGAGTTATTACTAATAAATACATTAACTTTTACATTATAACTTCCGGGTGGTATCAGAAAATACTTCATAATATTTATTTCTCCTTTTTATTTATTCTTAATTTATAATATATATTTTTATAATATTTAAAAATTATATATTTAATCTTGTAAATATTTATCTAAATAAGATAAATAATTTATTTAGAGAAATACCCATTACATTTTTCACACTTATAAATTTTTATATTACCATAACTTTTATGTTCTTTTTTTAGTGATGTTATGAATTTATATAATCTTGAACAGTTACACTGATTAAAACTCTTCAATATTTGTAATTCTTTTTTATACCATGATAAACGTTTTTCTTCTCTTAGTAACATACCAATCCCTGAATCTGTAATATGACACCAAGAGTATTTAGATATTTGGTAATGTGCATTTAATGATGTTTGAGTTTGCTCAATTTTATTTTCAAATATTTTAATAATTAAATTCATTTAATAAAACCCTCATCTCCCTTATTTAAAAATTATGTTTTTATTCTTATAATTATCTAATTCAACATTAGATGTTAGTATTAAATCAACTGGATAACTATCAAACATGTTATTATGTGTTATTAAGAATATCTGTTCCGCTTTTATAATATCAAGCTGTATGTCTAGTATATTAAGAAACATAATTCTATTTTTTTGATCCAATGTGGCATCAATTTCATCTAATAACATAATATTATATTTTTTTATAGATTGCTCTATTAGAGCAAAGGACAAAGCTATTGAAACAAAGCTTCTTTCTCCTTGAGATGTGTGAATAATATCATCAATTTTCATATTATTTTTAATGTACGGAATCTTAAATTCCTTTTCATTAATTTCAAAATCATCTATTTCTAATTCACCTTTATATATAAAATCTAATAAATTATTAACAATCATTTTAGTATTTTTTAAATATAATTGTATGAATAATAAGGGTATACCTTTATTAGATGATACTGATTCTTTGATTAGTGAAATTTCATCAAATTGTTCTTCAAGGATATTTCTTTCTTCATTTAATGATTTAAATTCCCTTATTTTAAATTTAATATTATTAATCTCATTTTCTATCTTCTTTATTTGTACATCATAATTACTTATTTCTTTCTTATAAATATTTATCCTATTAAAATAAACTTCTGTTTCTTGAAGTTTATTTTTCTTATCTTTAATATATTTATCAATTTCATCATATCTTTCTTCTAATAGTATTAACCCATTATTTAAAAATGTATATGATAAATATAGTTCTTTAGTATTATTGTATTTATCAATAGTAATATTTAATTGATTAGTATTATCTTTTAAATCACTTATTTGATTTTCTAATGACAAAATATCATCATTAATCTTATTTATTTCATCTTGTAATACTTTCAATGATTTAGAATTCTTCTCTATAAAAATCATTTCTCTTTTAATTTCTTTAATTTTATCATTAATAGATAAATAATCTTCATAGTCTTCTAAAACACTAATATATTCAGTAATCTTCTCTTCATCAAAGAATGTAATATATTCCTTAATAGAATTAAGAAGATTATTAATATTGAAAAATTCTTCTGGTAATTTATCTAATAATTCTTTATTAGTCTTAATCAGTAAATAAATATAATTCATATTTTTACTAATAGAATCCATGGTTATATAATATTCTCTTCTAGTTTCAAGTTTATTATTTTCTTGGTTTAGTTTTTCAATAGGTGTTTCTGTTTTAGATGAATATCTATTATAAAAATTAATATATGGACATTCATTTTCTTTACAACCAGGAGTTTTAAACATAACGAATAAACCTTTATTAGTAAAACCACTTTCATTAAGATTCATAAGTTTAATATTATTCTTATTTATCTTATCATCAATTCTAAGAATATTTTCTTTAATTATACCATCTAAATTACTCTTATTTATTATATGATTAATTACTTCAATTACAGCATTAGAATTAAAAGTATAAATATTAGAAATAATATTATTAATTTCTTGCATTAGTCTTAAAGCTCGTAATAGTTCTTCTTTGGTACATTTAGGATTAAAATCTCTAAATATTTTTTTATAATTACTTTGTTTATTATTTAATTCTATATAGAAATCATTTAGTTTAATATACTCAACTTCAGATATAAGATATTTTAATTCATTATCAAGTTCTTCTCTTTTTAAATAAAGTTTATCCAATTGAGTAATATAAAAACTAATCATATTTTTATTAGATTCAATTTTACTATTAGAATTATATATATTCTTATCTAATTCTTTTATATTATCAGAAACATTTCCTATTATAATAAGATTCATTTTACTTTTTTTCTTTTTAATAGATTGAATTTCAATATGAATATCTTTTAATAACTCAATATGTGATTTTAAATCATTATTAAATGATTCTATTGAATCGGGTATTATTGATTCAATAGTAGTATTATATTTCCATATTAAACCTATATTATTTTCTCTATGTTCCTTTAACTTATTTAACTCTAATTCTAACTTCTTTATTTCATTCTTTAATTCTTTAATATCAATAATTCTCAACTTATCTATTTTATCAACAACTGATTTTAACATAACTCTTAATAATTTACTATCCTCATTTATCTTCTTATAAAATTGAGAATATATATCAATATCAGATAATAAATCTGATGTAAATCCTTTTCTTTCAGTTGCTTTCATATCAATAAAATTAGTTACATTAGAACCTAATCTAATTAATTTTAAGAAATCTAATTCTAATAAAAATTCCATTAAAATACATTCTTTAAATGAGTTAACATTACCATTAGGATTTAATTCAATATCATTCTTAGATATAAAGCTCTTAACGCTAATTCCATTTTTAGAATTAATGTAATGATGTTTAATTACGTATAAAATATCATCATCTTTTATATGTATTTCCTTATAACCATTCTCACCTTCTATTATTAAATTAGTGTTATTTCTGACATCCATATTACCAGGATAAGGAAAAGGATGTAAATGACTTATTAAAGATGTTTTACCTGAACCATTATCACCTACTAATAAAATAACCCTATTTTTTGATTTAGATATATCTATTTCAATAGTCTTTCTTCTCATAGAAGAATATATACTAGCCATATTTTTTAAACATAAATAAAGTATTTTCATAAGTTCACCTCCAAAAATATAAAAAAATAATAGACTATATAAATATAGTCTATTATTTTGTAGTTGATAATTTAAAAAACTAATTTGAAATACTTCTAGAAATATAATCTATTTTTTTCAATTCCTTAGATGTTTTATTTAAAATGACACTAATCCCATAAATAATATCAGATGAATTTAATAAAAAGGCTTTAACATCACGACTCTTAGATAAATCTACCATTAAAATATCTTTATCAAAATGTAACGGTAACGAATCACTCCATGCTATATTATATCCATCATCATTTTTACAGACAGAAATAGGAACAGGGCTATTTATTACAAAATTACCAACAAGTGTGTGAGTAACTTTTAATAATTCTAATAAATTCTCAGCAGCTTTAATTATATTTTCATTTACCATGGTGACCCCCTAATTTAAATTTAGTCTATTATTTTGATATATATTACCAACAATTTCACAAATTGAATTAACATCTTTTAATTGATAGCCTGCATAAAAGATACCATCTTTAAAAGTCACTGGTTTAATAGTTTCTTCTTTTTCTGAAAAGAAATTTTTATATTTCACTAAAAATCCACTATAAATTTTTTTACCATTTTTATCCCGTAATCCAGTATATAAAAGTTTCTTATGACTATCTGGGTTTAAAGTTAAACCTCTTCTTATATCAATAATTCTACCATCACAAGTTATTACACATTTATCTTTTTTCATATTCATTTTTATTTATATACCAAATAAGGAATTCAATATTCAAAATAAAGAACCTCCTTTATTCAACCGGAATTAAAATTACTGCTGGTATACCTCTAGGTTTATCGGGACATAAATCTTTCTCAGAAAACCCCTGTGCAATTAACTTATCCGACAATTTTCTGATATATATCCCACCAGAAGTTTTAGTAGTTTTATCAGGTAAATAAATACATTTTTTTATTTTTTCCAGTGGTTTTATATTCTCGGTACTTCTAGGATTGTTTCCTATGACAAGTATATCATTGTCATTGTAAGGTTTTAGTAATTTAATTAAATCTTTTTTTCTTATATACATATTTTTTACCCCCATAAATTTATTTTATTGAACTATTATATATACTAAAAACCTCTTTTACAATTTTATCAACTGTAGGAGAATTAATTCTATTACAACTAAATTCAATTTCATATTCATCAGTAACTGGAATTTCTTTTAATTCTTTTTTATTACTGAAAATACTTAAAAATATGTTATGGTCTGTTCGTGTATTTTCTAAAATCATTGTATATCTTTTTGCATGATAAATATGTTTCTCTAAAAATCTACAAAAATATATTTTACTGGAAAAATAATCCCCTGTAGTAAAGTCTTTCATATTCTTTGCATATATAACTCTATTCTTTTCTAAATCTAAATACCAAAAATACTCAGTATTATCATTTAGAGGATAAATTCTCCAATCTTCTTTATAACCAAAATATTTATATATTAATTCCTGTAACTTAAAATATTTATCAAGTAATTTCATTTTTCCTCCTCATTTAACTTATATTTTAATATCAATAACTAAACCACCATTACTATTTTCAGATGGTTTTTTATCCTTTTTTTTCTTTTTCTTTTCTACTTTCTTTTGAAACTTTTCTAACATATCAAATACATCATCAATACAGAAATTATCAACGTCTATTTTAGCCATATAAAACATCTCCTTTTTTATTTTATTTAAATAATAATATATATTCATATATGATTTTGTTGTTGAAATAATAAAAAATAAAATCCAATAATTATTGGATTTTATTATATAATAAAATAATTAATATTTCTCTAATAACTTACTAAATTTATTAACTAATAATAAGGATAAATCTTCATCCTTTAAGTTAATGTTATTAGCCTCTTTGCCAAATAAATAAATTAAACGTGTGATACCAAACTCAGAAACCAATGAAGTTATTTTTTCTTTACTTTTTATTGATAAAGGAATTTTTATTTCTTTTTCAAATAAATTAAAAAATATCTCATCCTCTTTAGAAGGAGTATAGTACAGTCCATGAATTGCCCAGTTTCTAACTATAGAAACAAAATAACCAAAAGTCTGTTTTTTCTCATCATCTTTTCTAGAAAATACATCTATGGCCGCTTCTAAATATTTAATAGGGTTAAGCTTACGTGAAGTAAGATAAAAATATAATTCTTTTATACCCTTAACTTCAATATCATGTTCATGAATATTTGGGGATATATTTTTCCTATAATAATTTATTAAATGGTCTATTTCAGTACCAACTTTATCAACTTTATTCTGAGTATTATTTTTTGTCTGCATTCTACTCCATGCTGACCTAACTGTAGTGATAAGTATATTCTTATCTTTTGAGAATTTCTTTAAACCATCCAATTTGTCATCTTCAACATATTTAATTAATTCATTTTTTAAATCATTCGTCCAATTAATACGTTTCATTATCTACATCTCCTATTGTATTTTTAAATGAATTATATAAATAATATATATTCATATATAATTTTGTTGTTGAAATAATAAAAAAATAAATCTAAGAAATTAATCTTAGATTTATTAAATTAATTATATTTTTTCATGAAATTCTAAAACGGGTCTCCAACCAATATCAATTGATGAATATGCTGGCGGACAATTAAAATAACCTAAGTTTTCACCATAACCATTAAATGAATATGTTGACCTTGGTTGAGAAAACATATTTGGTAACTTTTGACACCATGAATAAATATAAAGCCACTTTTTTAGTTCAGATTTATTAGAATTATTTTTTATAACTTCATCTATTTCAGGTATATTAAATTCATCAGGATCAAGTTTTTCACTACCATTCATCATTAGTCTAAGTTTAGAATGTGGTAATGCTGAGCTAATATTAATAATTTTTTCACCATATACTAATCCATGTTCATGAAGGGTATCTATTGATATATTGATTAAAATAACTCTATCACATATTAAGATTTTTTTATAACCATTTTTAATAACATGCCATTTTAATTTATCCTGTTCATCAGACTCTAAGTTTCCAATTGTCCATTTAGACATATCAGGTAATGTTAAAAAGTCTGATATATCACTCTCTTCCCCTTTTTCAATCCATGGTCTCTTTGGTAAAGGTTGAATAACACCATCTCTTAATAGTACACCTAAATTAGTAATTCCATGATATTCTAACATTTTACACCCCCTAAATATTTTTTTATTATTTATGTTATTTAAATAATAAAAAATAAATCTAAGAAATTAATCTTAGATTTATTAAATATAAATTAAGTAATTTTATTATTAGCCGCTAATAAATACATTATTACATTTGCAGTAATTTCAGGGTCTTCAATATTAAACCCAGTTATTAATTCTATAGTTTCCATATAGTTTTTAAAATAAAAGTATTCTAAAAACTTAATTGCTTTTTTAGTAAATTCTTCTTCATTTAATTTACTAACATTTTTCCAATTACGAATAATAACTTCAACAGTACGTTCAGGTTGATAATTTTCTGTTCCGAACCCACCATACCAACCTGAAGTTAAATAAGCAACTAAACCGGCAAATGAACTAGTTTTAATATTTTTAATTCCAGGATACTTTACAATTGAATAATAAAGAGCATTATTTAAAACAGAATTTCCATGTTCTTTATCTTCATTAATATTAGTACATTCTTTAGAATTTAATAAATTCAATACTTTATTTTCTTCAGTGGGATTATCAAAATATTTTAAAATAATATCTTCATTTAATAACATTATTAAAACAACCCCTTTTTTTAGTTTAAAGTACCTTTAATTTTTTCAATAAATATTTCAGCATCAACTAATAAGTCCTTTCTTAATTTAGCAAAAGAATTATTACGACCTATATTATACATATTTAATAATTCAGCTATAATCACTTTTTCTGATCTGTTATCAATATTCAGATTTTTAACGGACTTTTCTAAATTAAGGAATAATTGGGAATATTCTGGATTATTTTTAAGTGTTACTTCAATATAATTTTTACTATTTAACTTCCCAATACAACCATCTAAATCATATTCATCAGGAATAAAGACATATAAGTATTCATCATTTTCATCAAATTCTTTATATAAAACCAATCCTTCCATCATTAACACTCCTTTCATATACTATAATTCAATTAAAGTTTTTTTACCTGTACCAATATAATTAATCTTACAATTTATTTGGATTTCAAATTTTTGTATATACCTTTTAATAATATCCGACACTACATCCGCCGATTCATTACATGTATAATCAATATAATCTAAATGATTCATAACAACTATATTTGGTTTGTTTACCATTATTGCTCTCTTAACAAGATCTGCATCAAACTTACCAACTCTTCTTTTTCTTAATGTAGCTGATGTATATTCAGTTAAATCAATGTCGGACCCATATATAGGTAGTCTTTCCCATGATATTTCATTTTCTAATGGACCTGAATTACCTCCAACTCTTATTGGAAAAGCTCGAATAACCATAATAATATTTTCGACATCAAATGGACTCATTCCAGATTCCATTAAAAATCCTGCCGCAGTTGTATCTCTGCTAGTACAATATGGGTAATTTTTAGAATGAATTGGTGATAAGTCGAACCCCTGTGTACCCTCAATAATAACATGTTTACCTTCATCTAAAAGGCCTCTTAAATATGTTTTTGTATCACAAATATATTTTTTTATACAAGCACAATCTTTAGCAAAAGTTATATTAGATGTTCTTTTCAACCTTTGGATAACGGCTTGTCCTGTCCCACTTTCAGTAGAACCAATACTAAGCTGTAATCTATCTTCTCTTTCACTTATTTTCATACATTCATCAATAATAACTGCAAATGGGTCTATTTTAAGATTATTGTTTTTAACCTGTGTTTTATTTATTTCTTGAAATAAAATACCCAAATCAATATACGAACCACTAGGCAGTATACTAACAATATTTTCATCAATAGAAACAGTAGGTAAAATTCTTAATACAAACTCACCTTTATTTTCATCGACAACAATATGACCAGAGTTAGTCCCACCTACACGTACAACAGCAGAAGCTTTTAATTTCTGTGAGAAAAAATATGATACCTTTCCTTTACCCTCAGAACCATACTGCCCACCTACTATAATAGAGATTGGCATCTAGATACCTCCCTTTAATATATTAATACCTTTTAATACCATAAAAAATTTTATATGGTATTAAAATATAAAAACATATTATTTATTTTTTTCTTCTTTATCCCATGTAAAATAATCTTTATATAATAAATCTACTTCTTCTTCACTTAATACTTCCCATCTACTTCTTTGTAATTTAGAAACCATGTTTCTATAACACTTATCATTTTCTTTACACATATCGTCAGCTGTATCAATATCATCAATAATTTTCCATAAATGATATAGTTTTTCCCGATTATTAAGTGCTAAACAAATATCTTTAGCTTGATCAGGACTTTTACATTCGATTATTAAGTTATCATGTTCATCATAAATGTTATTAACATAATTCTTACCAACAACATATTTACAAATTTTATTATCTATAAACCTTCCTTTACCTTTAATCAAATCTTTAATACATGTATACCTATAATTTAATTCTTTTCTTATTTCATAACATCTATTATTAATTTTAGAAAATATATCTTCCCACTTCTTATCGTACTCATATTTACTATTTTCATAACTATTTATAACTAAGGCGAGTTCACGTATAAGAAGTTGTATTTGTTCATTAGCTGGTATAATGGTATAAATATTTATTAAAGGAATTTTAGATTCATCATTTTCTTCAGGAAAAGTTGTATGTGCATAACAATATTTAAAACTATTTAAGGGTTCATTAACAAATTGAACAACTACATTAATATCAGGATACAATTCTGTCATAACCTTATTTACAGTTTCAAACGGGTCATTAACAATTTTTATCATTACAATTTCCTCCTTTATTTTTGTTATATTCATGAAGATACTTAGCATTGTTTTTAGTAAGAGAAATTAATTGTCTAAAATTTTCTTTAGCTTTAAGATAATTTTCTCTTAATAATTGAAGTCTTTTCCATTTATCTTCATTCCATCCAAACTTTTTATTAAATTCTTTAAAAAATTCTAATTCACTACATTCATCATCAGTATCTTTACAATCCCAACCACAAATAATCCCATAAATCCAGGCATCCTCTTTACATTCACTAAAATCTTTAGAACTAAATGATATTGTACGCTCTAAAGATTCAAAAGGGTTTTCATTAAGAGTTAAATCATCAATAGAACTAGCAAGAATATTAAGTTCCTCAGGATACATTTTAACATCTCTCCTTATTACAGATATTTTAATTTTTTCTTCTGTTATTATACCGTCTTCTAAAAGATTATGCAGTTTATCAAGATCGACATCTTCTTTCTGAACTTTAACTTGAATCCAATTTGGTTCATGTTTTCTATAGTCAAGAAAGGTTTTAGGCTCTTTACCTAAAACTTTTTTAAACATTTCTACAACCCTTTCACCAGCTGCCTTACATTTAACAAATCCAGCAAGATCATAGCCAACCCCTCTTGATGAAAACCATTCTCCACCATTTTCAGGAGGGTTATCAGGTCTTACATAAGGGTGTGAGGGTATACCTTTTCTTGGATGTTCTTGTAAATTTGGATATATTGGTGGAGAACCGAAACCTATACAAGATTCTTTCACTCCGTCTGATAAAACTACAAAGAATCCATCACATTCACCACATTTTACAGGATGTGAACCACCACCTGAAATAACAGTACCATAACAATACTCACATCCACAATGTACACAACCATATTGTTTAAAATTAGATGCACTTACAGCAATAATTTCATTACTCATTATATCCATCTCCTTAAATTTTATACATAATTTTTTCTTTTTAATTGTTTCTGTTTAGCAACATTTATTCCATTAACATCATCCATCAGTAGTACTAATCCTAATATTCTAATTAGATTTCCAAGGTTTTCCCCTTTCCATAAATATAATCTAACATCATGTATTTTATTACTGTTATCAGTTAATTTCATTTCAAGCTCTATATTTTCCGTAAAAAAGTTAAATATCTTGTTTAACTCAGAAATCGAATCAGTAACTAATAGATCATACTCCAATAAACTTTCTAATTCCCCATGACCATAAATACCAGATAAGTTATGATAATTATCATTACACAAAACATTCTTATGATTAACACTATATAACATTTTTATTACCTCTTTATAAATTAATCAATAACTTTAAAATCATAAAACACAAGATATTTATCAATACAAGTTGTAAAATCAGTTTTAATAATTTTACCATATGACCATTCTAAACAAATGTGTTTATCCATTTCAATAAAACCTTTTACTTTACAAAAAATATGGCTTAGATACCTAATAAAATCATTAAAAAGATTTATTGGAGCATTAGGATGAGTATACTCAATCACTATTCCAGTACCAATAGATTTTTTTAATATTACATAAAAATCTGGATTAATAATAGGAAAAAAGTAAGGATGAGGATGGTCTCGTCCCTCAATAATAATTAACTTTTTAGATATATCTATAGTTCCATTAAAAATAGTTATAAAACAGGGGTAATAAATGATTTTAATATTTGGAATTTTAGAGAATTCCAAATATTTTAGTTTTGCTTCATGTGGAGTTAAAGCAATATCTAAACTAACAAATTTATTATTTTTGTCAACACAATTTATAGTATAAAAAGTATCGTCTAATATTGTTTCTTCTGTCATATATTTCATTGAAACTGGTCGTAGTCCTAATTCCTTAATTATACTAGTGTCTTGTTGAAAATTATACATTTATTTACACCTCCTTGTTAGTCTTTCCTGTAATCTGTTCAAATATAATAGAAGTGCCAGTTATTTTAATAACAAATAAACTAAAAATTCTATTACCAAATTGAATTCTAATTACATCTCTAACATCTATTTTATCTCTATTTCTAATAGAAGTAATAAAATTCGGATTAAATATTTCTTGTATATCACCATTATCTTTTTTAACAAATAAAAGTTTATCTTTAAAATCTAATTCTTTAACTTCTTCATAAAAATCTATTACTTTTACAGCTCCACCACCTATACCACTACTTTTACAGGCTTCAGAAATAGAAGTACCTCTAATCATTTCTACTTTACCATCTTTCCAATGTAATCTATAAATATTCATCATTTTTATTAAATCTCCTCTATAATTTATTTAAAAATCTTTACTATCAATAATTATACTTTCTTTTAATGGGTTCATTTTATCAACTCCACTATCAAATATTTCTAACCTCCAATCTATACCTAAAACTTCACACCATATCTTAAAATTAGATACAGACATTTTAGTATTATTATTTAATCCAGATTTTCTATTATTAAGAGCATAGTTATCTAAGAACTTACTCTTATAATTCTTTAAATTTATTTTCTTTTCAGTAATAATCTTTTTAACAGCCACTTTTAAAAAGTCATCTGTTGGTTTAATAGTTGGTGTATATGTTTCAGTATTATTATTAATAATCTCAACATCATCGGGATTAGCAAAATTATCTTTATTTTCTTTTACTTTATCAAATAACCAATCAATATTTAATTCAGTGATATTATCTATACTATATATCTTTCTTTCTTTCTTACTTGGTTCAACAAATTTATATGTTCCGTTTTCTATATAAATACCTGGTTCTAAATCACTTTTAAGTTTATTAATCTTACCGTGAAATATATAAACTAAATCACCCTTTATATAAGCAAAACCAACTGTTAATTTATCATTATTAAAAAATGGTTTAACTTCATGTATTTCATCATCTTTTGTAAAGATACATCTTCCTAAAAATACTTTTACTTTAGGCATATATTACAACCCCTTATTGGTTTTTGTTATATAAATAATATATATTTATATATTAGGTTATTATAAAAAAATAAAAGGGTGTAAAAACTACCCTTTTAATAATATTTTTTCATCAGAAGCATACCAACAACCATTTTTAAACTCCAACCAAACTTTATTTGTCATAATTTCTCGTATAACATTTATTGGAATACGAGTTCCTGACACATATTTAGCAAAAGCTAAACAAAGAGTGACATAACCAGGTTTTTTCTCTATATTAGCTTCTGTTATACTTTTTAACAAACCCAGATTAATTACCAATCTGGCTTTTCTACCCCGCATTACTTCATAATTATGACTAGATACGATAGTACTAGAAACAGTATCAAAACTATCATCACTAAGATTTTTAACAATGTTGATTAAATTCATATTTTTCACCTTCCATAAATTTATTTATTTCTAAATAATAATATATACTTATAATTTATAAATATACTAAAGTTTTATATAGTTATATTTATATGGAAGAGGATTAGAACTTTTTCTCTCGTTTTCTCTCAATATATTTAAAGCTTCATTAATTTCACTTACATTTAAAATATTTAAAATACGACGAGATAATTCCCAAAAATCACAATCGGTTAAAATAATTTTAGATTTAAGAAATTCGGAAAAATCATCGGAAATTCCGTAATAATCTATTTCATCTTTAAGAGTTGTTAAATCACAATTAGAACATTGATCTGAAAAAATACTACTGGGTGTATTAATTTTATGATCACACCAACTACAAATAATATCACTCACTAATAATCAACTCCTTTTTTATATTTTAAAAATTAAAGAATTCTTTATCTGATTTTGGTCTATATACAAAGCCTTTAACTTCTTCTTTATCTTTATTATTAACATCTGAAATAGGATGATACTTTTTAGTACTAATAGTAATATTATTTAAATCTTCTCCCTTATCTAAACAACTCACATAATAATTTAATAATTGTTGTGAATATGTATATATATCAACTTTACTTAATGTATAAAATAATGATTCAAAAGCATCAATAGGTAATTCAATAAAATTATCACTATTATTTATATACATAATAACACCCTCATATGAAACTTCATTTTCATCATATATAATTGAAGGTTTTAATATCATTCTTTGATTTAAACCTAAGTTATAAATCTTTAATGTATATTTATCTACCATATCAGGATATATTACAATTTCTCCTTTAGAATTCATTGCAAATATTTCATCACCATATAGATTAGTTAACATAGTTTTAAAATTCTTTATTAACTGATATATATTACGTTGAGTAATCATAATAGATCTACTCTTATCCCATTCTTCTTCTTTATTATTAATATCTAATGATAAATAAACTGATGGATTTAAAGTAAGATATTTAACCTTATTAAATTCAAATTTTTTATGATAACTTTCTAACTTATTATTTTTTTCTTGATATAATTTAACATTAATTTTTAAATTAAAATTTTTAACTGGTTGTAAAATAACTCTACTAATTCTTTGTACTTTATTCATTATATCACCCTAACAAATAAAATGCTCTATTATTAAGTTGAGGATGAAATAAAAAAATAATAAAGTGATAAATATAAATAATTTATCACTTTATTAATCAATATTATTTAGTTGGAATATGTGGGGTATATTGAAGTAATTGGTATATTACACATATAAAAATAATTTGCTAATTCAGGTGACAGTTCATAAATTTTTTCTATTATTTTTTCACATACTTCAATATTTTCATCAGAATTAGCAGATACTCCAATAATACGTCGTTTTTTATTTTCAGTAATAAAAATTGTATTATTAATTTTTTCGTTGAAAATTATACTAATTCTTAATTCACCCAAAACCCAACTGTAACTTATCACAGGAACGTTTTTAAAATTACCACTTTCCTGTTTAGATGTATAAAAATCATTTAAGTCACATTTAATTAATTTATCCCAATCAGGTAAATTGATAACATTCTGAATACAACTATAATACTGTTTTAAGATATTATTATAGTCATCATCAGATATTTCCTCACTAATTATGGGTCCATTTAAAAAGTTAAATTGTTTTTTATTTGCCATTATAAAACCTCCAAATAAATTTATTTATTTCTAATTAATAATATATATTTAATATACATATTAAATTATTATATTAAATATCTTCTTCTATACCATTCATTTTAATCTTAATATAAAAAAGATTTGTATTTTCATTCTCCTTCCTTTTAACTTGAAATTTATTATTAATATCTCTTATAGATTTAATTCTATCTAAATATTCTTCTTTATTTTCATAATCAAGTGAAACAAAACATTTATTTGGTTCGTCTTCTTTACGATAACTAAATAAATCTTTTTCAAATAAACATTTAAAACTCTCTGGTTCTCTTGAATCATCAAAGAATAATCCATGAGTTTTACAGAATGGTGTTACAATACCTGAAGTTCCCATAATGTTCATATAGATAGTTAATCTATACAGTTCTCCTATGAACTTCCCTAAGCTTTCCTTAGGATATCAGACTATATCACCATCTCTATATAATAATATTTAATATAGAGAGTTACCTATTTCGATTTAAGGGATTTTCACCCACTCACTTGAGCCCTACTCCTAATGCTTATTTCAAAGCTAAAGGATAGTCGTTGAACTTTATTCTTATATATAATAAGAATCTTAGCTGCGGATCACTCAATCTTTTACCTTGTTACCATACCCTAGATAGTTAGTCTAAGCCATTATATTATTACTAATATAACTTGGTAGTAAAAGCTCTAAGAACTTCCCCGACAATTAAAGTAATTTTCATTATAGATTATTCCATAATGTCCCAGATTTTACATTTCTAGGATCTGAATTGCCGCATACGTTAATATCGAGCTTCCCAATGTAAGATGGGTGAATATCACGATATTTTTTTGATATCCTATTATCATTCTTGTTCCCAACACTATTCGGTTTTTAATTCACATAGATCGTTAATCTATGCAGTTCTCTTATGAACTTCCTTATCTCTCGATAAGATAATAGACTATATCTTCATCCATTATATAATCAGTATAATGGAGTTTCCTATTTCGATTTAAGGGATTCTCACCCACCTACTTAGGCCCTACTCCTATTGTGTATTCCAACACTAAAGGATAGTCGTTGAACTTTATTGTTATATTAAAAAGTATAGTTTTTTGATATATGCACCCATGAAATCCTTTTTTTTATTTTCCATATTAATCCATTGTATGCCATATTTATTTGTATATTTTTAGATAACATATTTAATTCCTCTTTTATTTCATAAGTGGAATATTTCTTTTCTAATAAATTACATATATCATGAATTAATTTTGCTGAATATTTGTTATACACATGGGATTCACCCTTAGACGGATGTTGTAATCCTTTAATCCATGAATGTTCAATATTCTCTTTAGGAGTAACCCATTCTAAATTCTTATAATAATTATTACCTTTAAAAGTATCCTTATGATTAATTTGAATAATTTTTTCATTGAAAAATATTTTTAGTGGTAAAAAATAATATCCAACTAATCTGTGCACATAAAATTTTCTCCTTCTAGTATAAATAGCTACCAATGAACATCTTAAATATCCATCTTTATCAACAAATGGTTTTATAAGTTTATCAGTTAGTTTATTTCTAACTCTACCATAATTACTAATTTCATATATGTCTTTTACATTATATTCTATAATGTCTTTCCATTCTTCTTCATGGGTTTGAATGTGTATTATCATTTAAAACACCTCTTAATATAACAATCTTAGCTGCGGATTACTCAATCCTAAAACCTTTTTACCATACCTTAGTTGATTAGACTAAGCCACTATATTGTTCCCAATATAGTTTGGTAGTTTTAGGCTATAAGAGATTTCCCGACAATTAAAGAAAACACAGGCCCTTAATTGACCTTTAATAGTATATCTCAGTTTACTAAAAAAGTCCATATCATTTATTTTATCATCAAATCTCAATAGTCCTGAATCATGTAAATTCTGAATTAATATATCGCCTGGGAATTTAAATATTTCTTCAATATTTTCTAAAGTCATTTTATTACCTAAACTTATAACTCTATTCATTCTTTTACTAAATGCTTTAGTTAATAAAGAAGCAATATATTCATTACATCTTAATCTTTTATTGTCTATAGATAAATTATCTTTCTTTCTTAATTCATCAAAATTTTGAATCATCCATCTGATAACTGAATAAACATTCTTTCGATGTTCATAGTCTATCTTCAATATATTCTTAGTAGTTTCATCTATTAATCTATCAAAGAAAACTAAAGTATTTAATCCTTTTTCATAATAATTATAAGCCATAGTAGCACTTAAGCTACCGATACGTCCAACCCAATACTCTAAATCATTTAAAAATTCAAAACTTAATCTATTATTAGAAACATTTATAATCATGAAAACTATACTCTGTACATATAGATATTTGTTAAAGAAGAATCTATTTACTTTTATTAATATTTTCTTATTAATACGAAAATATATATATTTGTCTAAATCTACTTCTGTTTCAGTAAATTCTATAATAGAATCTAGTGAGAAATATTTAAGTGTTTTTTCAACACCCATTTTAGCAAAATAAAATAAAAGTACATCGACTTCTTTTCTAAACACAAATACCCCATAAGTATTAGCAGTATAAGTTTCTCCTTGAGTATCTGGATATTCCTTTTTATTTCTTTTTAAAGATAATGGCATTAATGATTTAAGAATTAAATTCTGTTTGGTTGTATAAGTTGAACTATCAACAAGTTGATATATTAAGAAATATTTTTTACCTTTAATAGTGTAATAACCATTTTCATCTGGAATTGGTATTAATAATTTCTTAGTAAATAATTTACTCTTATTCTTACAATTTAAATTAAATCTTAGTTTTAATTCCCCATATCGACTATCTTGTAAATACATATATTTTTCTGAAACTTTTTTATTTCCTTCTTTAGTTTGTTTAACTTTCTGTCTTGTTGATATATAATCATTGATATCAATCTTAGATTCATCATCAATGAATTCATATCCAAGAAATTTGATATTCTTAAGAATCTCTAATGATTTACAACTATTAGCAATATAATGAATCAATTCATCATCATAATTATGATTAATTATATCATAGTTGATTCTTTCCTCATTTGGGTTATTATAATGAGTTATAAACTTCTTCATATAATTTTTTATACCACCTTTCTAGAAAAATATAATACTATAAACAATTTTTATCCAATAGGAAACCAATTAAGGCTTCCTATTGGATAATGTATATTTTTTATTCCTCTTCATCCTCAGTGGTATTATCATCTTTAACCATGAGTTTAAATTCTTGACCAGGGATTAAGAACGGTGTGAAGTTACCTACTTTTTCACCTTCATCATTTTCCCTATAAGAAATACCCATGTCAAACAGCTGCATTAAATTGATAGAAATATCTTCCCCAGCAGTTTTCTTTTCATTTAGATAAGCAATTGATTGCTGTAAGAAACGATATGCAATCGTTGCAATTGCTGGTGCATGTGTAACATTAATGTTGTGTTCACTGATAAGAGCTTTATTTGCTCTTTCACAAATTTTAGTAATTTCCTTCTGATTCTCTCTGATTTCCAAAAATACTGCATCATCCTTATTACTTGCCATAATAAATAACCTCCCCTTATTTTTTAATACTAATATTTTGTTATTAGCATATTAGTTTTTAATTTTATTAAATTTAAAAATGATATCATGTAATTTCATAGTCATAAATTCATCTTCTTTTGAGTACAGTTTTTCACTAAATTTGTATTCAAGAGCTTGACTTAAAAAAGCATGAACTATAGTGAAAATCGCATCAGATGAAGTGATATTGATATCAAATTTCATTAAAAGAATATCATTAGCCATATCACAAAGTTCATTATTCTTTTCATCAGTGTTTAATAAAATAGCAACTTCTGAATTAGTTTCCCGTTCAATATAATCATCATGAACAGGTTTTATTAAATAAATAATGTCTTGAACTTTACTATTCATATAGCAAAAAAGATTAATATCATCTAACTGTATTCTACTTTCTTTATTCTTTTCTCTATCAATTAAACCATGTAAAAAAGCATACACAATTGTAGCAACCGATGGATATAATAAAATATCTATATTATTTAATTCATATAATCTTTTAGATGTTCTCTTACAAATTTCTCTTTCAGAATCATTTATTTTTATTAACAAACAGTCCAGATCAATACTACTCAACTGTCACAAAACCCCCTGTGTATCAATTTTTTCTTTCATATTTAAATATTTTGTAAGCATCCTCTAATGTTACAATAGGTATATAATCTTTTTTAGCTTTATCAACTTTAGATGATTGAACACCTAAATCTTTTACAACTACCATATCAATCCCTTTATTATAATTATCAACAACTAGTATGTTTTTATCGTCAAGGAATTTTTCAAATTCCCTATCACGGATTTTAGTAAAACATACTTTACCAATATATTCACGCAAATCTTCTTTTATAACTAATTCGGAACATAAGAAATTTATAAGTTCAATATTACTATTTACTCCTTTAATTATCTTTTCAGCTGTTTTATTTTTTATTCCTCCTATCATAGTTAATTTTTTTACATCATTATTTAAACATATATCTTTTAATTCATTCAAATAATATATATTTAAAATACGTTTAAATATTTTTCTCCCTATATCGGGTATCCCCAAAGAACCTAATAATTCATAGTTATAAACAGTTTTACGACTTTTAATACTATCAACTATTTTATTAAATATTTTTTCACCAAATCCTTTAAATAATAGGATTGTTTGTTTATGATCTTTAATAAAGTATAAATCTTTAATACTTTTTACAACACCTAATTCATATAATAATGTGATAATACCACTAGAAATATTAGGTATAGATATCTTTTCAGCATAATTTATAATTTTACCTATTTTTCTAGAATCACAATTTTCATTAACACATTTTAATATAGGATCTTTAACTAATGGTTGTTTACAATAACGACATTCTGTTGGAGTTTTAAATAGTTTACCTTTTTCATTTCTTTTACAAGTTTCATCTATAATTAAATATGGAATTACATCATACTTAATTATAACTTCATCACCTTTTCTTAATTTACGTTCTTCAAATGTATCTATAGAACCTAAAGAAATATTAGTTATTGTATTACCATTTATTTTAACTGGTTCAATTATAGCAACAGGTGCTATTGAACCTAAAATACCAGTTGACATTATAACATCTTTAATTATAGTTCTTTTTTGTTCAGGTGGTAACTTATATGCAACTTCAAATTTATTAATATTATTTTCTCTCCCAAGTTGTTTAATGGTATTTTCATTTGCAAGAGTTATAACAACACCATCAATCGGGATACCATCTTTTCTAACTGAACGAACCATAGTTTCTATAACTCGTTCAATATAATCAAAGTCAGTAATATCTTCAATTAAACTAAATCCTATTCTACTATTTAAAATTGATGTAGCAAATTCATCACTTATTCTCTGATATTGAAGAGGTATTATTGTTAGATATTTTAAAAGATTTTTATTTATATCTTTACTTGTATTAAGAATTGATGAAACTGCACTTCTTGAACTTTTTAATATTCTTTCATTCTTACAAAATTCTTCAAAATCAAAATCCTTCATAATAATTTCTGTTTTTACACCATAGTCCTCATTAAATATCATAAACTCATATTTATTATCGTCACACATCATAACCTCTTTATAATATTTAATATCTACAAGACCAAAATTAAATTTGATTCCATTAAATAAATCAGTTATATCTATTGCTTCATTATTATCAACATCACCTCTAGTTAAAACTTTGTCAGCTGTTTTTAAATTAGATTTAAATTCAAAAATACCAGATATACCATCATATTTTGGTGTCATTCTAGCAACTTTCTCAACATTATTTAACTTTCTCCCTAATTTATTTTCAATACCTTTTATCCAATCTTCTAAAGATTTTCTATTATCCTTTCCCTTATCTTTCTTTCTAATAAAATGAATTTTATCTAAAGTACCTCTTAAAGCTGGATAACTGTGATAACCTATTTTTCTATCTTTAACTTTATTAATAGGAGCACCAACAATTTCTTTCATTTGTAAGTCTTTGTTCAGTTCATATAATCTATCATAATCTTCATCACTAACAGGAGAATCAACTTCACTATTATTATAAATATCTTGCAGTATCTTTATTATTAATTCAATAATAATTAAATCATCTGAATTATAATTTTCAGTCCCACTTAATAAAATATTTATAATTCTATTAATTCCAATGGTATTTAATTTTTCTACAATCACTTCATAATCATCAAAAATATCTAATCTTTCAACAAAAATAACTGATAATGAATCAATAATATTTTTTTTGTCTAACATATTAAAGCCTCCTAAAGTTTTTATATTATGTTAAATATATAATATATAAATAAAAAATAAAGGTTATTATTTTAACCTTCATTTTATTTGTTTTTAATATCCTTGGTATCCTTCTTCAATTTTTTCTATAAAATTAATTTCATACTTGTTAAGTTTAAAGGTTTGTATTCCAATCCATGAAGAATAAGTTGGATAAATTTCTCCTTTGTGTTTAAATGCAGGAAACCTAAACCCTGTTTTAGTTATAACTGTTAATAATTTACTATTTCTTTTTGTACTTTCATTTTTAATACTAGGGTATCCACCTTCATACAAAGAATATCCATCTACTACAATATAGTCCTTATATTTAAGTTGTTTTGTAGTATAATATACTCTCATTAATAAACCAGAAACCAATTTAGCTTTAGTAGAAGATTTATATCTATCATAATGGTAATCCTTGGTTTTTCTATGAAGAACAAGTTTCTTTCCATTATCCATATAAGAAACAAATTCTCCATTTTCAAGTACAAATAATCTAATTTCATATTGTCTATTAGGATTTACAGTAAATCTTGGGGTGGAACCAAAAATAATATGTGTATTTATAATTTTTCTATTAATAAAATCTAAAACAAAATTATATTTACCATATTTTTTATTACAATTAAAATCAAATTTTGCAATATTTATTAAGGTGATTTTACAAGTTTTGTTTGCATAAAACATAAAACGGTCTGTTAAATTACTGACGGATTCAACTCTATGAATAAAAACTTGCGGAAATTCATTTAAACTATTAATTTCTGTTATATTATATTTAAAAATTATTATATGATAACCTGGTTTAATCATAACTTTGGCTTGTTCATATTGATTAATTTTTTTTGTATTATTAATGTATTCAGTATCACTATATCCATCACGGGTTATACCAATTGGTCTATTAAACTTTTCATCTGTTATTACCATAGCATATTCATTTGGTTTTACAAATTCAGTTAAAAAACAATTTTTTAATTTATTTTCGAAATAAATATTGTATTTTTTATTAACTTCTGTTGTATCAAGTTCATATAAATTTAAATCAATAGGTTCATCAAGTGTATCAACAATCACAAAAACATCTCCTTTATTTTTATAAACTTTTCAAAATTGTTTATTTGTTATTATAATAATATATAAATGAAAAAAATGAGGATTTAAGTATCCTCAATGATTTTTTAAAATCTAGCACCTTTAAATAAAAGCTTTAAATAATCTTCAGAAACAAAAACATCACCAATATCTTTCATTTTTGGTATTTCTTTTTCTGGTTTAGGTTCAGAAGGTTGAATGGGAGTGAGAATGTCTAACGATTTTTTATTTTCAGCTTTTTTCTTTTTAAACTTATTGTATTCCATTATAAAAATATCAGGTAGTCCTGATATACATGTATCATTAAACTTGGTTCTAACTGTAGCATACCAAGTTAATGCCTCATTGTGTAAACTTTGAACAGTATTAGCATTAAATAAATTTTTATTTACTTTAAAGAAATTTAATAATTGTAATTGGTCAATTTCTTTTGAATTACTTAAAAAATCATTTATATATTTTTTAAGTAATTTTATATTACCTTCATTACAAATAATCAAAGGATTATTCTGTTTCTTAAAAGAAATTACATCCTCAAGAATAATCCTTTTCATAATCATTAATACTGTTTTTTCTGATAAGCCATTAAACAATTTTTTTACATCTTCATCATCCGCAATATCACTAAACGACTTTAATTTATCATTAACCGTTTTAATAACTTCGACATCATCCAATAATGACAATGATTTTATTAAATCATTATATTCGGTGCCCAGTTCAATCTTAAGTGCTACGCCTATATTTTTAATAAAGAAAGTTATCAATTCGTCTTTTACTAAATCTAGTGAGCAATTATTTAAAATTTCTTTTTCAATAAGGTTAACTTCTGGTTTTGTTGGTTCTATAACAGTAACAACGATTTTATCAACTTCGGTGGTATCTTGGGCTGAAGTTGTTGTTTCTTTTTTTTCATCACCGGTTTTTAATACAAAACCAGTAGATAAATCATTGATTATATCATCGGTCTCAATAACAAGACCTTTAACATGTTCATTGACAAGTTCACTCATATTTTTAAACTCATCAATGATATTGTTTTCATCTGAAAAATTTTCTTTCAAAAAAGTAATAACATTATCTTTTTCCCAAATTCCTCCAGGAACATGAATGTCATTAAGATAGGATTCATGTTCCTCAATAAATTTTTTAAATTCACCCTCTGTATTAACATCTGTTGGAAGATTGTCAAAAAGTTCTTTTAAAATCTCCATTTTTTTCTTACCTAGATCACCAGCCATACATTTTACCTCCTTAAATTTATATTTTTTTTATAATATTTACATAAGAATGGAACATAGATAAATTGAATCTTTTATTTATCTATAGTAATAATATATATTTGTAATGATGGAAATACGGAAAATCAATATACCGACATAATATTATGTCGGTATATTTTATTATTATATTTTAATATCAATAACAAATTTTCCTTCATTAAATTTCCTTTTTTCAATCTCATCATCTATAAGTTTTTCAAAATCTCTTTTAGTTCCAACAAATACTTTATTTTCTTTATATTCATTAGTAATGTCAATTCTTCTTTTAATATCTTCAAATTTTTTATTATCAGTTAAGAAGAACTTTCCATTATAAAATTTACCTTCAAGATGTCCAGTATTAATCTTTATATCAAATAGGTCATTATTAAATTCTATACCTAATCCCATTGATTTTAAAAATACCGATAATATTTCAATATTTCTATTTTTAAAATTTGCTTTATACTTAAAATCTTTTATAGGATTTAATCTTGTCATTAAATTTTTACCTAAATCACGTCTACCTATAACTGATGACCTATAGAATAGATGTAGTTGAGCTATTAGTTCAGTTGGAACCCCTATATTAGTATTAAGATTTTCATCAATACCTATTCTTATAGGAGTTTTAGAATAAAGTTCCTGGTGAGTTTTAGCTTTATTAGATTTTTCAGGTAATCCTTTTCTTGATAAAGTTCCAGTTGATCTAGCTGAAAAACCTTTCTTAGCTGTTTGCATTAATTTCATTACATACATATCTCCAACTATTAATTTCTTCATCATTTTAATCTTTCTACCAAATCTATTTACATAAACATCATATTGTTCAATCCAATCATGTTCTTCATATAATTTAATAAGTTTATCAAATAAGAATTCCTCTTCCCATAAAGGAGGTATATGAATAAATATACCTTCTTCAACTAAATTATTGAAAAATTCTTCCTTACCAATGATACTCAATTTTCTTAAATATTCTCTTAACTTTTCTTCCTGGTCTTTATTAAAATAACTTATTATATTAAGAAACAAATCTTCTTTTTCTTTCATATTAGTCAGTGTTTGAATACGGTCCACTGTTCTATTGCATATAAACGTAATTGATTGTTCAAAAAGCTGGTATGAGTTTACAATTGTTTTAGACCATATCTTCAGTCCTATAAAGAACTGCCTCCCGTTTCGGGTTTCCCCTACTCTACTCGCTTCTTCAGTTATAGATAAATTATAACTTATGCTTTCGATGGCCGTTGAGCACATTTCAAATATTACTATTTGAAACTTCGCTGCGGATTACTCAATTTTAAACCTTTTTACCATATCTGAGTAGTTACTTCAGCCCTTATCTATGTCACCATGATAAGTTGGTAGTTTAAAATTATCGAACTTTCCCGCAATTAGAGAGGTTTTAGATCGCCTAAACCTTACCAGTCCAGCGATTGATTACAGATATTGAATTAAATAGAATATCAACACGCTCTCCAGTTTCTAAGAATGGCATTTCATTATCAGGTAATATTTTTGATATAACACCTTTATTACCATATCTCGTTAAATTCACATAGATCGTTAATCTATGCAGTTCTCTTATGAACTTCCCTAAGTTTCCTTAGGATACTAGACTATCTCTTCATCTCTATAAAATAATATAGAGAGTTACCCACTTCGATTTAAGGGGATTTCACCCACTCACTTGAGCCCTACTCCTAATGCTTATTTCAAAGCTAAAGGATAGTCGTTGAACTTTATTCCTCATTATAAGGAATCTTAGCTGCGGATTACTCAATCTTTTTATTATATAATAAAAAGCTCTAAGAGCTTCCCCGACAATTAAAGTAATTTTCTATATATGTTACCATATATAGGGGCTAAGCTACATAACCCGTTATTTTTTGCCCTACTTCTAAATAAGCATTTTTTTCAACTAAAAATTCTATTACTATATTAGAAAATACCGAGTTATTTTCTTCTCTCCACTTATACTTTTCATCTAATATATTCTTAGCTTTTCTCATATAAAAACTAACTTCTCTAGAATATTTAGAACCAGAATCAATTATCTGTTTACATCTTTTAAATATCTTCTCATAATAAACTAATTGCATTTTATAATATTTCATTATTTGTCTATTAAAATCATTTTCTTCTAATTCATCTAAAGTTTTATTACAATAGATATCTATATCAATAATTTTACCTTTACCCTCAATAAAGAATAATACATCTGAAGTAAAATCAATCTTTCTAAGATTAGATTTCTTTAAATCATATAACAATTGATTGTTATGAATTCTTCTCTTAGCACAAATTACCTTATCTTTAACATATTCATTTATATCAGGAAAAGTTTTATAATTATTACTATTGCCATAAATATTACAAAATATATCATTATCATTTAAAGAAACTTTAACTCTTTCAACTTCTGTTGAAACCATTCTTTTTGATAATGACTCAGAACAAACAATAGCATCTTCAATAGTATTATTTTCTAAAAGGTACATAAATTTAACATTAGTACCATAACAATAATTCATATCATCATCATAAGATGTACTCTTATAAAGAACTTCGCCTTTATTTATTGAATTACCAACTTCTTTATTATCAATATTATTGGTATTATACTTAAAACCATATCTTTCTGTTAAGTCTTCTACAGATTTCTTTTCTATAATATCATATTTATCATTTTCTTTATCATATACAAATAATAAATAAAATTGTTCTTCATTTTTATCATCTGTAAATTTACTTATTTTATCAATAATAACACAATTATTTTTAACCTTTTTGAAACCAGTAGAATTCTTACCTACTATATTCTCATAATTAGTAAAAATTCTTGGAAACTCAGGTTCATTTAAAGTAACACATTGTTTCAAATGAGCAGTAAACATAACATTCCTTGATGAACTAATATATCCTGGATTAGTTAATAACGTCATCCCAAATATATCATCTTTACCTTTAAATTCTTTTTCTTTCTCTTGTAGTATCTCTTTTAGTGACATTGTGGTTTTATACAATAACTTTACCTCCTTATTTAAAAATTATTATAGAGAATGTATATTCATATAATATATAAATACACATTCTCTAGTTTTTATTATAAAAGTTTATGCCGCTTCTTTAAATTGTTTATCTTGTGATTTTTCTAATCTATCGCATAATTCAAAAATATTTAACAATTGACCATTTTCTTCTGGTTCAACATGTGATAATTGTTTTTCCAATATAGGTAATGATCTATTAAATAATTCATATCTTAATTTTTCATTAGTAAGAAATTCTTTTCTAAATTTCCTACTATCAAATTTAATATCTTTTACTCCTTCAATATATTTATAAGGATTACGTCCAGCAATTAACTCATTATCTTCAGCAAATCTTAATTGAGTTAAAATTGGATCAAATCCAGTAGACTGATCATATATAAGATTTACAAATTGACCAGCTTTATTTGTTCTAGATTTTAAAAATTCAGCTCTTACACCAAAACCATCAAAACCATGTTCATCTTTTTTAAATTTTTCTGAACCTATAGCTATGAAGTTTATTAATAAATTAGCATAATAAATCGTATATTCACATTAGTCGTCAGCCAATGCAGTTCTCTTCTCTTATGAACTTCCTTATCTTTCGATAAGATACTAGACTATATCTTCATCCTTAATAAATTATTTATTAAGGAGTTACCCATTTCGTAAAGAACTTTTTAAGTTCACCCTACCATTATTGACTTGTAGGTCTACTCCTCAGTCTAAATTAGACTTCATCAGATAGTCGTTGAACCTTTCTCATAGTAATAATATGAGACTTGGCTGCGGATTACTCAATCTTTTTATTATATAATAAAAAGCTCTAAGAGCTTCCCCGACAATTAAAGTAATACTAACATAATATTACTATTATGCCACCCTAAATTTAGGTGCATTCCCACCCGTAAAGTTCACATAGGTCGTTAGTCTATGCAGTTCTCTTATGAACTTCCTTATCTTTCAATAAGATACCAGACTATATCATTAACCTAATAATTTCTTATTGGGCTACTTCCTATTTCGATTTAAGGGATTTTCACCCACTCACTTGAGCCCTACTCCTAATGATCATTTCAGATCCACTGGGATAGTCGTTGAACTTTATTCTAATAATTTACTAGAATCTTAGCTGCGGATTACTCAATCCTAAAACCTTGTTATTAATATAATTTAGTAGTTTTAGGCTCTAAGAGCTTCCCCGACAATTAAAGAAGTTTTCAACATACATTTCTGTATGAGGCCCCACAAATCTCTAGTTTAGGGATACTCTGGTCCATCTTCATATATAATAATTGTGGTTGTGTTTTATGCATCGGATTTATTTCCATCTTTTGATTAATGTGGTTTATAGCAATAACATTTATATTATATGCTTTTATAATTGGCATTAATCTTTTATAGAATTGAGCTAATGCTTTAGCAACTCTATTGGCATATGTCCCACCTTCCATTTCATTAGAAGTATCTTTTGAAGCAACTGTTGGTATTGAATCAATAATCATTACAGTTGGAACAAATGCCTTTATTGGTCTATTAAATTCATCAACTAATCCAGTATTATACATATAATCTTTTCTATTAGCTTCTTTTTCTTGAGCTATTTCTACTATACTATTAAAAATATCTTCAATATAATTTTTTTCTTGCTTTAAAATATATTTATCATCAAGTTCTTGTTGAGTCATAGATGTTACATTTTTTATTCTAGTATATGATAAAACTTGTTCTAAATCAAAATGTTGAACAAATGCATTGTCACTGAATCGTCTAACAATATTAGCTGCAATCTGAATAGCAAAAGTAGTTTTGGCAGTACCAGACTTACCTATAATTGTCATAAATGTGCCACCCACTATACCAATAGATGAATAAGTTGTTATGAGTTCCTCATCCAAATTCCTAACTTCAATCATATATCCATTTCTATAGTCAAATGGTACAAATCCTGTTGGATAACAAATAGAAGTTTGTGTTGCATTAAATAATCCTTTTTTATCCTTTTCTCTTAATCTTGAAAGCATTTTATTAGCCATTTTTTTTATTTCAATCCCCCTTATTAACTTTATTTATATGATAGTTGTTCTAAAGATAAAATTTTAAAAAATATAAAAAAAATAAAGAATGGAATTTAACCATTCTTTATTTTTTATTAGGTTTAGTACTTTAGTTTTAAAATCTTACCATTATTCAACATAATAAAGAATAGTTTAAAGTTATGCTCTAATTGAGATAGAGCTTTTGAATAAAATTTCTTAGCCCTGTTGTTAAGATATTCGGAATCAATAAATAATGTTACCGCACTAAATCTTTCTCCTTTTATTTTTTCAATAATAGAAGGTAATTCCATGTTATTGAATTCAACAATGTTGAAAGCAGTTTCATTACTATATTTCGAATGTAATTGATGCAGCTGATTTTTTTCTGACCTAAGTGTGAAAATAGTGTGAGTTGGTCTATTGGGCCTAAAATTAGATACAATAAACGGTGTATATTTATCCCCATTTTTAGACTCAACTATTTTCTTAGAAAATAGTAATTCTCTAACTTTATTAGTTACTTCGATTTCCTCACCATTAACTTCTGTTATACCTCCAACATTATTTTCAACAATACTAAAGGTATAAATCATATCGGATTTAGTGTGTTTATCATAAATCCTAATTTCCAATGGTTTGTCCTTATTATTTAAGGCCGCAATAAAAGTTAATTCTCCATCAAGAGAATAATTTTCCAATAAACATATAAAATCTTTACTAATATTGACAAGCATACGCTTACCAATATTTAAAGTAACTAACACAATGTCAGTATTGTTATCAACTCTTTTATTCTCAATTATAAACGGGTTAAAATCTTTTTTCCCGTAAATAAGACTTGTTAATGCATTATTTAAAATAACAGGTTCCTTCATTTTAATAAGTTTTGATAAAACATCATTTGAAGGAATAAGATGTTTCATAGCACGAATAAAACAATGCATATCAAATACAGGTGAATCCTTTCTCTTAAAAAACGCACCAGTTTTGTCATTCAATTCATTATTGCTCCAGGATCTTGTACTTTCATTAAAAAGTATTATCATATTATCATCTCTCCCCTATTTTATTTTAATACAAGTTTTTAAAACTTATATTGTATTAAAGAACAGTTGTTCAATAAAATATACACCACTTTGAATTTTGTTGTGAGTTCTCTTAGAACTACTTTATATTTTTCTTTAATAATATCAATTGATTCGTTAGAATCAATAAATAAAGTAATAACACTGTAATTGAGCTGTTTTACTTCATCAATAAGTTTTATTAAATCTTCCGTTTCATTACCATTCTCATTGAAATAAGTATATAAAGTATAATATATAATATTATCCTTAACAACCTTTTTCATGGTACTTTCCATTTTTTGATAACTATCACCGGAACATATAACTATCTGTGTAGGTCTTTTGGGTCTAGTATTTTCTATCTTTAAAGCAGGTGGGGTAAATGCTCTCACCACTTTTTCTATCTGTTTCTTATAAACTAAATTACCATTTTGATCATACTCAACATTATAACGAATAATATCTTTTTCTTTCTTATCAAATGCATAAATTGTAAATTTAGACTTAAGATTAGAATCCATTGAAATGATTAAATTCAACTCATCGGCATTATTGATATGCTCAATGATGAAATTTTTACCCATTTCTAAATTATAAATAACTTTATCCCTAATATCTAAATTCATAAGAAGTACGTTTCTATTATTCCCATTTCTTGATTGTATAATGAAAGGATTTAAATCTTTATATCCAAACAAAACACTTGTATCATCACTACATACTTTAACAATTTCTGTGGTTTTAGTTACACTTTCAATATCATTTTTAACTTTGTTTAAAAAATCTTGATTTGCAGATGTTAAAAATAATCTACAATTAAGATAATGAATCTCTCTGTCTTTCCCTATGACTTCACAGTTCTTACTTATCTTTAAGAAATTCTTTCTTCTATCTGGGGTTTCCCATTTTTTCTCTGTCTCATTTAATAAAAATATCATCCCTCATAACCTCCTAATCATTTTTTACCAATCTTTTCTATTTAATAAATTTGTTTCTTTATAAATTATTTTTAATCAAGTGAAAATTTTTAACATGAAGACAATAAGAATTCAATATGAGGTTGAAATTTTAATCAACCTCATATTAACATATATTTCTATAAAAATTTCTTATTCTTCATATCGGAAATAACTTCTGATACTTTTGGATATGTTTCAGAACTTATCTGAGTGAATTGAATTCTTCTAGCACTATCTTTACCTCTTTTATCGTCCTTTTCACGACGATCAATATAATAACTGAGTCTTTGCTTTATTTCTTTCTTCTTCATTTCTTCAAGATAAGAAAGAACAAAGTTAGTTAAGATATTCCAAACTACCATTTGTTTATCATCTAAATGGCGAATTACATCCTTTCTTTCAAGAGAAATCTCCATAACAACAGTATTTATAAAATCTTCATTAAATAATGACATAAAAAGTTTCTTTAAAGTTTTATTGTCAAGTTTTAATTCAGATTCTTTACTCAAGGCATAAAGTTTACGAATGATTCTTTGGACATAAATCCCAACAATTCTTTCATTCTCAACCATGGCTTTGTCCGGCATAATGGCTAATAATTCCTTAATCGTACTTTCATCTAAATCAGTTATTTTCTTTCTTAACTTTTTAACCTTTTTCTTAAGTAAATCGTCAATGATTCCACAATAAATATCATTAACATCAGAGTCAATCTTCCCATGATTTCTTTCCAAGAAATTATACAATAAAACAACTACGGTTAGGTCATTGTTATCACCATTATCTTTAATGACCTTTTTCAAGGTTTTAGCAAATTTCAAGTCCATCATTTTCTCAAATATAACAGTTACAATATCTTGCTCCTTAAAACCCCTACGAATATAAAAGGTTGTAAGGTCTGAAAGGTTATCCGAAATAACTCGAATCCTTTCATCTTTATCCATTTTCTTAGGTTTCCATTCTTTTAACAAATCTTTTACTGACATTACATATTACCTCCTCTAAATTTATATAATAGTTTTTCAATATTAATTTGTTGTTTATTTACAAATTAATTTTTAAACTATTGACTTATACTTTAAAAATAATATATATTTATAAATTAAATATAATTTTTTATAAACTAATAAAAAAATAAAACATTGATAGAATCATAATCAATGTTTTATTTCTTAATACTAATTAGAACAATCTAGAGTATAAATTCCATCAATATCCGGTTGATTGAATAATAATGGTGTTTCATCCGATATATTTAAAGCTGGACGAACACCATCACCTGAAAAATACACACTATTATCATCTAATTTACCATATGCATTTACTATTCTAACACCACATGGGTACCTAATATTAAATGAAGTTCTTAACCACCAATCCCAATAATTAACATTAATATTCCCATATTTTATAAATTGTTTAGATACATTTACCATAAGATTATTAGTATCGTTAAATAATTCTATTAAATTTCCTTCCTTTTTATTACTATCATGTATTAATCCAACCTCTGTAACTGATAATAAAAATATTTTATCTATTAAATTTTCTATTTTGTTTTCATTTTGATTATTTACAAATATTTCAATACTAGTATCTAAAATCTTAGAAAATTCATTAGTATTAAAATGACTTAAAAATCCTGAGACTGTATTTAACCAATGTCGTATATTAGATAAGCCGTAGTTGTTACATTCTTTATCATCTAGGTCAACCTTTGCTTCATTAATTGATTTTAAATTAAAAGGACGTAAATCAATAATTTTATCTGTTAATAAAGTTATTGAATTTTCAGGATAACCTGGATGGTTTTTAGCTGCAATACTCCAAATAATAGGTGATATTTCACTATCACCAACTTTATAACTACCAAATCTAACCTTATCACTAATATTTAAGTCTTTAACTAATTTAGACATTAATAAATTCCTCCATTGCTATAGTATTAATCCAGTTATTTGGACTAGTTCAGCCCGCTCAGAATAATAACCATTAGAAGTTCCATACCATCTGATTGTTACATATCCTTTTATTGTTGCAAGTTTATAAAATGTCCATGTGTAGTGTGTTTCTCCTTCATCTTTATCTCCTGAATTACTTGTTTCTTCAGCCATTAAAATGGGGGAATCAATTAAATCATCAATATTTCCAATTATTTCTTCTATATATACACATTCACAACACAGCTGGTCATGAAACATAGAATAAATAGTTCCATCTGAACAATAAAAATTTATTTTCCCATATTCCTTATCAATATTAATCTTAATTAAAGTTTTATTAACAAGATTACTAAATTCAACAAATTTGTAATCTTCTATACCTTTAATAACTATTCCTTTATTTTTCTTTTTTTTATTCTTTTTCATTTTTTAATCCCCCCTTAAACATTTTTATTCATTTAATTAACCCAATCTAGTTGATATATTCCATACTTCCTTTCTTACATCTGTTTCAGTTATTTCTAGTTTGGTAGATCTATCAACTGATATACAAGCTAATGCTAATATTTGAGCATGGTTGATTTCTGATATTTTAATTCCTTTAGACATAATATCAAAACCATTATCATTTTCAATAAAAGTTATTGTTTCTTTTTGACTTTCAATATCAGATTTTGTTTCATTTTTAGATTCATCATTATCCTTATTAGATTTTATTGAAATAACAAAACTATTATTTTCTTTATTAGGTTTAACTGTTGTATAATTATTTTTTAGATTTCCTTTAAATGATATTAACTCACTATATTCATTATTAAGACATTTATTTAAATCTATTGAGTTATCGGTACAATATTTATTCGGCATTAAAACAGTAATTCTTTTATCACTAACATCTAAATCCAATTCAATAAGTGGATGTTTTTGACTTTCAATATCACATTTTGGTTTTTTATTTACTTGTGTATCAATATTTACTCCATTATCATAATAATTTTCAACAAGATCTTTTGTAGTATTAAAATATAAATTTTTTGGTATAAACAATATTCCACCATTTTTGTTAAATTTAGCAAACAATTCGCTTAGTTTATCACCTTTTTTAACGGATAATCTCATAATAGTATCCCCCTTATTTTTTTATTTCTTATTAAATAATATATAAATATAAATTTGTTATTCTTTTGTTACCAATCATATAAAAATATAATAAGATGTGTATTTTTATTATACACATCTTATTATATTTATTTACTTAAATTATCTAGATTGGTTTTTACAGATGACTCAATTAATGCTTCTAATTCATCCTTTTTTTTAACTTTTTTCTTTGTTGGGTCCTCGATATCCAATTGACCAAAGATACCCACTTCAGTTATTATACATAATTCTTCATTCTTTTCTAACATATTTATCACCTCCTGTTATTTTAAAGATTTTTTAACCAATAAACCTTTTGTAACTAGATCACTAGAAATTCCCATTGATATTAAATGCACATCAATTAAATTTAATGTTACCTTATTTTCAACATTATTAGTTAAACTATCTAAAGAAACAAATCCTTTTTGGGCTATAAAGGCATACATTTCATTTTTCATAACCATATCATCTGCTCTAGGCGTAAAAGTTCATATTGTTTGTTAAACAATACAGTTCTCTTATGAACTTCCCTAACTTTCATTAGGATACCAGACTATATCATTAACCTAATAATTTCTTATTGGGCTACTTCCTATTTCGATTTAAGGGATTTTCACCCACTCACTTGAGCCCTACTCCTGTTGCTTATTTCAAAGCTAAAGGATAGTCGTTGAACCTTTCTCTAATATATTAGAGACTTAGCTGCGGATCACTCAATCTTTTTATTATATAATAAAAAGCTCTAAGAGCTTCCCCGACAATTAAAGAAGTTTTCTATATATGTTACCACATATAGGGGCTAAGCTATGTAACCCATGAGTTCTCGTAATGCATCATTAGCTCCAACAGATAATAAAGAAAAGTTTTCTTGATCTGATTCCCTAGCATTTTTATCTTCACCAACAACCTGACCAGTCATTGCAGAACGACTTGAACTCTTTGTTGATAAAGTATTTTTTTTACTTAAGAATTGTTGCATTCTTTTAATATGGACATAACCAACAGGTACTTCATATTTAGTAATAATTGGATTATCAATACTGTTATTGACAAAAGGTACTACAACTCTTTCAAATAAAGGTATATCTAATACTTTTGCAGCTTTTGTTATATTTTCAATATTTAATTCTCTTTCATAATCAATCATATCTAAAATAAGATATTGCTCAATATCTTTAAAAAATTCTTTAAAAAATATATCAAATTGATTATCAGACATTGATTGAAACATGTCTTTATATTTTTTAGTATTCGCATCTGTTGGGTCTAATGCACTAAATGTATCATAAATCAATTTTTCCATTTTTTTTCTTTTGTCTTTAGTCATTTTTATCCTCCTTTACTAAAAATCACATCTATATTCTTAAAATTTTGTTCTGTAAATATGAAAAAACAATTATTTAAAATAAAAAAGAAGGGATGATTTTAATATGAAGAAAAATATTCTTATTATTAAAAGGGAACTTAATATAATAAAATTAGATTATTTAGATGAAAATAAAAATGTTATAGATAGAATAACTTATCAAATAAAAAATATGGGATATGAGGCATTTGATGATTTTAAAACTACTATAGTACCTTTTTTTAAAAAGTATTTTAAAAACTCTGAAATAATTTTTTTAAATGAGCGCCATTTATTAACTTTATTTGTAAAACTATTAAAAATCTGTATTAAAGATGGTAAGGTACCTCCAATAAGAGCTAATATCAATGAGAAAAAAAGACATTTTTTTATAAATATATTAAAAGATATTGATACTTCAATAATTGAATCAAATAAAACTATGACTTTTAATTTATTTAGATATTTTGATTATTTAGTATTAAAATATTGCTGGTTAGATATAGGGAAAAAAATAATAAATAATTACAATTTAAAAGATATTGATTTAATAAATAAATAATAAAATTTACTAATGTGGTTTTATTCCACATTAGTAAATTTATTTGTATTAGAACAATTGAACATTAATATTTGTAGATGCACCTTGACCAGCAATCTTATTAACAAGAAGTTTTAATCCAACTGCTGATTTTACATCAATATTTAAAGTTTGCTTTGGTGATTGTCCTGTTACACCAGCAAGAACATTAATTGTTTGTAAAGGTCCTTGATACCATTTAACACCATCACTAAACCAAGGAATAATTTCTAATGATGGTAAACTTCGTAAATCAGTAAATGAAAAATCAATTCCGATTATAGCACTAATTTTTCCTGTGCAATCAATAGTAGCAATCCCAGCTGCTTCTGGTGTATATGCATTGTTTACTACAAAAGGTACTGCTGTTGAAGCTATTCCAGTACCTACAACTTGAACATTAACTTTACCAGCAGAACCACCAACACCTATAGTAGCAACTGCTGTTACAGCACAACCAGCTAATCTTTGAGCTTCAGTTATTCTTGCAACCCAAAGAGGAGCGGCCTCAGCTGTTGATAATAATATATCATAATAAGTAGCTCCCACAACTTGCGGAATAGTTATATCAATTGATTTGTCAGCAGTTGGTGTTACTGTAACTAATGCAGATACTCCAGCAGTTCCATAAATATTTCCTGGTGCGACCCCTATACCATGAACAGCATTAGTTAATGAACCTCCAACTTCGGCTTGGTCAACAGCAGTAATAGTTGGAACTATGAGTTTATCCACAGCAGTTATATTAACACGATGGGGTATTACATCACTTCTACTACCAACTATTTTACTTAATAGTGTACCATCAATATCATGTCTTTGAGGTGTAATTAATCCAGATGGTAACATTGAATAAGGAATTTGCTGTATAGCCATATCACCATCATGGTCTGTATAAAATATTTTCTTGGGTAATCCAAACATCAACATATTTTTTATCCCCTTTCTTTTATTTTATTTAGTTGTTCCGTTGAATACTTGCTACAAAAAATGTAAATAAAGCTCTTCTAAAATTATTTATAGTAGCTAATCTTTGAGTTTTTTTATATGTTCCTAGTTCTTCTAACCAACCATCAAGAACTTTTTTAATCTTAATAATATTTTTATCAGATGTATTGGATTTTTTATATAATTCTAGACAATATACTAAAAATTCATTACTACCAATTTGCTGAATTGTATTTTGTGAATCAAATAAAAATAGAAATAGTATACTATCAATAATAGTTCTTATCTCTTCTCTTTTTTCTTGTACTAATAAATTTTCAATATAATTTCTTAATTCACTTACACTAACTTGACATAATTTAGCTGATAATGTAATTGAATTTATATTAGGACCATTAACAATTAGTTTAAGAACTACTGCATTAGTAATTCTTTCTATAGCATATATGTTACTATCAGATTCATGATAATTACCTTCTTCAAAATTATCACTTTCTAAATTCATATATTTTTTGTCTTTGTGATTATCATAAAACTCATTAGCAATTTTTCTCATTAACATATTTAAACGGGTTTTTATAGCCTGAATATAATCAACTATTTCTTTGTCACTACCATGAATTAATTCATCACTATATTTTTTATCACTAACAAAGGAAGTATCTATTAAAGCATTATGTATAGTGCCAGTTTGTTTAATTTTAAATTTATTAGATAAATTATTAATAGTATAGTTCATAATATTTTCATTAGGTTCAAATTCAAAGAATTTATGATGTAAAGAAGGATACATTGATAATGTTAAATATATTAAAACTATATCGGCCATATCATTCATTTTTTTTATTTTAAAATATCTAATAGCTAAACAACAAGCTGAATTGAATGGATTATTCATTATTTGCCACTGAGTTTTAATTGTAGGTGAATTTTTAATAATTTCTTTAATCTTTAGTGGATCGACTTCTATAGCTTTATATACTTCATTCATATCATCTTCTGAAAATATGGTTCTATGAATAGGGCCGATAGTAGATAATTTATTACTATTTATATCTATATATCTTCCAACGGCTTTTTTTAAATTTAAAACATTTTCTTTTTTTGATAACCCTTTCTCTATTAAAGGATAAAGTTCAGTAATTAATACTTTATCATTAGGCAATTTTAATCACAACCTTTTATATTTTTATCGTTATTATTATGTTAAAGAACAAAGTTATAATAGGAAAAAGAAAGGTCGGTGTATTTTTTATGAGTATTCTACTAGGTAACAAATGTATTAAACACATCATACCTGTTAAAGAAACATATTATGGTAAATCTAAAGAATTTATTAAGATTGAGAATGAATTAAAAAAAATAATAGATATGGTGAGAGATGATGAAAAAAAAAGTATATTTAAATCCAGGACTGATATTGATAACTCTTCACCTAATCAAAATATACAAGATATCTTTACAAAATACTTTAAAATAAAAGGTATAAAAATTCATTGGTCTGATAATGTACCTAATGCATATACTATAATAGTTTCACTACCTATTATGTATTTAGTTAATCAGCAAAAATTACAAGAAAATAAAAAATTTATAAATGATGAACTTAGTATATATATCTTTTTATCAACCACTTTAATTTCAACTTGTGATTTAAATGAAAAGGAATTACTAGCTATAATTCTCCATGAAATAGGTCATAATTTTACAATAACCCCATTTTATTTTATATCGACATTGCCTTTATTAATGGTAGCACCATTTGGTTGGTTATTATCACCATTAATTCAAACAGGTATATCGGAATTAATGATAGCCATAGGTAATTTTTTTAAAAAACATTTACCATTTATATATAATTTTAAAAATATGTTAGAAAACTTTCTAAGTAGTATTTCTGGTGCATTAGTAGTAAGTCCAGAAAAATTATTTAGAATAGTTCAACTTTTACCTGTTTATATGTTTGAAATGATTCCAGGTTATTATGAAGAGAAATTTTCTGATACATTCGCAGCTTCTTATGGATATGGTAAAGATTTGTCATCAGCTCTATATAAATTATCTAATCAAAAAAAATCTTTATATAATAAAGTCATAGTTGAAACCCCTATTATAAATTTAGTTGCTGATTTTTATAAAATTATAATTGATTGTGTTATATCATTTATAGATCCACATCCTAATGTTCAAACAAGAATTGTTGTAATGATAGATAAATTAAAAAGAGATTTAGATGACCCTAATATACCTAAAGATTTAAAAATAGAACTAAAAAATAATATTAAATATATTGAGGACTATTATAATGAATTTTATTTAAATGACCCATATACTAAAAAACACAAAGTGTTTACTCAAATGACATTAAAATTATATGATAAAATATTAGGAACTAAAGATTGGAGAAGTGGAATGAGTAATTTCTTTAAAAATTATGAAGCATAAAAAAATAAGAGTTGTATAATATACAACTCTTATTTTTAATCTTTTATAAATCTTATAAAAGATTCAATAAACTCCCTAGATAGTAAATATCTATATGTGCCATTTATAGTAATAAATGTATTTTTGTCAACATCAATCCAACAACCACGTATACTTGTACCCCAACTAATCCAATCATTCATATTTAAAATATTACATACAATAATAAATTTTTTGTAATTATCTTTATTTTCGGTATATTCAAAATTTTTTCTATTATAAATAACCTCAATAATATTAAATATATCTTTACCAAATTCAATGTCCAAATCTAAATCATATGTTACTAAATCAAATATAGAACTAGCTAAAAATGCAAATTTTTTATCTTGATTAGATATATTTTCATCAAATTTTTCTTGTTCTTCTCCCCAACTTTCTTTTTCACATTCATACCAATCACTATATAATTTTTGAATTCTTTCCATTATATTAAAACCTCCTTATAAAAAATAAAGTTACGTGGATTATTCACGTAACTTTATTTTTATTAAATTAAGCTGATATATTTTCCTCAGAAACACAAATTAAATCAATACCAATTTCTTTGTTATTTTCATTGATGATAATATCAAATTTAACAACATCCCCAACTTTCATTGCTGGACAAATTAAATTTGAGTATACATCAGGTAACTTACCTTGTTCCCTTTCAATAAATCCATAACCTTTCTTTATAGACTTAATAACGCCGATACAGTTTTCTTCTGATATTTCTCCTGGTAAATAGTAAGTTTCTTGTTTAAAAACTTTATCAGTAACTTTAATACTGTTACTAGTTTTACTTATAATTCCCTCATTAAAAACCTTTTTTGACTTTCTGTTATTTTTATGTTTTGACATTAAAACAACCTCCCTTAAAATATTGTATTATCTATTTAATAATATATACATAAAAATTTCTTTAAAAAATATGATGACATACAAAAAAATAAAGTCTACATGGATTATTCACGTAGACTTTATTTCATATATTAAAAATCATCACCCATTAATTTCATCATATCATTTTCAAAATCATCATCCATTTCTCTTGCAACATCTTTCCAATACTGATTTGAATAATCTTCATTACTTTTTCTTTCATATTCAAGTCTTTTCTGTTCTTTTTTTGTCATACTCCTTACTTTTACAATTTTCATATTTTTACCATCAGTGGATTTTATTTTTATTTCTGAATTTGTAATCCACTCAAATTTATCACCTTCATAAAATACCATTGCACAACTTCCTTTAAAAGTGACAAGTATCATTGGCTTTTGTTCACTGAAAAGTTTAGAACCAATCAGATGATGTCTTGATACCCTTGCCTGCAATTCATTTCCTAAAAATATTTCTTTTCCTTCACGGACTGTATATCTCCCAAAATGTGACAATTCCATCACATTTCTTAATGCGGTTAAAACAGAATTTAAGGTTAACATATTCAAAGTTACTTTAATCATAATTTCCTCCTTAATAATCTAATAAGTATATTTATTTCCCCTTATTAGTGGGAATAATTATTTATTCATTTAAATAATATATATTTATTTAATATAAATATACTAAAAAAATAATATCTATATATTCGGAACATAGATATTATTTTTTATTTATTAATTTATATTAATTTGTTGTTTATTTTGAGGTAATAATTTAATAATTGTATCTTTAAAGTTGGTAAGATCAATTTCTAGTTGTTCGATATTATTTATAATAATATTATCATTTAATAATAACTTTTCAATTTCAATAAATTTAATGTATTCTCTTAACTTATCCCCTTCACATCTAAATATAAAATTATCTTTTAAATTATTATATCTTAATCTATACATACTACACATTATACATTCTTTTTTAACACCAGTATTACGACATATTGAATGGATAGAATTAGTCCAATATTGTTTAAACCATATTCCATTATCAGATAAAATTAAATCATAACCTTTTTGTTCATTTACCTTCCCCCTATAATTTATCACTCGTATTTTCTTTAATTGTCCCTGTGTTATTATAACATCTTTATTTGTTTTAGAAGTTATATGAGTAAAATTTATTATTAAATTATTAGACACACTAAATGCAGGATACATTGATGAAACTCTATATATCGCTTCAGTTATATTTTTGATATTATTTAATAGTGGAATACTAAAATCATTTATAAAAACTTTTGAAAATAATGGTGCAAAATAAAAATTATACTTTACATTCATTGATAAATCAAGTTCACCTATTTTATAAGCCCAACTACTAACTACTTTAGACATAATTTCTCCTTTTAACAATATATATCCAGTATGGATTATATTATCCCAATAGTATATTTATTTCCTCCATTGGTAGGAATAATATTTATTTCTAAAAGATAATATATATATAAATTTTTTAATTATACTAGATAAAAAATTTATATAGATAATGTTATATAACATTATCTATATAAATTAGGTTTAATACATATATAAAATAAAATTAATTACTAAATGTAATATTTGATCAACGAATAAATAAACTTTTGGATTTTTATGTCCATTTTTAGCTTTATCAAAGTCTATAATCATATGTGATATAATTAAAACTAAAGCTTTCCATACCATATAGACACCTAAAAATTTAAAACATAAAGAAATTGTTAAACCATAAATTACACTATGGGCTAACAAACTAGAAAAATATTTCCCTTTAGTTTCTGAAAGAAAAGGACCTTGTAATGGATAATCCGCAAGATAATGAGCAAATAATATCCATAATAAATTTTCCATAATTATATTATTCATCCTCCGTTTTTCTATAATATGGATAAATTATCCATAAATATTTTAATTAAAAAAATCTTGAATTAAGTCCTTTATTTGTTCAATAGAAATATAAATTATTTTCTGTATTGAATCTGTTTCACTGATTTCTTCTTTTTTTAAATCTTTCTCATAATTTATTAAAAATTCGTCAATCCATTTTAATAATAATTCTGTTGTTATTTGTCCTTTATGTTCAGGTTCTTTTTTACCTGATATATTATTTAAAAATTTTCTCATATTTTCATGATATGAATCAAAAATGAGTTTTTTTTCACGACATTCTCGAAGTATTCTATAATATGAAGCTTTACCAATAATCATAGTTTCACATATAATTATTCTAATATCACTAAGTTTTCTATTTTTATTTTTTAAGTTATTATATAAAATAGAAAACTCATTAAGTTTACCTATATCATTCATATATGAAATTAACACCTCCTTTATTTTAAAGTATTTATTTAATTGTTTAATTGACTGTAATAAATTAATTTATTACTTAAATAAAGTAAATTCTTTTTACTTAAACATTTTTTAAATAAACAATTAAATAAAAAATACTTATCTAAAAGGAGGAGTTATTAAATGCTAACTAAACCGAAAGTTATATATCGGGGTCAGCCTGGTGCAACAGAAACAAAATTATATACTGTTCCGGAAGGAAAAAATCTAGTAAAAATTACAGAAATCATTATTAGTAATACAACAGCAGTAGCCGCAACAATAAGTTTATCTGTTGTTCCTCTTGGTGGTACCGCCGGAGTTACTAACAGAATTAAGGTTGCTGAAGAAATAGCAGCTAATAAGTCTGAAGTTGTTGAAGTTGAAATTCCGATGCAAGTTGGAGATTTTATAAGTGCATTGCAAGGTACTGCCGGTTCATTAACTTTAACTATTTCAGGTGAAGAAATTATGGCTTATTAAAACAAATATATTTTCATTATTATCATATTAATATGATAATAATGAAAATTATTTTTATTAATCCATTAAATTATTAAAACAAATATTTAAAAGTATTGAAAGGAAGTGATATATTATTATGAGCTATCTAGTTATAAATGAAGATGATATTATAACTAATTGGGAAAGTGTTGATCCGGTATTATTAAATAAAGTTGTTGGAATCGAGGTCAATGATGACAATAATATTAAAATCAGAATAGGTAATGATATTGATGTGTTTAGTGACTTACATGTAATGTGGTCTGGTACTAAAACAGAATTTGAAAGTATTTTCACTAAAATAAGTGAAAAAGTACAAAATGTGATAGACACAAATATTTCTATTAGTGCAGCAATAAAAAATGTTACGGACATATCTACACAAATGTCCGTTTTTAATGAACATAAAATAAGACAAATAATGGGGGTTGATTTATAATGCCAACTTTAGCTAAAGTTTTATACAGAGGATTAATAGGTACGGTAGAAGAAACAGTTTACACAGTTCCAGCAGCCACTACAACTATTATAACTGGAATGGTTGTATGTAATAATACTGCTTTGGCCGCTACGTTAACACTATCGGTTGTACCCGATGAAGGGGCAGCAGATTTACCTAATCGTATAATGAATACTGAAGAAATAGATGGTAGGGAATCTACAAGTCTTAAATATACTCTACCTATGCAAACAGGTGATTTTATCAGTGGTCTACAAGGAACTGAAAATGCCCTGACTGTAACTATATATGGCGTAGAAATAACTCAATAAATAGTAAAGAGAAAGGAGTTGTGAACTTTGTTAAATACTAAAATACCCAATAAAGTATTATATAAAGATGCAAATGCTGTTAGTGCTATAAAACAAGTTCCTTATGCAATGTTACCTTCCGGTTTATTATTACCTCAAAAACATGATAGAGATGGTATATTACTTACTCAAGTAACCAGTAATAATACAGAGCTGGTATCAGAAACTACAATTACTTGGAATGGAATAAAATTATTCGATTCAGTTGAAATACCTGTTACATTAAAAGATGGTATTATGATAAGTATTGACAATAGTGATACTGCATCGGAATTAACTGCTACTTTAGAAGTTGAGTTTGCAGCTGATGATTGGCGACAATTATATACTGATGCTGGTACTGCTGTTTCATTTACTGTACCTGCCAGTAAAAAATATATTTATGGTCCATTTGAAAAGTTTCCTCGATATTTAAGTGGTAGAATTGTATTAACTGCCGCTGTTGAACCTACCGACACTAAATTAACTAAAGTACAGGTTCAGGAAGTGTGATTTTTAAATAAAAAAATAATGATACTTTTTAAAGTATCATTATTTTATTTTATCTTACATCAATAATAACCTCACCCTTACGAACAGATATAAGTTTCCTTCCTTTAGATAATCTTGGTAATTCAATAACATCCTTTATTTTAATTTCTTCAACAGTATTTTTCAAATATGCTTTAAAAGTTTCATTACCTTTAACAGTTTTAATCATCATAACATACTCATCATCTTCTAATGAAATAATTCTTAAAGGTTTACTATTTCTATCCATAGTTTTAAATTCTTTTAAAGTACATTTTTTACCTGTACCTTTATTAGTTAAAGCGAATAAATACTTATCCTTTTCATTTACAATATCCATTCCAATAACTTCTTCATCTTCAGTTAATTCAATTGCTTTAATTCCAATAGACATTCTAGAAGTTTCTCTAATTTCAGATGAAGATATTCTAACACCAAAACCTTTATTAGTATAAATAACAATATCTTTATCACCAGCTAATAATTTAACTGATTTTAATTTATCATTATCTTTAATAATTAATCCAACCAACTCACTTTTAATATTCATATAATATTTAATTAGTGTTTTTTTAATAACACCATTCTTTGTAATCATTAAGAAAAATATTGGTGTTTTAATACTAGTTAATGAGTCAGTTGTAGGTTTAGGAAATATTGTATTAATATTTCCATTTATACTACAATATTTATTAAGTTTTTCACCATTACTATTAATAATACTATTTTCTAACATATGAACAGGTAATCTTGAAACTTTACCTGTTTGATCAAAAATCAATAAATCTGTTGTGTTTCGACTTTCTATTATTTCAATAGGATAATCACCTTGAGATATATTTCCTATAGAAGTACTTTTATCAGATAATTTCTTCACATAACCGTTAAAAGTAAAGACCACTAAATGGTTAGTATCTTGTATTTTAGTTTCACCTTCAATAGAAATAACTCTACTCTTTCTGTCTTCACCAAATAATTTTATTCCTTCTTCTAATTCACTTTTAATTATTTTATCAATTTTCTTAATTGATTTAACAATTTTTTCATACTTTTCAATTTTCTCATTAATATCTATCATTTCTTTCTTATATTTCTTATATGATTCTTTAGAAAAAGCATTCATTTTCATCTCAGATATATTTTCAGCCTGTAATGAAGTTATACCAAAGGCTGACATTAATCTGTTAACTATTTCAGATTTATTTTCAGACTTTTTAATAATTCTTAAAGTCTTCTCACCATTTTCTTCATTTAAGATAAATAGTAGTATTTTCAGTATGTGTTGTCTTTCTCTTACTTTAGTTATTTTATGATTATAAATTCTTCTTTTAGTATCTCTTCTAAAATCAATCCAAGATAACAATAACATTCTAATATTAAAGTCTCTATCTTCATAATCATCAATTAGTTTAAAATTAACTGGATAGGTTTTTTCTAAATCAGTTTTTCTATATAAAGTATGAATAATAGAAATTGGGTCAACTTCTTTTTTAAGAAATAGCTTTAATTTAATACCATTTTTTTTAGAATAATCATCTTCAATATCTTTTAGTCCAGGTAGTTTACCTTCACGGAACAAAGAAATTATTTGATCTTTTAATATATCTTTTAAATGAACTCTTAGTGGAGAAGTTGTAACTGTAATAATATTATTAACTTCATCTAAATCAAAACTTGCTCTCATTTTAAATTTACCTTTACCAGTTTCAGATAATTCTTTAAAATTATTTTCATCAACTATAAGAGCACCAGTTGGACTATCCGGTATTAATGTAATATCTTCATAATCTGGATCATCCATTAATTTTAAAGTTAACTCGCAAACTTCTCTAAAATTATAAGTTGGTAATGAACAACTAATACCATATCCTATACCAAATGAATCATTAATCAATACATTTGGATATTTAGCTGGTAAATATTCTGGTTCTAATAAATCACCAGAATAATTAGGTTTCATATCTACAATATTTTTATTAAATTCTTCAAAGAAACATTTGTAAGAATAAAAACTTAAACGAGCTTCAATATAACGCTGAGCTGCTGCTGAGTCACCTATAGGATTCCCAAAGTTCCCACTACCTTCAATAAAACATTGAATATTATTCCAAGGTTGAGCAAGTTTTACTAATGTATCATAAACTGGTTTATCACCATGAGGGTGATATGCTAAAACCTGACCTACAATTGTAGATACTTTTTTAAATCTATCGTTGTAAGAACACCCCAACTCATATAATGTATATAATATTCTTCTTTCACCTATCTTTAAACCATCTTCAGCAAATGGAATATGTCTCATAAGATTTGTATTAGCACCATAAATTTGCATATATTGTGTACATATATCACCAATATTCTCTATTTTAACATTTTTATCAAACAAATAATTCATCCCCCTATATTTTGTATTATAGATTAATAATATATAAATAAAAAAATAATAAGGGTTTAAATTTAAACCCTTATAATAATTTACTTTTTAAAAATAACCCACTTTTATTTTTACAACTTTTCCCATGATATAATTAAAATATTTAAAAGCAAAATTATCAGCATATAATTCACTAGAATCGAACAACCTAATTAATTCGTTAATTTCATCATCTTCCATATTATCAAAGTTAAATAAAAGATCAAGTGATTGTATGTTTTGCCTATCTAGTGCTAATTTATTACTCAAAGTTTTATTATAACTAAAAATTTTATTTAATTGATCAACATGTCCGTATTCATGTAATAAACAAACAAGAAAATGGGTCTCCTTGTTTAATTCAAATCCATTATATTTTAAAAAATCACCAAAACGTTGTTTAACTACTTTATAAATGTCAGGGTTCTTTTCAATGAAATACATAGTATCTTCTTTAATATGTATCTCAGCAATGAATTTTTTTGTTTGTTCATTATTTTTTAAACTATATAGAACAAAAGCAGGTTGTTGATTGTATGGGTCACTATTATAATAACTGTCATCCATATCCTGTTCTTTTTTCACTAATTGTATTTTAACTTTACCATTTTTAAAACGAAATTGATTTTTTACAATATAAATACAATCTTCATAAAATGACATTATATTACCTCCTATTAATTTATTCACATTAATAATTATATAAAGTGTTTAACTTTATTCCATATTAACATAAAGTTTTCCATTGCATATTTAATACAATAAAGTTTACTTGGATGAGAAAAACTATTTATTATCTCACTTTCTTCCTCATCGTATACATTATCAAAATCAAATAAAAGATTTAACATTATATAATAAGACTCAGTAATATCCATGACCCTGTTAAAAGATTTACCGAAGTAATTAAATTTATCTAAATATTCATTATATCCATATTCACTCAATAGCTTTATAATGAAATAGGTCTCTTCTGTTAATTCTATTCCCATAGAATTTAAAAATTTACCATAAGTTTTAACTATATTTTTATAATATTCTTTATAATTACTTTTTCTTAAAAATTCTAATCCATTTAATCTAATAAATATTTCATTTTTAAAAGAATAAGAATTATCACCACTATCAATTGTGGTAGTATTAGCTAAAGTAAATGCAATTGGTGGATAAGGGAAACTATTACAAACTTTTGAAAACACTTCTTTAATTAATTCCTCTTCTGATATTAATCTTACTGATGAAATTTTACCAAACTTGAAATTATTTAATTCATCATTTACAACTTTAATACATTCTTCATAAAATGTCATTAAAATTACCTCCTATAAATTATATTCACATTAATAATATATATTTGAAAATTATTCCCATATTAATCTTTGTTGAAATTGAAATTCAGAACGAACTTTCACTAATATTAATCCTAACTTATTCTTTCCTACAATATTTTTACATTTATCACAATAACAATCACCCCAGTAATTATCATGCCAATAATTACCTTCAATTAATTTTTCATTACCAGTAAGAGTTAACTTTCTTCTTAAATTTAAATTACGAGTAAATTTAAATTACGAGTAAATTTATCTCTTATTATTTCCTCCATTATATCATCTTTAACTTCATCCCAGTCTTTTCTGGGATGAAGTTCTTCACCTTTTCTCTAGCTTCTTTAGGAGTTAAACTACAAAATTTTTTCTTATTTTATCATTAAGAGTTTTAGCAGATTAATATGCTGCTTCAGAACTATCGAATTCTAATCCACCATAATACACAATACAAATATAAAAATTTCTTAGAAAATAAGATTTACCATTAAATATTTCGATGACCATTAGTTATCCAAATCCTCTCTGTCTATCTTGAAGTTTTTCATAAGTTGTTTTCTTTCATTAATAGCATCAGTTCCTTCACCATGAATAATTCTAAATTTTTCAACTTCTTTTTCAACATCTTTCATTGTTAATTGTATTAATATTCTTTTATTTGGGTCCATTGTTGTTTCCCATAAATCATCAGATTTTAATTCACCTAATCCTTTAAATCTAGTTTTTATCTTAGGTTTATATTTCTGACATAATATGAAAAATTCAGCTAAAGACATAACTTTTCTATAATCATTTTCAACAATAACTTCATAATACATTTTTTTATTATTAACTTTGTCAATAAATGATTTTAAACTACCTATTCTCTTTCTAAATAAGTCATCTAAAATTATTATTTGGAACTTACCTTCAACAATTCCAGATATTACATTGTCTTCTTTACTCATTTCTGGAAAAATTATTTTTAAATCATTTAAAACCTTTTCATCGTCAATATGAATAATAATAAATTCCATTAAAATAGGATGTATATTAAAATGATTAGCAACTCTATATAACTCATCTAAATACATTCTATTCTTTAATAAAAATTCTTTCATTTCATCATTAGTTAATATTCTCTCACTATCTTTAATTTTAATCTTATCTCTAATTCTACGTTCAAATACCTCAATATATTCTTTTTTATCTAGTATAAAAGGTTTTTGTTTATCGTGTATTTCATATAGTGGTGAGATAGCTTTATACAATAAACCCTGTTTAATTATTTCAGGTAAATGTATTAGAAAAAATACACATACTAAAGAAACGATACGATAACCATCAACATCAGAATCAGCCATTATAATTATTTTTTTATAATGTAATTTTTTAATATCAAATCTACTACCAATATTACATTTTAATCTTTTAACTAATTCTTGAAATTCTATATTTAATAATACTTTATCTAGTTCTAAATTAAAACTATTTAATGGTACACCAAATATTGAAAATAGAGCTTGAGTATTAGTATCCCTTCCTTGTCTAGCTGTACCTAAAGCTGAGTCACCTTCAATAATAAATAGTTCTCTATATTTATCACCTTTATTATTAGCTTTAACAAAGTTCTTTAAAGCATGATCTGAAAAAGCCTCACTATCACCTTTAATAACAGCATTGCGAACTTTATTAGCTTGAGTTCTAGCTCTAGCTATAAGTTTAATAAAATCAGTAATTTTCTTTAATTCTTTTGGATTATTTTTAAAATATTCAACTAATGCTTTATATGTCATATCTCTTAACGGTTTAAAGAAAGAATTATTAGTTACCTTTTCTTTTACTTGTCCAGAAAACTCTAACCGCATATCAGTACTTAAAAATAAAGTAAGAACTAAATTAGATGTAATATCATTATATACAATGTCAATATTTTTTAAATCTCTTTGACTTAAACTTTCTCTTGTCTGTTTACTTAAATATTGAATAATACCTTGTTTAACAGCATCAACATGAACACCGTTTTCAATTGTATTAACAAAATTACAAAATGAATCAACTAACATTTCACTATTAGTATTTTTAGAATCAAATGTAAATGCTGCTTCTAAACCAATAAATCTATCATACTCTTTTCCTTTATCCAATTCTTTTATTTTTAATGATTGGAAAAAATGAATTGGATCAACTAATGGTTCTTTACATAGTTTTTTCATATAGTCATATAAACCATTTTTATTTCTATATTTCTTTTGTATAGTAGACTCTTTACCTTTTTTTATAACACTAACATTGATCTTTATATCAGGTGTAACTAAATATATTATCTTTTCAATCCAATTCAATAAATCTTCAGTTATTATATTACATTCTTCCCCCATAAAAAATGGTGAAGGTTTAAAAAAGATACATGTACCATGTTTATCTTTATTTGATATTTTTGTTATTTTTTCTTCTATTTTTTTACCACTATTAAATTTTATAATAAATTTTTCACCATATCTAGTTGAACTGATTTCAAATAATTCCGACAATGAATTAACACAAGACAATCCAACACCATTTTCTCCCGCACTTTGTTTAGATTGTTCTCTAGTAAATTTACTACCAGATTGTAATGTGGTACATACTAATTCCAATTTATCAAATGAAATACCTCTACCATTATCTAAAATTTTAATTGTATTCTCAACTTCATCTAAATAAATATCAATTTCATTTCCTGGTGAATTAGTATTAATACATTCATCTATAGAGTTATTAATAACTTCTTTTGTTAAATGGAGGGAACCCTTTTGACCTAAATAACCTATATAAACATTTGGTTTACATTGAATTTTCTCAATATCACTTTCTTTATGGTCAATAATATCATCAATAAATTTAGACATATACTCCACCCCTTATTCTTATATATGTAAATGTTCTCGTATTAATAAAAAAGCAATATATTATAGAAAGAGCGACATATAAAAAAATAGATGTGATAATAAAATATCACATCTATTTTTTTATATTTATTTCTTTTTACCACCAATAAAAGAAATTGAACCAACACCATAAGAACCAATATCATCCTTATCATTTTTCTTCTTATTTCTTTTACCATAGATATCAGCATATCTTTCATACAGTTCTTTTGCTTCATTCAGATTATAATCTAATTCACCCAGCAACATAATGATTTTATCATCTTTATCACAGTCGGCAAAAGATCTAATTTGCTGAATTGCATTGTGTAATGTATTTATAGCATCTTTTAAGTCTTCCTTACTGATATGATTCATATTAAAAATTGTTCTACAATACTTACACTGATAATCACCAGCTTTACCTTTTTCATAAGGATAAATTTTTAATTTACCTTTTTCATTCTGGTGACAACAATGAATGGCTATTTTCTTTTTCTCTTTATGAAAATCTCTTTCCATTCCTTCGAGTCTTTCAAGTTTCCCAATAATACGTTTTCTGTCTTTGTCTTTACTCATTAATTCCAACCTCCTATTTTCTATAATTTAATTATTTTATTACATCTTGCATAATAATATATAATTAAAAAATCAATCAAATTTAAATTTATGTTTATACGGTATTATTTTCTTACACAATTTAAAATATAATAAAGTATAAAATACTAATTTATACTTTATTATATAAAATTATTAAGCAAATGTATATCTTCTATCAATTCTATTAATATCTTCTGAATCGTTAACTGTTAAAACAGCTTGTATTGTTTCTACGTGCTTATATACAAAATATTCAATTCCTTTCTGATCCTTCTCCCCCATTTTAATAACTTCGCTTCCATTGCCGAAGTCTATAAAAGCATTTTCAAAAACAAATTCACCTTTTTCATATAATTTTTTTGAAATGTTGTCAAATATAAAGCCTAATACTACACTATCTCCACCCGCATTATTAATAATATTTCGAACATCAGTAAGTGTCATTTATTTTTCCCTCTTTTCTTATTATTTTTTCTTCCTTTACCATGAGATAAAGAAAAATATTCTTTTAGTCTTTTAATTTTTTGTTCTTTAGATTCACATATTACATTTTTATTATTTAAAATAGGTAATAATAATTTTTCCATATCTTTAAGAGAAATTTTAACAGCCTCCTATTATACAGCTATAATCAATCCACTAATAGCTCTAGTTATAGATGTATATAGCCATTTAAAATAATATTCTGAATTACCCATTCTTTCATCATAAACTAATATATTATTATATTGTGAGCCTTGTGATAAATGTGCTGTTATTGCATGAGCAAATTCAAATTTATTTACATAACTTCTTTTACTTTGTTTTCTTTCTTCATAATTTTTAAATAAATAGTTATGATCAATTGGAATTCTTCTAAAAAATTCATCTGTTAAAAATTCTGGTCTGAAATCAATACAAACTGATTTTTTACTATATGTATCTAGATGAATATCTTTAACATATCCAACTAAACCATTAACAAGTGAAATATTATCTAAAACAGATAATGACCAATTGTTTTGTCTACATATAATTTTATCACCAATAATAGGAAAAGGTTTATTTATTTTATTAATACTTTCTCTCACATATTTATTTATATTATCTCTAGTTCTATTCTTACCACAAATAACTATATCATTATCAACTAACATATTGTCGGTAATATCTTCTTTATTAATAACAAAACATTTATCACCGTATCTACCAACTTTTAATAATTTATGGTTTATTGCTTGTTGACTTAAATGTATGATAGGGTCATTTTCTTTTTGTCTTCTTATTTTGGTTAAAATAACATCTGGATTATTTAAAAAGTATGGTTTACCAAAAATTGGTGGTAACTGATTTAAATCCCCTAATACTAAAACAGGTAATCCAAAACTTAAAATGTCAGAACCAATTTTACCATCAACCATTGAACCCTCATCAACAACTAAAAGTTCAATATTATCAGGTAATTTATCCTTTTTAACAAATGCTGGAGAAGTTAATATTCTTCCATTTTTTCTTATAAAATTATTATTTTCATCTAATCTAGGTATATCAATTAAATCATATATAACACTATGTATAGTCTGTGCTTTAATACCTTGTCGCATTAAAGCCATTGTTGCTTTACCTACATACGCCATAAATATAACATTTTCAAAAGGTATGCGTAATTTATTTATAATAAAATACACAATAAAAGTTTTCCCTGAACCAGCAGGACCAGATACTTCAAAAACTTGTTTGTTTCTTTTATTTCTCCATAATATAACTTCATTAGCGGCATGATTTTGTTGACCCTCTAATATAATACCCATATATTTATTACTTATCACCTCTTCCATTAAAGTAAGGAAGTTAAATTCATAACCTTTTATATGATTGTGTATTAATTATTAAAATTCAATTACAAATATATAAATAGATTTTATAAAAGATTGGAGGTAAGTTCTAATATGATTAAAAGTTTAGAGAATCTTGGAGTTAAAGCTGATGAATATTGTTTTTTATTAGAAGAATCTGATCAATATAATAAATCTTTCAAAGTTAATATACCTAAATTCATGCCAATGTTTTCAATAGATGAAATTCCTAAAAGTAATAATATAGTTTTTGATACTAATATTTTTTCTAATGATGATTCGTGTAAACCTATTGTAAATAAATCAATATTAACACAGAACTATGTATCTTTAGAAAGATTTAGAAATACTAATTTTAGATTTCATCCTTCTAATATACATAAAAAAACTAGATTCATTTGTAAAATAGTTGACGGTAATTTAAGAAATATGGGTATTACTGATGATGAATTAAATTTAGATCAAGTAGATAGTAATAGTAAGATTTTTATTAGAAACCCTTTACATGAAATAATAGATAGAATAAAAGTAGGTGATGAAGTTAAATTTGCAGATGGTGTGGGTGGAGCTGATAATTCTTATTCTATTTTAACAGGAAATGTTGCTCAAATAAATGATTGGGGTGTTATAGTTACATTGCCACCAGTACATGATGTTCCTTATGGTGTGCTATCAAGTCATATTATTGGTGTTTATACAACTACAGGAACATACAAAAATAATATAAGAGGTGATTACTAATGATAACTAGTATATACGAATGTAATACAATAGAAGACCTTATAAAATATGGTAACTCTTTAGATATATCTCATGATAAATTACATTTAAAAGCTTCATTTTCAGATAATTCTAATAATCTTATAATTTTTAATTATAATTCTTTAATTGAAAAATATAAGTATTTTTTAGAAAAATATATAAAAACTATTGAATTTAATGATACTGAATATGAAAAATATAAATTTAAACCAAAAAGTTTAAGTATGGATTTATATGGAACTACTGAACTATGGTCAGCTATTTTAAGAATAAATGATATAATAAGTATTAGTGAATTTTCATTAAAAAAAATAAGATTATTTACAACTGATATATTATCTGTACTAAATGAAGTATTAATTCTTGAGGAGGGTAATATAAAAGAAAATAAAAGTAATAATAGTATATAATACTATTACAAATATATATTATATTAATAGAATAGATAAAGAAAGAGGTTGATATTTAATGAAAAAAAGTATAAAATTAACAATTGAAAATGAGGAAAAAATATTTTTTGACACGGTTATGAGTAAGAAGGGTCTTCCATGTCTATGGGAGCTTGGAGCTTTTTATGGTAAAATAGGCCACTCGTTAATAATAACTGATGATAAATTTAAGAAAACTGGTGCAATATTTGTAAAAAATGATTTACATGCACAGGAAGAACAGGCTTTAATTCCAGTAACAGAAGGATTTTATGTATTTAAAAGTATTTTTCACAAACCGGATTATACTACATATTTATACAGAATTACTGAAGTATCCGGTATATTAATCGTAGCTAGTTTAGTTGGATATTCTATATTAACAACAAATGATACAGATTTTTTAAATAAAAATTACAAAAATAAAAATTTCATATCAGCTTTTGATATATCGTTGGATAAGGCTGAAGGTGAGAAAACTCTGTATTGTTATCCCCCAACATCCAAGAAGATTAGAGATAAAAAAGTACATTATGTGTGTTCACCTAAAAAAGTTATTCATCACAAGGAAAAGGTAAGACGTAATGATATAAGTAAAATAGAGATAATAGGTGATGTCATTATAGGACAGCTCGGTGGTTTTGAATATGATTAATATATTAAATCATAAAAACTTTGACCTAATTCTCAGTAATAAAAAAACACCATGCCTATGGGAATCTGGTGGTGCTTTTATGACTAATGATGGTTTAGCTATGATAATATGTGGTAAAAAATTTGAACAATTAAAAGCTGTTTATATTGTTCCCCAATCTAAATCTACTATATGTGGAAATCATGCACTCATTCCCATAAAAATAGGTTATCATATTATTGAAGTAATACAGTCTTATATAACAATATATAAAATAATTGGAATATATACGAAATCATATACAGTTAAAACTGTATTATTAGGTAATTTTGATTTAAAAAATATCACAATTCAATATAATGAGTTATTAAATAATCCCTTGTTTAAAATTGCTCAAGCATCTGCTATAAGAAAGTCACAAACTCTTTTATGTATAAAACCTTTTTATGTAATAAAACCAAAGAAAAATAAAAAGAAAGGAAAAATAATAGTGAGTTAATCTCACTATTATTTTTTTTTATTTAATGCTGATGAAAAATCAAATAAATCTTCTTCTTTATCTTCTTTAATTACTTTTCTTTCTACTGCATTTCTTTTACCTTTTTTATCTATATTTAAATCTACACCTTCAAAATCTGTAGATAAACTTTCTTCAGATAATGAATGATTTAAATGAATATCATCAATAAGCCTAATTCTATTACCTATTTCAAATGGATGATTGAAATAAGATAATTCATAAGTATCTCTATATCTTATTTTAATACGTTTAAATGTTAGATAATAATTATTAATATTATTTTTCTTTTTCTCTATATTAATAATACAACTCCAATCTGAATTTTCCATTATTTCCCAGGCAGTACCAACATTACCACGTCCAAGAAATCTCGCTAAATCTTCTTTATTGGCCATTAATGCACTATCCACTGAAATTGCCCCAGACCTATTTAATTGATGGGCTGTAATTACAGGTATAACTTTATCAACGGCTAAATTTTTTAATTCGTTAGTTATATTTTTCAGCTCTTCTTTTTCATCTTTAGCTTTTTCATATGGTCTAATTCTTTTAATATAATCTAAAATTAAAGCTATTACTTCTTTACCATCATCAGATAAATCATCTATTATTGTGTATAAATCGGCAGTTGATTTTTCTCTATTTGGGTAATATTTAATAATAATGTCAATATTATTATCATCAGATAAAATTAATTCACCATCTTCTGTTAATTTCTTTATTACTTGTTTAGCAGTAAAACTTCTGATATCATCTGAAGTTACTACCATATTAAATAATCTTTCAACACTCTCTTGAATTGTATTCTCCATTGTTACCAATAATACACAAGGTTTTTTACCAGGTTTTTTAACTTTTATACCTTTATTATATTTCTTTATATCTATCGCTGTTTTTAAAAGAATTCCTGATTTAAATCCAGCAGGTAATCCTAAATATGTATATAAGCATTTACTCATATAACCTGGTGATAGTATATGATTTAGTTTTTGTATACCGGTTCTTAATATATGTGCAGGGTCTTTTAACTCATTAACTATATCTGTTACAACATCTTTAAATACATCCTCTTCTAAACTAAAAGTTTGTGTATTATCAACAGTTGAAACTTTTCTCGTATGATTTAATATTCTGCTACAAATTTCAGTTAATTCATCATTAACTTCTTGAAAACTGTTATACTCACCTGAGTCTAATTTTTCTATAGAATTATATAGTCTGTCTTTATAATTAAATAAATAAGCATATTTTAATCTATCAACAATAGCTTTATTAATATATTTAATCTCTTCATAATTTATTTTCTTATATATAATTAGAGATTTTATAATCCCTTCTATTTCTTTATTGAAAGTATCTGTTCTACAATAATTAACTATCGCATCTTCATTTTCAAACCCTCTATCTAAACGAGCTTCTAAAGCTCGTTTAATAAAATACATTCTTGATTCTATCTTTTCATTACCTTCATATATTCTTTCATCTATAATCTCAAATAAATTCTTTAAATTAGTTAAAGATTTCCTTGATACTTGTGAAGAATTTTTAAATATAAATCCTATTAACATATTCAACATAGTAATATCAAATTTTAAACTTATTTTTTTTACTTCACTCTCAACCACCTTAAATAATTTTTTTCTACTTACCATTAAAAGATACCCTCCTTTGTATCTGTTGATACAAATAATATCTAATCTTATCTACTGTAATGTCTTTATTATATTTCATTTTTATAAAATTAGAAATCTTTTCTTCTGGACAAATATTTTTATTAAATATAAAGCCATATTTTTCTAATAATAAATTTATCTTTTCTTCTGTTTCTTTTTTTTGTCTTAATTTATTATTGTTATTAATAATAACTTTTACATTTGAGTATTTATTAAATACTTCATTTATCATATTAGTTAATAATAAAGTATTAGGAAAATCTTCTGGTATATTTATTATTAACCTAATATAATCTATTATTAAACTATTTACTAATTGTATTAAATAATCTATTTGTTGTTTTTCATTATTATTAAAGAAAGATTTATTATTATAATCTATAACAATGGTATCATATCTTTTAGCTAATTTATTAACTATAAATTCAGTATTATAGTTTTTATTAATAGGTGAATATGAAAATAAATAAAAGCCTTTATTATTTTCTTCTCCAAAACACCATCTAGAATAAGAACCTGTATAAAATATGCGTTCCTTTATTATTTGTGATTCATGTATATGACCAAACAATATTAACCCATCAGTTATATTTAATAAAACATCTGAATTAAATATAGGTGCTTTACTCATAGTCATTTCACTTTCCTGTTTATTAGCAACAAATACGACTTCACCAAATAAACCATGACCAAATATCATGTCATATCTAGAACTAAAATATTCTTTATAATATTCATCTTTATTCTCAACATATTCTTCCGGTAGATATAATACTTTTAAATCATCAAATAATAATTCACTTTCAACATTATAAATTATTTTAAAATCATATTTATTATTTTTAGTATATATTTCTAATGTTTCTAATTGTTTATTATCATGTGATTCAGTTCCTTTTATTAATCTAATTTTAATATTTTTTCTATAAGCTATTTCTAGTAATCTAAAAATAAATTGTAAAGAATATTTAGCGTGTTCTGAATTCATTGATATTTTTGTATTATAAAAGTCACCAACTATAACTATGAAATCTATTACTTTTAGTTTTTCAATATAATCTAAAAAACCTTCTTGTAATTGATAATATAAATCTTTTGATTTAATAGATGAACCAAAATGTATATCACCTATAGCAATTCCAACATAAACTTTATTATTCAAGTATATTCCCCCATTCATCAGTATAATTTAAATCATACCATGAATGAAATAAAGTTAATAGATGTTTAAAAACTTTTATATAACTATTTAATTTTCCTCTTGTAAAAATCCTTTCCTTATACCCAGAATTATTAACAATTAAAATTCCTACATTATCAACCTTTAATCCTTTTTCTTCAATTAACATACAGTAACCAGCTAATTGTAAAAACATTGTTGAATAAAAGTTTTTAGAAGTTTTAAAATCTAGTATTGTCAATTTATTATCTATTTTTCCATAAAAATCTATAGTTCCTCCGAATTTATCTGATACTAAAGATTCTTCTAAATATATTGGTTTTATTGTATGTAAATCTTTCCATATATTAAATGCTTTAATATGTAGAAAATTAGAACTTATTATATGATATAAATTACTATATTTTTTATTAATTAGGTCTTTATCAACTGGTTGATTAGATAAAATACAATTAATAATATAATGAACTAAAGTGCCAATATCTGAATATTCTTGTAAAACCATATCATAGTTTTGTCTTTTAAATCCTAGATAATTAGACCATTTTAATAACTTAGGTTTATTTAATAATTGCAATATAGTAGTAACACTTGGAACTTCTTCATCTTTGTCATTTGTATAAATATTGTGATTTTTATTATATTTACCCATATTTTAATTACCCTCTCTAATAAATTTTCTTTATTTAATAGTTGAATGAAAAATAATTTATGAAAAACGTATTATAAAACATACTAATAAATACAAAAATGTAAAGGGTGTGATCTATTGGCTTTCAAATCATTAGAAGATACTTTTGTTTATAAAAATCTAAATAAAGGTGATATTATATCAACTAATATCAGTAAAATATTTAGAGAAGGTGAAATACTTGGACAAAAAAATTTAGAAGAAGCTTTTATTATCATCAATAAGAATTTTAAGTTTCCTCTAAAATATAAAGTAATGGAAGATTTTCAAAAAGGTGGATTAGTTTTAATGTATTCACCAGCTCATGTTAAATTACCAACATCAATGCCTTTCTTTTTAACAAGAAATTCTAAAGATGAAGTAGTTGCAATAATATTGGTTGATTTATATGGAAGTATGAATAAAGAAACTAGAAATGTTAATATAGATGTTAAGAAATTATATTGTATTATGGAATCTGCTTATATAGCTAAATTATGTTTTTTAAATGCTAATACAATCAACGTATCTAGTACAGTAATGTCATATGGTTCTATAATATATGCAAATATGTTTACAAGAGTTCTAAATAAAAAATATGCTTTAAATGTAGATAGAAATAAATTTAATAAAGTTATTTTCTTATCTAGTAAATTCTTTTTAATTAATATGCTTAATAAATCTGATAATGAAATGATTTTCAATTATTGTTTAAAAAATTGTGTTGAGGGTAATAAGTTTATTCTTAGTGAAGTTAATGATATATTTAAAAATGAGGATTTTACCGATTTATCATTATTTATTAATGGATTAATTAGATCAGAATTAGGATTAAATTTTAAGGATTTATCTGTTAGGAATTATCTTGAATCATTCATTAATATGTATGATGGTTCAGCTTTATTAGCATTAGAATCTTTTCCTTATTTTATGTATAATATATTAGCTGTAATTAATGGAGCATATTTAAATAATCAATATATTTTAGAAGACATTGTACAAACTAATGGTACTAAGCTTTATCAATATTTTTTAAATTTATAGAATAATAGATTGTTAATATAAATTTTTTAAAGGAGGTTTATTATTTGTATGGAATCATTTAGCCGTATTCAACATAGAAGAGATACTACAGCTAATTGGGAATTAAATAACCCTATATTACCGGATGGTGAATTAGGTATAGAATTTCGTATTGATGGAACAATTGGGCTTAAAACAGGTAATGGTGTAGATACATGGAATGATTTACCTTATTTAAGTGGAGAGGGTATTACTCCTGAAACATTAATAGCATTAAATGATTTAGCAGGAACGGGTAGAACTACTGAAACTATTAAAGGCATATATGATTTATTTAATATACATTTAATTGAAACTATAACTGGACTAGTGAATGTAAAAAGTTATGGCGCTAAAGGTGATGGTGTAACTGATGATTTAAATGCTTTAATTGAAGCCAGAGATGATGCATTAATTAATAATAAAACTTTTTATATACCAGAAGATTTTAATTGTTATATTAGTGGTGATTTAGATTTAAGTGGTATTAAAAACGTAGAAATTAGAGGGATTATAACTGGTCCATCATTAACTAATATTTTAACTTTAGGTTATAATTCCGTTACTGCAAAGCCAACTAATTATTATATAAATGAAGTTAATGATTTAAAAATTAAAATTCATGGAATTAGAAATGCTAATGTTATAGTAAATTTCTCAGAGTATTTTTTAATATATGCTGATGGTAATAATGATACTAAATATGCAGTAGATTATTCAAAGTTTTATTTAGGAAATATTGATACATTAGAATTTTCTTCAGTGGCCGGAGCACAACCTGCCCATATTAATGAAAATAAATTTTTTGGAGGAAGAATTCATAATTTAATAATAGGAGGTTCATATCCTCATAATAATAATATTTTCTATGGTCCTATGTTTGAAAATTTTACAGCTAATATTACTGATGGTAGTAGTAGTAATTATTTTTATGATTGTCGATTAGAGGGTACTATTGATATTACTTTTGGTGCGGAAACATCAAATAATTATTTCTTTCGCTCACATTTCCCACTTTGGCACACATATTTAAAGAATCTAGATACTTATGATATGACAATAACAAATAATGGATATGATAATGGGGTTATAGCAATCCCAGATATCGCTCATAAAAAAGAATGTATTTTTGAATTAAATATAAAATCAAAAAATTTTGATACTGATGATTTTGTAAGAAACCAATATAACATTGAGGCTGGTGGATCATATAGAACATTTTTTGATAGTGGTATAATACCATTAACAAACCCTTTAAGTTTAGTTTTAATATCTGATCAAAATTTATTTGAGATATTCTTATATGCATATGATGTTGATAAAAATTTATTAACTACGGAACAAACCGGATTTACTAGTTTACCAGCATTTGATAATGTAAACTATCGTTATAATCATGATGCATTAAAAGGCACTTTTAATACTGGTGTCCCTATAATACCAACATCTATTGTAAAATATTTTAGATATGAAGTTAGAACTGGTGCTGTAATTGGACAAACATTTGATTATGCAAAAATAATACAAATACAACAAAATAATCATTGGACACAAATAATTCCAGTCAGTAAGAAATATAATTATACAAAGAATGGACCAACAAGACCGACTAAAGGTTATTGGTATAAAGGTGACTATGTAGAAAATACTAATAAAGAAAAACTAGATATTGATAGCACAACCCAATATGTAGTAAAAGGTTGGATAAGACTTAGAGATGGTACAACTTATGTTAATAATGTTGATTGGGTTGAGGATAGGGCATATTATTCTAATAAAATTGACGAAAATGGTCCTACTACAAGTAGACCTTCTACTCCAGTAACAGGACAACGATATTTTGATACAACATTAAATAAACCAATATGGTATAATGGTACAGCTTGGGTTGAAGCTACTGGTGCAACCGTCTAATAATTTTAAAAAAGGAGAGATATACATGGCTTTACAAATGACTGTTGAAACAAAGTCAGGTGTTTTAATAGATAATTGTTATATCAGAATAGATGAAATTGGAGGAACTAAGGAACAATTAAATATACGTGTAAGACTTTATATTTCTAAAGAAAAAAGAGAAAATGGAGTTAATGCTTTAGAAGAAAATATTTTTTCTTTTACTCCATCTATAGAAATTAGTGCTCTTAATTTTATTATGCAAGGATATTTATATTTAAAATCATTACCTGAATTTATAAATGCTATAGATAATTAAGTTAATAAACAATAACAAAATACTGATATAGTAATCAGTATTTTGTTAAATATTTTTTATTATAAGTATAAATAACAGATTTTATAAAAAATAAAACAAATATATAAAAAATATCAATAAATAATAAAACAAGTTGATTTTTAATATATTAAAGGAGGGATTTGTTATTTTATGCCTAATTTAATTAAGCAACGAAGAGATACTACAGCTAATTGGGTATTAGTCAATCCTATATTGGCTGAAGGTGAAATAGGGATTGAATTTCGTACTAATGGAAGTATAGGTATTAAAACAGGTAATGGTGTAGATACATGGAATGATTTACCTTATTTAAGTGGAGAGGGTATAACAGTAGAAACACAGGAAGTTATTGATGTAATAAATGAAGATATTGGACAACGAAGTATAAATATTAAGATGCTTGGTGCTATAGGAGATGGTTTGTCTCATCCTTTATCTGAAAAATTTAATTCTTTAGCTGAAGCTCAAGTTGTATACCCCCAGGCGATAAACATTACAGATGAAATAGACGGATTGACTATATTAAAAGCTTTAAATGAATATGATGAAAGTTTTTGTCCTAAAGGTGAATATCTTACATCTAATTCTATAGTCATACCCGAAGGTAAACGATTAAAATTATCAAAGAAAGCAATAATTAAACCGGTCAGTGATATTAATGTTGTTGAATTAGGAAAGAGTTCAAATATTGAGGGTGGTGTTATATTATGCTCTCTCAGTAATTTTACAAAAGCCTTAATATTTGTTAATGGTGTGAATAGAATTGGAAGTTTATCTGATGTAACTTTTGCAAAGGATTTAACATTAAAGGGTAATGTTGATATAACCAGTATGAATAATAAAGGAATTCATCTTTATGCAGATGGAGATAATCATAGTTTAGCTTGGTTAAAATTTGATAATATAAATATTATTCAAATGGGAGAAGCTGTAACTCTCGAAACAATAACTCCCCCTAGCGGTATGTGTTGGATTAATAGTAATATTTTTAGTAAAATAGGAATATCTTTTTGTCGTCAAGGTATATCTATTAAATCTGGTGTTGTATCTGCTGCTATATCTGGAAATATATTTGATTTTATATTTCAAACATCGTCATTTAGTGAACGTGCTCTAATTTGTAATGGTGCTTTTAATTTATTTACATCAACTATATGGGATTGGAACACTGCCTCATCATTAATAGCAATTGAAATGGAAAGTTCAGCCACACAAAATAAAAACGAAACCACTATTTTAAGAGATCAATATTTAGATAATGGTATTGATAATGTTTTTTTTAGTAGGAGATTTGTATATACTGGTACAATAAATATTTATGTTGATCCTGTAAATGGAAATGATGTTAATTCAGGTTCACTAACCCAACCATTAAAAACAATTGGTAATGCTATATCTAAAATTCCAAAAGAATTCCACAATTCAATTCAAATTAATTTACAGGCCGGTGATTATACTGTTTTAGAGGGAACACAATTGACAATTCAAGATTTATATGGATTTGGTAGTTTATTAATTAAAGGTGTTACCTCAGATAAATCATTATATAAAATTCCAGCTATTAAACTTCAGAGAATATATTTAGGTGTTCTTATTCAATATTTAAATGTTGATGGAAAGGGAACTAACAATGGAATTGATGTTAGGATGAGTCCGAATATAGAGATAAATAATTGCACTATATCTAATTGCATTGATGCTGTTTATAGTTATAAAGCAAATTTAGAATTAACTAGTTGTGATGGTGTAAATAATAGTGTAGCGTATCATGCATATCATGGTAAAATAGGATTAGCTACTTCAACAATAAGTGCAATAACTAAATATTCTTCAACAGCAGGAGGTATTATAATTGATGAAAAAATATCTCCTATGGTTAAAATGAGTTCATCACCAGCGAGTGGTACATGGGGATTAGGAGATGTTGTTGAAAATTCTAACCCAATAGCAGGTGGTTATAAATGTTGGATATGTATAACTGCTGGGACTCCAGGAGTGTGGAAAGGTTCTGGATTAATTGAGGTATAAAAAATAAAAGGAGTGTTAATAATGGCTTTAAGTATATCTATAAATTTAAATAATAGTTTAATTATCAATAATGCTTATGTTAGAATTGATACTATTAATGGATATAAAGGTGAATTGACAATATCTGTTAACTCATATGTAAGTCAAGAGTCATTTATTGAAGGTGATGATTACTTAGGATTAACAAGATTTTATAAATTCATTCCAATTCTTGAAGACAATTCTCCAAATTTTATTAAACAAGGCTATGAATATCTTAAAACTCTACCTGAGTTTGAAAATGCAACTGATTGTTAAAAAATCAATTAACTTAAAAGTAGTATATATTTATTGGAAGGGGTGATAATATGCCAGATTTACAAGTGGCAGCGGTTCAACGTGTAAAATTACCAGATGGAACATACGCTATTGTTTATCCAGTTAATACAGTAGAAGAAGTGTTTTTAGATACAACTAAAAAAGTGAATTTAGCTCAAGCAATGAATGTGAGAAAAAAACCTATTGATTGTGGAACAAGTGTGCCAGCTAATATTGTAACTACTGAAGATGGTGGTAATGCAGATTCTCTTTATTCGATGCATATGATTATTGATGGTGGTAGTGCTGGATTCTAATTTTTTAACAATAAGGGAGGAATAATGATATGGATTTATCAAAAAAGTGGTACTTGGATGTTGGACATGGTGGAAGTGATTCTGGAGCAATAAATGCATACATTAAAGAAAAAGACATAAATTTAATCGTGGCCCTTGAAGTCGGTAGAATTCTTCAATTAAATCAACAGATTGTTAAATATTCAAGAGATACTGATGTTGCCGTTGATCTAATTCAAAGGCCATTATTGGCAAATTCATGGGGAGCTGATTATTTTATTTCAATTCACCATAATGCTGGTGGTGGAAATGGATTAGAAGTAATCCATTCTATCAATGGCGGACCAGGTAAACAATTAGCGGAATATATAGCTCCTATTATATCAGAGGGAACTGGACAAAATATTCGTAGAGTGTTTTCAAAAAAAGGAAATAATGGGGACTATTATGCAGTAATTAAACATAGTTCAATGCCTGCAATTATTATTGAATATGGATTTTTAGATAATGCTGAAGACTATAAATTATTTGATACTAAACCAGAATTATTACTTGAAGCTAGATATATAGCAAAGGGTATTCTTAATTTTATTGGAATTAATCATATTAAAGACTGTGAAGAAATTACTCCCAAACCTGAATTAATTAAAAAAAGTAAATATTTCTCGGATATACCTGACAATCATTGGTCTATTGACAATCTTGATAGAGCTAAAGAAATTGGTCTTATTTTTGGAACAGGTAAAGGTGAGATTGGTTTTTCTGAAGAATTAGCAAGAACAATAACATTTATACTTAGAGGTATTGATCTTAAAAAATAATAAATATAATAGGTTGATTTTTTATCAACCTATTATATTTTTTTATCATATAATCAAAAACTATTATATAAAGACTTTTAAAAGGGAGTGTGAATTTTTTATTATGATTGATCCATTACAACTAATTTATAATAAAAATACTGTAAACTTAGAATCCATTGAAAAAACTTTAGTTGAAATAAAACAAAATTCTTTTAATCATTTATATAAAATACAATTAGATTCAACTGGTTATAAAAGATTTGATTTAAAAATGAGTGATTTAAAGTTAATGAATACTATTGATAAAACAATCACTTATTATCCTAGAAAATATATTGGTTTTATTAAAGAAGATTTTATAGATGAAAGATATAGATTATTGTATAAGAGGTCTGAATTTTTTAATAAAGAATTATCTCTTTTTGATATAGCAAATAATTCAAAAATTTTTATGAAAACCTTTATGGTGTTTATTAATGGTAAATTTTTTGATAATACTAAATTATTATGTAAGGGTGATACAACATATATTATTTTTGATATAGCTGAGATAAATAACACTAATGGTATTCCTTATGAATATTTTGAAGAATTATTAACTATGGATGCCGATATTAGTATTATTATTATACCAAACTGTGAATATGGTATATATAATACCAATATCAATGTATTACGAGCTAATTCAAATGAATTGGCTTTAAGTAGATTTAATTTAGTTAATAGTTTAGATACTGAAAGTCAATATATTACTTTTGTTAATAATAATTCTTTCTTATTTTCCTCTGTTATAACGGATAGTGAAAATTCAGAAAGTCTTTTAAGATTTTATGATAATACTTTTAGTAATTTTGATAGTGTATTAATTCATATTAATATATTTGGTTTTAGACATTTATTAGACCAAATTGATTTAATCGGAACTGATAAATACTTCCAAATACCAATTCAAAATATGCCAATACCAATAGAAAACATAATGATTTTTAGAAATATTGATGGTAAAAAGTATTTTGCACATGATATCCAGTTAAAGTTGTATTATCCTAATATTTATGAAGTTCTTAATAATTATAATGATAATGATTTAACATTATATGTATTTTATTCAAATAATACATTTACTTCTGAAAAATATAAAAATGAATTAGAATTATATCATCAGTTGACAGATAATGTTTTAAATAAATATAAAGATAATTCTATTTCAGATATTATTAAAAACTTTCAACCTGATACTCTTGTATATGATTTAAATGATTTTAAAGAATTATCTTCAACACCAACAGAATATAAAATGAACACTTTAGATGAATGGGTTAAACAAAATGCTAATTTATTACAAAGTTATTTAAATAACCAAGCTAAAAAATCTGATGGCTATTATTTAGATATATCAAAAATTGATTTATCTACTAGATATAGGGAGAATAATTATACTGAGATTATTGATGATAATTTAAGAGAGGTTTTTAATGAGCCACGTTATGTATTTATTTTTAGAAATGAATTTAATTCTGAATCTCTTAATTTAAGATTTTTTATTGATGGTATATTATATATACCCGATAAAGTTTATAAAACCGATAAATATGAATTTTTTTATATTCCTATAACTCTAATTAATGCAAATTCTATAGTAGAAATAGAAAAAGTAAATAAAATATTTTTTAATCAAGTAATTAATATAAGTTCAATTGATGATTACATTGAATTAAATTTTCCAATAGAAATTTCAGCCAATGATGTTTTTATTATTGATAATAATACTAATGTTTATATAGATAGAGATAAATTTTCTTTATACATCAAAGATGATGAAAATAATTATAATGAAATAGTAAATAAATCATTTATTTCGTCAGCTGTATTTTATGTTAAACTAAAAGATGAGAACTTATTATTACAAAATTTATCATTAAATGTTATAAAAAATAGTTTAATTTATACTTGGTCTATTTTAACAGAAGAAGATAAAACTAGTTCATACACTATAAATAATAGTTTAATAAATGATAGAAGACAATTTAGAATATTTAAAAATGAGGTATATATATTACCTAATTATAGCTATAATATAACCTTTGTTGATATTAATACTGTGATAGTTGATATTATCATGATAAAAAATATAGGTGATGTTTTTACAATAGAAATTTCTCCAGATAAATTTAAAATGGTTTATGAACAAGATGAAATTGAAAGTAGTGGATTGGTTGATTTAACTGGGTTGATATATAAACCTTTAGATTTAAATTGGTATGATATTTTTTTAAATGGTATTAAATTAAATAAAAATAATATAGAAATTTTATCACCAACTAAAATGATTATTAAAGGAATAAATTCAACTAAAAATTTAGTTATATTTGAGAAAAATAGAGATAATGAATTTATATCTATAAAAAATAGTGAACCTTCTTTGATTGATAATGTAATAAAAAATATAGATGATTTTAAAAATCTTGTTACTAGTGAAAATGAGGATATTGTTGATTCAATGCCTAATAATAAAGATAATGTGTTTTCTTTATTATATAATTTACATGAAAAAATATTAAAAGATAGATTCTTAAATCCAGATACAGATCAAGTTTCTGTTGAAAATAGAGAATACTTCACAACAGTTTTTACTGATGATAATAGTACATTTATTGTAAATCCTGATTTAAAAAAATATTCTAATATACAAACTGATTTAGAATTAAATCCTAATAAATAATTTTATAGATACCTTTGTGATATAACATGAAGGTATCTAAAACATTTAAATAATAAAAAATGAAAAGGGGTGTATTGAATAATGCCAGATCGTATAGCGATATCACTATTATCAAGAGAAAACAAGGCCGATGCTTTACCTGAAGAGGTAATGATTCATAAAACCACAGGGCAAATTTTAATTAAAACCACAGCTGGTGATATAATCTCTTTTGATTCATTAAATAGAATAAAAAGTCATATAGATAATACAACTACCACATGTTTAAATTTAGATATTAGAGGTGATATGTCTTCAATAGAAATAAGTGAAACTGAATTACCATCTATTATATCATATGATACAAATATTTTAACAAATTCTATAATACTATATCAAAATAAAGAATTTGCCAAAACAATATTATCTATTGATTTAGACTGTATTAAATTATCAGACACATCATCTTTAACTGGGTTTGATCCTATTGCTAATATAGATTTTGTATTTACAAAAACAGGTGTTACTAAAACTTTTAATATACAGTTACCAATATCAGATTTAAATCAAACCGTTATAGATCATATTGCTTTTTTAGATTCTGGTGAAAGTTTAGGGGATTTTATTATTTCATTAGATAGTATTAAATTCAATAAGAATATTTTAGACATAGATAATAAGAATATAAGTATTTTATATAGTATTTTGGTTATAACAGAATAGGAGGGTTTTAATTATGGCTTCTACACTTAAACCTATAAAACAATTGAAACAAAATTCTGCTAATATAAGTGATATTTTAAAATCTTTTGTATTTGGTGATACCGATATAAAAGAATATAATCCAAACACCATTTATATGAAAGGTAATCTAATTATAAAATTAAATGAAATTACAGGTAAGTATGAAGTTTTACACTGTAAAACTGATAACATTACAGGAATATTTAATATTAATAATTGGAGTATAACTATAGTTAATGATATAGTGATACAGGATATAATTAATAATAATTTGATAAAATTATCAGAAACAGAACCAGATGATATAAATAATCAAATTTGGTTTCAAACAATTGCTATAAAAAGTTAATAAATATTATAAAGAATGATATAAATAATTTTTTTATTTTATCATTCTTTATAATATATTTTATCTAAATTAAACAATATCATAAGTGTTATAATAAAAGGAGGGTTATTATCAAATTATGTTTAATTTTTTTAAAAAAGAACCATGTGACCTAACGGAACATACATTCTTTTCAAACATTAATTATTGGGTCAACATCGGTATCGACAAAATTCCTATTAATAATCCTATAAAAAAAAGAGTTGTTAGTAAATTTTTAAAAATCAAATTTCTTTCATATGACAAACACTTAAAAGAGTTCATCAAAAAAACCCTTACTATAACTAAGGAGTGTGATATAGTTGAAATACAAAATTTATTGATTAATATTGTAAAAGACTATGAAGATGAGATTAATAAAAAAGGTATTCCTGATATATTTATAGAAAAATTTAAAAAGCTCCATGAGAATAATCTTCAAATAATATTTGATGCAATTGGTTCTATATGTACAAGTAAATTCTATGATTCTTTACATGAAAAAATGGCAGCTATACTAGACATATTATTATTTTCATTTAGAGTTACATTTACAGATGTTGAACAAACTATCAATGAACTAAATGGTGAAATAGAAAGTGTATTAAAAGGTTCTATTTTTGATATTTAGAATAAGATGAACCTTGGAGGTTTTTATTATGGAAAATCTTAATATTGAGGCATTCTTACAATATGGGGTTCTTGGTATTATAGCTTGGGTTTTTTTAAAAATGACTAGTAAACTTTTCAATTCTCAATTAGAACAATTTAAACTCTTACTTGATACAGTTATTGAAAAAGATGGTAAACCAATAAAAGACATTGAAGAAAGTGTCTCATTAACACAACAGATGATGAATAATCATCAAAAATACCTAATCGAAAATATACATAATTTGACAGATAAGGTTAACAGTTGTTTAAATGAAAAAGATGATATTTGGAAATTATTTATGAATCATGAACAACAATCAATACAACATATACAAGATATAAATGAACGTTTAAATGAATTTAGAACACTTTTAAATAGTATTGAAAAAAGATATAATATGAAATTGTCATGTGAAAAATTAGAATTTTTGTTAACACAAAAAACAGCATTGACACAATCTGAGATAAGGGACATAATTGATAATGCTAAAATTATTGAATAAAAAAATAATATGATAAGATGATTTCTTATATCATCTTATCATATTTATTATTTTGTAACCAAAATAAATCTATTATCCAAAATTGAATAATGTGGATACTTAGATTTAAATTCAATCGCAAACTTACTTTTATTTAATAGTTCTTGCAATTCATCTGAAATAAGCTCATCAATTTTTTCTTTAGCATCTAATGATTTCATACATAATTCATAAATTCTACATTCTTCTGGGAGACATGATTCATCCCAAATTAAACAACTTGACATAATTGCTTGTCTTAACTGACCATTTGTAACCAATTAAATTTCCCCTTCCTTGTATTTCTTTTAGGTATTTTTATATTTAATAATTACTTTTTTCATAAAATACCCATTTCCTTTCTTTTATAAATTCTTTATCTTTAATGGTTTTATACTAGAAATCCAAACACTGCTAGAACTACCTTCCATAGTATCCCATTCATATCTTATTTCAATTTCATAAGTTTCGGTTATAATCTTATAAATTTTAGTATAAAAACACCAATAAACATATTCATCGTATCCTTGCTTTGATGTATAACTATTAATTAATGAAACCTTTAAAGGAACATAATTGTATTTCTTTAAATATTCCTTTACTTCTTTGGGTAAAAGGAATATTCTTATCTTCATATATAATTTTAAGAAATTCACCATAAGTTATTTTCCTCCTTTTCTAAATAAGGAAATTTAATATCAAATACCTCTTTATTATACAAATCCTTTTTATAACAATCTTTACAAAAGGGATACTCTTTTTTAGTATCCCTATGTATTAATCTTATGTCAGTCACAGCCTTACATACAACACATTCTTCAAATAACAAAATACTTTTATTATCTATTTTTGTTATGTCAATTTCTTCATAACAAGTAAAATATTTAATATTAAACAAATTAATGTGTTTCTCTTTCATATTTATTAGTTTCATACTTAGAATGTGATTAGATGAATTAAATTCAGTTACTAAAAAAGTTTGTATTAAACCATTTTTCCAATAAATCGTTAACAATTTTCTCATATTTATTCATCTCCACTATTTTTTATTATGTTTCAACGACATTTTAGGAATTGTTCGTAATTTATAATTTTTAACTGCTTCTTCCATAAAATAGTTATGAATATTAAATCCATTACTTACATTATTCTTTAATAAAGAATATTTACCTTCTTTATTCATAACATATGTGTTTACATTATCTTTAAAATAATATGTTAATATGGATAAAGCTTTTATTTTTATGTTTTCTTCTTCTAAAGGAATTAAAATTTCTACCCTTCTATCTAAATTCCTAGTAAGTAAATCAGCACTTGAAATATAAATACCACTATTATGAAAATAATACATACGACTATGTTCTAGATATCTACCTATTACACTTCTAATAGTTATATTTTTATTAATAGGTTTCATAGAACAAATTCCTCTACAAATAATATTAATCTTTACTCCATTTTCAGATGCAAAGTATAATTTCTTTATTATATCTTTGTCAGACAATGAATTTAATTTTAATGTAATACATGTTTTCTTTTTATTTTTAGCTTGTTTAATTTCATTATCTATCAACTGGTATATTTTATTCCTTAGATTATATGGAGCAAAATATAACTTATTAATATCTGTAGATGGTTCAGAAAAACCTGATAATATATTAAATATATGAAGTAAGTCTTCACTTATTTTTTGATTAGAAGTGAAATAAGACAAATCTGTATAAATCTCAGATGTTTTGTCATTATAATTACCTGTACCTAAATGAGAATATAATTTTAATCCTCCCTTATGAGTTCTTTTAACAACAACTATAAATTTACAATGAGTTTTTAATTCATCCATACCATAAATTATTCTACAGCCAGCTAGTTTTAGTTTCTCTATTAAAGATATATTTCTATTTTCATCAAATCTAGCTTTTATTTCTAGTAAAACACTAACTTGTTTACCATTTATAGCTGCTTTACATAAAGCTTCAACTATAGGTGAATCTTTTGATGAAACTCTATATAAAGTTTGTTTAATAGCAACAACATTACTATCAATAGAAGCATGTTCAATAAATTTTACTATTGGATCAAAACTTTCATATGGGTGATGTAATAAAATATCATTATTATCAATGGCTGTAAACATATCATGTTCACCTATTAATTCTTGTGGATATTGAGAATTAAATTCATTATATTGTAAAATCTGATTTTTAATTGGCATAGATATAAGAAATGAATAATCCAATAAGTTATCACTTTTAAATACATGACTTTTATTTAATTTAAACATTTTCATCAATATCTTTATTACTTGTTTAGATAAAGTATCTGTCACTTCCATAAATATAGGTTCACTATATTCTCTTAATAATAGAGAAGACTTCATTCTATCAACAAGATAAATATCTTTATCATGTTCAATTTCAATATTACCTTCTTTTAAAATTCTCATGCATCCTTTATTTAAAATATTTTTATTAACAAATATTTTATTTAAAAATGTAAAAACAATATCCTCAAGGAATATATATTTATTTATTTCATCGTCAGTTTCAACTTTGTATAATCTTTCAAGATGTTCTATTGGTATTATAGAAATAACTTGAAGATTCTTATTATATTTATCCTCTAATGATACAATTATATTTAATTGTTTTGATTTAATAGGAGGGAATTCTTTAGTGGTATCATATGACATTGGAGTTAAAAGAGGGTAAATATTTTTATTAAATATATTCTCTATATATTCTCTTTCTTTCTTTGTTAAATTATCATACTTACAAATATGAATATTATTCTTATTGATAATTTTCAATAAATTTTTATAACTACTATTTTGTAATAACTTAAATTCTTTAATTGATTCTAAAACCTTTTCATATTCTTCTTCATATGATAATCCAGATATATCATTATTCCTTTCATTAATAACATTATTAACTAGAGATGAAAATCTAACCATAATAAATTCATCTAAATTACTAGAAGAAATGCCTAAAAATTTTAGTCTTTCTAATAAAGGTATTTCATCTCTAATACTTTGGTGTAAAACCCTTTTATTAAAATCTAACCAACTTAATTCTCTATTGATATAAAAATGAGATTTATTAAAAGAATTAAATTGTTTTATTTCATTATTTAATAAGGTTGTAAAATTATCAGTTATAATCAAATTTATTACCCCCTAATATTTTATTTATTAGTATTCATTGTTATAATATATAAATAAAAAGAAGATAACTATATAGTTATCTTCTTTTTATTTATATATAATCTTCATAGAAATATATTATTATATAAAAACCAAATATAATTAATTGAACTATATGATATTCATTTTTTATCAGACTCAAATTTAAAGTAAATGACCATGATACATTTGTAATAAAAGTAGATAATAGTAATTTCCATCCACCATATTTTTCCCTTTTAACTAAAAGAAAAATTGTTAATAATGATAATAATATAGATAGATTACCTAAATAAAATAATTTAATCATTTTTATTTATTTGTAAAATATGACACCATTTAAAAAATCTATCACCATAATCTGTTGATATATTGACACCTCTCCAAGTAATTGCTTTTACAATACCGTGGTTTAAATTATTTTCATAGTTATAAATAACAGTATCACCTAAATTTATTTTATTCCGAAGTAAACCACCACATCGTTCAATAATATGTCCACAATAAATATTTTTAATTATTTTATCTTCTGCAAAAGTTAATAAATCTATTTTATCTTCTTTTAAATTAATAAATAACGGTTTGGGTATAGATAAATGTATTTTTTTAGTAGAATTTAACTCTTTGATTAAATCAGTAAATTTTTCACCATACATAACTTCTCTAATTATCATCAAGAATTTACCCCCTTAAATAAAAATATTAATTTAATGTATGTATTAAAATAAATTTCTATTTTTTCATCAACTATAGATTCTTCCTTCTAAATCATCACTTAAAATTCCGTTTTTTAACCACCCATGATAACCATTTTGCCCTAAATGATTGATTGAAGGAGTAGCTGTTAAATTCGGTATTTCCCCTGTAATAATCCAACCGTGTTCTTTTCTTTTTCCATCAACCCCTCCACCAAATCTAGAATCAATTAACCAATGATGACCATTTGGTAAAACAATTATAATCGGTAATCTCTTACCATACCAATCTCTAAAATATTCTGGAGAAATTATTTCTTTTTTGTAAACTTCAATTTCTAGTAAATCCTCATCACAATAAAACATATCCCCAGGTTGTAATTTTTCACCTTTTTCTAACATCTCTTCATAGTTAATTAATCGGCATTTCCAAGACATATTTTTTATCTCCTTTATATAAATAATATATTTTTACTTCTCTTCATTAAATCCATACACATCTAACATTAGTGTATTTATATATAAAGCATTAACATATACTAATAATCTATAAGTTGAATATATATTAACATTTTTTGTTATAAGTGTTAATGTATTAAAATCAATATCATATTCACCTATATCTCTATTTAACATTTTATTATCCATCATAACAGAAAATTTTAAAATTGTTTCTAATGGAATACCATGAGTTAAACAATAGTCAATAGATGCTAGTATAGAGTTATTTAATACTTGTTTTATATTCATTAAATCAGGCATAGTATCACTTTCAACTTTATATAAAGGATATGCATATAAAGTCCATCCATTAGGCATTTGTTCACTAAATAAATTATTTATTGTAAACATGGGTATTATTTGATTTTTATTATCAATAATCGACATATCAGTTTGTGTTATTATTCCTGAGGATTGTGTTACATAATAATATAAACCGGCTCCATTAAATTCTGTTGAGATTGTAAAAGTCGTAGCATATGAATCGGCAACCATTCCTTTCTTGTTACCATCATCAATAGCTAAATTAGAAAAAATTGTATCTATATTAACAGGATAAAATCTAAAAAATTCATCATTAGATGAAGCGTTCTTTACTTTATAAGTTACTGGATATATAGATACACTATTTATATAATCTAAAAAAGTTTTAATACTTCCATCAGGAGTATACAAATCAATTCCTATATCTTTAGATAAAAGTTCCATAAGCCCTCTAGGAACATAGCTTTCTAAACATGTTTCTAAAAAAAATGGTTTATCTTGTCTTATTCTATTCTTCAAATAATTAGCTTGATTTAATTGTTGTATTTGCGTATCTGTTACTATTGTTACATCAAAATACATTTTTATACGATTTAATAAATATTTTATATATACACCTTTTGTTTTATCTTCAATAAATGGTTGTAAATTACTAAAATCTATATCCATAAAATTATCTGTAATTCTAGTAGTTAAGTATGTTCCGTAGAGAAATGTGTCACTATCATCTAATTCAATTCTTGGTTTAATTATTAATATAGGTTTATTCTTTTTTATAAATTCTCTATTTGAGTTTTGAAATATATTGAATTGTTTATAAGCTATAGTAGAACTAATATGAATTGTTTTAAAATAATTTGGAACAAATAAACCTCTAACAAATTCTGTCATAAAAGAAGTGATATTACCAAAAGTATGTGCTAAAGATGTTTGAGCCATAGCATATTCCATAGAATTAACCTCCTATTTTATATATGTATTAAATGAATGTTTTGTTATAAAGAATAAATGAAAAAAATAAAGGTGAATAATTTCACCTTTATTTTATCTAAGATTCTCAATATTAAAATTCTCTTTAATATACTTCACTTCTGGTGAAGGTTGAAATTCACCTTTAGGGATATATATTGCTAACATATCCCTACCATTTGGGTCTTTAGAAGATATAGTAACGACATACTTTGTATTTACATCAAAGTTTGTTTTACCTTCTCCTTTATAAATAATACTACAATTTTTAGGGATAATTAATGTCACTTTATCCCTAACCAATAAGTATCTATTAAATTTCATAGGGTCATTTGTCACCCGAATAAGATACTGATTATCTATATCAATTTTATTGATAAGATGCTCCAACTCGTCTTTCGTTAATTCGGGTGCCCTTTTACTGATTATCCCAATCAGTCGGGCAACCTTCACCTCCAAACGAATCTTCCTAAAATAACCTCTTTTAATTTTAAGCTCCTCCTTTAAATTTTTTCTTACTTATCACGCAAATAATATATAAATGAAATACTAGAATATACGATTTTTAAATATTGTTAAATTCATATAAACCAATGATTTGGTCTTTTAATAGATTAAAGTCATCATTAAATAAACCATCATTTCTAGAAATAAACATAGAGGTTACTGGGTTAAAGGTCTTATTAAAGGCTTTTATATGTTTTTTAGATTTCAGGGATATGATATTTAGCACATCTCCGTCAAAATCTGCATTTAAAACTTTTAATATTTGTATAGGGAGACTCATTGTATATTGATCAATAATATCATTTTTAACATCTATTATCTTCATTAAAAGCATGGATCCATAATTAATTGTCATTGTGTTCATATTGTTCGTTAGACAATACAGTTCTCTTATGAACTTCCTTAGTTTTCACTAAGATACCAGACTATATTATCATCTTTATAATAAGTTATATGAAGAGACACTTATTTCGATTTAAGGGATTTTCACCCACTCACTTGAGCCCTACTCCTAATGCTTATTTCAAAGCTAAAGGATAGTCGTTGAACCTTTCTCTAATTAATAGAGACTTGGCTGCGGATTACTCAATCCTAAAACCTTATTACTTATACCCTAGATGATTAGTCTAAGCCACTATAACATCACTATTATAGTTTAGTAGTTTTAGGCTATAAGAGATTTCCCGACAATTAAAGTGTTGATTTTCACTATAAATCACTCTATAGTGCCCCACAAAGTTTAGGGTTCCTATTGATAAGAACTTTTGGTTCCCATTTCTTTAATAAATATTTCATTATCTCATACAATTTATTATTATATACAATAGTGCCTTTATACCAATATTCATATGCTTCGTTTTCAGAAATATCATTTATTCTAGAAACATGAGTTATTATCTCATATTTATATAATTCTAAAAATGCTAAATAACCTATTTTTATTTCATTTGCTTTTAATATAGGGTCGGGAATTACAACGTTCCTAGCAGAAAAATTTAATTTACCACCAAGAATCTCCCACTTAATATGACCTTTTCTTTGATCTATTTGTTTAAATATTAAATAACATAATTCAATTAATTTCTTTTGAATTATACTAAGGATTTTATTCTCGTCAATATCTCCCCAATCTTTATTCTTTCTAGTCTCTATTAAATCCCTATCCTTTAATAGATTACTTAAAGAAACTATTGGATTAAACTTCTTATCCATAGAATTATAAAAGAAAGATTCACCTTTAAATTGAGAAGGTCTCAACACAGATGAATAAACTGGAATACATGAAGAAAATATTTTATCTTTTTCCTTATATATTTCATCAATCATTTCAATCTTATTCTTTTTCTTAATTCTATAAAAATCCATTATTTCATCAAATCTTTTTTTAAACTCCATAATACCAATACCTTTAAATGGGGTTTTTCCTTGTTTATCAATTATATGACCATCCTTAGTAAATTCTTTATCATATTCAATAATTTCAAGGAAACCCTTTTCCCCAATTATTGATTTTAACATTCTATAAAATATTGGATGTATTATACTATAGTCACCTAATTTAATCCAACCAGTAATTTTCAAATCAACATCTTTAAATTTAACTGTTGTACCACAAATATTACATTCTTCTTCATCATATAATCTCCCTTTTAATTCACCACATTCACAAGTATATCTTTCAGCAAATGCATCATCATCTTCAAAATCTGTAGCAAATAAAGGAGATTGAATACCATATTTAGATTTTTTTTGTTTACCTTTAAAAGCAGGTTCTTTTATTTCAAATCCTTTACCTATAATAAAATCTTTTTCACACTCCTCATCCCAATTTAATTTTACTAATCTAACTTCGTCATGTTCCAAATAAAACACACCTCCATTTATTTATCTTATTTAAAAGTTCTTAAGCTTTTAAATCTCTACTAAAAGATAATATATGTATAAAAAAAATATTGTTTATCAGATTATTATTTCTGATAAACAATAATAAATTATTAAGGTTTAATAACTTGAACAACTTTCAAATACCAAGAGTCCTTACCAGTTAAAGCAAATAATACATCTGAATATATACTATAGTCAAGGGAGTGAATAAATTTTTTTATTTCAATCTTATCTTCTTTTATTTCTTCGCACTTAATTCTGAGTTCTTCAGCTTTATCAATAATTTCTTTCTTAAAATTCTCCGCTTCTTTTTCATTATCAAAATAAATAAAATTATTTTGTTCTCTATTTCCCAATAGTGGTAATAATTTTTTGTCTTTTGATATAAATTTACCACCATTCATAAATGTATTATAACCGAATTTAAGTGAATATCCAAAAATAACATCTTTAAAATCTTCAATAGTTTTCATACGCATTTCTTCCCCGTATACTCTATCCACATATCTGTAGACCCACTCTGTTGTACCACCGAAGATACTACAATTAGTATGTAGGATATCACCATCACCATTTCTTATGGTTTCAATAGCGTCTTTAATTTTATCGCTAAACAATTTAAACTTTCTATCAATTATAAACATGTTTGGTACTGAAAAGTATCCTCTACCATCAGTATCTTTATGAATACAGTAGTCAGTTCCATCTTCGAAAAAAACCCTATTACAATATTCAGGATCTTCTGGTTTAAAATAAATTTCATATTTCATAAAACTTCACCCCTTGTATAATTATTATTTTATTCTTTCCAATTCATATTTTCTCTAATTATATTTAATAATAATTTTTCATATTCTTTTTTCTTCTGTAAAACTTCTTCAACTGTATCATCTGAATGAATAAAAGCTATAACGATTTCTTGACCAATGGGATTTTTTAATATTAATCTAGTCGTAGTTTTTGTTTCAGTACCAATAAATTTATATGAAACATCATATACATCTATAAATAATTCAAAATCCACCATAATTCCCCCACTTAAAAAATAGATTTATAACTCATTTTTTCTATTTTTTAATTCCATTAATATACGTTTTAATATTACTTTTTGCATTGCATAAATTTCTTTCATATATTGTTCTTTTTCAGTTTCATAAAGAACTTCTGTTATTTCTAATTCATTATTTATCCAAATTGATAAATTTTTTATTCTATTGTTAGCTCTAAATAGTTCATTGCTCAATCTAACATTATCATCTTGAAAGTGTTGTCTACTACGTATAAGTTGTTCTTTTGAAACATCTTTAAAAAGTTTCTTTTCAAAATCATCTAATTCTATTTCTGGATAGTCTTCATCCATTATTTTTTCTAATTTATTTTCATTCTCAGATAATGAAATAGGTAATTGTGATGTAAAATTATCATCTCTAAATGGCTGTAATAATTTAAGGAATTTATTTATATCATCAGCATTAATTCCTTTTTCTTGAATTTCTTTAGTCTTATCACTAATGTTAATATCACCGGAATTACTATGATTGGCTAGCATATTAGCAATTTCCTCTGGTGTAAATAATTCCATAATATTTAATTCTTCATCACTTGAAATTTTTTTATCAATCCTTGTAAAATTAGGCATATAAACTATCCCCTCTATTTAAATATTTTTTTTGTAATGTTTTATAATTATTGAAATTTTTAAGATATTCTTCTTTACTTTTGATAAGAATATCATATGTTGTTTTAACTGCTTCTTCAATAGACAAATTTTTATTAACAGCTAATAAATATAAAGTACTAGTTATAATTTCTTTGAGACTAGCCATAGATAAATTATCACTATATTTAACAAAAAGTTCTATAATTCCCTTATCAATATTAGATTGATTTTCATCTTTATAAACTTTATAATCAGATAGTAATTCTTCAATATTTCTATTTTTAAAAAATGCATAACGTGTATTTTCTGATGGATTATCAATCTTATATGTGCGATCAAAACGACCAGATCTATTCATGAAAGCAGGATCAATTTGTTCTGGATAATTTGTTGTACCAATAAAATATACACCAGATTGAGTATTAATACCATCAAGAATATTTAAAAATTCAGATCTATTTCTTTCATTAATTAATGAGTCAATATCTTCAATTATAATAATAGCTCGTTTACCTTTCAATGACTTAAGTAATATGGATAAAATTTTAGTCATATCATTAATGTTAGGATTTATAACTATCTTAGTGATAGTTGGTGGTATAATTCTAATAATTTCTCGTATCATAGCAGTTTTACCATTACCAGGTTCACCATATAGAATGGCTCCTCGCTTATATACTAGTTGTAATTTTTTATACATACCATAAGTCTCTTGTTTAAAAAATAAATTAAAATCTTCTATGACTTCTGTTAATACAGAGTCCTTAGTAAATATGAGTTTTTCTTTAATAACTTTTTTCTTCACAATATCAACTAATTTTTTTGTATCATTAGAAGAATTAGAAATCTCTACATATTCTCTATCTTTACATTTAAAATCAATTTCCTGAAACATATTTGTACCGTTATCTCGCTGTAGTATCACCTTTACTTTTTTTAGAAATGGTTTTAAATATTCAGTGTCAATTAGAAAACTACAATAGATAGAATACCTATTAGATGTATAAAATACAATAGAATTAATTTTCTTAGATGCAGCAATACATTGAAATACTTTAGAATTATTTGATAACTCATAAATGTCAACCATTTCTGGTTGAGGAAGATTATCAGGATAATCATAAACAGTACCCATATCTTTAAATTTAAAAGTTCTAAGAATATCTTTAATAATATTTTCACTATATACTTGAAAAACAATCTTTTGATATCTTTCTAAACTAATATCATATTTATAAAATTCTTCATTAAATAATTTAATAAGTGCTAATTCCATAAATTTATCCAAAATATATCCTCCTTTTATATTAATTCACTATATATTTGATAATTCATATTGAATAAACATCTATGAACTTCTTTAAGAATCATAAATAAAACACATTTTAAAATATTTATAAAATTATTTTTGTTTTTTAAATACCTTAACTAATTTCTCTAATAAATTTTGATATTCATACCATTCTTTACAACAATCTTCTTTTGAATATTTTACTATGCATTCATTCACTCCAGGAATTAAACCTCTGCCACCCATAGGACGTTCATTAAATGATAAACTACAACCATGTTCTGTTAATAACATACATTCACCACCCCAAGAAGGATCAACAATACTTGCATTTTTATTTCTTATTCTAAGGTATAGTGTACGATCCCTATTTTTATCAAAAACATCACCATCCCACCAATCAATTGATATATGGCCTTTTTTAATTATTTTTTTTAAAGTTTCAAAACTTATATCTTCAAAATCTCTAGGTGAAAAATGACATCCTAAACTTTTACAACAGTATCCCTTACATTTAGCACATAACTCAATATTTTCATTATTATCTTGAAGATTATTTTCTATTTGTATATTCAACATAATATTTTTTCTCCCATCTTTAACTTAAAATTAAATATATTTATTTATATTTTTTCTAATAAATTCTCTAACTTTATTAAGTTCAATATCGCTTGGTTTAGTTATATTAATACTATTTAAAGAATTTATTAAATCTTCCTCATCTAAGCATAATTCATATTGAGGTGAGTTACAATCACCATATTCAAGTTCAACAGTATCACAATTTATTTTACCTGAAATATCTATACAAGTTCCATCGGGTTTAATACAATAAGCATGTACTAAAGCTTTATCATAAAAAGTTTCTTTATCTTCATTATCAAATTCTGCTTCTAAATCAAATAAAAGTTTTATGTTATAACCAAGCTCTAAGTGTAAAGCATGTGCGAATATATGACATTTCCTATTTAAATATTGTGCAATAAATTTTCCACTTTGTCTTGCTTTTATCTCCATTATTTCGATTTGTTCTGTATTGGGTATTCCATAAAATGAATGCCGATTTAATAATTCAATTTTTCTTTTTAAATACATTTTTTATTTTCCTCCATTATTATCAATCCCTTTAATTTTATCAATATTTAATCTAAAAGGTATTTTAGAATTTTCTAGTAAAAGTTTAACCCTATTTATAATACTATCAATAATAAAGGTATAAAGTCCATCAATACCATTAAAACCCAATTCAAAACTAAATACTAAGAATGTTTCATTATTATCAATAAAATTATCATATATAACTTTTTCAATAGCATAGAATATGTCATCCTTCAAATTAATTTTTTTACCTTCAACAGTATCAAGAACAATAACAAGTTCAGTATTATCTGATATACACTTAAAAATATTTCTATTAATAATCCTCATATTAACTAAATAAGATTCTGTATTGGAAAAGTTAAAATAATCAATTTTTTTAAGAAGTTCCTTATTCATAACATGCATAATCAATTGTCTCCCCTTTATTTTAAATTAATACCAAATGCGAGCATACCAGCCTTTTTCAATATATTTATTTTTAATTTCTTCTTCAGTTTTACCAGAATCAAATTGATTATCTGACCCAGAATATAAACCAGAATCTGATTTAGTGTAAAGTAAAAAAACCTTATTTATATTATCATAAACAATATAGTCAATACATTCCATAAAATCAATATCCTTAAATGTTAATTTTGCAAAAGGTACAAAATCAATTTTAAATTCTTTTCTTAATTCAGTTCGAGTACCTAAAATTCTCTTAATAAAAATTACTTTATGCATAATTATCTCCTCTCAACTTTATTTTTTATTCTAGTATAATAATATATAAATTAAAAGATATATGATAATTAATTATCATATATCTTAATTATTTATATTCTTTAAATATGTGTTCCTCTGTCTTTAAGTTCTGATTTTTTAGCACTATTAAACATATTTATTGTACTTAAATATCCTGTAATTCTTCTTACTCTATTAATGTCTTCAGAACTACAACTCGGACATTCTTTAGGATATACACCTGAATAATTACATGAACGACAAAAATCAACTGGGAAGTTAATTCCACCATAACCAACATCACAATCTTTCATATATTTAATAATATTAATTACAGCTTCAGTATTGTGAAGAAATGGGGATGTTGACTCAATATAAGTAATATGACCAGCATTACAATATTTATGAAAAGCTCCTTCTAACATAATTTTTTTAAACCAACTGATTTCATAACCTACTGGTATATGAAAACTATTAGTATAATATTCTTTATCAGTAACACCTGGAATTATACCAAATTGTTTTCTATCAAGTCTTAAAAATCTACCAGATAATCCTTCAGCCGGAGTTGCTAATAAAACTATATTAATTTTTCTTTTAAGTGTTTCTTTATCAGAAAATTCTCTCATTGTTTTTATAATATTTAAACCAAGTTCATAAATATTTTTATCTTCTCCATGATGTTTACCAGTTAAAGCTACTAATGCTTCCGCAAGACCAATAAATCCAATTGACATAGAACCATGTTTAATAGCTTCTTCTATTTTATCATTATACCCTAATTTATCAGAATCTAGATATAAACTTTGACCCATAATAAAAGGCATATCTCTTACAAGTAGATTCTTCTGTATGTCATATCTATGATTAAGTTGATCAAATATAAGATTTGACTTACTTTCAAGTAATGTAAAAAACTTTTCAATACTACCTTTTGCTTCTATTGCAATTCTAGGTAAATTTAATGTTGTAAATGATAAGTTACCTCTCTTATCTGTAGTTTCAGGTCCATTAATATTACCAATAACCCTAGTTCTACAACCCATATAAGCTACTTCAGCGTCACCTGTGTATTGCTTATTAAAACTAGAATCCATAAATGAAAAAGTTGGATTTAATTTAGTACCAGCTATTTCACATGCTAATTTAAATAAGTCATAATTAGGGTCTCCGGGTTCCACATTTACACCATCTTTAACTTTAAAGATAATATTTGGAAAAATTGGATTTTCCCCTTTACCTAAACCTGCTTTATATGCAAGTAAAATATTCTTTGTTACTTTCCTACCAGCATCACTCATATCAGTACCAATATTTAAACTACTAAAAGGGACCTGTGCCCCAGCCCTAGAATGCATACTATTTAAATTATAAATAAGGGCCTCACAAGCTTGATAAGCTTCATTATCATTAGCATCAACAAAAAAATCAGCCATATCACGATCAAAAAAAGCAAATGATTGACCACCATGCATATCCACTGTACCGCCTCTTTCGAGGTATTTCAAACGGGTTAGACTATATCATATACCTATTTTTTTATTATAGGCACCCTGGCACTTCGGATCGGGATTTTCACCCTAATTACCCCTACTCTACTCGCTTCGTGTATCAAATTGATACCTTATTTTATACACCAAAAAGTGTATTAGCTTTCGATAGTCGTTAGCGTTTCTCTACTATTTTTTAAAATATTAGAGCTTACGACGGTATTACCTGCTATCCTTATTTCAGGACCGTAGGCTCTCTTAGAAAGTGTATTCATTACTATTATAACTATAATAGTATTTATTTAACTTTTACCGTTAGCCAGATATAATATCCGACACCCATCTATTGATGGTTCACCAGGTTATTCAATGCACATTACTGTACAAGGGAACAAATTAATTATTCTGGGCACTTTGTAAAACTATAGCTGCTAATGCAGTTGCACTACTTGTTCTTTTAGGTGGTCTAATCCAACCATGTCCATTATCAAAACCTTTAGTTAATATTTCCTTAAGCGGTATTTGTAAACAAGTTAAGGTTTTTCCATAAAAATCCAAATCATGTATATGAATAGACCCATCTATATGAGCATTTGATATTTCTTCAGGTATCAATCTAGATAAGTAATACTTTCTTGATGCCTCACTTGCAATTTGTAACATTTTAGCCATTGGACCTGTACCAATGTTAGCATTTTCTCTTGAAGTTTCTTTTAATATATCTTCAACACAATCCATCAATTCACTCTGACCTTCTCTAATACGTGTTCTTTTATTTCTATATAAAATATACGCTTTTGAAGTTTTAGCTCTACCATTATTAATTAAAACAGTCTCAACAACATCTTGTATGTCTTCAACATTATGTATATCTTTACCTAAATTTTCTAATCTGTTATAAACTTCTAATGCCAATTTAAAAGAAGTCGAATTATCATTACCACCTAAAGATTTTGCTGCTTTAAAAATACAACTAGCTACTGTTTCAATACTAAAATCAACTATTCTACCATCACGTTTTCTAACTTGCATTTATTTACCCCCCTTAAATTTTTTATTTATAATATCAATAAAAATATTTATAATAAATATTTTTAATTACCTCAGCATCCCATAATGCATTATGTTTAAAGATATTAGATTTAATTGTCGTATCTAATAATTCTTCTCTATTAGTATTAAAAGCTTTGCGCATATCCATCTCACTATTATAAAAATTACATATATCTTGATTAATATCATAACAAGCTGGACAAATATTTTTAGGTAAGTCAAAAGCTGAACCAAATAAATCAATAAGTAATACAAAATCATAATGACACACATCTGAAATAAATAAAATTTCTTCATTACCAAACTTACTTAACCATTTTTTTAATTGGTTTGTCATTTCTTTTTTATTACCATGAAAATAATAATCTGGTACCTTTGCCTTTTGATCAGTATTATCAGTCCTACTTACCCATAGTTTATCAATAACATTTTTTTGTATCCATTCATCTACTTGTGTTTTGTCATAATCATTAAACTCTAAATATAATTTATCACCATTTTCTGATATAATACCTAATGAAATTAAAGTAGTATTCTTATGAAGCCCCGTGAATTCACAATCAAAAAATAATTTTATCATAATTTATCCCTCTTTTCTTTGTATTAATCATCAAAAGCCTTTTCAGTTGGTATTTCTTTAATATCCCAATCATCTTTATCTCTATTTTCGTTTATTATTTCATTACATAAATTGATACATTTTTTACATATACTTGCTTGTTCAGAATAAACAATAAGATTTTCATCCGTATTCTTTTCTCCACAAAAAGAACAAAAGACACCGCTTTCTCTATAAATATTTTCTGAGGAAGCAACAACAATTCCTTTATAATTAAATTTATTTTCTTCTATCCAATCTCTAAATTTTTTATTAATAACTTCCAAATACTCACTTTCTGGAACTAGAATTTTTGAATCTAAATGTATTAATTTAGTATTTATAACTTTTTTAATAAAAGAAAATTTCAAAATATCACCTCCATCATTCATTTAACCAATTAATTAATTGGTTTCTTGGTTCTTTATTATATAAAAAATATTGAGCTACACATCCACCACCACATCTCATTATTTTATTACAATTATTAATACAAAGTTCTGGTACTTCTCTTGTTCTTAAAAATACAATTAATTTATCATAATACCATATATCATATAAACTTGTTTTTAAAATATTAGTAGGTGATATAAAATCACCCAACCATTTAAATGCTTCACAAGGAAATATTCCACCTTTAGCCGATATATTTAATTTGTTAATAGCAACTGAACATGGTTTATTATTTTTGTCATTAATTATACAATTAAATGGACAACCAAATCTAACAGATATATCTTTATATCTGTTATCACTAATTTTATTATTAATTTCCTTTAATAATAGTTCCATATTGTCTCTACTAACCTCTAACTCATTATTATTAAAACATCTCCCTTGTGGAACAAGTCTTAATAAACTTATTTTTTTAATACCAATATCATTAATTATATCTATTAAATCTAGAAAATCAAGATAATTTATACTCATAGGCACAAAATGAATTTCTGTTTCAATATTATATTTTAGACAACTTTTAATTGAATTTATAATAGTGTTAAAGGCATTTTTAATTTTAACAATTTTATATATAGTTTCGTCATTTGACCCATGTAAACTAATCACAATCTTATTAATATTTTCTTTTAAAAATAATAAAATATCTTCCGTTATAGACGATAATTTATTATTATGATATATGATTCCACAACTATATATTGTAATATGTAAACCTAATTTTTTAGCAAAAGAAATTATTTTTTTAAATTCAGGATGAAGTAATGGATCTCCACCAGATATTGATAAATTTTCAACTCCTTCAGAAACAGCATCTAATAATATATTTTTTATATCTGAAAAAGATAATATATCTTTACTTTTAGAATTAGCTTTAGATGAACAGTGAATACAATTTAACATACATTTATTTGTTATTTCTATACATAAATTTTTTAAACTAATATCTGGAAATAATTCACACATTCTCATTTAAATACTCCTTTATACAATCAAATTATTTAATTCAATACGAGATATTTGTGATGTTGAATTATGAAATTTCTTCATTGATAAATTAACTAATGTAGATGATACTCTTGCCGAAGTTAATCCAATATTAGTTATATTTAATTTTTCATACATAAGACCAGCACACACTCGACATAACTTTTTAGATACATTTCCCATTGGAGTTCTCATTTTAACTTTATTACCAATATATTTATTTATATTATCATCATCCAATAAAATTAGTTTATTTCTTTCCATAATATATCTATATATATAATCATTAATATTTTCTTTAGTTATTTCTACCTCCATTAATGCTTTAGAACCACAGTCACTACCTTTTTCATCCAAAACAACAGCTTGTAAAGCTGCAATAATTTTTTTAGAAAAATAACCAGAATCAGCTGTTCCAATAGCTTTAGGATATGCACCCGTTATAATAGCATTTCCGTAAACAGCTAAATCTTCTTTTTTTATACCTTCCATTAAACAATTTTCAACAAAATCAAATTCACCTGTAGATGGATTATATACCGGACCTTTCATAATATTAGTGTTTTTATAGTTATTACTGAAAGTACCTCTAGCACCTGATTTATATAATTCATATCCAGTGTCATCTTTTAATTCTTCTTCAGCTAATTGTATTAGCTCTTTTTCAATTTTAACTGCTGTTATTATATCCCCTTGTTTTAACTTTTCCTTATTTTCTTTTATTAATTTATTCTTCAAATCAATAACTTTAGGAATAGGTTTAAATAATTTCATAGTATATGAACCTGAAATAACAATATGAAATTGTTGAGCTAACCATTGAATATCATTAAGATAATTAACCATAATATCAACAGATATTTTATCATTTAATAAAGCTTTAGAAAGTTTATTTTCTATTTCTGAAAGTACTTTCTTATCTATAGTTTTATTAACATAACCAAGAATATTAACTAAATTTCTTTCAATTATATATTTATTATAAATAAATAAACCTATATTAGTTGTAACTTTTTCTTTGTTAAAATATTCATTTGGTTTTAAATCAAATTCATCCCAGGTTTTAAATCTACTATTAATAACACTGACTTTACCGTTATTATCTTTTTTAATACTATCACCAAATAGGTTTAATAATAATTCAAATGTTATATCTTCTGGTTTTAAACTTAATATATATTCTTTATCCTTTTGATTTATCATTCCCATTTTATTTTATCACTCCTTCTGTATTTTATTGATTATAAATTTGTTTTGGTTTATATAAAAATAAAAAATTTATATAATTGATATTATAATATCAATTATATAAATTAATTTTATTATGATGTATATATGCGGTAAATAATAGTTAAGTCTTTAGATAATTGTAATAATTCATTACCGATATTTAATTTAGAAAATAGTTTAACTTGTTTAAAATCATATGAACCATCGGCTAATTGACTTCTAATACCAGTAAACAAACCAATGGAATTAATCCTAGCCTGTTCAATATTACCATTAAGTTCAAACCATTCTCTTACATCAGTTTTATTTATCTTTAAAATAATTTCAATAAATGTTTCGATTGGTTCTGTACGAGTTGTATCTTGAACACCGGCTTGTACTTCAGTGCCATCCTCATCACCTTCAGCATCTTTCCAAAGAACTTTAATCTCTGGAGTAGCTTCAAATTTTTTTAAATAATATGCTTTTTTACCATCAACTAATACTTTTTTAAACCAATATTTTTCAGCATCCTGTTCAGAAAGAGTATCTGTAATAACTCTAAAAGGTACCATATCAAAAATTTCTCTTTCATAGAATTTAACATCTAAAACAGAAGTTATTGAATCACCACAACCACCAGTACCAACACCGAAAAGACAAATTAATGTATCTTTAGGATAAATATCAGTTACGGGTGTTCCAGTTGTAGCTATACCCATAATATTATTTAAATAATCAACTGTTAAAGGAGATGCTACACCAAAAATCTTTTCCAAAACAAATAAAGCTCCACCTAACACTATTTGATTCTCTTCTTCAAAAAGAATTTCACCCAATTCAGTAATACCTTTTTCATTTACTGTAGGATTAAATCCTCCTATTATTTTAGTTCTTTGTAAAACATTTGGTTTAAATTCAAAAGATAAAATATCATTTGAATTAAGGTTATCTTTTTTTTTAATAATTTTATCCATTAGAATATTCCACTTCCTTCCTTTACTATTCGTTATCTTATTTATTTGTTTTATAATTCACGAATAATATTTATATTATCCTTTATCAATAATGATGTTTTATTTAATAAGAATGCTTCGGCATTGTTATAATTAATGATATTAATATTATCTTTAAAGTCAATATTTTTTATTAAAGATTTAATCAATAAATTAAATAATGACTTATCCTTTCCATTCAATATGCTTGTTATTTTTTCTATATCATTTATAGTAAGTTTATAAGATGAATCAATAGTTTTCTTAATAATATTTAATATATCTATTAAGGTTTGATTTGTTTCATATAACATCTCAGAATTCTTAGAACAATTATCATTATAATTTAATTTATTTTGTCCTATCAAATTAGCAGATAGGAATTTAATTATATCAAAGGTACTAAAATACTTTTTAATAATATTTGTCTTTAGTAAATTCCATATTGATATAGGTTCAAATAAATCACTTTTCACAATATTCTTATTTAAAGATATTATTTTATTATTATTTATTATATTATCCTTAGTGAATAATTCTTTATATAATAAAATGAAATTCTCTATAAGTAATATTTTGTCTTCATTATTTAATTTAATACTAAATGAAGCATTATTATCTTTATATATAAGATTAAAATTATCTTGAGTATCTAGTATTTTATCAATACTTTTAATATCATGAATTAATCTAATCATATTAAAATATCTACTATTCATTAAATAAACTATATTTAATGATGTAATATCAGTAGTATAAGATTTAAAAAAATCTATAAGTTTTATTAAAGCATTTATTGTACTAGTATTAGAATCATTAAAAAACATATCTGTATATTTTAACTCATTAATTACTTTATTTAATCTAAATACAGTATGTGTAATATATTCAGATATTTTTTCATCACTAGATGAAAAAATTATATTATACATATTAATATTAACATTTTGTAAATACTCTAAAAAAGTTATAGCTTTTTCACCATTAGACATTGTAAACATCTCATTGGTTTCATTAGAAATCATTAAAGTATTAAATAACTTCATATATGCTCTATACTCATCTATATTTTGACATGTTGCTAATTTTGTAATAATAAAATCATTTAAATTTCTAATATTACTATAAAGAGAATTTACATCTTCAGCACTTGTTACATTTAAATTTTCTATAAAACTAAGAATATTAACATCTATTAAGTCAGAATTGTTATTTATATATTGTCGTATTGTATTAAAATCACTTTTAAAATTAAATCCCATTACAGATAATATTTTTGATGGTGAATATAAAATATTACCAACCATCTTATTTTTTTTACAAACTAAAGCTATTAAAAATATTACAACATTAAATATTTCAAATTCAGTATTACTAAAAATTTTAGGTAATTTAATTAATATATTGGAAACTTCTGTTTTTTTATCTATTAACATTTTTAAAAAATAAATAACTTCAAATAACATTTCAGTCATTTTATACATTATTTGTATATTTAAATATTTGGTTTCAATAAAATTAAAATCTTCTTTATATAGTTGGGCTTTCACTTCTTCATCAACCCAATATGGATCATTAATAATGACTTCATCATAGTCTAATTTATTATTATTATTTTCTAAAGCTAAAGCGATATTTCTTTCACTTATATCTACTAATTGGAAATATAATGAATACATTTTTTCAGCGTCTTCAACTAAAGTAATATTTCCCAACCCGTCATCTTCTTCTTTATAAAGAAATAAAGGATTTTTACTTTCATCTAAATTATGTTGTTTTATTAGATAATAAGAAAAAATTCTTACCCGTTCAAAATCTAATAAAGAACAAAGATCATATAATACTTTATCTGTTGATTTATATCTTAAAAGATTATTTAAATTTTTTAATATAACTCTTTGATGCTCTAAAGATAAATAAGATATAAATGGTACATTATAAGAATCAAACATCATTTTTATTGATTCTAAATCATAAAAATCCCTTGTTATACCACTTTTAAATATATCTGAAAAAGTTCTTTGAATTGTCATAAATATTATACATAGAGCAATAAAATTATCATATAAGTCATATGTTTTGCTATATTCTTTTATATATATTACAGTCATAAAATATTCTCTGGATTGATTATAAAATTCATTAAATTTTATATACATATTATCACTTATATCTTTTGTCATTTGTAAAATAGAGAAATTTTTAGATTGTCTAGCAAATGAAATATCAATTTTATTTGAACCAAGAAAATTAAGATATTTTTTATTTGGATTGTTATTCTTTAAAGTTTCTAATAGACCAACATTTTTAATCACATTTATATTTTCTATTGAGTATTCATGAATTGGTACCCCATATTCTAAATTTAATTCAGTACAAGTTTCTTCATCTAAATATATGAAAGATGTATCAATATCAGGTAAACCATTCAATGTTCTGTAATAATTATTTTTTTCAACATAATTACTTATAATAAGTTCTCTTTGTTTTTCTATTATTATATCTCTTAAATTATATGGTATTAATAATTTATTTTCAGAATATTGACGCACTAATTCTAAATTAGTAACACCTGCATTTATTATTGATTGACTATCAAATTGTCTATATGTATTAAAAGAATCTATTTTTAATATAGCTGATACATATCTATCACTTTCTTTTAAAGTTTCTAGTGTATCTAATAACTTAGCTTCCTTATCAAATTTAATTGTAAGTGTGGGTATAATTAATTTTATTTCGTTGAAAATATTATCTATTAAATACATTTATATCTTATACCTCCTTTGATAAAAACATACTATTAATGAAATGTACTTTTAAAAATCTTTTTTAAGGGGATGAAAAAATAATGAGTAGTATAGCGAATATTAAATTTAAAAACACTAAAAATAAACCAGTTATTGATTCAGATACAAGTGCATTTTCTTTACCTTTTTATAAAGATGGTGAATATTTTTCCAATATAGATAATTTTGTATCTTTTATTAAAGCAGTTGAAAAACAAGTAAGAAGTGATAATTTTTATAAAAAGTATATTTCATATTTAAAAAATGATATTGGTTTAACTAGGTGTCAGGTTTTATCTAATATAGATGATGAAAGCGCTGAGATTGATCTTCATCATGGTCCAATACTTACTTTATTTGATTGTGCATGTATAATAACAGATTATCATTTAGCTAAAAATAAAAAAATAAATACCTTTATTATATCTAATGCTTTATTAGAGGAACATAAAAACAATAATATTCAGATAGTAATGTTATCTAAAAGTGTTCATCAACAAGTACATGATAATAATATTTTTATTAATCTTAAACAAGCTTTTGGTGATTTAGTTACATTCTTAAACAAATATAAATCAGGAATTCATCCTGAACAAATTCAAAAAATAAATAAATATATTGAATTATCTGAGAGGTATGAATCGTTTGATAAAAATGTACTTGAATTGAAAAAAAATATTAAATCATGGTCTAATAATGAAATTATTTTTTAAAATTATAATACTAATAACTTAATAAGTTATTAGTATTATAATTAATTAATTAGCTATCAAATAATTTAACTGTATTAAAAAGAATCTGACTTAATTCATCAGATATCCCAAATCTTTCTTTATTATCAATTAAACTCTTATAAATATCACCATTCTTATGTCTCATTGAAGCTGCTTTCCAATCACAAATCATTTCAATCAAATCAATAAGATTCATACCCCTTAATGTATATCTTTCTTTAATTTCAGGATTTGGAGTATTACAATTAGGACATTTATTATAATATGGGTGGTTATTTAGATTATTCAATCCAAATCCACATTCAGTACAGTATTTTTCTTTTTCATCATAAAATTCAACATGGTGTCTATTTTTAGAATAATGTGAATCTAATGCAACTTTCATTTCCTTTAAATACGTTTTATATTCTTCACTTCCATAAGTAGAATCTTTTAATTTAGGTCCATATACAGCAAAAATATCTAATTCAGGTTGTTCCATTTTACTTTTGTCATGATTCAAAGCTCTTTCATTTAATTCACTTATGATTAAATTTATAAAACCAGCAACTTTATCAATATGTGTTTTTGTATCACTTATAGATTCTTGTATAAGTTTTCCATCAATATTATTATTTGACAAATTTAATCCCTCTTTTCTTTTTTTATTATCAAATATCATAGTTCCACTCCTGTCTGAATGAGTCCTTTTATATTAAGTTCTTTATCAATAACTTTAATAAACCTGTCTATACACCATATATCATCTTTAAGTATATTGCATTTACTAAATAAATCAAAGAATTTATTAGCATTATGGTAATACTTAAATATCTTAACAATACCTAAAGTAGTTGTAATAATTGATTCAATTTGGTCCTCAGTTAATATTTGTTTAATACCTTCATCTAAATCCATTTCAGGATTTATTGCTTCTACTTCTAAATAAGTATATGGACATATAAATCTACTATTCCATTTATCTATTTCATATAAAAAATTATTTAATTTAAAGCTTTTTCTTAATTTATTTCCTACAAAAATAGGAATATATATTGATTTTTCTTTATTATAATTAATCATAAGTTTTTTAAATACATCCGAATTTATAATAATAGTTCTTTCATTTTGAATTTTATGTTTTTCTGTTCTTTCAACATTAGTTTTTGTTGTATGTTCATATGTTATAGAACCATCGATAAGAGATAATATTTTTCTTAATCTAATACTTTTATTTTTATATTTAAATATCCAGTTTCCTTGTTCCTCAAATTTAACAAATTGACATCCTTTGTCAATCAAAATCTTTTCTATTTCTTCCGCTGTACCGAGATTAAAAATCTTTATTTCCTTTTCTAACATTTTTATTATCCTCCTTTTAACTAACGTAACTAAAAAATATTATTAAATTAAAATACTAATTAAGGGAACTAAGTAATGTATAAAATTATAATTAATATTTATATCATTAACATAAGCTGTATCTTTAACACCAATTATTTCTTTATTATATTTTAAATCATTTAATCTAAATAATGATTGTGTATTTAATTCTCTATAATATTCAATACATAATTTTCTTCTTTTATAATAATCAATAAAATCTTTTAAGAATTCTATTACTCTTTTTCTTTTAGATATTTCATTCATTTTAAAAAATGTATGTAAAAAATCCAACATATATTGTCTATGACATTCTAAAGTAGTATCAGATATTCCTTTTACATCAATAGTAGTATTATTATAATAAAATTCATTTTCATTTAAATAATAATAAGAAGTATAAATATTTTTTTCAATAAAAGAAATATTATCTAATTCTGTAACAATACATCTTTTAGTTACTATAATAGCATCTTTTTTTATAGATAAAATATCATCATCTTTAAGATTATTATTATTAAAAAACCATTCTCTTACTTCTATAAATTTTTCATTTAATCTCTTAAATAATTCTTTATCATTTTTCATATATAAACCTATTTGAACTTGTTTTTGTTTTCTATCTAAAGTTTCTAAATAATTTATTTTACTAGAATCTAAAAGATTGAATTTCTTTATTAAATTAAATCCTGCTGATTTAATATCATATTCAATTATCTCATTTGAAATCAAATACTCAATATTTTTATTTAAGTAAAAGTGTTTTTTAAATAAAGAACTCATAAATTGTCATCTCCTAAAAAAAATAAGATTCTTAATAATTTGTTAAAATGAAAGTATTTTTCTAATAAATAAAGACCTTAGTATTTATACTAAGGTCTTTACTATTTAAATTAACAAATTGCTTTCACTATAGTTTTGATAAGATCTTTCTTTTTATCATTTTTACTAACTTTCAACGCATTTGTTTTACAATATTTATATAATTCTTCCCTTTCCATAGATTTTAGTCTCTTAATAAGCTTATCCTTATTCACATCTGGTGACATTACATCAGATGGTTTTAGCTTATTAACAATATCCGTTAAATTATTGATAACCTGTTCTTTATTAGGTATCTTAGTAACTTTATCTGTATCTTTCTTTAGCTTCTTATATGAATAAGTCTTTAACTTATATTCATTCTCAATGAATTCACATATCATCTTAAGATATTCAAACTCATCTTCTGATTTTGAACATAATAAAACAACATTCATATTACTAAGAGCACCTTTGACAATAGTTGAAATCAATAAATTATTATCATCTTTTTTAAGATACTCAGTATATTTCTTTTTATAGGTTTTTGTCATACCATCATTAATAAATAATGATGCAATATGAGGTGGGGGTATTAATGCTTTAATAGCCATTACATTAGAATATTTTCCTTTCTTTCCTTTAGATGTAATATTATGTGATAATAGTAAAAATTGAAATTTATTTGGGTCAAAATTTTTTAAAAAATCCCCAATAAATTCTTTTGAATTAATTCTAACTATACAACCCATGATATACACTCCCTTTTAGTCATTATTAGTTAATCCGAGTTCCTCTTTCAATTTTTTCATTTCTTCACTTTCATCAGAATAATTTTCTTCAGTTGATTCTATTTTATCTGTTAAAACGGTTACACCATTACCTAAATCATGAACAGATAATGATGTGAATTCACATCCTCCATTTGGTTCATCTACAGAGATAGATAAATTTTCATTATCATGATAATTAGGTATTGTGCTATCATGTTCAATAGGATTAAAAACACCAATAGATAATGAGTCATTATCACATTGATATGTTGTTTCATCAGTTACTGATACTTCTACATTTCTACCATTGTATGCTTTTTTTAAATCATTTTTAATAATATCATCTTCTATTGTTATACCGTAATCTTCAACCATCATGTTTCTTATTTCTTTTTGAAACTCCTCTTTATTTTTTTCATTAGATTGTTCTAAAATATCAATATCAATAGTTACCCTTGAAATTGGTTTTTTAATAGTATAATTAAGAATTTCATTATCATCATGAGGGACAATATTTTTTACTGTTTCTTGGAGATTTGTTTTAAGGTTTTTTAACATTTCTAATTGTTCTTCAGTTAGAATAGTATTTTTATCTAGACCATCACTATCTGTAAAAATTATATCCTCGGGCACATCAGGACAGTTGTAATATTTCTTGTGATCTAAATATATTATATCCTCTTCATTTAATTTATTTCTTAGTATTTCTAAATAATTATCTTTAGCTTCAATTGAAATAAAGAATAATTCATCAATTGGTACTCTCAAATATTCTAATAACAATAGTTCCTTTTCTGTAAAATCATCAGCATAATTCTTCATATTAAAATCTGGATCTTTTTTCATTTCAACCCAGGATTCTTCTTGTCTTTTGTCAATAACATCTATTGGTGATAATATATTTTCATTTCTTATTATTACAGGTTTTCTTATATCACTTTTAACAAGTGGGAGAGAATTTAATGCTTCCAAATACTTATCATTAGCCTCATCAGAATCAAAAGTATTCTCGTTTAAATAGCTATCTTTTTTCATGTTAATTTCCTCCTTTTGTTTATTAGATATAACTTCTTCCATAGAATCACTTTCTACCTCCATTAGAGGTTTAGTTAATTTATATGCCATTTGTTTGGCAATATAATTTTCATTTCTTTCAATTTCCATGGAAATTTTCTTTCTTAAATCAATAAAAGTATATTTCTTATTACATTTAGGACATTTTAAATCATGAAAATTATTATCATATTCAACAAATTGATTACAAGCGGAACATAATAATTCATCTCCATTTATACGATAAATATATGCAAAATCTAATATAACTAAGTCACCATTATCTCTATACCCCCAGTTTAAATAATTCCTAGGTACAGTTCCAACATCTCCTAATAAATATGACTCTGCTAAAATTGATAAAATTGATTGAAGATTTCCTTTTTGTTCAATAAATTCTTCTTTACTTATAACAGTAATATATTCACATGCTAATATAAGTTCATTAGTTTCATAAACTTTAATTACATAAGGTTGTAATTCATCTGACATTGTAAATTCATTCAGATTATCCTGAATACCCCATTTATCTAATGCTATTTTAAAAACATAATTATCAATTAAAATAGCAAACCTATTAGTTCCTGGTCCTAATTCAACATAATCTAAACCATGTTTATTTAATACTTCAATCATCATATCAGTCTTCTGATTATTATCAGATATCTTAACAGATTTACACACATCATATAAATCTATTAATAATTGTTTTTTAAAGTGTTCTAATATTCTACTTTTAATAGTTTTTTTCATATTTTCATCTCCTATAAAATAATTTTCAAAGATTCGATCTAATCATTCGAACCTAAATTACCGGATGTGAAATCCAACATATCATTTTGAAAATCTTCAAAACTATTATAGTTGTTATCAGTTACAACTCTTGTCATAAAATTATCATTTTTTTTATTTTTCTTATTCCTTTTCTTATTATCTTTTTCTTTATCTCGTATTAATTTTGTAGCCCTTTTACTAACACCTTTTTCTTTCATAAGTTTAATAGAATTCCAACCCATATCATTAAGATTTTGATAAACTCTTAATTCTTCAGCAGTATCTCTAGTAACAAATCTTCCGTTATAATGAATAACTTCATCCTGTACAGTAGTGTCTTGTATCTTATCAAAATATTTACCATTCATTACTTCATTAAGTTTAGGAACATATTCTTTTTGTTTAGACTCTTTAATTTTCTCTTTACTCTCAAAAAACTCAGCCAATATATCTATACTATGTATTGACTTTAATTTTTTATCTGGAATTGATGTAATATTCCCATCTTTAATAATTTCTAAAACAACTTTATCAGTTATTTTAGAAGATTTAAATTCTTGTACCTCTTCCTTAATATTTAAAGCTATTAAATTATCAATAACTTCTTCATCAGGATAAAGATATTTAGTTTTACTTAAAATAATTTTATTCTTTATTAAAAACTTATTGGTAAAATTATTACGCATTCTTGGTTTGGCTGGAATAAATTCATCTATCATTTCATTCCTTATTTTAATTTTCAATAGTTCCATATTACCATGTTTTTCTGCTAGTTTATTCATATACTCATCATAAACCCTTAAACCTACCATATAATCATTTATATTTTTATAACGCCTTCTAATCTTCTTTGCAGATCTTTCTAATTCTGTAGAAGGCTCCGAAGAACATCTATGATAGTTATCTCCAAAGTCATTTACATAAACTTCAAACAAGAATAAATTTTTATTAACTGAAACTTCCATCTATCTCACACTCCCCCAGTATTTCTTATTTATATTATAATAATATATATTTGATAATCGGATTATTAAATTAGACATTAGAGTTTAACTATAACTCTAATGTCTATTAAAAATATTGTTATATCGTCGTCATTGGGGCATACTGCTTCTTAAGAGTTAAAATATTATCTATAACTAATTTGACCCATGTATCTAAATTAGGTTTATTTAATAATTTATCATCAATTTCTAATACAACTAATTTATGTTTTTCTGGTTCACCAGTTTGAATCTTATCTAAAATATCGTTAATATTAGGAACTTTTATTTCATATAATAAACCAAAATGTTCATTTTCTGTTAATGTTATATACCCATTGTATGTAAAAGTTGGTAACAATGGTATAGGTAAACAAAAATCCTCTTGTATTATTAATTCTTCTTTTATCTCTCTCATAAGATTTTCTCTTAATATTGTAAATTGATTTTTTAGATAACATGAACGAGTAAAACCAACATGACCTTGAATCATAGTTATTTTATCTTTCATTCTCCCATTAAGTGATTCTAAAAGAAGAATATTCTTATTATCAGTTATATAACATGCTACCACTAATTGTTTATAAAGAGGATTATATTCAGCTTCAAATCTTGGTAATATAATAAAATCTTCATCATCTAAAAAAGTTTTATCATTCTTAAATAGAGGTTTATTTTCATTCATGAATATACCATTTACAATATTACCATCTTCATCATATTTTTTTGATTGAAGTGTCACACCATTATGTTCGTGTACTAAACTAACTAGAGAATTTACTCGTATTATTTCATCATATAATCCATAGTTTTTATTGTTATTTATAGCTTTTATATTGAATTTACTGGGTAAACAAATTATTCTTTCCCAATATTTATCTTCTGTTTTCAATAATTCTTCTATTCTTAATTTTATACTATGAAACCTATCTGATTTTAACGGATAATCGTATAAATGCGTTGTAAGAAATTCAATAGTTTGATTTTCTTTATTAACATTACCTCTTGTCATCATTCCTTTATTCCCCCTATTTATATTTATTTATTTATGTGTTCCCTCTTGATTAATTTTATACTTTTCATATGCTTCTTTAATCGCTCTATCACATTCTTTATTATTTAAATAAGCACCTAAAAAATCTTCATAACTAATATTACATTTATTAAATTTATTAAAATATTTATGTTGCTTATTTGTTTTATATAAAGGCATATGTGAGTTAATATGAAATATTCTCACTTTTTTTAATTTATTTAATAATTTAAAAGCTTTAATAATACATTCTTGATTAGCAACTCTAGTTATTTTAGATGTATATAAAACTCCATTAACAGAAGTTTTTAACCAATTATAAATCCATTCTGTTAATGATTTTACACATAATAAAGAATCTGTGTATAATTCAATTGTATAATCAACAACTTTACTTACAGTTATGTATTCATCTACTAGTTCTAAAGATTTTTGTATAGAATAGATTTCAGCAAAATTATTAGTTTTATCTTCAGTAATTATTTCATCACTAAGTAATAAATCATCATCTTTAAATATTCTATATGAAGAAACAGCTGTAAATTTTTTATTAACTTTTTTAAATCCACCACCATCTGTAAAGATTCGTATTCTCATATTTTATACCCCCATGTAGTTTTTTCTATTTTATTTATATTTTTTTAAACAAATATATAATGGATAATGATTGTGGTATACCGCCACATACTCTTATCACTTTCCCTACCTCCTTTATTTTATATATTTCCTTACTAGAAGAAACGGGCTCTTCTAGTAAGGAAACTATCTTATCTTTTATGAAGCTTCATCAATAATTTGTGGAAAAGTAAATCCTTTTATTTCAAGATAAATATATTTTTTCTCTAGAATACTCATATCAGGTTCAATAAGTTCTTTAGATATTTTAAACTTAGCTTCAAGTAATGATAATAAATCCTTAGATATAAATTTTTCATATTCTTCAATAAAAGATACAAAATTACCAAATAAATTTTGTAATGGTATAAATAACTTACCATTATGAACTAATTCATGAACTGTAACACATAGTGGTATTAAACCAACTGTATTTCTATAATGAAGTAGTGTAACCTCTTCGGCTATTAATAATGGATTAATATCTTTTTCTTCATTAATCCATTTATCTAAAATTATTTGTGTTAAATCAAATAAGGTAAATGGTTCGTGATGAATTTCAATAGAAACTCTTTTAGTATCCTTGTTATTAATATTATTAAAAAAAGAACATAAGGTCATATCAATTTCATCTCTTAGATATTGTACATATTGTTTATATTCCATTGAACTTCGAATTATTCTTTCTATAGTTTTTATAAGTTTAATTTTATCTTTCTCATTCATAATAATAACATTACGAGTTGATGTTGGTAATTCATTTATTTTTACATATTCAATTTTGTTATTATTTTCATAATTATCAACAACTTTAGGCATTCTCATTTTATCACCCTCATTTCATATTTTCTTTATTTAATTGTTAGAAAATAGTGAGAGAGTGATAAAAAATATTAATAATGTCTTTCAATAAATTCCATTACCATTTTTTCTCTATCTAAATAGGTAAATTCACTTTCTTCTATCCCATAATCTTCTTCCATTATTATTTCTAGTATTCCTATAAATTTTTTAATAGCCTTTTTAACTTTATCCTTTTCATCATTACCAAAATTAAAAAACTTAACAATCTCTTTTAAATCTTTAATTGAACTTTCTAAATCTATTAAAAATTGATGAAATGCCTCAGCAAATGCTTCTTCTTCATATTCAAAAACAGGTATGTTATCATCAAAGCATATAAGATCATATGAAGAAAAATCATTTAATTGTTTAATACAAGATTTATGTAGTTTATTTTTTTTAATTTTTTTTACCTTATAATGTTTTTTACCTCTTTTTTTTAAAAATAATTCTACCAGTTTTTCATCATTAGTAAAACCTAAAAACATTCCTGATTTTTTATTAAGAATAAAATATACATACATGTTATCACTTCTTTTCCACTTTTGTTTTATCATTTAAAACTTTCTTAACTTTTAAATATTTACTTATTTCTTTAATAGATTTACTTTTCTTCATACCTTTAATATGTTTACTAATTATGTCATTAAGTTCTTTATCTTGAAATTCTTCATTAAAAAATTTAGTAAAATATTTAAATCTTTCATATACATCTTCAACTTTATCAACAAATTCATCTATAATAATACTTTTATTATCAATCATAGGTCCTCATCTCCCATACTAAATATAATGAAGGTGTAAAGTATTTTTACTTTACACCTTCATTATTTATAATTTTCAACTATTTAAATACTCTTGTAATATACCAATTATACTGGTAAAAACTTTATCATTTTTTATTGTAAATCCAGCAGCTTTAGCATGTCCTCCACCACCGAAATATTTCTCAGCCCATTTACCTAAATGGACATCATTTTTATTACTCCTTAAATCAACCTTACCCGATGTTAAATCAATCATTAGTGCAACATCAATTTCAGGATATTTTTCACATATTTTATTACCTAGAATACTAATAAAACCTGTAAATGAATCAATAAATACAATACCGGCCACATACCCTTGGATTTCAATTATATGAACTTTTTCCAATTTCTTTTTAATAAATATATCTTCTTTATCTCTCATTCTATTCACTAATATTCTTAACTCAATATTAATTAAATCTTCTCCATTTTTAATATTAGTTTTTATATTATTTTTAAAAAGTTCTAATCCCATTAAACTGCACGCTATACTTAAATCATATGCTTCAAAATTTTTATTCTTATACCATCTATAAGTATCATATTCAGTTACAAGTTCTACAAATTTATACAATTTCCAATAGATCCTACTAAATAATGTTTTATCATTCATACTCTTATTATAGTATTCAGTTATTAATTCGGTTCCTGATGTTAATCTACCAACCCTTTCACTTATTACTTCAGCCCAGGAATAACGATTTAAAAACTTATTCGTATCATGATGATCTCTTAAAACTACTTCAAAATCAGGTCTATTACTTATATATGAATCTATAAGTTTGGCTGTTTCTAATGGAACACCCATATCAGTGATAATTAATTTATCAAATTTATCAGCATGATTATTTAAAAAATCCTGAACTATTGTTCCTATTTTGAGTCTATCTACAAATCTAGTATACACTTTATTACCTAAAGCTTCTTCAAATATTTCAATAACTACACCACAACCAGCACCATCTAGATCCCTATCAGTAAACGATTGAACATTCATTATTCAACATCTCCCTATAATTTATTTTTATCTTTATTTAAATAATATATAAATAAAAAATATAATGAGTTACATGTAACTCATTATATTTTCATATCATTAATCTTATCCAGTAATTGAACTTTGTATAGAATTTAAAGAACCAGTAATTATTGATAATGATTCTTTAATCATATTATTTGCTGAATTTATTGTTTCAGTTAGAGGTATTTGATTTGAATTATCAATTGTTTGTTCTGAGCCATTTAGTGTATCACCATATAATGGTCGTAAAGTTACAGCACTTTCTTGTAAAGTATACATATTAAGTTTATTATCTTGTTTTTCTTTAGCAACATAATTTTCAATATGAAGTTTTATCCATTCTTGAATATCACCATATGTCATAGTTAAATAACTTGTTACTTCTGAGGATAATGTATTTAACACTGTCTTAGTTGCTTTTTCTGTAAGAACAGCAATATCAGTTTTTGTCAATTTTCCATCTGATGCAGCTAGCTTCAGATCACCAACAGTTGTTTGATTTAAAGCTACAACAACTCTTTGAATTGTACCTAGAGCAGAATCAATATATTTATTAACTTTTTCATCCTTAACTTTTTCTTTTACAATATTAATTTTTGTATTAAAAAAAGTAGATGCTTGTGCTCCTAAAACTGTAACAAGAATGGTTGTAATACCTAGAATTAATTGTACAATAGGACTATAATTACTTAAATCCATAATTTAAAACCCCCTTTGATTTTTTTAATTAGTTGTTTATTATATATTTTTAAATTTATTTTTCACTTCTTCTGATTTACCACATGTCAGATTACCCTCTTTACATTTTCCTTTAACACATGGTGGTTCAGCCTCTTCAAATAATATCTTTGATATTTTCTTTAATTCAATAACTTTTTTAGTTGAATTTGTTCTTATTTCTGTTTGAGCCGTCATACATAACCTATCCTTTAACATCTCAACATCAGCCCTTGCATTATTACTTATAAAATATTTTATCATATCACAATTTAATAATAATGGTAATACTGAAATGTAATTTTTATTTTTAATATATAATTCTAATCTAAATTTTTGTATTTCAGAAATTAAATTCATATATGAATCAATAAAAATAGAGTTTTTAATTGATTCAGGAACATAAACTTCCCTATTTTCATTAATAATAATATCAGATAATTCTTCTCTTACTATAGTTGGAATTCTATGTCTTATTTGTTGATGATAGGATGCTAAACTACATGATAATATGAAAGAACTTCTACTATGTTCAGCTATACCTTTATGACCATAATCAAGAACTCTTTTTATAAGTTTCTCTAATTCATCTTGATTGTCTTCATATTTATCAACATATGTTTCCGTTGGTGATTGTTGTGTGCTCGTAAGTGCTGCCAATCCAACATTTTTATTATTATATAAATGATTTATATTTAATAATCTACATTCACCAATTTTATTTATACCATTAAATAAATGTAATTTAAGTGATTCAAATAAGCTATTATGTTTATAATTATCTTGTGTTTTCTTAAAAGTATCTACTGACAGTCCAAAACCAGATAAATATAATTTCTCTATTATTAAATTAATTAATTCATCATTAATATAGGGGTATTCCCCTAAATAAAATAACATATCAATCAGTTTATCACCAGTTAATGAAACAGTAATATTTGTTTTAGTCGCTAAAGGTAAGATATATCGTGCATCTTCAAATGTGATACCATGTTTAAAATCTTCTACTTTAGGTCTACCAACACAACCTTCTCTCAATTCACTCATTTGTGAATATAAGTTAAAACCTTTTTCTATTAAGTTATGGGCCTTTTCAGTATCTTCTCTCTCAAATTCTTTTATTTTATTATATGCATCTGAATTCATTTGAACATATCTTTGACTTTGTTGAACATAAGAATCTTTACATTCACATATTAAAGTACTCTGAACTCTATTAATACCCTCCAATATAAAAAAAATATTTGTGAATTTTAATAAATCACGTAATTCATTCACAGAGGGTTTAAGTTTACTATCCTGTATAAAATGTTTAATATTTAATAAACCACCAACAGATACAACACTAATTTCCATTTTCTAATTACCCCTTTTATTTTTTATTTTAACTAATTAATTAGTTAATATTTCTTAAAATTGTAATAATTCTTTCTGCTTCAATTCTATCACTATTTTTTTCTTCTTCACTTAAATTTTCATAGCAGGTATCTATTTGTCTAGCCCATCTTTCAACAAATTCTTGAGGTATAGTAAGTGATCCATTTTCATTTGTAATACACTTAGTAAATAAATATTCCATCCAACCTGACCACATTTGATGACATAAATCAGATAATGTTTCTTTTATTTTATATAAATTTTCTGTCATTTCATCAAAATTAATTTTATTAACAATATTATTTTCTTTCATATCACCATTTAAAAATTTAATAATATTACTATAAATTTTACACTTTTCTAACTCTTTTAGTTGAAAAGAAATTTCTCTCTTTTCTTCTATTAATTTAATAATTCTTTCTCTTTCTTCTGTAGCACCCTTCTCTTTATTTAGTTGAGCCAATTGTTCTAATGTATCAATACGTTGTTTCTCACACCAATTAGGTTCTGAATCAGGCAAAAAGTCTATCATCCTTTTCATTTCCTCTATTTTTTCTTGTTCTAATTTAATTAAATCTTTAATTTGAATTAATTCAATACCTGTATCTTTTAATAAGTTAATAGCTTCAATATCATTATAAAGTTCATCATATATAACTCTTTTAATACCTTTATGAATAATCATTTTAGCACATAAAAAACATGGTGAACAATTAACAAACAAGTCGGCATCACGTGCATTATCACCAGCTTTATCTAAAGCTTGAAATTCAGCATGTACTGAATTACAAATATCTGCTCTAGTGCCAGAAGGTATATTTTCTTTTTTTCTTCTACATATATCTTTACAATTAATAGTGTAATTATAGGCTTCTGCAATAATCTCATTATTTTTTACAATAACACAACCAACTTTTCTACTTAAACATGTGGAATTTGTAGATAATTTATAACATTTTTCCATATATTCACTATATTTAAATTTTATTAGAGTACTTTGTTTCCGATGTAAATAACAATCTAGTTCTTTTGGTTTATGAATACCAGCACAATCCATTTGATGTAACTGAAAACAATTTTCACATTCTTTATATAATGAGGTGTCGTCTAAAAAACATTTTATTTTTATAGGACCATCAAAAATATCACCTTCTCTATTAACAAAAATTCCTATACATTGATGTGTTTTAAAAAAGTCACAATTATCACATTTTCCTGTTACAAAAAATGTTTTAGTAATTTCCATTTTTTTATCTTTCATACATTCAACTCCTTTAGATTTTTCATAAATAGAACCATACTTATTAATATAAAAACCAAAACAAGGATAAGATTTATATCTACACCCCAAACATTTTTCTATTAAATTGTATTCTCTTATATCATCCATTTTATTTTCATCCCTTATAATAATATTTAAGTAATTTTAATATCATGAATATAACTGGTATAGTCCACATTAAATTTCTTATTAATAACTTGAATAATCTTTTCTGTTATTTCTTCTTTATTTGACATTTCATCCTTATTAACTTCAGACATACAATCAATTCTTTCCCATCCACATAATTGAATAACGGTTTCTTTTATTCTGTTTAAAGCATATTGATGATCTTTCTTTTCATGAATATCATTTATATCTTTAATATTTTCTCCACTACGATTTTCTAAATTTTTTATAACTTTTCTTATATTAACATCTAGAAATATAACTAAATCAGGTTTTGGTAATTTAAATACTCCGTATTCAATATAATGAATCCAATCAGCATATGAAAATATATCACTTACTATACCATTTAATTGTAAATTAGCAGACATATGTAGTATATTTGAAGTTGTATATCTATCACAAATTATATTCATACCTTCTTGTAATTTTTCATAATAACTCTTAGTATTATTTTTTTTATTGAATAAAGTATATATTCTGTCTACAGTATAAAAACTAGAAGCTTGTTTTATATAAGATAACACATCTAATCCATCATTCTTATTAAAATTACCTTCTAAATATTTCTTAACTAAGTAAGATGAATTATCTTCATAATTAGGAAATGATAATAGTTTAGTTTCAACTGATAAGAAATTTAATAAATTAGTTAATAATTTAGATTGGGTTTCTTTCCCCGACCCATCAACACCTTCAATAACAATTAGTTTACCTTTCATTTTTTTACCTCCTTTTTTATAAAAAAATAATTATAATATAGTTACCAAAAAAATTAAAAATTACTATTAAAGTAATTTTTAATTTTAATAATATAATGATTTGAGTATATTAATTTACACTAAAATACTCAGTCTATTTAATTTATTTAAATTTATATTATATTCAACTATAAAATATCTATAAAAATTATCCTGATCGTGTGTTTCTTTATTTATTAGTGCTTTTCTTATAAAATCTAAAGCCTCTTCTTTAGTTTCAAATAGTTTTGGATTATAATTATTAGTTTTTGTTCTGAAGTCCAATTTATTATTATTATTATATAAAGTAGTTTGTAGTATTTTACATATAGAAAAACTAATAACCGGAAAACCTTCAGTGTAAAATATCTGTTCAATCATATAATAATTATCCATTATTTATTTACTCCTTATTTATAATTTTTAAATAAATCAGATATGTTGGTTTTAAAAATAGATAAGATAAATTCCTTAATATTCAAAAGAATATTAAGTTTTTTTCGTTTATTAATCTTTATTAATAGTTTAATTACTTTATTAATGTTTTCTCTATCTTTTTTAGATAAGGATAAATAATCACTTATTAATGAAAGATTACTAATAGTATCTGTTATTCTACATGTAAATTCTTCTATTGTATTATTAACAACAAATAATTCTTCTGATGTAAGTATAAATTCATCAAATTCATTTAAAACTAATTCACTAAATGTATTTATTAATCTCATTATTTCTTTCTTATCTGATATTTTATTAATACTAAATTCATTTATATTCTTTAAAAGAATATATTTAATAATGAAATTTCTATCTTCCGATATAGCTATAGTCCTTTTTTTACTATCTTTAAGTACATATAGTTTCATAATTTATCAAACCTTTAATTTTATTAGAAATTTTTTTCATTATAAACATCCCCTTTATTTACTTATAATATTGGATAAGATGGAATTATTTACAGTCAAATTTATTTTATTACACAAATTAGAAAGTTTTTCATAATCTTTCTCTTTAACTAATTTAACTTTTATAACAAATTTATCATTTTCTTCATCATAATAAAGAAAATCATATGATAATATTGTGGCTGATAAATGTTCCTTAGTGATTAATTCAATAGAATTATATATAAAATCAACATTGAATATACTTTGTAAATAGTTTTCTAAAAATATTATTTGAGCTTTATCTAAGAACTTTACATTTACAGGATATTCTATTACTATATCATTAATTGTTAATGATATTTCATCACCATTTTCAAATTTATAAATATAAAAATACTCTTCTGTTATACTATTAATTATGTCTTTTATAAAGTTATCAAAATTAAGTACATAAAAAGTTTTAAATTCTATTATTTTTTTAATTAACTTATTAATATCTTTATTTTCTTGTATATACTGATGTAACTCTTTAAAACTTACATTCCTTATTGGTTGTCTTTCTATTTGCTCTTTCTCTAATAAAGTTATAGTCTTTTCAGCTAACCAGTTTAAAAATACTTTTTTAATTTTTAACATTTTCATCAGTCTCCTTTTTTACTTTATTTATTATAATATCATTTATACTAGAGTCATATTTAGATATTAAATCATAAAATTCACTTATTTGTTTAAACTTAAATGGTATTATTATTTCAATATCCTTATCTATTTCTATTCTTATTGGTTCTGATATTAAATCATATTCTTCATATATAGGTCGTTTATTAGATACACGTAAATCTTCACTTAGTAAATTAGAAATAAAGTTTTTAATATAACTTAATAAATGGAGTTGTTCTATATTATTAAATACTTTAATATCAAATAAGCATTTTGGTATAATAAAATTAACATTAATACTATAAGTAATTATACCAAATCTAGATATGTTTTTATTTATTTCCATGTTATTAATTTTATATTGAATAATTTCTTTAATTATATTAATATTGATTTTTGTAGTATCAATTTTTGTTAATAAATGATTTAAATATGTTATCATTTCAGATAAATCTCTTTTTTCAATTCTATTAATAATAAGATTATTCATATTACTAAGTAATAGTTCTTTTTCTGTTAGTTCTTTTGAATCACTAATTGGTTTTAATCCTTCTTTAATAATCATTTATCATATCTCCTTTTATAAATTTTCATCAATAATTTTATCTAATTCATTACAATACCTAATTAAAGTAGTATTTGGTATCATATCTTCTTTAAATTTAAATAATAAAGATATTTTTATATGACCAATATAATCTAGTGATACTTGTATTAGTGATGGTTCTAATCTTAAATATCCTAACTCATATAAAAAATCCTTATCATAAAATATATTAGATAATTTCATTTTGACATATTTATTAATAGAATTAATTTCTATAATATTAATATCCTTTATACTAATTATTAAATCCTCGTCATTAATACATATCCCATATAATATTTTTTCATTTATTAACATTTCACTTATTTGCATCTTAATCATCTTTTTAAGAATTTTATCTAGAATAATAGTTTTATTAAAATATTTATCTATTAAAAAATTAATATTATTTAAATCTTTTTTAAAGTCTTTAAGTTTCATTTTATCATCCAACTTTTGTTTAAAAGTTTCTATAACATTATCCATTTTTCTCCTTCTATCATTTATTCCAAGTTCAATTATATTTTCCATTATCAACATCTCCCTTTTAATGTAATATCATTATTGAACTATATTCAATAAAGTTTAGTTTAACTAAAAATTTAATAAAATATTCTTTATTAATATAACCAACTTCTATTTCTTCTATTATACAATCACTTCCTTTATCTTTTAATATCTTATTAATTATTTCAATTGTTGGTTGTTCATTATTTACTATATAATCTCTTACTAGTATATTAATTCTATTAAGTAAGTTAATATTTAATATATTAGTTTCTTCATTAATTGAAAATAATATTTCTAATCCTACTAAGTAGCCTGTTGGTGTTTCTATTACTTTTATATCTTTCTCTTCACTTTTTCCTAAATTAATAAAGAAATCTTTAATTATATTAGTCTTAATATTATATACAATCTTATTGTATATATAGTTTATTAACATATCATTACCAATTGTATTTATTATATTCATAATTATTCATTCTCCCTTTTATAAAATTATTCATTATATCTTTTATATAATGTAACTTATATAATAATATATAAATAAAAAATTAGTATAAGGATAAATATATTTTCTATTATGAAAATATATTTATCCTTATACTAATCTCAAGATTATTTTTACATATAAAAATAGTGTAACTCCCTCTCCGATGGATATTATCAAGGGGGCAGTAGGGTGCTTCGTTTATATTTTTACAATATGCTTCGGTAATACTAGTGAATTGGTTTATTAATATTATTATTTGTATGTTTGCGTTAATGCTCTGTTTTATTTTTTATATTAACGATAAATGTTAATATTGGGCATATCAATTGATATGCCCAATATTTTTATCAATATGCTTTGTATTATAATTTATATGTATATAATATTATATACATATTATTATTATTTAGAACCAGTTTAGATTAAATAAATTTATCTTTATGATATGTTTATGTATAAGTTTTTTTTAAATTTAGAATTAATCTTTCAGATTAATCAATACTTTTACCCTACTGCCCTTGAGCGATTTTCAATTATTGTCTGTTCTCACAGACAATAATCTCAATCATGGCCTACAATTCACTCGCGTGAACGCCCCCTTGATCCAAAATCGTCAATATAAATTATGTAACGACGAATCATTACAATTGTAATTTATACTAACGATTTTACACATCTTCATATTGATAAAAACATAAAGATGCTGGATTAATTATATGTTCAATTAAATTATTTTTAATTTATTAAATTTTTAATAAAAAATAAAACCATTAGTATCAAATAATTTAATCATATTATTAATAAACTTTCTAGTCATTTTATCTTTTATTTCATAATTATTTTTAAAATATATAATAAAAATCATTGATAAATTTTTACTATAAGTTTCTTGTAATATTTCTCTAAAAGATTTATCTCTATTTTTAAGTGATATCTCATCCCAATTTTTTATTATTGAATATGAGTATAATCCTAATTTTCTTTTTTTCTTAGAAAATCCAGCTAGATGTCTAGAAAATATATAATCGGTATTAATATCACTATTCATTAATTTAAAATTATCAACCAAATTAATATAACTATTTAAATAATAAGGTTTCTTTTTAATATTCCCTATATTAAATGTAAAAAAAATATTATTACATTGACATGTATGTTCCTTATTTAAAATAATAACATCTTCTAATATATAATTAGGATAAAATAAGTATAATACTGATAAGAAATTATCTAAAGGTAATTCAATAATAGGTTCACCTATTTCTTTTGATTGTAAGTTTATTTTAAATAATTTCTTATATTTATTATCTTTAAATAAAGTAAAATAACGATTATTATTTAAATCAACATGACTAATCATATTATTATCTTTATTTATTATATATTTATCATTCATAAATAAATGAATAAATTCAATATCTCTTAATAAAGCATTAAATATAACATCTAAAGAAGGTAAACCATCTTTTAATGGTGTAATAGTTATTTTATTATTTTTAATTGTATAACGCCACCATGTATAAGTTCTTCTAGTTAATCTCTTATAAGTAACAACTCTGTCTAAAATTGGATGTATAAAATTCATAATAAAAATCACCCCTTAATTTCATATTAATACATCTCTAGCATTTAATATGAATAAAGTATGAATAAATTGAGATACTGTTTTTCCAAGTAAGTCACAGTACATTTCTTCACCCTTCCAACAATTATTTTCATCTATATAACCTAATATATCAATTTTACCAAATTTCCTCATATATTGAAATATAGCATGAGCACATTCATGTGTAATTACATTTATATTACATTTTTCTATAGGAATAAGTATTTCTCCAATTTTATTTAATGTAATATCTCCTTTATATATTTCTAAGTCTCTACATATTGCATCAAAATTACATTTTCTATACCCTCCAGTATTATTATAATAAACATACATTGATTCATGAGAATTAAATATAAATACTTCATAATATTTATCATTTCTTTGCATCTGTTGTGGATATATTTTAAATATTTTAAGTAATCCATTTACATTCATCTTAATCCTCCTTTTAATATAAAAAAATAAGAACTTATTAAAAAGTTCTCTAGATTTTAAAAAGCTATTCAAACAAAGATTCAGAATTTATTATTCATCTATAATAAAATTATCACATTTATTATAAATATTATTAACTAAAATATGAAAAAAATAATATCTGTGTTTCTCACAGATATTATTTAATATAAAGTTATTCAATTTCATAACAGAAAAATATTTGATTTTTTTGTAAGAAGCTTCTCTATACAAGTTATATATGAGGATTATCAAAATATCTCTCCACAATAATCCTTTTCTTATTCTATTGAATAATATATATTTAGAAACACTAAAAATACTAAAAAAGTTTATTATTTATTTTGTAGTTTTTATTAAATATATCACTTTCCCTTTCAATAATATTTAAATACATTAATCTTTTAAAAACTCTTGATACCTCACCCCTATCTAAATCCAAAGTACGAACTATGTCAGATTGTTCTATACGTTTAAATTCATTATTATTAAGTCTCGGTATTAAATATAATAATACTTTATAATCACTTTTAATCAAAAATGGATTTTTTGCTAAGTTCATAAAGAATTCAATATTCTTTATATTTTTTGGATCTACGCTCACCAATACCACCAACCCCTAAAAATTAAAGTGATAAAATTTTTAAATAGTTTTCAAATGAATTATGGTCTAATAACAAAGCTAAGTTATCAAAATTATTATTAACAATATCTGTTAATTTCCAATCATCTATACGGACATTATAAAAAGTTCTAGAATACAACACAAAGTCAGCATATACACCTTTTTTAAGATTATTTAAAGAATTAATTCCTGTATTAAAATCATGAAATGTTAAACTATTAATATTATCATTAATTTTATGCATAGATAAAGATGTAAACCTACTAAGTAAAATATTTGCAAGTTTATTACTACATTCAGGTATATATTTTATTTCTCGTTTACTGAGTTTCATTTCACCACTAATACATAATTGATTTTCATTACTAAAAACAACTTTAATATTTCTAATATACATTGAATTCACTCCTAAATTTAATTATTTTTTATTTAGATATCTACAAAATAGATCATACATATCAACAACACGGTTTATACCAATATCATTACTGTCATAAAATTCAACAGCTCTCCAAAGATCACTGATGATATTTATTTTATTATTTATTTCAGCAATTATTTCCTGAACTGCTCTAATATCATCTAAGATGTTTTGTGAATAATTAAATGCACGAATACAATTTAATTCTTTAAGTCTATCAATTATATTTATTAAATCCTCTTTATTAACAATAATATCTTCTACCTCTTTACAATATAAATAATTATAACTTCCACCACTCATAATTTTTTCAACCCCCTAAGTAAAATTATTCATTTACATAATTTATCCTTAAATTCTTCAATAAAATCTTTTGATAAAATTTGATTATGATATATCCATTCCCATTTAACATTATCTTTAAACTCTAGTATAAAATCTTCTGATAATACTTGTTTAGAGCTTATTAAATCCCATTTAACATTATCCTTAAATTTCCTAATAAAATCTTCAGATAAAATTTGGTAAAAACTTATGTCAATCCAATCAACCTTATCTTTAAATTCACAAATAAATTTTTCAGATAAATTCTGATTACAACTTATTGACATCCAATCAACTTTATTTTGAAATTCTCTAATAAAGTTTTCTGATAAAATCTGACAAAAACTTATTTCAATCCAATCAACTTTATTCTTAAATTCTCGTATAAATTCTTCAGATAATTTCTGTTCTGAACTTATTGATATCCAATTAACTTTATTTTGAAATTCTCTAATAAAGTTTTCTGATAAAGTCTGATGATAACTTATTTTATTCCAATTCACTTTATATATAAATTCACGAATAAAATCTTCAGATAATTTCTGATGAGACCATATTTCAATCCAATCAACCTTATTCTTAAATTCTCGTATTAATTCCTCAGATAAAAATTGAGTACAACTTATAGCTTCCCAATCAATTTTATCATTATATTTTTTAATAAATTCTTCAGATAATTTTTTATACATAGATATATTTGCCCAATTAATTATATCTTCATTACATTCAATTATATCTATAACAATATCATCTTTCTTAATAAGAATATCATTCATATTAAACAACCACCATTCATATTTTATTTATATTTTTTCATTATAATAATATATATTTTTATTTATTAATATTTTTTCTACCTATATACATCATTATACCATAATAACCTCCAGTTATTCTTTTTGGTTCCTTCAGATATAAATCATTTAATGCAATAATTTCAAAATCATTAAAATAATTTTTCATTTCATTTTTAGTGATAGGTATTTGTTTAAAATTTAAATAATTGATATCATTTTTTGATAATTTATTATCTAATAACATTTTATTTTTTTGATTAATATTAAATATTGGGTCATTTTCAGAGAGTGTATTAATAAGAACTACTCCATTATAAATTAAACCATTTTTTATATTATTTATAAGTTTTTTAATATTATTTTTTGATAAATAAGATATTGTCATTGAGCATATAATTAAAGAATATGTGTTTACAGGTATATTAAAAGATGTGATATCTTCTGTTTTAAATATACATTTAGAATTACAATATTTATTTTTAAGTTCTTCAATTATAACATTAGAAAAATCAACACCTTCAACTGAAAACCCATTTTGTAATAAAAAATTTACGTTTTTACCAATACCTATTCCTAATTCAAGTGATTTACCTATTGGAATATATTCTAAACATTCTTGTAATAATATATCAGGATTTGGGTTAAAATAATGATCTCCAATAGTATAAATATTATTATAGTGGTTTTTAATACTATTTATTTCACTTTCTTCCAATAAAGAAAACATTTAATAATAAAACCTCCTTTTATTTAATATTTTTTTCTCTAATTAAAAGTTGTTGAACAAATAATTAATGACTAATTTTATTAAATTTTTCAGGAGGTTACTGATGACAAATGCCTGGACATCTGCTCGGTAATAACAAACTTTTGACCTTAATTAATTCTAAAGATAATTTAGAATTTAAGGTTTCTTTTGTTACCACACTCGTAGAGTATTTTTATCTGTTCACCAACATCTTTATAATAAAAAAATTATAAGGAAAGGTTGGTGAACAGATTTTGATTTTTATTTCTGATATACCACATTTAAAAACCTATAAGCAAAAAGTTCTATTACCTAAAGATGAGAAGTATCCTAGTATTAATAGTGTAGTTTTTATTATTAATAATAACATACAATCATCTATAGGACTATTAAACCATCAATTTATTAAGAATAATAACATGTATCATTTTTATTTTATGGATCACGTATATAACGGTAAATTATTTAATAGAACTTTTAGAGTTTTATATCGTAATGAAAGAAATGATATTTATAATAATATAGAAAAAGAAGTTCGATTCATACAAACAGTTCTAGATTTACATTCAGTAAATAAGAAAAATATATATGTTGATTTAATAAAACATAATAGTTTATTCTTTCAATTAAGTAAAAAAGTTAATTTTACAATTCGTATTAAAAATTATATAGATTATCTAGATAAGTTAATTAATGATAGTCATTTTAATCAGTATAAGTATAAAACTATTTGTATTGATATTAATAGTTGGGTTAGTGATTTAAAGACTCAAATAAAAGGTAAATTAAATTTTGATAATCCAATATTTATTATTTATTATTGTATGTATAAATACCTTGAAAAATTTAAAGAACTAGGGGATATTAATATTATTTTCTATACTAATGATAGTGTATTAAGATTAAATCCTTCATTATGTGATAAAAGCTCATATTCTTTATTTAAGAAAGAGATTATCAAAGCGTCTCCTAAAAGTTTATTAGATATGAGTGAAGATAATATTGAAAAAGTACTAAAAAGAAAAGATGTTGCTGATAAAATAATAGGATATCTTAATGACCAACATAGATTTGTTGGTGATGATAAAACTGAAGAAGATGAAAATTTTGAAACTAGTATTGAAGATAAAGTAGATGAAATAATTGATGCTAATAAGTTAGATAATAATAGTAATGATGAGATGTATAGTGAAGTTTCAAAAGTTATTATTAATGATGATGAAATTATAAAAAAAATTCATATGATGAATCAAGAGAATAAAGTTGGTAGAAGTACAGCTTCTATTAAAAGGGACGAAGAATTAAGAAAAAGACAAAAAGAGATAATAAAAGATAAAATAGGAATAGATAATATCTATGAAACTAATAAAGAACAACTAGATATTCCTAAATTTGATGTTACAGATAAAGTTAATACTACTAATAAAAATGTAACTACTATAAGATATCCTCAATTTGAAAAAGCTTATAATGAAGTTCTTCATGAAAAGGATTTACTTAATAATATAAAATTTTTAAATGAAAAATCTATTCCAGTTTATATTAGAGGTATAGAACGAGTTGATTCATCCGATGAATTAAATTTAAAAGAAACATATACTTTTGATTTAGAAGATGAAAATAGAGTTAGGCATAAATTAAAATTTGATATCCCTAAATTTATAGATGATAAATTTTTATATCTTGGTGGTAATAAAAAGATTATTATGAAGCAATTATTTATGAAGCCAGTGGTTAAGACTGGACCAGATGAAGTACAGATTTGTACTAATTACAATAAGATGTTTATTAGACGCTATGGTAATAAAATATCATCTAAAATAGAAAAAATGAGAAAATTATTATATGAACAAAAAGAAGGTAAAGGTATTAAAGTTAAATATGGTAATAATTTATCTATTAATAACAAATATGATACTACTATAGAATATGATGAATTATCTAAAAGCTTTACTTATATCCGTATAGGTAAAACTGAATTTTATTTTAATCAAGATGATGCTACAAATATAGTTAAAGATAAAAAAATAAAACTTAATCAAAATGAATTCTTATTAGGTCTTATTGAAAATGGTAAAAATCCAATACCTATTACAATTGATAAAAATACTCAAAAAATAGGCACATCTTTCGATATAGTTGACTATATACTTTCTATGTTGACACAAGGATTAGTGCAAGATTTTGATGATACTAAAAGTGGTAAGAAATTTGTTTACACTAGAGCTTATATAATGGAAAGACATGTTCCAGTAGTTTTGTTAATTTCATTCTTAGAAGGTTTATCTACAGTAATAAAAAAAGCTAATATTAAACATTATTTTTCAGATAAAAGACCTAAAGATATTACTCATAATGAGGGAATAATTCAATTTAGTGACGGGTATTTAATATATGAAAAATATCCATTTGAAAATTCTTTATTAATGAATGCATTTGCAGATATTCCAACTAAAACTTTCGAATATGGTGAATTTGATTCAAAAGATGTTTATTTATCTTTATTTGATACTTTATATGGTAATAGGATAATTGGTAATGCCTTTCTTAACTCATATGAATTTTTAATTGATCCTATTACAAGAGAAGTATTAGAAGATTTAAACTATCCAACAGATTATGTTTCTTTAGTTTTATATGCTAATTCTTTATTAGCAACTAATTCATATATTAAAGAAAATAATATGAATTTATATAGAATAAGATCAAATGAACTGGTTAATGCCTTATTATATAAAGAAGTTGCTAATGCTTATATTAAGTATAGAACTACTTCTTTAAATAATAATCCTGTTAAAATTTCTGTACCACAAGATGTTATTATTAAAAAGATACTTGTTGCACAGACAGTCGAGGACTACAGCACATTAAATCCTATAACCGAAGTCGAGAAATCCCGTATGATCAGTCCAAAAGGACATTCAGGAATGAACCTGGATGAAGCGTATACACAAGATAAAAGAGCATATGATAAAACGATGCTTGGTATAATAGCTATGTCAACTTCACCGGATTCATCGTGTGGAGTAACAAGACAACTTACATTAGAACCCAATATAAAAAATCCGAGGGGATATATCGATATAAATGACGATAGATTAGAAATTTTAAAAGATGCAAATCTATTTTCTCCAGCTGAATTATTATCTCCTCTCGGAAATACAAGGGATGAACTTGCTATTGTCCCACTATGTAGAAATATATAGTTAAAAACTCTTCTAATTGTCGGGGACATCCTTAACGCTCTTATTACCAAACTAATATAGTAATATATTAGTGGTGAAGGGTAATGCCTTAGGTATGGTAACAAGATAAGAGATTGGGTTATCCGCAGCTAAGATTCCTATAAATTTTATAGGAATAAAGTTCAAAGACTATCGAAAGCATGTTTATTATTGATATAAAATATAATAAACAGAAGTGAGTAGAGTAGGGAAACCGAAACGGAGAGCATCTGAACACATAATGGTGAAGATGATGATATAGTCTGTCACTTATGGAAATCATAGGTGGTTCCTGGATAGCATAAGAACAGCGATAAATAAAACTTGTCGCATTATCTAGTAATAGATAAATAAAAAATCTCCTTAATTGTCGGGAAATCTCTTAGAGCCTAAAACTACTAAGTTATATTAGTAATAATATAATGGCTTAGTCTAATCAACTAAGGTATAGTAATAAGGTTTTAGGATTGAGTAATCCGCAGCTAAGATTCTAATATATTAGAATAAAGTTCAACGACTATCGAAGGCAAACTTATTATAGAAATAAAAATATAATGAGTTTGTTAGTAGAGTAGGGCTCAAGTGAGTTCTGAAATGGGAGACTCCTTATTATTTAATAATAAGGATGAAGATATAGTCTTATATCCTAAGGAAACTTAGGGAAGTTCATAAAAGAACTGCATAGATTAACGATCTATGTGAAATAAATGGAGTGTAAAACAATCGAAACATATCGTACCTGTAGTTAAACAATCACCAGTTTTATTATCTAATGGAGTTGAACAAGTTATTCAATATCACTTATCTGATGATTTTTCAGTTGTAGCTAAAGATGATGGTGAAGTTGTTGAGATAGATAGTGAAACTGGTTTAATTATTATTAAATATAAAAATGGTGAAACTAAAGTAATTGATACAAGTCCAAAAGTTGTAAAAAATGGTAAACTAAATGCCCACTTATATGGTGACATATATGTGAATCTTCTTTAATTGTCGGGGAAACTCTTAGAACTTTTTATTATATAATAAAAAGATTGAGTAATCCGCAGCCAAGTCTCATAGTAAAAAAAATAAAGTTCATGAAGAACTCTATTACAAAGATATTGGAAAATTTTATAAAAAATCAAATACTCCATGGTATTTTATTGTATAACAAAGTTGATGATGAGTTGATCTGAGTTCTTTTTTAATAATTTTAAAATCTATATCTATCAAATATTTCTCTAATAAGGGAAGTGTTTCTTCAATGAATATATTAAAAAGTTCTAAGTTCTTTTTAGCTATGAAAAAGTCACTAATTTTTTTGATATCATTATTATATCTTTTTAGTTCATTTTCATACCTCTGGGTAAAGAATTTTTTAGTTAATTCTATCGATATAGGATTACAAAACTCATCACTTAACTCATTAATATTCCTCATTATAATATCTTTGTAATTAATTTCTCCTTGCTTCATTTTATTTATCATTCCTTTCTTTTTTATATTACGTAAATAATATATAAATGAAAAATAATGAAATACTATGAGAAAGGTTCAACGACTATCCCTTTGGCTTTGAAATAAGCAATAGGAGTAGGGCTCAAGTGAGTGGGTGAGAATCCCTTAAATCGAAATAGGAAGCATCCTTATGAGATGAAGATATAGTCTAGTATCTTATCGAAAGATAAGGAAGTTCATAAGAGAACTGCATAGATTAACGACCTATGTGAATATATATCGGCTGGTGGTTTCTTCTTATCAAATAAATTAACATGTAATTTGAAAGTAGGGCAAAAAATAAAAAAACGAGATATATTAGCTTATGACAGTAACTTTTTTAGTAATAGTAAATTATATGGTAATAGATTCAATATTGGTTCATTACAGAAAATAGCGTGTATGTCCTCATACTCAACATATGAGGATTCTACTTTTGTCACTAAGAAATTATGTGAAGATATGGCAACTGAGATTGTTATGGAAAAACCAGTTGTCTTAGGTAAAAATGCTAATGTTGATTATATTGTTGAAATAGGTCAAAATGTTAGTGTTGGTGATGAACTAATTAGATTTGAAGTTTCTTTTAAAGATGAATCACTAAATAAATTTCTTTCAAATATTGGAGATGAATTAAAAGAAGAAATTAAAGCAATGGGTAAAACACCTATTAAAACTAAATACTCTGGTGTAATTGAAGACATTAAAGTATATTCAACTGTAGATGTAGAAGAACTATCTCCAACATTAAAAAAAATTGTTAATAATTATTATGATAGAATTAATAAGAAGAAAAAAATTATTAATAAATATAATAAAAGTGATTCTGTATATAAATGTGGTATAATGTTAAATGAACCTGTAACTAAGATTGAAACTAAAGATGGTAAAGTTAAAAGTCATACTGTTAATTCAGGAGTTTTAATTATATTTTATATTAAATATAAAGATACAGTTGGTGTTGGTGATAAGATATGTTTCTTTACTGCTTTGAAATCTATTGTCGGTGAAGTTATCCCTGAAGGATATGAACCATATTCTTTATTTAGACCAGATGAGAAGATTTCTTCAGTGGTTGCTCCAGGAGCAGTAATGAATAGAATGACCCCTTCTGTTATTCTATCAATGTTCGGTAATAAAGTATTGATAGAATTAAAACGAAAATTAAAAGATATTTATGATGAATAAATAAAATTAATAATATCAATAGAGAAAATTCTCTATTGATATTATTTTTTATATTATCATTTTTTGTTTAATAAAAAAACATTAATTTAAACAATAAACTTTTAATGAAAGGGGTTGTAATAATAAATTGGATATAAAAAATAAAACTAAAATTAAGACTAAGTCACCCACAGCATTAAATTGGTTTAAAAATGTTGGAAAATCTTTAGGTTATACTACAACTGAATTAATTGAAGAAATGATTCCTGCTCCAATAGAATTTATTAAAAGTAATACTCAAACATTTAAAAATTTTTATGATGAATTACGTAAAAATAAATCAATAAATAAAAAATTGTCGGATCAAATGATAAAGAATGAATATATCAATATAGGTCAAACAGCAATAAAAAATGCTTTAAAAGATATTAAATCAGGTAAGATTTATAACAAAGATAGACAAGATGAAATATTTAATGATGATATTGATTTTGAATTTGGTGATGATATAAATTTTGATAATGAAGATTATAAAGTTTCATCAGATACAACATCTGAATCAAGTACAAGTAGTTCTTCACCTACTATCAACAGAGTGAATATTACTTCTAATATCAATAGAAATAATCCTATGGTTAGAGCTGTAGAAAGACAAACTGAAGCTATATATAATACAACTCAAGCTAGTGATAAAATATCAATATCTTTAGCTACTAATCATATGATGATAAATAGAAAAGTAGGGGAAGATATAAATACAGGTTTAAGTGCTATAAATGATAATTTAAGTTTACTTGTTAATTTTCAAAGTGAATCAATGACTAAATATATAGGTACTACATTTAAATACTATGAAGAAAGTTTGAATGTATTTAACAATATTCATGAGCAAATGAAAAAAGGTACTATTACTGTAGATGATAAGACAGGTAAAGAAAAATTTGATCCTATGGAATCAGTTTTTCTTTCTAGAGGTGGGTTAAATCTATCAGGTTATGCTAATTTAATTAAAAAACAGTTTGGTACAGCTGTAGACCAAGATATGATTTTATCTCAATTAAAATATATGTTATCAGATAAAGACCAATTAAAATTTTTAGCTGCTTCACCTATAAGTTTTTTATCTACTAAGATAGTAACTGCATTTATTCCGTCTATGTTAAAACAAACATTAACTAGTATGAATAAAAGTTTTGAAAATTTCTTCCCAGCTTTATTAATGAAAGCTAATAGAATGGTTGGTTCTCAAAATCCAATACTTAATTTCTTAGGTCAAGTTTTTGGTATAAATGTAAAACAGAAATCATCTGTTGATTTATCTCAATATAATAAAGGTAAAACTGCTTTTGATGGTTATACAAAGAAAGCTATAACAGAAGTAATACCAGGATATTTAAGAAAGATTTTAGCTGCATTAAATGGTAAAGAAGAAGTTGCTTTTGATTATGATAATGGTGTTTTTAAATCTATGGATTCTATGAATAAAGATTTTCAAAGTACTGTTAATAGAAGTATATTAAGTAGTTTTTCTGATGTTATGAATGAAATAAAAGACAAAGCAAATGCTTTTAATATTCAAAATGATGAGGAACGAAAGAAATTTAATAAAGACTTAGAAAGTTTTTTCTTAAAACTTCCTAGTTTAAATAAATTAATAAATCCTATAAGAACTAAAGATAATGATGGTAATAGTATAAATGAATTAAAAACTGTACATGATTTTGGTAGTGAAGAAATGAATAATTTCTTTAGACAATTAGTACTATCACTTGATAAAGGTGATATTCAGAAAATGTTTGGTACAGATGTATTAAATGCTAGAAAAAATAAAGAAAAAATATATAATGATGCTGAACTTAATCCATTAAGATATAACGCAGCTTTAATTAATAATCAATTAAATTTTGATGATCATATTAAGAGAAATAAATATAATAAAAGTCAATTTGAAGTAAAAAAAGGTTTTGGAGTTTTATCTAAAACCGATCAATTTAATAAAATTGATTTGGACTATTTACGTGATATTAAAGAAATTTTATTAAGAGGTATTAAAGTATTCCCTGTAACTCAGATAATTAATCCAGATGGTTCAATATCTCAACCAAGTTTTGAATATCATGATACACAATTAAGAAGAATGAGAAGTCAGGAAAGAGAAAGAGATAGAAAATTTAAAGTAAAACCCCAACAAGATACTGAAATTACACCTGAATTAGAAAGGATTAATAGACAGCAGGGTAAAAGAATAGTTAATAGATTATCAGATTCAGATATAACTCCTGAAGAAATGAGAGAACAAATTAGAGTATTTGATGAACAAAGAAGAAGTGATTCAGAAAGAGATAGAAGACAACAAAGTGGTTGGTTAGGAAGTTTTATATCTGGGGATATGCAAACTAAATATAATTTATTAAGAGAAAAAGTAAGAGATATCTTTAATACACCTGCTAAATTACTTAATACTGTATTTAAAAAAATAGATGAAACTATGTTTAAAATAGTCTTTGGTGATGATGACAAAGGTAATTCTTCTTTTCTTAATAGAACATGGTCTTTAATGCAAAGTAATTTTCAAAAAATGTCTGAATGGTTTAAAGATAAAATATTTAATCCTATTAGAGAATCTTTATTTGGACCAAATGGTTTTATAACTAAATTAAAGAATTCTGAATTATTTACAAAAATTAAATCTAATTTTAGTAAATTAACAGATTTTTTATTTGGACTAAAAGATTCTACTGGTAAAAGAAAAGGTGGGATGTTTTCTGATACATCTAACCATCTTTTAGATATATTTGATAGTGCTAAATACTATTTTACAGGTAAAGCTTATATAAATAGATCAGGATTATCTTTTCCTACTAATAATAAAAGTGTATTTGGTGAACTAAAATCAATGTTTTCAGGTTTTAAAGATACTATAAAATCTTATTTATTTGGTAGAAGGAATCAAGATGGGAATATACAAGAAACAGGTATTCTTTCAACAGCTATTAATAGTATAAAGGATGGTTTTCAAAACTTTTCAAATGCTATTTTTGGTCCACAGAAAATTGGTGGTAAGGATAATAAAAATTATGTAATAGTTAGTGATTTATTTAAGAAGTTTAAAGAAAGATTACCTAAATCATTATCTTTTGGTATTATCGGAGCTGGTAGTGGGTTATTAATGGGTGGTAAGTTAGGTTTATTAGGTTCATTATTTCTTCCTGGTGGTCCTATTGGTGGAGCTATTGTTGGTACCACAGTTGGTTTCTTATCTCAATCAGATAGATTTAAAGATTGGTTATTTGGTTCTAAAGATATTAATAATAATCGTATTGGTGGTTTTATTAATAAGAAAACTCAAGAGTTCTTTAAAAAAAATAAAGTTGGTATCGTTGGTGGTGCCAGTTTAGGAGCTCTTAAATCTATATTAGGATTTGGATTATTACCCTCGTTCTTTTTACCTGGTGGTCCTATTGGTGGTGCATTATTTGGTGCCGGTTTATCAATGTTAGTTAGTTCAGAGAAATTTAAGAAATTTATGTTTGGGGATTTACAAGCAGACGGAAATAGAATTGGTGGAATAGCTCAAAAAATATTTGGTAAAGTTGATAGAAATAAAGCTAAAAAGATGTTTGGTAATGTTAGTGCTGGTATAATAGGTGGAGCTGGTATAGGATTCGTAACTAGTAAATTTGGTTTATTAGGTGCCGCTTTATTACCAGGTGGTCCTTTAGGTGGAGCCTTATTAGGTGCCGCCGCCGGTATTGCTCTATCTTCTGAAAAATGGAAGAAGTTAGTATTTGGTGAATTTGATGATGAAACTCAATTAAGAAAAGGTGGTTTATTAGGTAAAGTTATTAATTGGACTAATTTAGAAATTCTTCAACCTATTAAAATTAAATTACAAGAAATAAATTTAAATGTTAAAGAATGGTTTACAAGAAGTATTGCTAACCCATTTCTTAATGCAATTGATCCAATTAAACATGAAATAAAATTAATGATACGTAGTTTAAAAGATAATTTTGTAGAAGGTTGGACTAGTTTTAAAGTTTTTATTGGTAATGTATTTGAAAAACATGTAGGTGCACCTTTTGGTAAATTTATGGAAGATAGAGTTATGAAACCATTAAGAGGATTTATATCAAAAATATTAGGTGGGATTGGTAGAATTGTTGGTAGTATTGTATCAGCACCATTTAAAGGTATGGAAGGTTTATCAAGAGGATTAAATAGAAAACATATGCAAGCTGGTTTAGATGCATATGTTGAAGAAGGTTGGAGTGATTTATTAGATTTTAAAGGTAGAAGACAACGTGGAGAAAAAATAGGTTTCTTTGGTGGATTAAAGAAATTTAAAGATATTTATTTTAATAGAGAAGCTAGAGAGGACGCTAAAAATAGTAGTAAAGGTGCTCCATATTCTAAGCAATTAGAAATTGATAGACAAAAACGTGAAGAAGAGGCTAATACTAAATTTTCCAATGAAAGAGAAAACATAAGAAAAATGTGGAGTTCTTGGAGAGATAGAAAAAGAGCTGGTGCTGATAATAATTATGATAATTTTAGTCCTGATGGTAAAGTTGTTAAAAACCAGTATTACCCTCCAGATGAACAAAGAGTAGATAGAAATTCACCTAATCCAATTAATGATGTTACAGATGATATAACTAGAAGAACTGGTAGGAAAGGAAGAAGAGGTAAACCTAATCCTAAACCTGTAAATGATCAAAGTGTAATTATATTACCTGGTTCAGTTCAACAAGATGACACATCAACGATTGTTGATGATGTTACAGATGTTATCTATAGAAGAACTGGAAATAGATCAAATAGTAGAAGAGGAAAAAAATCAACAACATCCCCACAACCTATTATTAATCAAAATGAACAACAATCTGAAGAGTCATCACAACCAATTATTAATCAAAATCAACCACCTAGTAAAAAACCATCTACTACAAGAATTAAATCATCTAATGAATTATTACTACAGATAGCTACTGATGTAAGAACTATTGCTAAAGAAGTTAATGGTCAATTAGATGGTGTTGGTGGTAATGTTTATAAAATAAGAAAATTAATTCAATCACAACAAGGTATATCAGATGAAGATTTAAGTGGTGAATCGAATAGAGATAGGATTGGATTCTTTGGTAAAATAAGAAGAATGTTATATAGACCAATAGATACTATTAAAGAGAAAGTATTAGGTTCTATTAAATTTGTAACTGATAAAATTACTTCTGTAGGTAAAACAATATTTGATTTTAGTAAAACAATATTGGTTACTATACCTAAACAAATATTTTCAACTATGTACAATATAGGTTCTGAAATATTATCAATCGGAAAAGAAACTTTTCTTAATATAATTAAATTACCTGGTCAATTATTGAATTTATTTGCTCAAACCACAAAAATATTTGCTGAATCAATTAAAATGATATCACCTGCTATTGGGGAAACTCTTAAAGGTGTTGCCAAATTATTCTCAGGTACAATGGGAATGATCGCTGAATCAATGATAGGTGTTGGTAAAGGTATTGGTCAAGTTGCTTTTAGTATTGGTGAGGCTATTGGCTCAATAATATCTACTTTTAGTAAAGGTTTGATGAGTGTAGTTCCAGTAGTAGGTAAATTTTTATTGACATCTAGTAAGATGATTATGGATTTCGGATTTGGTATAATTAAGAATGTTGGTGGTTTATTAACAAGTATTACTAAATCTTTATTTAGTATAGCAACATCACCAATTAGATTTGCAGCGGATATGCTTGGTAGAGCTGTAGGTATTAAGAGATCTGAAATGTATATTACAGGTGGTGTTATTGATGTAGTTAGAAGGATTGGTGATAATACCTCTGACTTTACACAAAAACCAAAAGATGATAATAGAAGTAATATATTTGATAATTCAGATAATGTTGTTATGCCAGTAAGAGTAGATGGTGTTACTTCAGTTAGAATTGTTGGTTCGGATAGACCAATTCCTATTTATTTTAATATGAATATGAATCAAAATCAACGTAGAAGTAATTCATTTAATAATAATATATCAGGATTGCCTAATTCAATTAATACGGGAAATAATAATTATTTAGTTTCTTCATTAACGAATGCACTTGATATATTTGATACAGAAAATGATAAAGAAGAAGAAAATAAACGAATAGAAAAAGAAAGAGAAAAAGAATTATATCAAAACCAACTCGAAGTTTCTAAAAAAACATCAGGGTTCTTAATAGCTCAAAATAATTTAAGAAATGAAAAAGATTTTACTAGAAATAATGAAATAAGACAGACATCATTATTGCAACAAATTGCAAATATATCAAAAAATCAACATGAAAGTTGGTTATCACTATTTGGTAAGAAAGGTATTTTAACAGTTGCCTTTTTATTAACACTACCATATTTAGAAAAAATATTTAAATGGATTAAGGGATTTTTTGGTGGTGATGATGATACTGGTATTGGAGGTGGTATATCTACTGTTGTTAAAAAGGCATTAGGTTTAATAGAAAAAAACGATGGTAGTCGTAAAGATGCTGAAGATAAAGATATTATAAATGCTCAGGGTAGAGAAAGTTATATTAAAGGTACCGCTGTTTTAGCAAGAAGATATAGTCCTAAGTTAGTAAAAGCAATAGAAAAAGGTAAAGATAAAATAGCGAATTCTAATATTGTAAAAAATGTTACTAGATATGGTTCAAATTTAAAAAATGCTTTTAATCCATCAAGTACTGTCAGAGGTGGAACTATTGATGCATCTTTCAAGGTTACTGATGATACTGGTAAAATAATTAAAGAAGTTACTGTAAATGATTCAAATAAAATTATTCAAGCTATTAAGAATACTTTTGAGAGATTTTTTAATAATTCATTTGTTAAGAAACTATTAGGTTCATCTGCTGGTAAAATAGCTAGTAAAATAATAAATGAAGTTACTAAAGTATTAAATTATAAGACTATGTTTAATAATATGGCTAAATTATCAAAGGCTTTTTTAAGAACAGGTGTTATTATGTTTGCTGCCCCTGTAATAATATCTTGGGATTTAGCTACAGGTGCCTATGAAGCATCAAGAATATTTAAAGTTGCAAATGAATCTGTTGATGGTAAAATGCAAATAGCTTCTTCTGTAACTAAAGCATTAATAGGATTCTTCCCAGTAATTGATATTTTATCAGAAATATTTAATGAGCAGACTGGTATGAGTTTAAAACAATATGTTGCAACAACTATTTATTCAATGTTAGCATCAACAGAAGAAATTAAAAAATTAGAAGTAGATAAAAAAGCTTTTGAGCAAGATAAAAATGAGTATAATGAAAAAAATAAAACTAAACTATCATTAAATGCATATAATGATATGAAAAATAAAACGTTCTTCCAGAAATTTATTAGTAATCCCTTATCAAAAACTAAAGATTTTATTGTGAAAACAGGAAGCAGTATCAGTAATAGTCTATCTGAAAATTGGGATAATTTTAAAGGTGGTTTTAGTAAAGGTTTTAAAATGATGGGTGATGATGTTTCTAATGCAATGTCTAAAACACCTGAAATGATTAAAACATTTAAGGATACATTATCTAAAAATTGGAAAGAACTAAAAGATAATAGCGAAAAACAATGGAATAATATGAAAGGCTTTGTTTCTAAATCTTTAAAGGATACTAATAATACGTTGGGTATATTATTTGGATATAAAGATGAAGAAGGAAATGATGTTAGTTTTACAGAAGGATTTAATAAAGGATTTAAAGGACTTATAAAAAGCATTAGAGATAGTTGGAAAGATATTGGTGATGGTGCTAAATTTTATTGGGATAATACAAAAGCATTCACAGAAAGAAAATGGAAAGAATTAAGTGAGAAATTACCAAAGGCATTTGAAAGTTTAGATAACTGGTTAGGTGAACTATTAGGATTTAAAGATAATGATGGTAATACATTATCTCTATCTGATTTTGCTAGTAAGCAATTTAATACTATTAAGAAATACTTATCCAATGGAAAAGGTTCATCGACATATTCTAGTGGAAAGGGTGGTAATGGAAACGGTGGGTTTGGTGAAGAACCTAATCAACTTAATAATTTCACTTATTATTCACAATATGATGATAGATGGGGAAAAACAACATATGATTTAAGTAAAGGACATTCATCACAACCCACATTATCAGCCAGAGGTTGTGGTCCAACTTCTATGGCTATGGTTGTGAGTCAATTAACAGGTAAGAGATATGAACCACCTCAATTAGCTAAGATAGCTCAAGAAGGTGGATACAGTACAAATGATGGAACAACCTGGGGATATTTTAATAAAGTTGCTAAAGATTTTAGTTTAGATACATCAACTGTTAATCCATCTAATACAATAAATTATCTTAATAATGGTATGCCTGTAATTCTATCTGGTAAAAGAGATAAATATTCATTTAATGATTCTCCATTTACGCCTGGTGGACATTATGTTGTTGCTGTTGGAAGAGATGAAAAGGGAAATATTTTAATAAATGATCCTAGAGGTTCTAAATTTTCTAAACCATATAATTATAATAAAGTAATTAAAGAAGCTCGACAAGGTTGGGCTTTTAGTTATAATGGTGGAATATTACCACCTAATATAGTTTCTTCTGATAATTCAAATAGTTCTAATAAAAAACTATCTACACTAGATTTATTTGCAAAAATGATAGAAGCATTTACATTATATGAGGAAAATAAAAGATTAGGGACAAATAAAAAATTATCATGGGATGATATTGAGGGTACTAGTAATGATTTTAATGTTTCAGTAACTACAACTAATGATTCTAATAGTTTAACTAATTTTGTACCTAAAACTTTACAAGAATCTATTTTAAAGAAAACATTAGAATTATCAATAGGTTCAGAATCATCAGGTGATTATACTAGTTCTAATAATGATATTAATGCATCAACAGGCAAAAAAATTTCTCCATCAATAGGTATTTTACAATGGAGAGGTAATAATGCTAAAACTTTAATGCAAAAAATGTATGAACAACTACCTGGTAATAGTGAGGCGAATTATTTTGCCAATCAAGTAGATTGGGGTAATAAAAGTCCTTGGAATGATATTCAAAGAGCAAGATTGAAAAAATACCTTGGAGATAATTTAAGTGTAAGTCAAAAAGTTCAAAATGAAATGGCATTATCACATATTAGAGATACAAATTTAGCACCAGTTTATAAATATGGTGTTAATACCAATAAAATAAAAGATCCGAGATCAATAGCATTTCTTGCTGATTTTGCTAATACAGGACCAGCTCTTGTTAAACCATTTTTAGATAAATATAATCCAAATAATGGTGGAAAACCTGAATTTGAACATTTTATGGATGAATTTAAGAATAAGAGTTATTGGGGTAATAAAGGGATTTATGCTAGTAGAATAAAAAACACTTATTCTAAATTATCTGGATGGACTCCTGAAGTTGGTGGTAATGGTAGTTTTAATATATCATCTAATTTTGATAAAACTGCTGGTGGTTTTGGTGGAGAAGAACAAATTATACTCAATAGTAATAAAATTAATTTAGAAAGATTTACAGGTGGATTAGGTGATTTATCAACATCTATTTCTAATAAATATAAAGGTGAAAACCTCGGAATTAATCGTAATATATTTGAAAGTTTAAATAATGGAACAGGTGAATATATTACTAATAATAGTAATAATACACAAAGTTCAAATATATCAATAAATGAAATTGTTACTGTTTTAAAAGAAATTGCAATAAATACTAACACTACATCAAAAGGTATTAATGAATTAACTAATAAAGAAATAATAATTAATGTAGAAAATAAACCAAGTATAAATGATAATAACCAAAATAATACTATTAATCTAAATTCACAACAACCTAAAAACGCAACATTTGTCAGTCCGTTTTTTCAATCTATGAATGAAAGAAGTAATACTGGAAATAGTAAGGAACAACGAGAATATACAATAGCTAAAAAAATAGCCGGTGGGAGAGTTAATTAAAAATAAAACCAAAAAAACATAATGATAAGATATTTAATTATATCTTCCATTATGTTTTTTAGATATTTGAGGAGGTAAAAAATAATGCGACAAGAAGTTAAAGTAGTAACTAAATCAAATTTAAATATACGTTCCGCAGCCGGAACAACTAACTCAGTAGTTGGTTCATTGACTCCTGGTTCAATAGTTATGGTTACAGGGATAGTCGATATTGGTACTCAAACATGGTATAAGCTAGACGATGGTAGAGGATGGATTTGTGGATATAACCCAGGTGGTGGTGGAAATGGTGTTTATCTTGAATTAATTAGAGATTTAAATAATTTACCAGAAGTATCAATAACACCAGTACCGAATGATTCATCTACCGGAACAGTTAGTGAAACTAGTAGTACTGCAACTAGTTTAGGTTTAGATCAAGCAATAATTACAATGTTATATAATCAGGAAAGAAGTAAAATTAAAAAAATATCTGCATCGACTAGATTATTTGGTTCACCCTTTCAATTTATTAAACAAACTGATTTTAGAATTAATGAATTAGATTTAGGTAGAAAATATTTAGAAAATATAATAGCTGAATCACCAATTGTTTTTTTTACTCCTGGTAGACCAAACTATTTACCTAATGTGTCATCCTCACAAAAAGAAGCACTACAAAAGTTTTTTACTAATATGCAAACTAATGAATCTACTTCTAAAAACATACTGAATGAAATAACTGGTAGTGATGATGTACGTTATTTTGATTTTATTAATGATTTTGCTGAATATATGAGATATGCTAATTTATTATGTAGAATGTGTGCTATATATCTAGGTATTGAAGATAAAAAAGCCTTTGGAACAAGCACAACATATAAGTATTATGACTGGACTGATTATAAATATAAAACAGGCTATGTATCTAAAAATACCGAAGGTTCTAATAAATCTGTATTTTCTCTAGAATCTGTATCTGATGATGCATTTGAATTAATGTTTGGTAACTATAACTATATACAATTTTATGTAGAACCAAACACTTCATTTAGTGAATCTATGGGAAGTAATACAACTAGTTCTAAATTAGAGTCTATGTTTGAAACGGGACAGGGTATAATGAAAGAACTTTCTTTCTTAACAAATGCTGCCGCTTTATCAGGTGTTGATGAAGCAACTAAATCTTTTGGTGTAAATATGGAAGAAATAACACAAAAAATGGTTAATAATAATGGTGAAGGTTTCTTTTCTAGATTACTAGGAATGTCTTCAGCTGTTTTAAAAGGTTCAAATATTTTATTTCCAGAAATTTGGCAAGATTCAAATTATAATAAATCATATAATGTAACTATTAATCTAGTTTCACCTTATGGTGATAAAGAAAGTTTATATTTAAATATTTTAGTTCCATTAATGCATATATTAGCTTTAAGTTTACCCCGTCAATCTACAGCAAATAGTTTCTCTCACCCTTTCTTAGTTAAAGCTTTTAGTAAAGGTTGGTTCTCATGTGAGATGGGAATAATTGATTCAGTTCAAATTGATAAAGGTGGTAGTGGGGATGCCTGGACTGTTGATGGTTTACCATCAGAAATGAAAGTTACTATTGGTATAAAAGATCTTTATTCTAACTTAATGATAACACCTACAACTAAACCAACTTTATTTTTTGAAAACCAAGGGATGATAGATTTCTTAGCTGTAATGTGTGGTATAGATTTAACTAAACCTAACTTCTTAATTAAATTAGAATCGATGTTTTCAGTATTTTTTGGTAAAGTTATAAACTTACCTCAAGAGGCTTACAACGATGTTATTCAAAACCTTAGGGAAAAAATTTTACCATTATTCCGTATTTAATAATAAAGGATGTTTTGATAATGAAAAAAAAGTTAAATGAATATTTAATAAAATATGGATTGATACCAAAAAATTTTAATGAAAGATTTTTATATCTTATTAAAGAATTAAAGTTATCAATAGATGATATAAATGATATAAAAAAGAAGATACGAAAGATTATTAATGCTAAATGGGAGACAATAGATTTAGTATTTTATTTTTATCCAAAAGCTACACCAAGGGCACGTTATACAAGCTTTACTAAAACATTTTATGTTAAAGACGCATTTAATTATAGTATTTTATTTAAAGAATTTGTAGAGCAATCTGAAGATTTAGAAAAATTAATAACAACCCCTTGTAAATTTTATTGTGATCTATTTATACCAATGCCTTCTCAAATGAGTAAGAAAGAAAAAATATTATCTGAATTAAAATTATTATATGCTTTACCAAGACCTGATTGGGATAATGCTGGTAAGACATATTCCGATATGGTTCAAAAGCATTTAATAATAGAAGATTGTCTTATAATTGATGGGAGAGTTAGAAAATTTTATTCAATTAAACCGAGGATAGAAATGAGAATAGAATATATGGAAAAGTATGATTGTTTATTTAATAAGAAAAGAGTAGAAAAATGGAAAGTTTATAAGGATAATGAAGATAAAATAATACAAAAAGATAATATATGCTAAATAAAAATTAATTATTATGTAAACAACCAATTAGTGAATAAAATAAAGGGGGGTATAAGAATGAATCTAACATCATTAGCTTTTATAGATGATGAAAATGTAACAGGAAATATTAAATCTGAACTAAAAAAAATAAAACAAAATAAAAGATTTATTAATACAAATAATATTTTAGATAATTTATTTATAGTATTAAGTCAAAAATATCAACAGAATATACAAAGAACAGAATATGGTGTTACAATAAAATTGAATAGTATCATTAAATCAAATAATATTATTCAAGAAATAAGAAATATTATTGAATCATTTATTAATATAGATATAAATATTGATCTTTTATTTAAATTTATAGTTGAAAATAAAAATATTAGAGTTAAAATAAAACGAAATGTATAATAGATAGTATATACTATCTATTATACATTTTTTTTGTTAATGAATTAGTTTTTCAGAAATTTTACGAATTGTATCATGAGAATATTGTTCAAGTTGAACAGTATATAATAATTCCATTAATGTATACTTAGTGATAGCTTCAGCTAGAACTAAATCCATATTAATATTATACTCTTCATCTTTTATAAAGCCTTCGTCAGGTTTAGTTTGATTTATTTCATCTTCAAGACTATATTCTCCTTTAGAAACATCCTTAGTAGTAGTTCTGACTTTAAAATCATCATAGTATTCTTTTTCTCTTTTTTCTTCGTCTGCAAACCCAGGTATTAAACTAGAAATTGATTCTAAAATTTCCTTATAAGAGTGTCTTAATAAAGCATTGAATAAGGTTGTTTCTTCAATGGGGTTTTTATTAACTATAATTTTATTTAAACATTCTTTAACATCTTGTTCATTTGGAGTGTTACCATCTGTATCGGCAAGTTTATCACTAACATCATCTTCAATGTCTTTAATTAATTCTTCTTCTTTTTCCTGCCTTTGTTTTTCATCTTGTACAACAGTTAATACTTTATTTTTAACTAAATTAGATAATTCATCAATACCCAATTTAGATTTATCTAAATCAAAAGTTTCTTTTTCCTCATCATCTAATTCAAAGTTTAAAATATTTAAACTATTTTCTTTATCCGCATTACTGTTACATTCTTTAATTTTCCTTTTACATGTCCGTTTAGTTGTTGTTTCACATAAAGAACGAATTGATTTTAATATAGGTGAATCTGTTTTGATAATTGAATTTTCAAGTAGTTTATATCCTCCATTGTTATCAATATATTTATCAGTTACAAATTTGAGATTTTCATAATTCTCCATAATAAATTTATCGTCTATATGGAGCGATTTTTTAAATAATTCAAATAAAATTTCTTTAAAAATTATATCTTTACCAGTACGACTAAGTGAATCTATTTTATTTAAAATTTGCGACTCAAGGATTTGTCTTTTAACTACAGGCTCATAGGATTTTCTTTGATTAAATAACTCCTCTGATTTTTTAGCTCTATTATTAATTAATTCACAATGCTCATGAATAATACGATTTTCTAAAAAATCAAAAACACACATATTATTAGCTTTTTTAGAAATATCTGAAGATTCTTTAATACCAATAGAAAAAGGTTCTACTTTTCTTTCAGCCTTATTAAAAATACTCATATTGATAACTCCTTTCATATACCCGTTAATTTTTATTATATTGTTTTTAGTATCTATATTATTTCTATATTGATATCATCAATATCAATAGTTAAATACTCTGGTATAAAATTCATTAGTTCTTCTTTAGATAAAGTTGACATATCAACAGTTTTATTTTCTATAACCTGTATAGAAGAATCATAATCATTTATTTTAACAAATTTAAGATAATTAACTTCTCTAATATTTGTTTGTATTGCTGTAATTAAATTAGATATATATAGTGAATTATTACCTTTGATATTTATACTTTCAATATATTTCTTAATATAAGTTTTTAATTTTTTTATTAAACCATCATCATCATTATCAATAATCGGGTTTACTTTAAACCAAATCTTACAATTAACTTTATCTAATAAAATTTTTTCTTCTCCTGCTACAAAATTTTTAGAAAACCCATAAGTATTATAAAATTTAACATCAATCGAATAATTATTTGTAATTAAATTAATTACATCATCCATATTTTTATATTGTAAAAATAATCTGTGAATAAAATCATTATATTTATCGGTATCTTTCATTGTATCAGCTTTTACAAGAGGGATAAAGTTTAAAAGCATATAATAATTTAATTCATCTATTTGAACATATTTCATTCTACTTCTAATTAGACTTAGAGGTTTTATAAAATCAATTTTTTCATCTATAGTTGAATACATATTTGTTAATGAAAAATCTTGTAAATCTAGTATATGATTAAATTTATGATTCATGTTAACATCTGTATATTTATAAAACACATATATATTCATATTTGAATTATTCATCGGAATTATTTTTATTGATGGTTGACCCGTTAATATATCTTTAACATTAAGTACTCTAAACTTCTGATCTACTGTTATATAATCATCTGTTTGTAATAAAGTTTCGAAAGTAAATAAATTTAATTCTTCATCATATTTAGATAAAGTAAAATCAACATAACAAACTTCATTAATATCTGTAAAAACACCTATTACTTTAATAATTTGTGATACCGCTGTAATAATATCAGTAAATTCATCAGTAACTATATTTAAATCAAATGTCGGTATTATAGTAGTAGATAATTTATATTCATCCTCTCCAATTAAAGCATTTCTACCTATATTTAAATTATTACATATAAATTGAACTATAGAATTACTATTAACATACGAATAATCTAATTGTATTGTTTTTATTATAGAATTTAAAAAGAATCCCACTATAGCTGGTCTTTTTGTAACTGTTATTAAAAATGGATTCGTATATATGAAATCATAATTTAAAATTGTTAAATCATCATTAATTGTTTTTAATGGTATTATTTCACCAGTATCTATACTTTCATCAATATATTTAAATAAATGACCAGGTTTTAATAAAAGTCTATTCCCTTGTTCATATTCTAAATCAAAATCTAAAGGTTTTATTTTTAAATGTAATGTATTTGTACTATATATATTTTCATCTATTCCTTTACTTAGTATAAAAGAACCAAATAATCTTTCAAATGGATCATTTCTTCGTTTAGTGAATAATATATCTGCTCCATATTTATATTTTAAGTTATCAAAATATAACTGTAAATCGTTCTCAGTAGTTAATGATTCTACAGTTGAAAATTTTTTTACTGTATTTTGTTGTAATTCAGTTCTTGGTAAAATATCTAAACCTAATTTACTTTCAGTTTGTGTGATAGCGAATAAAATTATATTATTATTGTATTCATATTTCTCAGACTTAGGTATTACTGATATATTATTACCTTGATATAATGGAAAATTACCTTTACTCCCAATTGTATTAAATATATAGATTTTTATCTCTGAATTAAATTTTGGTTGGAAATAATTTTCCAACGGTGTGAATGATATGTTAATTAGTTGACTATCTTTAGAAGAGTAATAACAGAATGGTTCTTTTAAAGGAGGGGTATTAATTAATTTTTTTTGTAATTGAATAAATTGAGTAGAATCCGGTGATTTATAAAATATTTCAAAATTTGCCAGATAATCACTAAATTCTATTGGGATTGTTGGATAATTTATTTTATCATTAGTTATAATATGTTCTGTTTTAATAAATTTATTCATTTGTTTAACCTTAACTGATAAACATAAATATTTACTACCACTATAATTAATTCTTTTTATTTTAATATATGGATTATTAATATTACTAAGTGTATTATTGAAATCTAAATTATAATAAGCTACATAAATATATTCCCCAAGTTGTTTTGTAGCAATAATTTTAATATCATAATCTAACATGAACTGTATACCTTCTACATCTATAATCATATTTGAATCTAATATGAATTCAATAAATGTACCTTTATTTGTTCCTAATCTAATAACATCGTCTTCATTTACAAATAATACAATTCCCATTTCTGATGGTGTTGCAAAAATATTATCTATTTGAAATAATGACGCATAATTATAAATTGACTCGGGTAAATCTGCTTTATTAGGAAAAATTTCAGGTATAAGTGTAGCTAAAGTATTGAAAGAGTCTTCACTAATTGTAGTTATCATTTCAGTTGCATATCCTAACAAACCGACATTGAGTTGATTAACATCATCTAAATTAAAATATTTTTTAATTAAATTAAGAGAGAACTCTTTTATTGTATATCCACTACTATAATCCCTAATATTTTTAGCCATAATTATCACTCCCTAAATCTTAATTTAAATACATAATCACCATTTGCATTTTTAACAGTTTCTATAAAAGGAGACCCTGTAAATGTTTTTCCTGTAGATAATAAACCAGGTTCATAAGTTTTTTTATAAGTGAATCCACCTCTACTATTCATATTAAATTCTGCTAATGACAAAGGACTAAAATCTTCTTTAAATGAATACGCAAAACTAATAGAATACTCCGGCATTTTAAGTAAATTATTTTTAGACCAACTTGATGTACTGGATGGAATATTAGTTGGAAATAGTCCAAAATATTTAGACCAGAATAAAATAGTTTCATTATCAGGTCCACATAGAATATAATATAAACTGCAAGCATAATCTAATATTTTTTTATATATGAATTCAGCTTTAGATACTAACTCTCCTCTATAAATCTTTGAAATATAATCAACCCATGCTTTAATAGTTTTATATATATATAACTTATCATTGTCTGTAAATGAAATAGAAATATTACCAGCAGTTTTAGATTCAATATTACTTCTACCATATTGAAGTTTATATCCTGTAAATGTTTCACCATGTTCTATAGTTTTAATATATTCATCTGATAATTCAAAAGATTGTGCTGTATTTGATAGAAATGGGTTGAAATCATGTTCTGATGAAAAACTAGATGTTAGTGATATTAATAAATCAGGATTATTTTTAAAAAGATAATAATAAACAGATTCATTCTGTAATTGTGAATGTAATGAATAATTCTTATTACCTTCATAGTTAATTATATTAAGATCAGGTCTTGTAAAAAATACATGGGCAAAAGTTTTAGATAAATGGTAATCTGGGAAAGCTATTTTAAATCTATTAAAATTATGAAATAGTGAATAATTTAATTCATTAGATCCTTTATAACCAATAAGATTTAAGTTATTTTTTATTCTTTTTAAATTCTCGTCTATAAAAGAATAATCTGTTAAATAAGAATAAGTATTAACATCATCATTATTAATAATACGTTTTAATGAATCGATATCGGTAACACCAGTACCTGTTTTATTTAATTGTGAAGAAAAGGTTGTTGTATTTAAAGTATTATCATTTTGACCTTCATTAAGTGTATTACTGCTACTACTACTAATTGTAATAGATTTTGGTATTATAAATACATCAGTAGGTGTTGTTGGTGAGGTTTGTGTACCTGAATCTTCAAAATCTTGAACCATTTCAAGATAAACACCATTTCCACCACCACCTGGGTTATATCCACAAACCCAACCCCTACCATCCTCTAGTTTATACCACGTTTGAGTACCAACATCTTTAATACCGTTAATTATTATTAAAGCACCTTTATTTAATGAACCGACTATTTGATAAGATGTGCCAGCACCTTGACGAATATTTAATGTAAGAACTACCACTCTAAGTTCTTGTCTCATTTTTTTCATCACCAACTTTCATATTATTAATTGTTAATTTAATGTTCAAGACAGAAAAAATAATGGTTTTTTTATTTATATATTATTTATCTAGAAAATAAAAATAATCATCTGATCTAATAATAAATATACTTAAAAATAACATCCCCGCAAAATAATATTACTTATATAAAAAATAGATATAAGTTATTTTAAAAATTAAGGGAGAGTGTTATTTTTATGTTAGACATAATATTTACTATTGTTCCTATGATTAATGCTATTACTACATTTACTAATATTGAAGAGGTAAGAAAAAATAAAAAAAAGAAAGAAACAGAATATAATAATCTATCTGACAAAGATCAACATAAACTTATTATGAGAAAATTTAATAAAAGTATGTCTAGTTAAAAACATAATAGTCAGATGATTATTTTTTTTGTTTATAAAACATATAAATAAAATAAATGTGTACGAAAGGAAGTGTAAAAATTCAATGGGAGTTTTAAAAGATATAATGGATACACTTAGGGACATAGATATACATGGTAGTTTAGATGAATATTTTAAAAAAAAGAAATATTCATCTATAGCTAAACAATCCCAAGAAGGTACTCTTCAGTTCCCTGTTATAGTTTCCAGAACATCACTTGATATAGAAAATCTTCAAACTATTTCCAGATCTTTAGAACGTCAATTTAGTTCTTTTGTTCAAATAGTTTTAACTATGAATCCAGTTCTTAATATTGAAACTGAAAAGAACTTAGCAACATATTTAAGAAAGTTTCATCAAAATTCAGATAGTAAAACAGATATGAATGATATTACTAATTTTTTTGTAGATATTGATAATTTGAAAGAAAATTATTTATTGTTGACAGATGAATATGATAACATTGCAATATTAACAGGTACATTTGAAGGTTGCTCTACAAAACAAATTGTTGAAACCAATAGAGAGCAACTTAAAGTTATTTTAGAATATTTAAAATTAGATTTATTAAATGATAAGTTTACTCCAAATAATCAGTCATTGTATAAATTTAGTAATAATAATTTAACAAAATTTCATAATAGAAATGTTTTATTAGAAGCACCTAATAAACCACCTCAAGGTGGAGGGACAAAACCCCCACAACGTCCACCATATAAACCATCAGCACAAATAATTAGTAGTGTTGGAACTGTTAATAACACTTTTGTTAATAACACTAGTAAAGATAAAATTTATAACGGTGGTGGTAGTGAATCAAAAAGATTGTCTGAATTTAATTTACCTAATAAAACATTAGTTGATAATGATGTTAAAAAATCAAATGAGTTAGTACCAACTATGTTACACCTTCGTTTAAAATTGATAGATAAAAAAGGTGATAATCATGGTACACATGATTATTTAATAGGTATTAAAGCTGTTATTCATCCTGTAAATTCTGAAGAAATGATAAGTAATGTTGTTAATGCTTGTAAAAACAATAATAAACTTTTTGATTTCATTAGATGGACTTCTGGTGAAATTAATTTCTTACAGGATTTTGTATTAAATATTAAAGAAATTAAAACCGATGTTAATAATAGAGGGAATGGTTCTTCTCCTTGGTGGATTACTTTAAAGAGAAGAAAAGCTTTATCTAAAGTAAAAAATACATTACTTTTAGGTAATCAATTATTACCAAATACAACTTTAGTTCTATCTATGCAGGAAGTTGAATTAATTAAAGCGACATATGGATATGATTTAATGAATACAACCTTTATTAATAAGGTTATGTTAGAATATTTCTTATTATGTGTTGTAATTGTTGATACTTCATCTCAATTAGCTCATTTTTTATTTGATGGGCAAAATTCTTATCAAACTAGTACATTTATTGGTTTGGAGAGAGAAAGTGGTTCGGATGAAAAGAAATTTAAAGAAATGCTTAAACTAATTAATAGGGTTTAATTTTTTTATAAGGGAGGTTGAAAAAATAAATGTTTACATTGAATGAAGTTTCTAAAATATTAATTGAAAATGCAATTACTCTTAAAGAAAAAAATCAAATATATTCTCTTAAAGAATCAGATCAAAATATTGTTAATAATACAATGATATCCAATTTATATAAATCAGCTATAGAAAAAGCTCATGTAGATTTTAATGATATTCCTAATAGTAAAGGGGACTTAACTAAATTTTCAGGTTTTAAATCAATGTTAGATAGTGTTGATTTGTTACATCAATTATCTAATAAAACTAATGTTAAAATTGATGAATTAGATATTTTAGATAAAGCTATAAACAATATTATTAATTATAAAGAATCTTTTGAAAAAGGATTTAAATTAGAAAAAGAATTTATTATTTTACAATATAATATTCTTGTTTGTGCATGTATAGAAGGTTTAAGTTCTATTATTTCATCTTATGTTGATTTTATAAAAAGACCTGATAGAATAGAATTTACTTTAATTAAATCTCCTCAATTGACAGGTCGAATTTGTATTATGAATCTCGAAAAATTTAATTCTTGTGTACGTAGTGGTGAATTTGGTAAAGTTATTAAATCTGTTATCGATAGTGGTAAAGAAGGTTTTGTTGGAACCGAAACATTAATGATTGGTACTTTAATAGTCGGTGGAGTTTTAGTTTTAGTTCCATTAATGAGAGAATTAATTTTTTATTTTTATTATTCTAGATTAAAAATTTCAGAATATTTAAAAACTCAAGCCTTATTTTTAGAAATTAATAAAAATAATATTAATATGAATTCATCTTTAAATTCCAAAAATAAGAAACAAATTTTGGATAGACAACAAACTGTTATTAGGAATTTACAAGCATTATCTGATAAAATCCGTGTTGACGATACAACTTCAACAACACAAACTTATAAAAATATGAATACGGAAAATAAAGGTTGGTCACTTGGTAGTGTTAAAACTCAATCTGCATCTGTAGATGGAAATGGGTTTAAGTTACTATAAAAAAATAACTTTATTAAATTGACAATATAAACATATTTATAAAAAATCCTAATACTGAAAGGTGGTAAAATAATAATGGCTATTTTTAATAGAGTAGGAAGAGGAATTACCATACCTTCATATAGTGGGTATGATTGTTTGGTTAATGGGGATTTGTTAGCAATTCAAGAAGGTTATGAAGACCAATTGGCAATCATTGAGTCCATTCATGAAATGGATATAGAAGAAATTAATATGGAAAGTGATGTTAAAACTTTACGGGAATCCGGTGCTGATGAAGTTAAAATTCAAACTCGTATTAATGAATTTGAATCTGTGGTTGAAAGTGCCATGGGTGGAGTCTGGGAAAACATTAAAGCGTTCTTCAGCAAAATGTGGGGTAAATTACAGCAGTTTTTTGCTTCTGTTATTCGTTTCTTTGACGGGTTGTTTAAAAGTGGTAAAGATTTTGCCACTAAATATGAGAAAGAACTTAGAAGGCTTAGTTTATCCGGTTATAAGCATAAAATGTTCAACTATAGTGAATTGGATGGTAACAATCATGTATCCAACGGTATCACTGTAGCAATGGAAATTGTAAATCAAACTGGAGCTTTAAAGAATTTCTCTTCTGACACTGAGGCTAAAAAATGTTTGGAAGATATGGAAGAAAATAAAGAAGAAACCATTAATAAAGTTCGTGGAGCTTTTGTTGGCGGTGGTTCTAAAGATAGTGATGATTTTAAAAAAGGTCTATTCTCACACTTTAGGAGCGGTGCTAAAGATAGTGAAGATATTGAAGAGCAATCCGTTAATATTGGAACCATTATTAATGCTTTAATAAGTGATAAATATGCTAAAATGGCAAAAGATTCTGAATCAGCCGCTGAGAAATCATTTACCACTATTATTAAAACTGTTAATGATAGGGAAAAAGAGTTTGGTAAATCTGTCGATGACAAGAATAAATCTGACGATAAGAGGAAACTTGCTTCTGTTCAAATTTCTATTATGCAAAAATATTCATCTTTGTTCAGTGAAGCCAAGACCATTGCCCTTGAATATTTTAGTGCATGGAAACAAGCTATTACTGAACGTGAGTCTGTATATAAGCAAGTATGTGTAAGTGCGTTTAGATATAAGGAAGAAAAAAAATAATTGAATAATAAGAATATAAGTTAAAAAATCAAAGGGGGATACATTCAAATGGTTATTTTTGGACATAAGAGAACTAATGATGTAAATGTCGATTTTGATATTTCAAAATATGACCACATCCAACCTACTACTGAAGCATTGGAACAAATCATAACAGAATCAGCTAAAGATTCTTATAAAATCCGTGCAAGTATATATATTTCGGATGTACTGATGGAGCAAGCTGTACTGACTGAATCAGCTGATCCTCAAGTTCTTCTTGAGGTATTTGGTAAAGGTTTCTTTACCAAAATAAAAGACATGTTCGTAAGAATGTGGAATGCTATAAAAGCTTTCTTTGAAAAAATGAAAAGACAACTTATTTTGTTTTTCTCTTCCGGTAAAACTTTTGTAGAAAAGTTTGAAAATGAATTACGCAGTAAGAATGCAAAAGATTATAAGTACAAATCATTTAAATATACTCCGAGTAAAGGTGATAGTTATGGTAGTAAAGTACTTGATGCAATTAATTCAACTGAAAATGAATATGAAAATAAACTTAGTAGTTTAGATGTAAGAGACGTTTCTAAACACAAGAGTGCAATGGATTCTAAAAAAGATAATATGAAGGATTCATATGATACCGGTGAGGAAAAAGAAGGTATATTTAAAAGTTTAAATGTTGATTCTATTTCTGAATTACAGGAAGAATCATATAAAGAGTACAGGAATGGTTCAAAAGAAAAAGAAGAATTTAAAGATTTTGAAAACAACAGTAAAGAAGACATGATTAAATTCATTAAAGACAAGGATAAAAATATAACTGACCTTGATAGATATCAGAAAGATTTGGATTCTCATTTCAGTAAAGTAATTAAGGCTATTGAAGCCGCCGGAAGTAAGTATAAGAATGAGGAATTATCTAAGGTATCACCTTATGTTTCTCATAGCGTTGAAATGTTGAGATTCTGTATGTCGATTCGTTCAGCATTAGTTAAGATGCATATCGATTATATAAAAGATGCAGCCAGTGATTTCGAATCTATTTTAAAAGGTTTTTTAAGATTTAAAGTAGTTAAAGAAAGTTTTGAAGGTAATTATGATGATGATAAAGGTATTACCAATATCTTTGAAGCAGCAATGAAATTAGTTTAATATATTAATACATTAGATGAATAGTAAATAAACTATTCATCTAATGTATTTTATATTTTCTTTGAAAACAAATAAATAAGAAAAAAGAAAAGGAGTTGACTTTTATTTATGAATTTAAAGAATATTTTCAATAAGAATAATTCTAATAATAAATCAATAAAAACCTTATTAACAACTGATGATATTGATTTTGATACAAGTCAATCTTGTCTAGAATACTTTATATTACTAGAAGAAGATTATTTTAATATTAATAAGGAACATTTACAATCAGCACATATCGCTAATAAGGATAAAAATATGGAAATAATACGAGAAGGTTTTAATGATTTTATTAATTCGGTTATTTCATTTTTTAAAAATCTTTTGGATAAATTCAAAGAATTTATGAAAAGAATATTTATGATAATATATGCTTATCTTGGTGATTTCGAAAAGTTCTTAGATAAGTATAAAGAACAGTTAAGAGGTTTAGACCCTAAATTTAATGTTAAAGGATTTAAATATTCTTTTAAATCAAATATACCTAATTTGGATATTATTAATAATATTATTAACTCATATAATAGTGAATTAAATGATATTGATAATATGACAAAAGATAAAATTATAGAACAAAGAGAAAAATTTATGGCAACTGCTAATCTAAATAAAATTAGAGCTAATATTATTAGTGTATCAGGTGAAGTAAGTTCAGAGGATTATTTAAAAGATGTTAAAAAAATATTTAGAGATGGTAATGAAGAAAAAATAGATATAGAAGTAAATAAATCATTCTTAACAACAGTTATAGCAGATTACCCATTTCTAAAGAAAAATTATTCAGATGCTATTAAAGAAAGAGATGATATAATTGCAGTTATAGAAAAAATTAAATCATTCTTTGAAAAAAATGCATCAGTTTATTATAAAGGTAAGGATAAAACTATTGGTACTAAATTATTAAATAGAAGTGGTAATAAAATTCAAACTGGAGATAATGTTGAAAAAAATTATAGTGAAAGTAAAATTAATTTAATTAATACATTCTTTAGTTTTAAATTTGCACAATCAAAAGAAATTGGTAGTATGTGTACCATAGCATGTATTGAAAAGGTTAATGCACTAAAAGAATGCTTATCCTTTTATAGAGAAATTATTAAAAGATGTGCTTTTAAAGGACCTAAAAGTTCAACTGAAGTTAATTAAAAAATAATACGAGGTGAAAAACTATGGACTATTGTTTGGAAACAAGTATATTCCATTTAGAAACTGACAAACAATTCTTTTCTACATTATTGGAAAGAATGGAACAAGAATCACAATCTATTAATAAATCAATAGATGATAATTTTATTGTATTAGAGGCTGATACTACAAATAATAATCAAGGGATATGGGAGAAAATTAAAGCTTTCTTTAAACGTATCTTCGGTGTATTTTCAACTAAAACTAAAACACTTTTTGATTCAAATAAAAAATGGATGGATGAAAATTTTAATAAATTAGATAAAATTAATTATGATAAGTTAAAAATAGTCATGTTACCATTTTGGTCAATGACTATTAATGATATTAAAGGTGTTCTTAATACAATTCAAGGAATAGCTGATAATGAATTAAATAATCCTAAAAGATTAGAAAAATATAAAGATGTAGATGAAATGAAGAATACTTTATTTAAGGAATATTTTAATGAAGACAATGATTTAACTTTAGGGTTAAAAAATAAATTTAGGAGTAATAATCCTAAAGGTCCTATTAAAACACAAGAATTATCTGGAGGAGAGTTAAAAAATAAGGTTGCTGAATTTAAAGATTATTGTTACAATTATGGTAAAGATATAACACCTATGATTCAAGCTTTGATTAATAAAGCTGAACAATCTTTAAATCGTATAGAAAGAGTTCTAAAAGAATCTATAAATTTTTGTTTAGTTGAAAGTGCCTTTTATTCTCAAACTGAACTATTTTATTGTAGTAATTTTGAAGCTGTGTTTGAAGCTGATGAAACAAATAAAGATGATAAAAAGAAAGATGAAAAAAAACCTGGTGATGCTTCAACTAAACCAACCGAAGTATCAGTGGTTAATACAGATGATAAGAGTAAAGTTGATGAACACGAAGAAAATAAGAAATACTCTAATGTGAGTAATTCACAACTTACTATGTATAAAAATATAGCCCAAATTATTCAATTAGCTATAACTTCAGCAATGACAGTTTTAGAAGAAAGATTTAGTGCTTATTTAAATGCTTTAAAGAAAATTGTTGCTGAAGCTGGTGGAAATATAAATAATAATCCTGATGATAAAAAATAAAATATAGGTAGAGATTATTTCTCTACCTATATTTTTTTAAATTCACATACCCCACTCATAATAAATTCAGTACCTTCTAACTTAAATTGAATAACACGTTTAGTTAATCTATATGAACCACTATAAGTTGAATTAATCTTAGAGTTATCAAATATAAAAACAAATTCTTTATTTGGTGTTACTGCTTCCATATCAAAATCTGATATATTTATATTTATAACTGTATTATTTTCAATTTTTCTATTTTTCACATCATTGTTACTATATTCATTTCCGTAGTTATTAACTAATACCTGATATGTTCCTACACCTCTTTGAACAGTTTCAGGTTTAATATTTTGAACAGAACCTTGTTTTGGATCTATTATAATAAAATTATTACCAATTATCTGATCTGCTACAACAGAATTACTATATATATTTATGTTATCTGGAGTTATATTTATATAATTTTCTTTTTCAATATCTGATACAAAACTACCAGGTGTAAAAATATTAGGATCTGTTAATTCTTTAATAGTAAATATAGTACGTTTATATTCTTCTTTTTGAAAGGCTGTGCATTTTGAATTACAGTCAATTATATACATAGCCATTAAATCAAAAAATATTAAGGCTCCTTTAGTATAAAATCCATATTGTTGATTCAAATAAAGCAAATTATTTAATAATGTTAATGGAGGTAATAGAATTTCCTTAAAAACCTTTTTGTTCTCTAATGGAGTCATTAAAACATTTCTCATACCACATGTTGATAATAAATAAACTACGGTATCAATTAAAGTACTACTAGTTATAACATTATTCACTATTTTTTTAGAATTATCTAAATCACTTTCTTTAAATAAATAAAATGAATATATATTTGATAAATCTCTAGGTGTAATTTCACTTCTTTCAACCTTCTTACTTTCATTATAACTTTTTTCATCAAAATAAGGTGTATCCTCATCCATAAAAACACAAAAAACAGTATTAAAGACATCTTTTTTAAATTGAAAATCTTTATTTACATCATACGAATATTTTTGCATCCTAATCCTAAATCTTACTTTTAATTTATTTGATAATATTTTAAAATAAACTTTTGGTTCTATAGAAACTGATAATTTAAATACTGGGAAGTAATCATTATCAAAATCATGTTCTAATAAAATCCCTTTTATAAAATTAGGGTTTATTTTAGTTGGTTCAATTTCTTCTGGAAATAAAATATCCATTGATTCAATCGTATATTTATATGTTCTCATATTATTTGGTATATTGTTAGCCAAAAAAAAACCTCCTTATTAAAAACTTCTTTAATAATTTGTATTAAAAGAAAAAAATAAACTAGAGAGATATTCTCTAGTTTATTAGTTATTAAAAGATTTTTCTAGTTTTATTATTTATAATTCTTTCTCTCCAAAATTTACGGTCAAAACATTCCTCCATTATTAGTGTTGCTAGGTTATTAGCAAATATTTCTTCAGGGTTTTCTTCATGTGCTTCATCAGATGTGTTTAATTCAGTATTTTCGTAAAATTCTTGAAGAGTTAAATTAAATTTTTCTTTAACCCAATTTTGTTGGGATAAATTAAAATACCAACATAATATTTTACTATTTAAAATACCATGGTGAGCTAATTCATGTAATAATAACCACATTATACTGTTAGTATGTTCATATTTATCGACAAATATAAATATTTCATTAGTAACCGGTTGATAAAAAGCACGAAAAGCATTATCACTAGGATATTTTCTATTTTTATAATATGGATCTCTTTCAAAAAAGAATTTCTTATATTTTGAATTTATAATAAAAACATTGACATCTATTTCTTTTCCCCAAAATTTATCTGAATTAAGTTGATTAAATTCTTTTTTAATACCACTAATGTCAATACCTTTAACGTCAAAATCAATAAAGTTTATCATAATAACTCAACCCTCCTATAATAAAAAATATATTTATTAATATTTCCTAATGAAGCTCTTCAAATTTTTCATCATAAAATAAATTAAAATTCTTTTCATTACAAGTTAAAGAATATAAGAAAGTTTCTCCACTATTATCATCATTAAGACTATTTTTAAAAGTACCATTGAATTTACAGCTATATAACTCATTTTTAATTATCAGTGTAGCTTCTTCAATAACTTCACCATTAATAATAAAAGGCTGGAAATACCTTTTTGGAAATAAAATATTAATATGCTGACCATGTAAATCTACAAATTCAATTTCATAATCAATATCTGCATATTCATCATTCGAAGGATATTTACCACTTACATCAATAATATTAATAACTCTTAACTGTTTCATTATTTAACCCCCTATTATTTTTATCAATCCAATTAAATAACCCTTAATACTAAAATAACTCAGCAAATATCTTTTTATTAATAACAATATTTGACAAATCTAATTTTAGTTTTTTATTAACTAACCATTTTAAGGCGTCTATTTTATTTTCATCAGTCCAGTAATTTTGTGGTATTAAACCAAATTGCCAAGGTTTAAATATATTAGGATATACGCTGTTAATAGTATAAAAAAGTGAAAGTTTATGAATAACTATATAAATATAATTAATTTTATACTCTGTAAAGATATCTTTATTTAGTTTTTCAATTATATCTTCTTTTGTCCATCCTAAAAGTTCTTCAAATAAAAACTTCAATATTATATCACTAATAATTTTATTTACTTCAAAACTATTTTGCCAAAAACCTCTTGGAAATTGTTTTCTTTTTTTACCACCTAAAACTTCTTTATAAATTTTAATTACTTGTAATTTATCTATTTCCATATTTTTCACTCCCCATTTATTTTTATCTAATACGATAATATATATTTATATTTTCTTTTTAGATAAAGTAATACTGCTTGTTAATTCCAATAATTGGATTGGGTATTGTGTAAAATACTTATCATTTAAATTTTTTAAAGATAAATTATCAAATCTATCAATAACTTGTTCAGTTATAGTATATATATCTTTTATTGTTAATGCTTTAAATTGAATATCCAAACTAGTTGTATAGTAATTAATTAATAATTGATTTCTAAATTCTTCTTTAATGATATTAGAAAGAATGTTTATACTATTAGTATTATTGTTAATAATACCTTTTTTAATAGCTTTATCTAAAGTTTTTATAATAGTTAATAAACCTAAATTTTTAATCTTTTCTATGTTCCGATATTTATCACCTAAAATAGATTTAATAAATGGATATAGATTTGAATCTATATCTATATTATTCACTATCTTATCTTCAAATTTTATTGTTTCAATAACATTTTCCTTACTTACTATATAACTATCCTGTTTCTTTGGATTTAATATATAAAAATTATTGTTAACATATTGATATTCATATTTATCATTAGATAAAATAAGATTCAATGAATTGTCTTTATACCCATTTGTTAATACATATGGTACCAATGAACTTTCTATATTATTACTTTTAATTAAATAAACTCCTTCTATATATTCAGTTATTACTGATAATAGAGGAATTATTGTAGATAATGTTTGAAATAAAACAAATGTCTTAGGGTTATTAGCATATTTATCCTCATAATATTTTCTATAATTAACATTTATCATTCTATTTTTATATGTATTCTTTAGTATTGGATAAGAAAAATATATATAAATTTTAGAATATAATTTATTCTTTGAAAAGAATGATCTATAATGAGATGTTAAATTTAGAATATTGCTCATTAATTCAATTGCTCGTTCTTCTTTTTTTACCTTTAAATATTCCTCAATATTAGCAGACACTAATTTTTTTAAAATAGGTTCAAAGTTTATAAACATATTTATTGTAGAATTTGGTGTTAATTCTTTACATTGTTTAGTAAGTAATTCATCTAATAATTTAAATCTAATTTTAAATAAATTAAATATTATTTCCATAATAAATCACACCTTTATATTAATTATAAATTGACCTTTTAACTGTGAATTAACTTTATCATTTATAGTAAATCTTTTTCTTTTTTTATTAATTGCTTTTTCTAGTGATTCTAATGAACCATAATCACATTCTAATAAAATATCAATTAAATTATTAGTTTCTTCATCTGATAAACTTATACCCTTACCAATACGATTATTATTCATATTAATATTACGGATGTCTAACGTTGTAGGATTATCTCCCCATGTTATTTTAGTAATAGCTTTACACCAGTCATGTTTAGTACTTTCTTTAATAACACCTAAAACTTCTTCTATTGAAAATTTAAAATCTTCATTTGGTTTTTTATTTTTTTTATTTTTAGTCATTTTTTATCAATCCCTTTCTTTTAAATTTATTATAAAAAAATAAATTATTGGAATACACCTAAAAAAGTGTATTCCAATATAGTTAATCCTGAATGTTGTGAATGATATTGGAATATTTGTCATTCCCACCATCATCATCTTTACTGAAAAATTTACTGTTTTTGATAACTGTAAGAATAGATTTACCTTTTTTCAGTCTTACTATTTCCGGTATTGCTATAGAATGAATTCTGGTATCTACAGCAAACATTAGACCTAGTACTTTAAAAATGTTACATTCTGTATAAACAATATTTTCACCCATAGCTGTACCAATCTTAAAATCCTTGGTAACACTATATAATGTATTTCTTAATTTTTCACTTACACGATAATTTTCCCCATCCATCTTTCTTCTAAGCTGTTTAGGCACATCTGCTAAGTTAGAAGTAATATCACTAGAATCCATATGAAACATAGCATAAACTTTAAGTTCTGGTTTAGCTGAACCATCACGAATTACACGTGTTCTAATGGCAGCCACACCATCAATTTTTTTAATATCTTTTAAATAATTAAATAAAAAGCTTTCAATATCATCTGATAAAACATTGTATATTACACCTATTGCTTCTATTGGTACAGACCTATCTAATAATCCAAATCCTTTTTGACTCGCATTACCATTATTCATGTAAATATCTCCTCCTAATTAATTTTAATTTTTTGTTTAACTAGATATAAAAATCTATTTAGATATTTTAATAATATATAATTAAAATTTTAATCTAATTTCTTAACCTCTTGATAATCACTTAACATAATATTATTAATTTTATTAGACCATTTATCACTAGAAGAATATATTGTATTGATTTGTTCAATTGTATTTAAACCTTTGTTAACATAATATTTTTTAATTATATTTGTAAAACTATCAACACTTTCTGATTTGGTGTTATAATTGTATGCTTTGTTATAAGGATCTTTATCTATAGCATTTAAACCAAATAGATTATTTTTTTCTCTTGCAATTTGAGATGTACCGTTACCACTTTCTAATCTAGCTACAGCTAGAATAAAGAAACTATTTATATTATAGTCTCTTTCAGCTTTTAGAATAGCTTCCTCAATTCCTTCTAATTTTGTACCAGATAAAAGAGTCTTTAAGTCATTTATATGTAAATTAGATTTTGAATTAACTATATTTATGGGTTTTCTTATTAACCCCCTAGAACTTAATTTTCTTTTATTGATATATTCCTGTAAACTACTATTACTATCAATTTTCTTTAGATAATTTTTATTAATATAATTATTATTTTTATTCTTATACCATTCACCATCATTCTTAGATATTATTTCAACTATATCCCCTTTAGATAATATTCCAACTCTTTCGGAATTAATACTGTTAGATTTTCTTATATTCAGAAATTCACTTATAACCACATAATATTCTAATTTTTCTTGAATGAATAATGTTGGTTCTTTACTGGTATTTTTTTGTTGTTGAATATTTAATAATTCTCTATTCTTCTTTTCAACTTCTTTTATTGTCTGATTATAAATATGATTAATATGCAATCCTTGCACTAATAATAAAATAAGTATACAAATAATTAATTTATTCTTCTTTGAAATAAATTCTTTAAACATTTTAAAACCTCCTTTAATTATAATAATGTTTTATATATGATAAATAACTAATAATGAGATAACCTTAAGGTTATCTCATTATCTTTATCCAAACATAATTATTTGAAATAATTTTTTCACACCTAATATAGACTTTGTATTTATATTATAAACAAAAGTATCATATCCACCATTTTCAAAATATTTAGTAAAATCAAAATCTTTTTCATTCTTTTGAATCTCTTTTAAATAAGTTTTAAAATCATTGATTGCAAATGCTCTGGCTTTTTGAGCATCTTTTAATTTTTCACTATTAATATTTTTTTTCTTATAAATCACATCTCTTTCTATAGAATTTATTAAAGCAAATAAATAGGCTAAATTATGTTTCATTGCTTCATAATTTTTAGATTTAAAGTTTTCAATTAATAACTTATGGTTTTCTGAATAATCATCCATATATGATTTTTTGGGTTTAAAAGAAAATTTAATATCACCTGTTTCTTCTATTGAAATACCTTCAGTTAGTATTTTATTATTATATTGATTATCAAGACCCTGTTTATTTATATACACAATCTTCATATCCATAGTTTTCAAATCTCTCACATCACCTGTTACTAATGAATTTATATTAATTTCTACAGACGAACCATATAATTTTATTAAAATAATCTCGTTACTATCAATTTTATTTTTAGCTAATAAATATAAACGATTTTCTCCTATACCATAATATATTATATCACCATTTATATCAGTAGAATTATATATCCCTGTAAATATATCTTTTAATTTATTTATAAATAATAAATCAGTATCATCTAACTTTAATGTATAATTTTTATCATAGTATTTAATAAATTTTGGATTTAAAGAACCTTCTAGATATCCTATTATAAATGAAATTTCTTTATTATTTCTCGGTAATTCTTGTAAGAAGAATTCTTTCATATCGTTAAAAAAGTTTATACCAAGTGAAAGATTAAATTTAGTTAACATTGAACGAGACAAATCCTTTAATTCAACTGACTTTTTCCTAAGAAATTCTTCAGTATTTTTCATATTTAAATCTAAAAATTGTTCATAATCTAATTCTCTATCATTACTAGAATCAAAAGAATGTTTATAAGCACTTCTTAAATCATTATCACTAATAAAATCTCTTAATAATGAATTTAAAATTTCAGTTTGATTTCTTAAATTCTTTGTTATATTTTTAATATCAACTTCAGTTATTAATTTTAATCCATCAATATATAATAAATAAATACGTCTTATAACTAGAAAGAAATTATCTGAATTTTGTATTAACATATCTTTCAATAATGATAAATACTTCTCATTTTCTTCAATACTGTTTTCACTATAAATCATAAAACAAAAATCTTCAATCATACTCTTTTGTAATTTAATTGACTCAATATAATTAAATCCTTTTCCTCCTATGAATAATATATATTCAAATCCTCTTTCATATATTATTTTTTCAATAAAATTATTCAAAATTTGTATAAAATATAATGTATTATTATTTAATGAATTAATTACAACTTCATTTATAAAAGGTCTATATAAATTATCATAGAATTTTTTTTCAAAGTCATAAACTTCATCTAATGAAGATGGTATAAATGTATTTAGTTCTTTTATCATCTGTTTTAAATAATTATTTATTGAAGCATATTTCAAAAATTCTTCAGGTAATTCCATATCAGTTAACGAGCACTCATCTGACGAACAACTAACACATTCTTTTATTATACTTTTATCAGCTAATTTATAAAAAGGGTTTTTTTCACTAATATTTATTTTTAGATTATACTCTTTAGATTTTTTATTTATATTTTTAGCTAATGTGAATTTTTTAGATGCAGGACAGTATCTAAAAAATCTAATAGCTTGAATTATATGTTCCTCATCAATTAGTGGGAACTTTCTATCTTTGGGTAAACCAAAATCTTCCGAATCTAGGGTTTTCCGGTCCTTAGCTTTTAATTTATTTTCTAACAATATATTAAAATCCAATATAATTCACTCCTTTATATTAGTTACTTTAAGTAATTGTTTTTTATTTAAAGAGAAAATCAATTATATATTATTAAGGAGTAGATTAAATAATAAGTTAAAAATGGAGGCCGAACATAATGAAAACTAATAAAATTGGAATTGAAAAATCTAAAGATGTGAAAATTAATAATGCATTGTCATTAAAGTTTAGGAGATATATAGAAAGAATTAAAGAGGATAATGGATATGTTATCGATAGAACCTTAAACTGTGTAATAAAGATCATCGGCATAGTAATATGTAAAGATGAAAATATTTATCCAATATTAAAAGATGAGAAAATATCCTTTAATGAACTTTCTAGAAGGAATGGAGTTATGCATATAATGGATATATATAATAAACCTTCTGAAATTTTAGCAACCTATAAATTATAGATTTAATAATTAATGGAGTTAATTTATATTAACTCCATTATTCAGAACCAAAAAGATATTAAATTAACTGATATATCTAAAGTTATTGTGTTCTTTCATACATTTGATACAGAAGAATAAAATATAATAAATTATACTGAGATAAATTTATCTCAGTATAATTTATTTTTTTATATTCTTAATAGTTTTCAACATTATACGTTCCGTAAATTAACTCAATTAAATTATATATTATTACTTTAAGATTAAATAGAAAAGAGGTTTTTAAAATATGAGAATTTGGAATGATGGACAAAGAAGATTTTTATCTTTTTCCAAGGAGGAAAAAACACTTATACAGAATAATATCAAGACTAAATCTAGATGGATTGATATTGATGAATATGATTCTATACAAAAAAGTCTTTTTAAATTATTTCCTGTAATTAATCAAGAATTGGACTCATATTATCTTGCTAAAGCCTTCAGTTTAAATGATACTTTTGAATTCCATCCATTAAATCCTATAAGAATTAATTTAGAAATTGGAACACCCCTGTATCATCTAACAACAAAATTAGATGATATAAAAAAATCTGGTTATTTAATCGGAACAGATAAATCAGGAGATAATATTAAATATTCGGAAAAAAGAGTTTATTTAGCAATAAATCTTAATGAACTTAATAGAGTTGGTGGGACTTATTTAAAAAATAGAGAAAAAATAGAGTTAATTTATAATGGAAAGTATGAGTTATTTATTGACCCTGAATACGATGGAACTAATAACTTTGTTTATGTTAAAACAGAAAAATTATCTATATTTTAAAATACCATATAAAAAATAATTTTTATATGGTATTTATTTTTTTAGTATATTCAATATTACTATTTATATATTATATTGGTAGATAACTAGTAATTCTACCCACCGATCTAGGGTTATATATAATCGGGTTGTATATAAAATTATACAAATAAGGAGGTGGTAAATGATGAAACCACAGCGAGGATTTACAGTAATAGTTAAAAGGAACTGTTATGAAGGGACTTTGGGATGTAGATACCGATCCAGATACCGACCCTTGATTGTAGAAACCGTTACCAATTATACTAATATTAACGGTCATAGCGAATTGACTTTCTTAATTCGGTTTCGACCATATCAAATCCAGCAGGGCGGTGAACACTGTTTGAACCAAATATTCGAACCAGCTATTGAAAGAAGTCTCAATACTGATGAAAGGAGGCTTTCGAGGTCTGTTTATCATAACATTCCTAAAACTTCAATGAAACCTCAAGTGGTTTCATTAATCGATAAAAAAATAATATGATATTTTATAAAAAATAGAGATGGGGTAATCCCCCGTTTCTATTTTTTTATATATTTAAATAAAAAAATATAATGTAATGGATTAAATACCATTACATTATATTTTTTATATTATGTGTTAATTCTATGTTTTTTTCCTTTTGGACATCTACTTTTTGCCTTTAACAGTTTATGGGCTTCTTTTCTAATATTGATTTTTGTCCCGTCCTGGATATTGGTATATTCACCAACAAACTCGGCGACATCTTTCAGAACGATTGAACCATTGAAGTCTGCTTTAGGAATAAAGTCAAACTTCCTTCCGGTATCGGCGTATTTATAGATTATTTCGGAACATACTTCATAGAAACCATCAGTGTTTCTGAATTCATATGACTCAACAACTCGCTGAGCCTCCTGAGCATCGACACCGAAATCCAACAGAATAGTTTTAATCATATTACGGAATAATTGTACCGGAAATACCTCTTTTGTTACAATTTCATTTGCTTTATTTGATACAGTTTCAACTTTATAGTTGATTTCATTCAAAAAAGCTTTGGTTAATTTATCAAAATCACCACGACTGAATGAAACAATTGGTTTACCTTTCTTAGATAGAGTAATACTGTTTTTAATTTCCTCGAATACCTCTGTAAAAGATTTGTTAATTGTAACCTTTGTCATTTTAATCCTACCTCCGTTTAATAGTTTATTTTTACTTTATTAGTTCAATTAATTATTAATTAATCACTTAATAATATATACTTAAAAATGTATTTCAAAGAAATGTTTAATACATAATAAATAATTATTTATTTTTTAGCTTTATTTTTAGATCTACCCATTTTATAACCAATAAATCCAGATATAATACATACGGTCAAAACAGATATTAATACTGAAAATAATATAGCTAAATTATTAATTTCATCTACCATATTTTTTCCCCCCTATAAATAATTTTATTTTTTTAGCTATTTCTTTAGATGCTTGATATATAAAAACTGATATGTAAAATAATAATATAGCTAAAAATATATACTGTAAATTTTCTATTAGCAAGATTAGAATTAATATTATGAATACAAAAATCATTGCTTCTAACATCATCTCATCTCCTCATTATTTTATAGTAAACCATTCACCAACATTAAAAATATAATACTTACTATACTATCCAATTTTTTCACCTATTTTTTCATATGTCATAATTTCGTCTTCATCTATAGTTAATTCTTTATATTTATGGAGTTTAACTATATCACCGACAGTATATTTTTTTCTTTCTTCTTTTGAAATATAGACAACAAATGATTCACCTTGAGCATTATTTAAATAAACTGTAGAACCTTCTCCTGGGTTTATACTTTTTAATATTCTTCTTATTGTCGCACAGAGAGTATTTATTATCATATATTTATTTCATACTCCTTTTAAAAATATTTTTATTCAGGTTTAATTTTATTAAATAAATTTAAAGCATCTTTCAATAACAAAAGTTGTTTTTTTATAAAATCACTAACATTTTCTTTATTAGACATATCTATATATTCGTCTATATTTTCTTTAGTTATTTTTAAATCATCTTCTAATACAAATAAATTATTCGTATTAATTAAAATAAATAAATCTAATGCAGATAATAAGTTATGATAAATTAAACTATACGCAAATTCATCCTTTATTTGTTCATCAACTTCATTAAAACTTTCAACTTCATCAATAATACTTTGAAACATTGAGAAAAATATTCCATCTCTTGCACCTGCAAAATCATTATATACTTCACATAATTTATTATGCTTTAAAATAAATGTTTTTATTTTATTAAATTCATCCTTTTTTCTTTCAGTTTCTTATTTAAATCAATGATATTCAATATAAATAAACCTCCTTTAACTAATATTATTTAATAAATCATCATAGATAATCATAATGTTTTTTAAATGTTTTACCTGTTCTAATAAAACTTTATTTTCTTCAATTTTTTCTTTAGTAATATTTTTCTCTAAAATTTTTATATATTCATCTATATTGTCTTTATTTAATTCACAATTTCTTAAAATACATTCAACATTCATATCAATAAAAAGCTTTAATGCGCCTAACAAATTTTTGTAAATTAATCCATAGACAAATGAATCCATAAATAAAGGAATATTTTCTTTATCTGAAAATGTTTCACACTCTTTTACTATATCAGGAATAAAACCATAAAAAGAATAATCCCTAGCATCATTAACTAAATTAAAACCTGGTAATAAGAAATCATATTTATTAAAAAAGTCAAATACTATTTGACCTTTTTCTTCAATTTGCTTATCTCTCAACTTATCATTTAAATCTAGTAACTTACCATATTTACTCAACTATATCACCTATCCTTTTTTTAAAATTATTTTTTTATTTTCAATTATAACAGTATGTCCGTCAATTTCATTAATTTCTTCAATAGATTCTATTTCTTCTAGAAATGAAAGAAGTTCCTTTTCTACTTTTTCTTTAGCTTCATTTTCATTACTAGCTATAATTAAAAAACATGTTCTATCACCAAAATACATAGTATAAATTTTGAATAATTTCATAAAATCACATCTCCATATTCATATATTAAGTACTATTAAAGTTTACGGACTATACGAATTAACTGTTTAATTAATTCACACTGTTCTATATCAAATTTTTTTTGCTCTGAATCTAATTTTTTATCTTTTTTTGTTTCTTCTATTTGTTTATTTATTATATCAATATCAAATTTATTATCTTTGTTGATATAATCTAAATTTACTGCACCGATGAAATGTTTTATAGCTATCTTTAAGTTATATCTGGTTAAAAGACCATAAAATAAATGTTTTAACCTATTTCTTTCTTCTTCGTCAACTTCTAGATTGTTATTATTTTCTTCTATAAATCTAATAGCATCTCTAATTGTCATAGTTAAAAAACTATCTTCTGCATTTACAAAGTCATTAAATGTTTCTACTAAAAACTCATTTTCATCAAAAAAACCATCTATTTGTTTTTCAGCATTTATTAAATCCTTTTCAAATAATCTTACATTAACATCAATAATATTACTCATAAAATCACCCTCCTAAAATTTATTATATTAATAATATATATTTATAATAATATTAAAGAATGGATATGAATCATATCCATTCTTTATATTCATTTTTTAATATTTAGACAAAATAATATATATGAATTTAAATCTAAACCATAATCGATTTCATTAGGTACAGCACTCCATACTAATAATGGATATTTTTTATTCGATTCTATTTTAGAATGTATACTCTCAATATATTGTTTCAGATGTATTAAAGAATTAAAAGGACCATGAATTCCTAATTGTTCACCCCAAGAAGTTTCAATCCAATAAATCTTTTCATTTTTAATATAATAACATAAAGTATGATTAAAACCACCAGTATTTTCTTTTTCATTATATTCAATAAAGAATAAACAATTAGCTTTATATATCTTATTATTATTAAATAAATTACGAATAAAAATTGCTTGTTCATGTGATGAGCCATTTTGAGATTCAATAAGTTCATCATCATTTTTTAATATAGTAAAGTCAGAATTCTTAATATTATTTCTCATAAAATTATATACATCTTCATCACCATTAAAATTAGGTAAATCAGTTAGATATAATTCAGTAACAATATTACTTTCATATTGCTTTATTATTGTTAATGTATTTTTATCAACTGCATCTTTATTATAATTCTCTAATTTACCCCTAGTTACAAAATGAGTTTTTTTATGTTTAGCAAAGTCATACGGTTTATATAAACTAGGATGTTTATCAATCATACCATTATTAGAAGCCTTCAATATTTCAGCTACAAATTGACTACAAAAATATTCATTTTGTCTATCAGTTTCTTTACCAATAGAAATATTAAATAATCCAATAAAACTAAATTTTAATTTGTCTTTTTTCTTTTTAAAATCTTCTAATCTATTTATCATTAATTCTTTTTGTTCTTTAGTAACAAATAATACATAGAGTGAATAAATTGTATCTTTAGTAACATCTTTAAGTAAACCATCTTTTATATCTTCATTAATAAATGTCATATTGGAATCTTTAAATTTTCTACCAAAACTATACATATCATTCATACTACTATCAAAAGAGATACTTACATGACTATATACATCACCAGTAACAAATTTAATTACTTTAGCCATATTAGTACTAGTGAAAGTTAATAGAATAAATACTGGATATAAATTATTATTATCGTAAGATTCCTTAATAATTTCCCCTATTCTTGCCTTATAATTAATAGTTAATTCTTCACCTTTATTGATATTTTTTATACTATAAAGATGATATTTACCATTATCATTAACTATTTTTAAATTAGGAGTATCTGAATGATTAAAATAATTATCAAAATTATTAATATCATCTTTTTTTATTGAAGTTTCACCTATTATATTATTCATATTAATATCTTTTTTAACAAATGAACCTTTAGCTAATTTACTAGTTATTATAAAAGATTCCTTAACAAAATCTCTTTCACCTTCAAAATCAAATTGTTTATAATCTATAGTTAGTTCTTCACCTTTTTTAATTTTATTTTTAGATTTATAAAAATAAACTTTCTTTCCATTTCTAATAGTTTGAACTAATACTAAATTAGGATTATTTGAATGATTAACAAATTGACCCGCTTTAGTTCGTTTATAATCTTTATCCGGATTATCAGTATCATTAACTTTCTTTATAGCTAATAATTTAGTATTAGAATCAATATTTTTATTTGCAAATATACCTTTACCTGATATTTTTGAATCTTTAACATTATAGTATGTTTCATTTATATGAATTAATTTAACACCTGTTGTATAATTATGATTTATTTTAATACCATTTTTATTTATATAGTTCATAAATTCAATAGTAGTTAAATTATATTTATCAATTTTATATTCATATATACTAAATTTAAAAGACTCACCTTCATCTTCAAACATATTTTTCAATATAAAGTTAAATATATCTTTTAAAGAATTTGATTCATATATCCCTTGAATTTTTTTATATGATGATTCAAAATAATAAAATTTATTATTATTTATATAAACTAAAAAAGTATGTGTTGAAGAATTTTTATTTTTTAATTCAATATAATAAGTTTTAAATTTAAAATTGAATTTTTTATTAAATATATTTCTTTCAAATTCAGTATAATCCCAACATACACCAACCTTATATTTATAAAAATCCTTTGGAGAAATAGTTTTGTATAAATTAAAAAATTCATCACCTGATAAATTATCAGCTAATATTTTTTTATCTTTAGTTAATATACCATATTTAAAATCATTAAGGATTTTATTTAATTCTAAAGGATTATTTATTTTAGAGATTTCATCTATATATGATTCCTTTAAAACATCTTCTATTCCAGCTTCTTTTTCCATTTTAACCAACCTAGTATAATAATCAGGGATTTCATCTAAATGGTCTTTAGCTATCATTCTAGCTTTATCTAAATTTTTAGTATGTTCCTGTTCAATTTCTATACCAATTTTTAATTGTTCAGAATCATAATCAGAATCTGGTCTTATATCATAACTAAGGTCAATAGCTTTTTCATCTTTATTTTCTTCTATAAAAGATTCTTTAATAAATTCATCAAGAGATTTAATAAACCTTATATGAGTTTTATTAACCATATCACTTTTTTGTTCTTTAAATCCATATTTTTTAGCTAATTTGATAGATATATTATTAGTCTTTTTTATATTTAGAACAATTGATGTTATATCTCTTTTAGATCGATGGCAGAATTGAATACCTTCATTCATTAAAGCATGAGAAATACCTTTTCCACGAAATTCTTCTTTAATAAATATATTAAAGAAAGCATACCCTCTTTTAACCTTTACTTCAATAAATCCAGCATTTTTATTACCAACTTTATAAATATATCTAAAAGCTACTTTATTATAAAATTCCCTTGGTCCTAATTTTTCATTATTATCATTATCTCCTAATATTCTTAATGCACGATGATATTCAGCTTCTATTATAATATCAACATTATTATAACTTTCAGATATTAAATACTCAATTTCTTTATTTTTTAAAAAATTTATCCACTCATCTTCAACTTGTTCAATTTTTAATCCAAATATATTAAAGAAATATTTCTTCATTGTATTTAAAGAATTCATTTTTGGTAAACTATCAATAAATTCTTTTATTTTTTTTATTAAAATTAGATTTAACTGTCCTTGACCAAGAAGATATGTTATAAATGAACCAGCTATAGAATATGAAACAATAGTTTGTAATTTACTAAATTCATTATTATCATAAATAATATTTTCGAGTTTACTAAATCCTCGTTCCATAATTAATTTAGCATTATCGTGAATGGAATATTTTCCAAACCACCCTATATCATTTTTATATTTTTCATCTAAAAATCTCGGCCATGAATAATACATAGCTATTCCCTCAGTCCAAAACATTCCAGAAATTTTAAACCCTTTCCAAATATTTTCTATTCCTGATATATTAAACATAGTTACAATATGTGCAACTTCATGAGTATCAGATGAATGAATACTTTGTACTACAAGTTCATGGGGAAATGCTCTACCCTTACCTTTCATTCCAGTAAGTTGAATATAATTATGTTCTGGTAATTTGTAATATGTTATTTTTTTCCCAATAGGAAAATTCCAATTTGATGCCACTATAGACATAAAGTTTTCTAATCGTTTAATAGCTTTTTTAATTTCATAAAAGTTTTCATCTTTTGAATATTTATATATAAAATGTTTTGATTCTTCAGTATCCCATTCGAATATTGGGTGAATGATTATATCTTTTTGTTTATACAAACTTTTTTCAGTTAATACTTCCGTATTATTATTAATATCATTAAAAGATTCCATTAAAACAAATATGGGTCTGTTATCTTCACCATTAGATTCAATATATCTATCTTTAGCTTGTTTTAAAAATTCAAATATAGAATCATAATTCTTATTAGTAACTTTTATATAGCTAAAAGTTGTTTGACTCATTAATACCTTATCCTTTAATCTTTCTTTAACTTTATCTACTGCTTGAATTTTACCATGTTTATTTTCATTATCCCCACCATCTTTAACCTCTATTTCTAATCCTAAAGAAGCTATAAATGCATCTGGTATATAAAATTTTTCTTCACCTTCATATTCATAATAATAAACATGAGGTGATGGTGTCATTACATCGTCTGAATCAAATTGTAAAAATATATCTAAGAATTTTAATAAATCTAATTCATATGAACCAGTATATGTTTTTTTAGCTCCATCTGACCATATATACTCACCTGAAATTTTTCTATTAGCTAACATTTTCTTTTGTTGTTCAGGGTTACTTAATAAATGAATTTTACCATATTTACCAATCATTCTTTTTTTAAATATTTCCCTATATATATCTTTACATTTAGGATTTTCACAAAATCTTTTATACTTATTAGTTACATTACACCATTTAGTAGGTTTTTTACAAATAATACATCTACCTTTATCTTTACCTGTTTTTAAAAAATAAAAATATTGTGATGACGTAAAATTTTTAGGTATCAGTCCATTATGTTCATCTTCAAGATGTTGATATAAATCTTCAATATGATTAAATTTATCATTACATATAGTACATTTAATCAAATTAAAACACACCCTCTCATTATTCTATTATTTAAATGTTAATTATATATAAAAGATATAACTAAATAAAAAAATCAAGTAGATATAATATCTACTTGATTTTTAATTTTTTCTCCTTTATGAATTCCATTAACATAATTTGAATAGTTTTAGTTACATAACCTATTATATATTCCTTGCTATAATAATATTCTAAATTTGTCATAAAAGGTTTATTAAATGACATTATGACCGCATGAGTTAATTGATTTAAATCTTTTTCAAAATCTTTAATCATTGTCATATTTCTTAATTCATACTCTAGTTTATATTTTTCTAAGAATGTTCGTTTTATAGTAGTATCTATGATATTCATTAAAGTATCTAAATCTTGAACATTGATATGAAGGTCATGCTTAATTTTATATAAAAAAATACTACTAGCAATAATCAAAGATGTTGTTAGAAAAAGTATAAGTGTACTTACTATGATTATAATATTGTTAATCTCCATATTAACCTCCTATTATTTATATTTTTTTAAATTATTGTTTTAAGTATATTATTAATTTACTTATAATACATTTTAGTAATAATTGTTATTATTTTGAGGTGATGAGAAATATGGATACTTTTAAAAAAGAACTTGATTTTGGGGTTGATAATTTTCAAAAACAAAAGGTTCTTGATAATAATCAGTCTATTGCTCAAATTATAGTTAATTTATTTTTTATGAGACCTGGAAATTTACCAAGTTTACCTCATATAGGAATTAATATACATCAATATTTATATACACTTGATGATCAAGTTGATGTCGATAAACTTAAAGAAAATATATATAAACAATGTCCTGCTTTAATTCCATATTTAAATATGGGTGAAGTAAAAGTATTTGTTGCTGAATATAAAGGCAATGGCATTTTAATGGTAGTAATTCCATTATTAACTGATAGTAATACTTTGATAATTGGTTTTACTAAAGATAAATCCGGTGACATACTCTTCAATTATACTGTTGAAGAAGGTTTAAATAATATTTAAGGAGGAGATTTTAGGTATGGAAGAAGTTAAATTTGATAAGGCTATTGATTTAAAGGCAATTGTTAAACAGAATAAAGAAGATAATTTAGTAAAAGAAGAAGTCGATGAAACCGAATTAACTAAGGTTATTGGAAATGATTGGTTAAAAAATATTAATTCTGAAAAAAATAATGAACCAATCATACCAGATGATTCTATTAATTTATCTAGTTCGGTTCAAACTGAAAATAATACTTATGCTGGACCAGGAATGATAATTGAAAATAGTGAAATAGCAAAAGAAAAAGACGGTGTTAAATTACAACAACCTGGTTTATCAAAAGAAACAATGAATAATTTAGATTCATATATGAAAGAATTTGAAGAGGATTTTACTAAAATTAAAGAAATAGTCGAGGAAAAAAAATCTGAACAAGAAAAAGATAATGATGAAGAAACAATAATGACTAAAGATGAATTCGATAGAGTTTATTCTGAAGCTGTTGTAGTTATTGATAAAACTGGTATGGGTACTATTATTAATTTCACTGAAGAAGAAAGACAGAAATTAGAAAGTGTGAAAAAAATTAGATTGGAAGAAATAGAAACTGTTAATCTAGAAGTTCTTAAAACTAAAAAGAAAAAAGGTAAAGTCGATACAATTCTTAAAAAATTTGTTAATATTCACACAACGCCTATTATTGCAGTAAATTCGGGATATGCAGCTATGATGAAAGGATGTTCAGCTTATGAATTAATGTCTATAATGGCAGATACTAAAAATCCTCTTGTAGATGCACAAACAAAATGGACATTAATCCATAGTAAAATTGAATCAACCAGTATTGGTATATTAACATATGAAGATTTTCTAATTAAAACAGCGGCATTAGATTACAGTATGTTTATTTATGGTATTCTTTGTGCTACATATCCTAATGATGATATGATTCCTTTAACATGTGAAAAATGTAATAAAGATTTTAAACATAAGTATTCTATTAGGTCTTTAATTAGAGCTGAGAAGATGAGTGATAAACTTAAACAAGAAGTAGCTTCTATTGTAGATGCTTCGTTTAGTTTAGACACAGCTAAATTTAAACATAATAATAGTCCTCTATCTCAAGTTAAAGCTATTAGATTACCCGATAGTAGTTTCATTGTTCAATTATATATTCAATCAGTATACGATCATATTAATAAATCTATTAAAGAATTATCTGAAAATAAAGATAGTAAATATAATCAGGCTTCTGTTTTATCATCAGTAGTAAATAAAATTCTCATTCCTGATTCTGATAATGATGAATACTTCGAATTTGATTCTGTTACAGATATAACTAAGATTATTTATTCTTTAAGTGATACTGATATTTTAATATTGAGTAAGCAAGCTGAAAGTATTATGGATGGGTTTGAATTTGGATTGATGAATATTACATGTCCTAATTGTAAACATCATAACAATACAGTTAATATGGAGATTGAACAAATACTTTTTCTCAAATATCAACAGGCGATGACTACCAAAATAGAATAAATGATTTCTATGTATTTCTTGATGAGATGTTAGAATTATTTAAAGGGCAACTTGATATTGAATATATTAAATATGGTATGTCATATAAAGAAACCCTCTTATTAAGAGATACTAGAATCAAAAGGTTAAAAAAAGAAAGAGAAGAAATTGAAAAAGAAAGAGAAGCTGAAGCTGCCAAGATGAAACAACAACAATTTCAAAAATCTTTCATGAAAAAATAAACCCATCCTGTTGATATAAACCTTGAAAGGGGTTTATTAAGTTATGTTGAATGATATTATTTCTGTATTCAATCAGCTTACTCGTAATGAGTTGGCTGATTGTTCATTATTTGAAAATATTATTAATAGACATTATGAAAAATTTAAATATTTTTACTTTATTATAGATAATATTAGCTTAAAGAATATAATAGACATTAAATGTCAGGAAGAATCAACACGATTAAATATTTCCATCTCATTTAAAACAAAAAAAGAAAGAGATTTATTTTTTAATATATTTAATAATAAGATTAATAATAATTGTAATTTTAAATATAAAGATTATTTTATTTTCAAAATTATAAAAGATACTAAATCTATTAATGTAACAATAGAAAATAATGATATTATAGTAGAAGAGGTGTTGTATGGATGCAAATAGAACTCTTTGATACTAAGAAATTTATCGAAGTGAATAACTTAAGAGAGGTAACAAATTTAATATTATTTGAAAAAGGAAATATCCCAACTGTTGATGGTTTATTATCAACAGATATATTTGGGGTATCATCTAGAGAAAGAAAAGAAACATATGCTTATATTGATTTACACGGACATTTCTTACATCCATTTATATTTAAGACATTAAAACGAATGAATAGAAAATTTGAATCTGCTATATATGGGAATATAAATTTTATAATTAAAGATGGTGAATTAGTTGAAGATGAAAACGGAGAAAGTGGAATAGACTTTTTATATAAAAATTGGGAAAAATTTAATTTTGAACGAAATAATAGTATGATGCGTAATGAAAGAATTTCTGTTTTAGAATCATATAAAAAAAATGTTTTATTTACTAAGTATTGGATTGTTATGCCAGCTTTTTTTAGAGATGTGAATTTACAATTTGCAGCTGAAGGAAGAGTATCTCACCATGAGATAAATGATAAATATTCTAAGTTAATTAGGTTTGCTTCTATAATTATTAATAACAATTTTGATTTTGTTCTAAATACAACTAAAGCAAAAATTCAAGAAACTCTTGTTGAAATCTACGATTTACTTAAAGGTAAGATAGAAAAGAAACAAGGGTTGATTCGTAAATCATTATTAGGTAAATCAATAGATTTTGGCGTTAGGAGTGTAAATTTACAATGCACGTGATTCTTTAATTGTCGGGGAAGCCCTTTAAATCTCTTACTACCAAACTATAATAGCAATATTATAGTGGCGAAGGGTAATGCCTTAGGTATGGTAACAAGGTAAGAAATTAGGTAATCCGCAGCTAAGATTCTAATATATTAATATTATTAGAATAAAGTTCAACGACTATCTGATGACGCTACTTTTAGTAGAGTAGGAGTAGACTCACAAGTCAATTAATGGTGAGTTGAAATGGGAAACCATCAAAAAGATGAAGATATAGTCTAGTATCCTAGTGAAAACTAGGGAAGTTCATTAGAGAACTGCATAGTCTGACGAACTATGTGAATACAACGAATTTCTGCACCAATATTCAAAGCGAATAAATCAGAAGATATGAAAGTCGATTTTTATAATTGTGGTATACCATTATCACAATGCTGTTCATTATGCACACCATATATGATAACTTGGGTGAAAAGATTCTTTCAGAGGGAATTAGAAAGACTTTATATGAAATATCCGGTTAAATTAAAAACAGAAGAGATTATTTATGTTAAATTAAAATCACCTGAGTTATTTTTTAATGATGAATATATTGAAAAGCAAATTAATAAATTTATTTCTAGTTATGGTGATAGATTTGAAAAAATCAAATTACCTATAGATGATCCTAAATATGAAAAAAATATTTATTTAAGTTTTATTGGAAGAGAATTTATTAAAGGTGTTCCAGAAACAGAATCACCTTTAATACAAAGACCTGCTACATGGTGTGATATTTTATATCAAGCAGCAGTTGAAATTACTTCTGATAAACATGTTTATGTAACACGATATCCTGTTTTAGATTATTTCGGTACTTTTCCTAATAAAATTCATGTTTTATCAACTCATGAAACTATTCCAATGTTTGTTGGTTCTAGGGTATATGAGCACTACCCTAAAATAGATATTAAAATGCCTAAAGAAAAAGTTTCTATTACCTTTGCTGATACAGTAACAATGTCAAACCTGTATTTAACAGGTCTTGGTGGAGACTACGATGGTTCTTTAAATGCCCACTTATATGGTGACATATATGTGAATCTTCTTTAATTGTCGGGGAGGCTCTTAGAGCTTTTTATTATATAATAAAAAGATTGGGTAATCCGCAGCTAAGATTCTAATATATTAATAATATATTAGAATAAAGTTCAACGACTATCCCTAGGTACTGAAATGTACAACAGGAGTAGGGCTCAAGTGAGTGGGTGAAAATCCCTTAAATCGAAATAGGAAGCACCTCCTATAAGGTGATGATATAGTCTAGTATCCTAGTGAAAGCTAGGGAAGTTCATAAGAGAACTGCATAGAATAACGACCTATGTGAATATATCGGATCAAGTATCTTTAAAGGTTTTATTTTCACAAGAAGCTAATCTTGAGGCAGATAGAATTATGAAATCAAAAGGTCATATTCTTAATATCTATGGACAAAATATGAGAAAGACAACAAATGAAGGTGCTCATACTTTATTTATGTTAACAAAGTTTAATAAATAAATTTAAGATATAGATAGAATATATTAGTTTCTATCTATATCTTATTTATATATTATATAAGAGATATTAACGTTTTAGATATAAATATTAAAATATATGTGAATAAATCACATATATTTTTTTTCGTATTTTTAACAATAATAGATATATATTATTTTAGTGTATGAAATTTAAATAATATAAATTTAAGGGGGATTTTATAATGAAAATAACATTTGATTATTCTATGAGAGAAGCTAATTCCATTAATAATTTAATAACCGAGATTAATAATGTTAACAAAATAGCTGAAACAAAACAGGTTGTTTTACCATTTGAAAACAAATATGCTTCATTAACTATCAACAGGGGTGAGAAAGCTATATTGATGATTAATGAAGATTTCTTTATTGATTCTTTATCATACTTAACAGTTGTTTATAATCGAATTGCACCGCTGGTTTTAGCATGGAAAAACCTTATTAAAGACATAACACCTTTTGGAAAAGAATATTACATTAAATGGTTTCAGAAGAAAGATAAATAATTTTCAGTCATTATATTTTAGTTATATTAATGAAGGTGTAATAATCCACCTTTATTTTTTATATACACAGCTGGCTTACCGCTATTTTTAATTTTATTATCTAATAATGTATAGATACCCACCACCCGTTTCATTAATTGGGAAAAAGAAATGGGGTGATTAAAAAAGATAATGTAACAATAAATAGATATATTTATCAAAGATACCGACAATAATTTTAACTCAAATAATTTATATCTTCTATCTTAGTAAAATAACATATAGAAGGGAGGGATGCCTATATACATGACGATGTATATGGGATAACCTCTAATTATTTATGAGTTTAAATTATTATTAGGTATATGAGTTTATTTATAAAATTCGCCTACTAAAATTTCCCCATAGACACACATGTGTATAGGCAATCTATGATGGATGGGGACACTATCGGTTTAGAATACGATGAAGAATAATTTGTTACCTATTTGTTACAATATAATTAGATAGTGTGATAATATGTGTTTATTTCATTAAATATATATGGTGAATTTATTTATAAAATAGAATAAAGCTCTGTATAAAAACAACAGAGCTTTATTCTATTTATTTTTTTTCAATAAGATCAGGTATAATTTCTTCTGTTTTTACAGAAGGATTAATAATTTTTTTTCCTTTAAGTTCCTGTTCTTTATTAATCAAATTAACAGGCTTAGTACTATCATTATAGAAATCAATAGTATTATTAATATTTTCATTATCTTTATCAAAATTAATAGTGGTTAATTTTACTTCAGTACCATCTTTAAGTACTTCAACAACATCAACCCCTTGTGTAATCATAGCAAAAATAATAGATGTTTTTTCTGTATATGGTGTTAAAATTGGACCATATATTCCACCCTTAGCTCTAATAGGGGTTCTACTGAGAATTTTAATATTTTTAGTTTTCATAATTTCTCAAGCCTCCATTTTATTCATTTATTAATAATTGGTTTCTGGGATAAAATTTTCTTTGATATGTTTTAATTTTTCTTCCATATCCTTTTCCTCATCAAATTCCGGTATTTGCTCAGCAAGTTTTTTAATTTCAGCATCGTCTTCATCCATTAATAATAGACCACTATCGTCTAAAATGGAATCACGAATATCTCCACTAATACTAGTTTCACTTACAGCTTCTGATAAAAATTGTTCTTGTTCATTTCTACGAATAGTTCTTTTAAGACCAGATAACATAATATAAATACCCCCAATCTTTTTATTAAATTGTTTAAATGAAAATTAGTTATTCGATACAAATTTATTATAATAAAAGCGAAGAATAAATAGTAATATAGGTATTTTAATAAATGAATTAAATGAATATTCTATAAATTCATATTCTTCTAATTGTTCTAAGTTTATATTATAAATAGAATCAATATGTTTATTAAAGTAATCCACCATTAGATTTTCAATAATAAATTCATCACTAAGTTTAATATCTGTTAATATAGCATTTAAAATATTATCTTCAATATATTCTATACCATCAGTACTAAATACTATTGAATTAACATTATCTAAAAAATATAAGAATATAGAATTATGATTTTTAATAATTGTATTACTATATTTAATACTTAGAGGTAAATTCTTTTTATTTTTTTCTAAAAATCTATAAATTGATTTTTCATATTCTATTACAAATGTTGAACTATCGTCCTCATTAACTAAACAAATAGTATTAAAGTTATATTTCTCATTAAATAAAATATTGTTATTAATAAAATAATTTAAATATTTATCATAAAACTTACTACCAAGTTCATTATTAAACATAAAACAATTATATTTCTTATTAAAAAAAAATATCTTGTACTTATCAGCTATATATCTATAAATCTCATTTAATTTAAGTATTTTATAATAATCATCTTCTCGTATTAAACATTTTTCCTGTGTTCCGATATTTCTTAACACACAGTTATATATTTCATTAATTTGATTATTTAAATCAGTAACTAATTCACCATAAGCTGATTTTAATGTAAAAGAAATTTTATAATAATTGTTACTTTTTATTGTATCATACTTAACTTCTGTTACCATAAATAAATAATTTTTATCTAAATAAGATATAGTAAAAAAATCATTTGGTAAGGGTTTAAGTGTATTAGGTAAAATTATAAGTTCACTATCAAAATTAGTTGTTAAACCTTCCTCTTCTTCACTTAATTCTAACATAATAGATTCTAGACCATATACAGGAAAATCATTTATCTTTTTAAACTTTAATGGGGAATTTTCTCCTAGTAAATCCTCAATATTAATAAATCCACTATCTGTAATACTATTAATATTATCAATATTATAATATGTGACAAATGTTGGATTTTTATCTAAAAATCTAGAATATTGAGAATTCATTCTTTCTTCGTATTTAAAAATATTTTCATTAATAAAAGTCTTATCATCTATTAAATAACCCAATAAAATCACCATCCCCCTTTATTTATATAATAATTTAACTTCTTTTATATATAGTTATATAAGGTGATGTACTATGTGCTACAACTAGATAAATACTATCTGGTGAGAAAGAACATCCATTACCAGTACCTGTAGGTAATATATCCGGATCAGATAATTTAGTAAATGTATCTCCACTTCTTTTATATATAGTTATATAAGGTGATGTACTATGTGCTACAACTAGATAAATAATATCTGGTGAGAAAGAACAACCATAACCAACACCTGTGGGTAATATACTAGGATTAGCCAATTTAGTAAATGTATCACCACTTCTTTTATATATAGTTATATATGGTGATGTATTATGTGCCACAGCTAGATAATTATTATCTGGTGAGAAAGAACAACCATAACCAACACCTGTGGGTAATATATCTGGATCAGGTAATTTAGTAAAAGTATCTCCACTTCTTTTATATATAGTTATATATGGACTATTGTTATGTCCTACAACTAAATAATTATTATCTGGTGAGAAAAAACAACCATAACCAGTACCTATAGGTAGTACACTAGGATTATCTAATTTAGTAAAAGTATCACCAGATCTTTTATATATAGTTATATATGGACTATTTTTATGTGATATAGCTAAATAATTATTATCTGATGAAAAAGAACAATCAAAACCTTGTCCTGTAGGTAATATACTAGGATCAGGTAATTTAGTAAATGTATCACCACTTCTTTTATATATAGTTACATATGGTGAAATATAATGTGCTACAGTTAAATAATTATTATCTGGTGAGAAAGAACAACCATAACAATACCCTGGAGGTAATACACTTGGATCAGGTAATTTAGTAAAGGTATCACCATCTCTTTTATATATAGTTATATAAGGTGATGTATCATGTCCTACAGCCAAATAATTATTATCTGATGAAAAAAAACTTTCATAAGCATTGTTAGTAGGTAATATACTAGGATTATCTAATTTAGTAAATATACCACCAATATTACTATTATTTTTAAAACTACTCATTAATATTAAGTTACTTAACATATTAATCAACCTTTCTTTATAAGTATTTAATATAATGTTGAAAAGTATTAGAAACATAAAAATAAATAAATCAGTATGTTAAAATAAAATACATACTGATTTATTTATTAAATCTATTTATTAACTGATTTTATAATTCTTTCTTTAAATTTTTCAATTTGATTATTTATACTTATTATTCGTGCTTCCAATAATTTAATATGTTCTCTAGGATCTCTTAATATCCAATTGGATGGAACCCAAATAAATTTTCCCCCCATTATGTTTTTTCTTAATTCATCAGGAGCTACCCATTCATCAATATCATCTAAATAAAACCATAAACCTTTTTCTTTAGCCTCTTTAAACATAGGCTCCAAAGATTCTAAAATAGCATCCGTACTCATTGAATTAACCATTTTTTCATCCTCCTTTATTGATATCTTTTTTAATTTTTTCTAAGCGTTTTTCAATATCATCTTTTTCCGATTCCAGTATTTCAATTAAAGTACTAGGTGAACGTAACAACCATCTAATTGAAGGATTCGAATACATTCCAGAACGATGTACAGCTTCTATCTCACCAGGAGTAAACCAATGACCAGTTTCAGTATCATAAAAATACATTTTGTCTTTTTTAGCTTGACCAATCAAAGATTTTGAAATTTCTTTTTTCTTATGTTGCATATTATACACTTCCTTTTTATAAAAAATCAACTATTATTCGTTTATCAGAGGGATTATCAATTAAATCTCTAACATTACTAATTATTTCTTCAATTTTTATTTTCCTAGATTCTAACCTTTTAATTAATTTTTCAGGTGATTCAAGTCTCCAATTCGTAGATTTAATAAGTTTTCTTTCTATTAAAGATTTAAATTCAGGTACGTTGTACCAACATCCATTATTAAAACCAACGAACCATAATCCATTTTTTTCAGCATCTTTAATCATTTCATTTAATATTTCTTGATTTTTGTCATTTAACATATCAATCACCCCTAAAATTTATTATTCATTATTTTAATAATATATATTTAATTTTTTATATAACTTTCAATTTCATTTATCCTTAGTTTTATTATTTCTTTTTTGTTATATAAAGAATTAAGTAATTCTATAGGATTACGTAATATCCATTTTGTTTTACACATAATATATTCAATATTATTATAATAATTTATTATTTCACTAGGAGTGAAATAAATTTTAAAAAATTCATCATAAAATAATAACTTTTCATTACTAGCTTTATCAATTAAAGGTTCTAATAATTTAAGATAATTAATTATTTCATCTTTACTAGAAATAGATTTATTATTAAATAAAATATTTTCATAATTGAACATATAATCACCTCTTTATTTTTTTATTATAATTTATTATGTTTCTTTGATTTCACTTAAATTTAACCTCCTTTTTAATTAAATTAATCTCATTCTTTTTAACACCATAATCTTTTCCTAAAGTATTATAATATAGCTTTATCTTATTAACGAAAGGACTTAATTCTTCAAATAGATTTTTATAAAACCATGGTTTTTTATCTTTATCTGAAAATATATTAATATCCACATTTCCTATTATACCAGATTGAATATAAAATTTTAATACATTAACAAATCCACATCCACATACTGCCGTATATATTTTATTATTTTTTTCTTTATCAAATATATTATAATATAAGCCTAAAACATCAAATACACCTTCAGCTATATTAATAGTAATAGTTTTAGGTGTTAATAAATCAATAGTATTAGGAATTGAATAAAACTTCCTAGTATTATCTAAATTTTTATATATACTGTATTTAAAGTATCTTTTATACTTTCCACTTGTATCTCTAAATACAATATGTTCATTTTTAGCTGATAAAAATCCCACATATTTGTTATGTAATAAACTAGCTTGTTCTTTATTAGTTGTTATAGTTTTTATATTATTATGTCTAAGAAATTCTCCAAAATTAAATACCACTTTTAATTTAATAAATTCTTCTTCAGTAATATTAATACCTAGTCTATTTTCAATATATTCTTTCTTCTCTTTTACTAATTCTTTTAATACTGATATTGGAATTTTAAAATCAAAAATATTATTTTTTATACCTAATTTCTTATTAATTTTTCCTATAGTTTCTTTATTATAAGATAATAATTTACTATTGATTTGTAAATCATTAATCCTAAATGTTCTTAATATAGACGGAGTCAATACTCCTGATATATCACATAAGAAACAATGAAATATAATTGGTGTATTTATTTTTAATTCAATTTTTATAAAGAAATGAGCACTTGTACTGTTTTTTACACTATCACCACAAAAAGGACAACGAATCACTATTTGTGATTCGTTGATATTTTTTGAAGAAGTAACATTAAGTAATTTATTTTTTATCTTTAATTTAAAAGAATAGTTGTCCATGTTAACATTCCTTTTTATAGTTGATTTAAGAAACTTAAAAATTCATCAGATACAACATCTTGATTGACTTCAAGTTTTTCTCCAAGCTTATCTGGATGGTCATAATCAACGATTGTAAATGTTGAATTTAAAATTGTTGATAATAAATTCAAAATTAAATTTGACTTTTTTACTTCACTAAGAGTTGAGTATTTATCTTGTATTAATGATTGATATATTGGAGTTTCTTCTAATTTATTTAAAAATTTTGTATTTTGAATAGTACGAGTATTTAATCTTCCTTCAATATTACCACTTATAATCTGAGGAAGATATAAAGCACCCTGAATTTGTAATCTTCTTTTCAATAATATAACAAGAGTTATATATTGCTTTCTTGTTAATAAATTTAAATCTCTATATCCACCAAAATATTTAGCATAAAAATAGTGTATTAACTGTACTTGAAATTTATTTATCTTATGAAATTTCTTATAAAAGTTAATTTCATCTTTAGTAATTTCAACACCAATATTTTTCCTGATGTTTTTAATTGTACTTTTAATATTTACTTCAGATAATATTATCAATGACTCATCTATTTTATTAGAATTCATTTCAAATTTATCTAAACCGCTTAAACCATCTTCACCACTTTTATCTGCACTTAATTCTACTAAATTAACTTTATAATTCTTTTTAATAATAAAATATAATTGTTTCTCTAGTATAAAAGAATTGAAGTTAACAATATTTTTATTGAAAACATATTTAAACATAGTTTCAGTTATAATATTTTTTTTCAATAAACCGTTGAGATGTATTAGTGGATCAACACCGAATATTTCTTGTTGTTCCCACATTGGTTTATTTGTAGCTAAGTTTTTATTTATCTTAGCAGACACTGTCACCATTAATTTATTATAAATATTAATTCCATCACCATACAAATCAAATAAACCTTTATAAAAATTATAGATATAATCAATATCTTTCTTAACATTATTCACATTAATATATTGAAATACTACTGGAATCATTATTTTAATAGACATTGATATCATCATCATTATTTTAGCATGTTCATTTGTTATCTCTAATGATTCACTATATTTCTTTTTATCATTACTTGTCAAATCTATATAGTAATTATCTTCAACCATTTTAATAATCTTTTCTTTCATGGTATCTGTAAATAAAATACCATATAGAAATTTAATAAAGGTTTTAGGTTTTTTAATAGGTTTACTCTTATTATCAATGAAATATTTAAGTTTAAAATATGACATTAATAACTCATTATTAATATCATAAAATTTAATAAAATAATTTAGATAATGAATTATTCCCTTTCCTTTGTCATTATCCTCAAGTTGATTAACATATGATTCTTTCTTAATAATGAAAACATTTAATGTGCTAGTACTATCCTTTTTAAAGATTTTATCAAATGGGATTATTATTATTTTCCCATCAGATTTAATAATCTTATCTTTTTCTTCGGGCACCCACTCATCTACTCGTATTATTTCGGTAACAGAAATCATTACTAATATCCCACCCCCCCCTAATAAAAATACCTCCACTAAGGTCTACTATATCTTTTACTAAATTAAAAATCTTATCTATACTTTTATAATATATACTTCATTTTATTTATACTTTATCTGGGTGGGTATTATATTTTTGGTTTCTTCATTTTAACTATAATTTTAGATTTAGGTTGTATCTTATTAATAACAGATTTTTTTACACCTGAAATCTTTTCAATTATATTATTATTTTTAGTTCGGTCCTTCTTTTCAACTATTTTCTTCTTACGTTTGATTTCATTATTAGCATTTTTTATATCTATTTTAATCTGATTAATATCTCTAATAGATTTAAATAAATCACCTTTATTTAATTTTTTAGAATGAGAATTAAGAAATGATTTTGATAAATACTTACTTCTATTCAGTAATATATGAAAACCAATAAAATAAATTGATTTCTCAAAACTTATAATTTCTCCTGGATTTCTAACTATAGGATTTGCTTTAATAACATCAACAGTAAATTTCTTATTGAGAAAATCTATTAATAAATCATACTGGTTAAAAGCATATGCATAAGTAAAAGTAAAATTAGGAGAATTTGAAAAGAATTTAACATAATAGTTTTCTAGAGTGACTTCTCTTTTTAAATCATCATCACCCATAGTAAATAATATTAATACATCATAAGTGTTATTTCTTTCAGTTTCACTTGGTAATAAAAAATGAAAAAGATAATCGTCTTTATCCCTATAAATAATAGGTTCAGATATTTTTTTCTTTTTTATTAAACTATAATATCGTTTATTAAGATCGTCTCTAATAAGTTGTCTATTATGAATTGCAGTACTACCTTTACCCATAGGATTATCAATGTAATCTTTTAACGTTTGAAGTATAAACAAAAGATAATAACCCCCTGTTAGTAATTTTTAAAATCTTATCTAGGAATGGTTGCTATTAGCAACCATTCCTTTAGTAATTATAAAAATTATTGTTCTCTATTACTGGTCATAATAGATATATATTGATTACTTGATAATAACAAAGATACTATAGATGTTACTGCTTTTAAAATTTCAATATCTGTTTGACATGAATTAATAATATCTTTAGAAAAACAATCATCAATTAAATTCCAACATTCTTTTTTTTCAATACACTCATTAATTAAGTCGTTAACAACAAAATCAGTTGACTCACCTTTAAACTTATTATATATTACTTTTGAGAATACTTCAACAAAGGTTTGTCTTAATAATTCAAAGAATTTCTTCTCATTATCAGTAAATTTAATACCTTCATTTAATAATTCATCTATTACAATTGGAATAATTAAATTACCACCAATATTATATCCGTATTTAAATGCAGACTCACATGCTTTAACCGCATCTTCAACTAAATCATAATTAGTAGTTTTCATTAGAGATGAGTTACCACCAACATTAATTATACCCATTTTACATTTCAATTTTGATACCCTCTGTTTTAAATCATAAATCTGACTATTAACAATATTTAAATTTTGATTCACTTCTTCAATTTCCTTAAGTTTAGTAATAGCATCATTTAAATATACATCGTAAGTACTTTGTTTCATAGAATTGAAACCTTTAATAATACTCGTTTTAGGACCAATTGAAATTTTATCTACCTGACCAATATAATGACTAATATAACCATCATTTTCTTTCTCTAAATCATATAAAGTATTTTCACTAATAAGCATACCACCAGTTAACATACAGAAATCATTATAAAACAGTTGTTGTAAATTATTAAATAGTGCAATTCGTGTATAAACAGTTGAACAAAAACCTGATTTTCTAAATTCTATATTTGCTGTTTGTTTTATATGATTTAATAATAAATTGTCATAATGTGGAGCTATTACAACAACTCGTCTATTAGTTGAAATGCCTAATTCAATTATTTTAGATATAATTTTATCAAAATGAATTTTTTCAATTTTATGATCAAACATAATAATTAACGGATTATCAATTTCACAAATACCAATATCATTTTCTGCAAATATACTATCAAGATAAGTAATATTAGCTCTATAACCTTCAATTATTTCACATGAAGTGATACTTGTCTTAGATGGAGAGAATTCAATATTTGGATTTTCTGTTTCTTTATATATTTTACGGATTATATCAGATAGGATATGATCTCCATTAGTTGCAATCATTGCCAATTGATATATCTCTTGATAGTCATTGTCTTTAGTGATTTTTGTAGAAGATTGTAATATTCTATCTGTAATCATTTTAACACAAATAGATAGAATATCAGAAAAATTTCTAGATCTTATCTTTTTCAATTCTTTATCAGAATCTAATAATATTAATAATGAATTAGCAGCAACTAAAGAAGAAGAACTACCGTCACCAACCTTAATAACAACTTGTGCGGCTATATTGATTAATAACTGTTTAATATTATTATCAATACTATTATTGGAATTAATATTCTTTAATATTTGCCAGCCATCTTTAGTAATGTGCATTTGTCCAAATTGCTCAATTATTGTGTTGGACCCATAAGGACCTAAACTTTTTTGTATAGCAGATGAAACTTTATTAAAAATCATATGAATACGTTGTTTAAATTCCTCTTCACTAATAATATTCCAATCATTTTTTTCTTCAAAACTAAGCATAATTTCCTACCCCCATTTATTTTTAGTCTTTAGAACTATGTTTAACACATAATTATTTTTTAATATTTACTTAAAATTATAAGGTGAGAATGTTGCAAATTTAAATATTTTTTCTATTAATAAATCTTCTACATTAAACCTTGGTACTAATAAATCTTTTTCATCTAAAGTAAAATTATACCCATAATTAGCTACAATTATATTAGTATATTCAGATTTATTTAATTCAATAATAATACCAACATCTAAAATATTTCTAAGAATATAAGTAGTAATACCTGATAAACTTTTAATAACATTAAATAAATTACCAGTAATATATTTAATTTTATCCATATCTTTAAATTCATTCTGTATATCCATATGAACTCTTTTATCATATTTTTCAGTATGAATATAAATTTTTTCAGTGAACCTTTGTTTTAACATTACATGTATACTAGAACTTATTATAAGTGGTTCTGACATAACAAACATATCATCGAATTTATAAAAAATATCATTTAATGTTTTATTATAATCAAATTCTTTTTTAGATAGATGCTCAATTACATTTATTGTCCTACGTTCAATACAAAACTTAAGTAAATCCTTCATATTAAATTTATCTATTAATGAAAAATTAATAAAGTCTTCATAAATTTTTCTATATGTAGTTCTCATTTGATGTATAATAAAAGGATAAGGGTTTTTAATAATTTCATCATAACATATGAAAATTATTTCAGGTCTTTTAACAAACTCAGTACTCATTTATAATCATCCTTTATTTTAAAGTATAAAAAAAGAATATAATGAAAAAATCATTATATTCTTTTAATAATTTACATAAATTGCTCAATGTCATTAATACCTTCTATATTACTGATATCTGGTGGTATTTGAGTATTTGAAGATGAATTAGTATTACTATTAGAGAAAATGTTATTTTGTTTTCCATAGCTACGACCTTCAATACCATGTTTCTTTGCAATACCTTCCAGATACTTCATAGAAGCTTCTCTATATCCTCTATCAGCATATCTAATAGAATGTGCAACCCCATTCGATATAGTATCCCGACTACTTTTTAGTAATTTCATAAAAGTAAGTAATTCGGAATGAAGACCAGATGTGATTTCAAATGTTCCTTCTTCTTCATTATAATCATCTACTCGATATGATCTGTTAAATTCATAACATATACTCATTTCGGGCTTTTTCGTTTCCTCATTCAAATTTTTATATATAGCAACATAAGGTCTGTTACTACCAATAGTTTTATTTCCCGTTGCAATAACAAATAGAGAACTTGCACCAACAGGAACTCCAATAGATTTAATTTTATTTTCTTTAAGAGCAGGAATAAGTATTTCGACAAAATCATTTAAAAGAATTGTTACTTTTTCCACCGTAAGTGCTGTTGAAACAGTTGTTTCATAATCAAATACTTTCGACTCAGTTTGTTTATTTTTCTCTAAAGCTGGATTCATTTTAATAGAAATTAATTCATTCCAAAATCCAAATGATAAAGCAGATGGGTCGAATCCATCCTTATTTCTAAATTGAATACTTTTAGTATTTACATTAACAACATTTTTTGAATTATTTTGAGAATTATTATTAAACATGTTCTAACCTCCAATATTTTTTACTTATAATAAAGTTCACTATGTTTTTAATTATTAATAATTTCATATACTTTAGAGTATGATTTTTTTTCTTCTGTCAATACAACTTTATTAAATAAAAAATCTTTTTTCATAGTTATACTGCTTAGAATAAAGTGCTTAAACCATTTACTGTCTTTCGGATGTTCTAATAAGTTTCTAATAATTGAATATATTGAATATTTGTGACCATTTCTATTAGTCCTTTCAAAAGTAAAAATACTTTTATCAGAAAAATCTGGATTTTTACCAAAAACTCGATGTATTTCTTTTAGAAATCTTTTTGACCTCTTTTTTAATAATAAAAATTCCCTACGTGAACAGTTAGAACCTAATATGCTTTTCTTTCGATTACCTTGTAAAACAATAGTTTTAGCTACCTTATAGATAAAATGACAAGTTTTTTCATTGAGTATATTAAAAAATCCTACTAAACCTTTTGAGAATTTTGTTAAAACCTCTTTAAGATTATTAGTAGCTTTAACTAATATTTCACTATCAATATTTAAATTCATTAATTTTTCCTCCTTATATTTTTAATTAGTTTTAGGATGATCAAATTCACCATACCAGATGTTATTAAATTTTTCTATATTATTTTTTAATCTATTTATACCATAACACCTATTATTCCTATTTAACCATGTAAGATTCCCGTCTAAAAAAGATGGATGTTTCCCATATACCTTATGGATAAATTTTAAAAATCTCTTAGCTCGTTTTTTCATTAATAAAAATTTTTTACGAGAATGAAATTTTCCACAAAATCCAAATTTGCGATTATGTTTTATTATTTTAATAGCCATATTATAGTAAAATCTTAAAGTTAAATCAGATTTTCTAATAAAAAAAGCATTATGAAAATTCATTAATTTTTCAGTAAAATCACAAAATGAATATTTTAGTTTTAATAAAACCTCTTTAAGATTATTAATAGCTTTAACTAATATTTCACTATCAATATTTAAATTCATTAATTTTCACCCCCTTATATTTTTAGAATATTACTATAGTAATCATCTTCAGTTGTCTTAATAATTCCAATACCCAAACTATCTAATACACCATGGAACGTAGATAAATTATTATTTATAATTGTACTATAATCAATAAAAGGAATTATCCAATTTGGTATCTTAGGTATATTTCTAGGCAAAGCTATAACTTTAACTCCTTTCTCTCTTATTTTCTTATCACTATTATTATATATATTTTCAATTATCCTTTCATATATTTCAGGCTCAGATTGTTTTATTTTTTCAATAGAGTTTTCATCCATATTAACCTTAATAATATCAATGTGTTCAGGTAGTTCTATTGAATTATCAGGATAAGCATAATTCCATGCTAAAACAGCACGGACACCCATTTCTCTTAATGGATCTTTATATGCTTCTAATTCTTTTACTGATTTAGGAATTAGAAAATCTTTTTGACCTGATTCTAGAGATATTCTAATTATATTTTCTAATTTTTCTAATTCTTTTAAAACATTAGATATATTAATTTCTTCAGTTGATAATAAATGTTCTTTAATAAGATTTTTAAAGAATTTTTCTGTTGCTTCTCTTGTTGATGACTTAACAAAATCTAACGTAGTGTTCACATAGGTCGTTAATCTATGCAGTTCTCTTATGAACTTCCCTAAGTTTCCCTAGGATACCAGACTATATCTTCATCCTTATTATATAACTAATAAGGAGCCTCCCATTTCGATTTAAGGGATTTTCACCCACTCACTTGAGCCCTACTCCTATTGATCATTTCAGATCCAAAGGGATAGTCGTTGAACCTTTCTCTTATATTAGAGACTTGGCTGCTGATTACCCAATATTTTAGTTTATTACCTTTATCTTAAGGTACTAAAATCTATAAGGATTTTCCAGCAGTTAAAGAGGTTTTCTTTATATATTACTATATAAAGGAGCAATATTTATTACCCTTAATATCAACTTTTTCAGGATATATTTCATCTCCTTCTCTTAATCTAACACTACTTATATATCTTTTCTTTTTCTGTGTTAAAATAAGTCTAGTGAATAAAAATTCATTTTTCATATTTATTTTATGTCTATATCTTTTAGGTATATTTACATCTTTAGTATATTTCTTCAATGTATTAGTAACCATATTAGTTATTATATAAGCCAATAAGTTGATAGAAATAAATTTTAATTCAGTTTTATCCTTATTTATTAATTTATCATTAACATCGATAATATTATATTTAATAAATTTAACCCATTTATCAATAGTCATAATAGTTGAATCTGTATCTGAACCAACTACAGTTTTTCTTTCATCATATTTTAATCTACGAATCCTATTATATGGAGAAAAATTAAAGAAAACAAATTCTTTATATAGTTTCCATAATAGTTCTAAATCATCTTTTACGTTATTAGGTATCTTATTAGGATTTTTAAATGTATCAATATTTTCTATAATATATGATAATAAGTTTCTTATTTTTCTTAATTTTGAAAATTCAAAAATGTTATTCTTATAGTAAATTCTATTAATATCTTTTTGACTTAAAGATAATAAATAATTTAAAATAAAAGAATTATACTCTTTTTTATAATTAAAAAATCTTTTCTTTAAATATTTCATTAATTGTTTTGAACTAATATTTTCTAAAAAATTATCATTTAAATTTCTTTTTTCCTTAATTACATTAGTTAAAAAAAACACACATTCTTCAAGATTATTAAATGGAGCATTATTTTCTAAAAAAGTTTCAAAAGCCATTTCAGCTGTAGCTATTAATGATTGGCCGGAGTTTGTAATAGAACTGGCGGTGTATAAATTATAAAAATTAGATGTTGGGGCTCCGTTGGACCCGAAGAACGAGTTTGCGTTGGTTTTCTCAGAACCTTGTAACCTATCAAATGTCCCATATTCATAATCATCTTTTGAATATTTTTTTAATTGATTTTTATACTCTTTTCTTAACGACATAAAGTTTTCTAGCATAACAGCGGCTGGATTCAATGATTCATCTTGATTTTTAAAAAATACTCCGAATCCAGCAACTATAGGTTTAGTTTTTTTAACCCAATCATATACTGATATTAAATCTACATTAATAGATTTATGAATATAGTTATTATGAATTATAGCTTTAGGGTTAATTAAGTTTTTATCTATAATATCATCTAAAACTTTTGATATATCTTTATTTGTTAGTTCAGGATACATTCTTTTAAATATCTCTATATTACTTTCTTTCCAATCTTTTATAAATAAACTTTTAATTTTTTTAGATATTGTATTTACCTCCTAACATAAAGTTTTTTAGTATAGAATTAATATTTTGTTATCCAATTTGTTAATTTTTATTTTAATTCAAAAATGCCTATAGAACAATTAATTAAAAAAATGGCATTGAAAGGTTGTGTTGTTATGTTATTCAATAAGAATGGAAAACAAGATAATTATACTGAAGATTTAACTCCGGATTCATTATCTTTAATTACTGAATGTATGTTAAAAGATGAATTGAGTAAAGAAGAGTTGGAAGCTTTTTTAGAAGATTCATCTGAAATTAATTCGGCTATGAAAGATGAAGTGTTACTTGAAAAAACTATTGTTAGAATGGATAAGTATGCAAAATTAAATAGGGGTCAGAAAATAGCAGTATTTACTATTGCTAGAGAAAAAAAAGACCCCAAGTTTAAGAAACTATTAACTATTTGGAGAATTGAAAGATTTTTGGAAGCCGAACTTATGAAAAAATATGGTAATGAAGGTATGCGTCGTGCCAAAGCAGCTATGAATAAAAGTAGAACATCAACCTCTAAAATTGTTAAAACAGTTGCTAATAAAGTTCATAATCAATTTAACACTGGAATTAAATAATTTAAATAATACTAGATGGATATCCATCTAGTATTATTTTTTATTCTATGTTCCATGCCTTAAAATATATATTATTAATACATGAAAAACAAATAAATAATTTAAACTAAAGAAAGGGTGTTATGTTATTGGAAAATAATATAAAAGAAATTATTGGTTTATTAAGTAACAAAGTATTTATTATTTCAGAAATAATGGAAACTAGAAAAACTTTTAATGAGAATCTAGAGACAATTTATGATTATTTAAAACAAGGTTTTGAAATTAAAGAATTAAGAACATGTCCAACTTACTTTAGATTTAAAGAAGATGGTTATATACACACTTTACAATTAAGACATTTTCTTACCAACTTGATGTTTTGGGAACCATTAATGAGATTTGATTGTTCAGATAAGTTAGATGAAACTTATATTGTTGATTGTACTAAAATGTCATCTAAATTAATTAAAAATTATATTGATAATAAAATTGTTATACCTTATAGAAGAATAATCGAAAATAAGAAAATGAATAAAGTTATTCATGATATGATTTATAATCTATCAAGAATATCAACAGATTTTAATATTATATTAGGATTGTCTATTAATGTTGAGACATTTATTGATGTTGCAAAAAGAAATCCAAGATTTAATGAGATTATTAGGACTCAATTAAATGAAGATATGCAACCAACTGAGATTGAGGAATATTTAGATAAATTGATGCATGAACAAATAGAAATCTTAAAAAATGATGATAAAGATAATTTATTAAAACCAATACTTAAATCAGGTGCTGGTATTAAAAGTAAACAATTGTCAGAATTCTCAATATCTGGCGGGTTAAAAATTAGCCCCGTACATAGGCGACTATGTGCGTAAACCTCTTTAATTGCTGGGACTCTCTTAAAATATTCTTCTACCAGAATATTAATAAAAGTTGGTGTTGATATTGAAGCTAGTTAATATCGATTATGATAAAAAGAAGAAGTTATATATAGTTACCTTTTTTAAAAATAAGGGTGGTTATAAAATAAGAACTAAAAGATTTACTTATTCTGAAGATAGTCATGGACCTTTCGCTAGGATTCTTGCTTTACATACAATGAAGACAGGTGAGAGACTTTATCATTGGTTTGTGACTGACGGTATATATACATCTATTTTTATATATAATAAAAAATATGGTTTTAGACGTATGTTAATCGATAATGAATTTATTGACATCGTCAAAAATCATAGGATTAATATAATTAAAAATAAAACTGGTCAGAATATATTTTATGCGACAATAAAAATAAACGGTAAGAATGTCCCTGTACATCGTCTTATTATGGGTCTAGGAGAATATAGAAATGATCCTGTAGATCATGTATTTCATGATTCTTTAGATAATATGAAATTAAATCTACGTGTCTGTACTCCTAGTATTAATAATAGGAATTCAAGATTACGATGTGACAGTAAAACTGGTATACAGGGAGTTTGTTTTAATAAAAATAAATGCTCGTATACCGCAGAAGTTAGAGATTTTAATGGTAGAAAAATTAGAAAAAGCTTTCCCATAAAACTTTATGGTGAAAATAAAGCCATTGAATTAGCAAAACAATGGCGTGAAATTATGGTAGAAGAATATTATGAGAGACAATCAGCAGCGAAGCCTGATTATTAGTCAGGAACGTTCAACGACTATCCAAAGCATGTTCATTATTGATATAAAATATAATGAACATAAGCGAGTAGAGTAGGACTAGAAGCTAATGCTAGTTCCAAACGGGAGGCATCTCACTGAGATGATGATATAGTCTAGTATCCTAAAGTGATTTAGGGAAGTTCATAAGAGAACTGTATAGGGGTTGCGTCCTATATGAATGATCGTAAAACCAAATATTTCTGGTACTACTATCCCTATACCTATTAATAGTAATTATATCGTAGGTGGATTGAGGAATATAACTAATTATTATATAGATTCTCTCGGTGGTCGCAAATCATTGATTATGAGTAAGCTTGAGATGGGAAATTCTGGGCATTTCGCACGTACTGTGATGCTATTAGTTTCCAGTATTAATTTATCTAAAACAGTCGAATCATGTAATACTGTACATCCAATAAAAATTGAATTAACAACTAAAGACCATTTAATAAGAATGCGGGGTAGATATTATCGAACCATGTATTCTAGAAATTATCAATTATTAAAAGGTGATGAATATAATTTAATAGGGGAAACTATTTTTGTTAAATCACCAGTTACTTGTGCTTGTAAAGATGGGATATGTAAAATGTGTTATGGTGAATTATCATATATAAATAATGATATTTCAATAGGTGTATATGCTGGTACAAAAATCACAGAACCAGTTTCACAAAATATTTTATCCTCTAAACATTTATTAACAACTAAATCAGAAAAAATACAATTTAATGAAGAATTCTATAGATTTTTTAATATAAGTGGTAATGAAATAATTATTAATCCAAATGATGATTTAGATAATTTAGATGATTATAGTTTACTTATAATTAAAAGTAATATTAAAACAATAGCTGATTATGATGATAATGATATGGAATTTAATGAATATGTAAATCTATTCCATGTATATAATAAGAAAACTAATGAGATGATAGAAATAAAAGAAAGTAGAGATAAAGATTTATATATCTCTCCTGAATTAAGAAAATTATTTAAGAAAAAAAGTAAAAAGGAAGTTTATGAAATTGATTTTAAAAATATTGATGATGATAGAATTTTTGTTATAGAAGTAGTTAATAATGAGTTAACCCGTCCACTATATGATATTATGCGTTTAATTGATAGGGTTGACTATAGAATCATACATTGGAACTGTGTTACAATTGATCAAATGTGTCAAAAGATGTTAGATTTAATAATAGAGTCTGAAATTAATTCTGACTCTGTTCATGGTGAATTAATTTTAACACCATTATTAAGAGATAAAGATGATATATTAGAAAGACCTAAATTTAATAAGTACTTTAATGGTGATGAAGGATACCAAATTCTAACAGTTAAATCTGCTTTAGAAAAACATCCATCAGTATTAGTTGGTTTATCATTCCAAGCACTTGATAGACAATTAACAAACCCATTAACATTTAGAAAAAAGGAAAGTTCATTTATTGATCCTTTCTTTAAAGAAAGACCATAAAAATATTATAAAAAAGAAAAAGGAGATGTTTTATAATGAAAGGAAATTTTATAAAAGTAAAAGTTGATGAAAACTTAGATATTGAATATAAAGATACTGATGCAATCAAATTATACCCGATTGTTTTAATATTTTATATTCAAATATGATTATCAAAACTATTAATTTTAAGAATATCAATGAAACAGCTTTATTAAAAATAATTGAGATAAGATTAAAAGAAATTCAAAAAAAATCAATTAATTATCTTGAAAGTAAAGTTCTTATTCGATGTATTGAATCAGCATTAACCGTTATACATGATATAGAAAGTTATAAAACAACTACAATTAAATCAATGAAACAGCGTTTAATAGAATGCTATGAAGATGCTGTTAAAAATAAAATGAAATATATTGGTTATATCACTACATTAACTACTGATGATGTATATAGTGATTATGTTATTTCATCAATAGAAAAATTTCAAGTTAATATACAATATCTAAATACTTTTAATGATGATTTAGTTAAAATGACCAATAAACGATTTAAAATAACAGCATTTTGTTCTGGAGATTCATTTAGTGAAATAGAAGAAAAAATAAATAAATTTGAAAAGGGGGAGTTTATTAATGAATGAATCTATTAAAAAAGAAACTTTTACTTTAAAATTAGCAAGAGAAATTGGAAAACCTAATGAAGATAATATATTCATTAGTAAAGATGTTTGGACTAGTTCTTTAAACGGATATATTAAAGAATTAATAGAAAAAAATAGTTTTTTCATTACTTTAGGTAAAGAAGAACTATTTCATATTAATTTGCTAAAAGCTGTTGCTAGAATAAAAGAAATAAATGATAAATATGCTATTATTGAATTAATTAAAATTTCTAATTATATTGAAATTTTCGTTAAAAATATGGGAATTGATAATTTAAGATTAAATTTTAATGCTCATTTTAAATATGAACAAAAAAATAATTTAAAAATTGTAACTGAAATTAAATTAGGAACTTTTTATATAGATTATTATTCAGTACCAAGTCATACTAGAATAAAAAGAGGAGATGTATGAAATGAAAAAAACACTTGAACAACAACATCTTTCTGTACAATATAAAAAGGAGTTAGGTTGTGTTTTACCAAATCAATTTGATATTATATCAAAAGTTGGTAATTATGATGATGTAAAAGTTATTAATACTATTAAATTTCAGGAAGGTTCTGTTGAGGAATTTGGAATTAATGGTGTTACTGAAGAGAGTTTATTATCTGTATTAATGATAAGATTTGAAGAACTTCAAAAAAGTCCTCTTTCTTGTGAAAAATATCAATTATCATTAGAATTAGTAAATACACTATTACAATTATTAACAAAAACCGATGAAAATTATCTAGTTCAAAATAATATAAGTAAAACAACTCTAAATCTTTTACTTGAAAAAAGAAAAGAAATTAAAGAAGAAATATTAACTAGAAAAATAACCCTAAAGCAGAGATTCCTTAATCTTATTGATGAAGCTATTAAAAGGAATATTAATCGTATTGTAATTATTGTACAGCAAATAGATAATTGTGATTGTGAACCAATTCATAATTATTATGGAGGTATGAATAATAATTGTTTTTCTGATAAATTAAGATATAAGCTGATTGATATTGAGACAGATGGGTTTAATATTTTAAAAAATGATATTATAGAAAATTTTGACGATGAATTAAATCATAAAATATTTAGTAAAACATTAATATTTAGTTTTTGTTATAGTAATTATATTGATAATGAACTCAATGAAAACATTTGTAAGTTATTAAATTTTAGACCATATAAACTCTATAATTCACCTAAAAAATGTTTATTAGATTATATTAAATACTCTGTTAGTATTCTTAGGAAATATATTGGTTATATTAT